CAGTAAAGCAGATGCAATTCCTGCGGAAGTTCTTCGCAAGCTCATTGTCGAGTAATTTCGAGATACACACTGCAGGGATCCCTGCAGTGTGTACTAATGTACTATGTTCTGGTATCACATGTTCGGCAACAAATTCAATAACTTTAGGAGTAGCTACCATGTCCTGCAAGTATAAGAAGTCAAAAAATCGTGAGCAGAAGCGTGACCGTAAACTCGCCAAGATCCGTAAGGATCTCAAGAAGATGAAAGGTCAGTCTGACGAGTTGCGTAAAGAACTCGAGTCATATAAGCCGATGATCGAAGATATGCGTAAGCATGTCTTCATGCTCGACGCGTGCATTACCTTGCTGATCAGTACAAACATCCCTCATTTCTACGACAGAACTGTACCACTCGTCGGACTCGACACAGCTCAGCGGCAGTTGATTCGTACGTACTACGATGCTGATAAGGTGCGCACTGCCGCTCACGCGAATCTCGATGCCATGAACAATCTGCTTTCGATGGCAAGAAAGGCAGTAGAAAATCCGATGCTCCTGGTTGAAATCATTGGATCCAAGATACAGCCCGCTGTGTTCGAACTCAGCGAGTACATATCCAGGTACTTCCTTATTTTGCAAGAAATGATGCAGGTTGGTGGTGACAAGCTGCGTGAAGCGGGTGCTACCAACTCTACCTTTGCGGAAGTCGTTAAATTCTACGACACCGCAGTGGCGCAGAATGAAGCGTACAAAATGAGTCTCGTCTCGGAAGGGGTTGATCAGATACCGGAAGCAACCGAAGAGGATCGTGAAGATCGTGCGTCTAACACGGATGAAGAGCCGGAATGTTCTTCCGATACTTCCTGCGATTCGTCTGATTCTTCATCTTCCAGTGACTAATATCTGCGAGGTATATCGTGAGTACTTCTTCGTCCAAGAAAAAGAAGAAGCCTGCCGCCAATAAAGCTTCTGGTTTTTTAAAGACGTTGAAGTTGTACTTTTCATCACTCACCGCGAGAGGTGCGAAGTATCTATACCTCAACGTCGCCGACGATCCTAACACGATGGTCGTGAGTAACGGGGACTATGAACTACTCACAGCGTACGTTCCCGTTACTCTATCCATTCACGTGATTACATTCAAGAATACCGAGTTCTTTGAAGAGTTTCTGCAGTTCATGAATATCCCGAAAGGGTGTCCATATATCGTAAGAATCCCAGTAGTTCTAGCTGCCTTAAAAAACAACAGTAAAGAAGAAGTCCACGCACTCAAAGCCGAAGATGGTAAATTACATTTGGCGTTGCGTGATCAGATAGTGGAAGACGACCTCGACGACTATGACGATGAACTAGAAGACGACGAGGACGATGAGTCCCCTGCGTCAGAATTCGATATATTCGCAGACAAGTCTAAGTATGTCGTAAAGACTTTTGATGATGCTAAGGTCTGCGGCAAACCTATCGACAATTTTCACGCAAGAGTGATACTGGAGGAAACTGTAGCTAAGATGCTGGATTACCGTAATACCTTTGGTAAGACGGATCGTCCTTGTGCATGTAAGCCAGTGGATCGTGAGAGTATTACGTATTTTACATCCAACTATTTCCGAATGGAAATTTCTCTCAGTGAGTTTGTTACAGAAAATGGAGAACGGTATTATCCTGAAGATATGTACGACTTTCACGTCATACTCATCGATGGATTGGATGTACCATCCATTAAAGAATTTATGAAGAGGAAAGATGGAGAACTGACACTACTTCTGTGGAGCAAATCAGGAGGAGCCATTCAACACATGGCAACCTATGAAGATGAAGATATCTCTATTTGCTCAATGCGTCCATTTCTTGAGGTCATTCCTCTCAAACGAAAAATCATCAACACCCCCGAGTAAACGTACCGAGGAGTTGTATATGCCAATAGATAGCAAGTATGTCACGGAGATCGAGGAAGAAGTTCCGTCTGTAGAGACCCTTCGTCAGCGTCTTGGTATCGGTAAGCCGCCAGTACAGGACGAAGAGTTTCAAGTAAGCCCCACGTCTCCCGGTACTGTCACATTCCATATGGACAACGCTAAGGAAGAACTTTCCCTGTCTACGACTGTTGCACAGCCGATAGTACCGCCACCCGTAAATCCGGTACAGGAGTACCTTGAGCAAACGCAGGAGCAACAAATGGCTGAAGATCAGCATACCGAACAGTCAGATAACGGTGGTTACTGGGGTGAAAGTATCCAGTTGGATACTGAAAATCTGACAGAACTCACCACCGATCAGATCGTGTCGTCAGTAAGTGAAGATGCGAAGACCGAGGAACAGATAATTCCCGGTATCGAAGAATCACCAGAAAAGATACAGGAATCTGAATATCGTGACCAGGTTATCAGCCCTGCGGATACCGAACCTTCGATCACTGTTGCACCATCCATCATCCCGGACGATGACGATGACACCGAAATCGAATCTGTGTCAGTCGTATCTGAAAGCGTACATGTTGAAGAAACTGCGGTCTCACAAGAAACCGAGACTTCAATCAACATCCCCGAACCGGAAGAAGTTGATACAGATCTTGATCAAGTTGCATCTGTCGTTCCGCCTATCGTCGAGGAATCTGAGCTGGAGACGTTCGAAGAGTATCAGCGCAAGATCGAAGAAGAGTCCATTGCGGTGATACCTAGCTGGTTCGATCATGTGGTGAAGAGGGTGCACAATAACGTCATCCCTGCACATTTCGGTGACGAAATGGTAGACAAACAAGCTGCTGCTTGTGTTCCTGATCCTACACTGGACAGTGAACGATTCATGGCCATGAAGAGCAAGTCGCTTGATGATCTCAGCACATTCCCTTCGACGCTTGTTCGCGGTATCATCAATTACCGCAAGGGCGAAGGCGGTGCAGTGCATGAGGCTACGGAAGAATTCCATCGTCTGGTGAGACCTGCCAGACGTCTTGACATCGACGGTAAGAAGTATGGTGACTCCAAGAGCGACCGCACTACTTTCACCCAATCTGAACCTGTGCGCGAAGTCAAGGGAAAAGCTGCGGTCACTCTCGTTTCGTCTCTGGTAAGCGGACTGCGTAGAGTTCGACTGTACAACAGCGGATTCAGCATTCGTCTCCGTCCCCCATCAAAGTCGGAGATGTACCAGTTTGTGGTGAAGTGCAAAAGCACTGAATACGAATTCGGTCGTGTCTTTGGTGTCCTGAGTTATCTTCCTGCCAATGTGGAGCTTATTCAGGCCGCGAAGGAACTCATCGAACTCTGCACGTGCGATTCCAACCTCGATGGATGGAATATTCCTGGAACCATTTCGCAGAACATCGCATACCCTGACGTGCAGACTGCTCTCTGGGGTCTTCTCGCGCTGATGTACCCAGAAGGTGTACCGGTGACAATCCTGTGCAACCTTCCCAGCTGCGGTAAGGCCGACGAAGCGATGGTCGACCCCGCGAAGATGCGTATCAATGATTACTCTCGCATCAGTACTGATGCAGTGAAGTATACCTGCGAAAATACGATGCGTACCAGGGAAGATCTGCAGAAGTACCATCTCGAGTTGATGAAGGACCGGGAGACTGTTAGTCTCGACAATGGGTTCCATGTGCATGTGCGAGTACCGTCACTTGAAGACTACATTCAGTGCGGTATTGCTTACGTGAGTGAACTTGCTGCGGTGGTTTCCACCAAGAAAGCGGTTGATTGCGAAGCAATGGTACAGAACAAGTACTACCGCATTTTCGTACCGTACATCGAGAAGATCACTTACGTCGACCCCAATACGGGTAACGTAGTGGTAATCTCGGATCCCACCACGATTCCTGACGTTCTCGACAAGCTCGAGCTTGATGGATCCAACGAGAAGTTCCGTGAACTGATGCACGACTACATCGGACGTCGTCGAGTGTCTCACTTCGGCTACGTGTACGATAAGTGCCCCCATTGCGGTACGGTTCCGGATATTGCGATCAATGGGTTCATACCTGTGGACATCCTTCGGACTTTTTTTACCCTTACGACGATGCGTCTCGAGTGGCTTCGTCGAGTAAACTGACGAGTTATCTAGACCCGTCAGACGAAGAAGTCCTGCAGTATTGCGAGAATCTAAACGCGTGTTACAACCTATTGAAGGATTCTGGCAGCGATGAACTTTCAAAGAACACCGCTGTCAGAATCTTCAACGAAAAGTACTTACAAACCATGTATGGTATCTACGTTCCAACGAAAGACGAGACGTCTACTGGAATGTATAGATGTCACATCGATGAATCTGCTAAGTCTACTCGTGCGTATGTGGACCATATTCTCGAGTTCATGCTGATGGAAGATGTGCATGGTAGATTAGGCTTTACGTTTGAACAGCTCTTCAATATGGATGTGGGTCTGTATGACGCAGTGAAGACTGCCATCAGAAAGCATACACCGAAAGAATCTCGTGAGATGAAAAATCTCGAGAAAGAATTAAAGAATCTAAAAGGAAAATAGAGGTACAATACATGGAACGCATCAACCTCAGTGCACACCACGACATAACCAACGTGGTGGGACCGGAAGATCTTCGTAGAGTCATCCGTGCGACACTTGATACCTTCATCAAGCAGCTGTCGATCATTTGCGGGCCTTATTCCAGACAAGCTCTGGTATTGCCCAATGGTGATGTGGGGATGAACACCAACACCATCAGCACCAAGAATGATGTGCGATGCTTCATGCGCGATGGTGCGCACATTTTGAATGCAACTGAATGTGTCAGTCCCATTCAGCAGTACCTCAAGTCTATTGTGCATTACGTCGGTTCACGTGTAGACGACGTCTGCAAGGACGGTACGACTACTTCGATGCTGATGACTTGCGCACTAATCTCGCAGCTTGTTTCGAAGCACGAAGAACTTGACAGGTATCCTCTCGTGAAAATCAACGAGAAGTTTCGTGAGCTTGTTGCCACTTTCAAGAAGATCATGAAAGATGAGCACACCATCACGGTGGACGATATCGCCAAAGACTTCGGGATTTCGAAGAATGAAGCGGCTCACTTCGTTGCGTTCACGCAGGTATATACTGCCACGGGTGGCGATCTCGAGATCGCTAAGACTGTTGCAGACTTTTTCAAAAGAACACCCGAAGAGGTGTGGGGTGGTACCATTACCTGGAATTGTCCCAGTGTGGAAGTATCCGACTATCGTTGTAAAGCGGAGCCTCGCGACTACGAGTACAAACTCAAATCGATACATCTGACTTCGCAGCACAACAACGTGAATCTGCGAATGTTCTACGAAAACAATCACGTCGATGTTCTTCCCTTGTACATGGGTGTATGCGACGTGGCGCCTGAAACAGAAGACTTCTATCGCTACCTGACAAAGCGTATCGAAGAAGACAAAAATACCACGCCTCTGCTGATCCTCGTACCTGCTCTTGAGAACTACATGCCCGGAAGAGTTATCGAGACCATCAACAACATCTCATCCACTTCCAAAGTACCTATTCTCATTGTCACGCACAACACGGTAGACAATCGGAGTGGTGCTCCGTGGTACACGATTGCACTCGCAGGAAAGGCAAACGTGGAAGTCTATCACGGTCTTGGTTCTGACATCGAGAACTGCGTCATTCGCGATGTGAGCGTACGAATCACTCATCGCAATATCGAGTTCACGAATCTTGTACCGAAAGATTCGCGCATGAGTGAGGATGATCTGCGTCATCCGGGACTCGTCTACCCCGATGACTATCCGCATCACCGGAAGGCACTGGACATCATCGATGAAGATCGAAAGCGTGTCGCAGATGCACATCGTGAAATCTACGAAGAACGAGAAGCAGTCGAAAACTGCTACAACGAGCTTCTGGTAAGAACTACCATGACTGTCAACCTCGGCGGTACTACTCACGACCAGCGAGAAATGATGACGGTCATTGAGGATGCCACAGGTTCCGCACGCACTGCTGTCATGCACGGTATCGTAACGAACGCGATGTTCCGTACGTGCAATGTATGGCAAAAAATAGTACAGCAGTGCCATGATGTCGATAAGTTGGGAGAAATTCTAGCTTCGTGTGTATGCGATGCAGCACATCAAGTATGTCTTGCACTCTTCCGGGATCACGCAGAAAGTTCGGATCACGCTGCTGCCGTATTCCGTACATTGGCAGAACACACCGACGACAGTATCGATAAGTACACGTACGTCGACATTGTCAATTTTATGGAAACAGAAACTGCGGAAGCATTGACGTTCCGTGGAGACAACCCTGACTGGATGGAACAGCTTGTGCGTGGGGATATCCTCAGCTATCCTCCAGTGCAGACTGCAGAAATGACGAACGAACTGTTCACCCGTCTCAATGAAGTCGCTTTGCGCACAGGACTCATGGCGATGGTTGTTGTACCGGGTGGAGCTTGGGCTCCTGATGGAGGTGACAAGTGATCATAGATGTGAACTCAGTAGTAGTAGGCGACATCATTGCTTACAAATCGAGGAATCCTCATGACAATGTATCATGGCAAGGTACGGTTGTCGGCATCGCCAGCTGGCCGGTTGTGCAGAATATGCAATCGGACCTGCTTCCCTACTATCAGGAAGTTAAGAAAGTCCATCATGCGATGGATCCGATCTCTGAGCTGCAGTTTTTTATTCTGGCGATTCGCCAGGGGGAGAGAACTGCGACTCAGGTTGTGGCGAAGGAGTGGATCGAGCCTACTTCTCTCGTAAAGCTGGAGCTGTCGAACTACATTGATATTCGTATCTTTGAGCGTCCGCAGGAAGAGACTCAGACCATTCTGGATCTTCTTGCAGCTCATGGATACCGCGCCACGAGACTCTAAGCAAAAAAAATACAGAGAGGAGCTTTGTGCTCCTCTCTGTATCTCTCTTATAGCGCGTCGATTTGATCCCAGAACTGTTCCAGTTCTTCTTTGAATGCGATCGTGTACATCTTCGGATATCTGGCGTATCCGTTTCTTCCGAACTTTTCATGAAGATGCGCGATTACCGAAGGTATCGCCTCTTCTTCTGTGATCCCTAGTCTTGCCGCATTGAACTTCATTGATCTCTTGAGATACACATCCGCACTCGCAGGAACCCCTCGGTCTGCGCTACAGAGTAGCTCGGAGAGATCACTCGAGAAATCGATTCTGGTACTTGCTCGGTGCTGCAGACACGCATCGGCAATACGGCGTCTGGCGTGATCATCCAGTTCCGCAATTATCGGGTAGTCAGTGGCCCTGACGTATTCGAAACTGAGAACATGATGGTTCACCCGAGACCACGCGAAAAGATCATGGAAGTATACTGCGAGCATGAACTCCTTTTCATTGTAATCCATCTCGAGACGACGTGCGATCAGTGCGCCACATTGCTCCACTGCTTCGAAGTGTGATTGACGATGAGCTTCGTCGTTAAGTAGCCAATGCCCAGAGAAGTCCCGAATGATCTGAGTACGCAGTGTATCGACAGTATCACGCATGTGGTATTCCTTTGTTAGATGATGGTAACTTTGGCTACAACCGGTAGAGCTCTGCTTGTTCTTCTGTCATTTTGTAGTAATCAGTAGTACTCCATTCCTTCACGAGTACTCCGTTCTCATAACTGATGAGGACTCTTGCCGCCGCTAACACGTTCACGCTGCACGCGTACTCGCTGGAAATCCTCCTCGCTAACTCCTTTACGTGTTCCCGTTCAAGGGGGTACATGAATACAGGAGATAGATCACACGTATCCATTTCGAGGTAAAACGGATGTGTGAGTTCGGTCGGAGCATCATCCAACAACCGTCCGATGCGGGTAGTTGGAGCGACAATGAACTTCATATCGGCCAGTTCCCGAACATCTCCAATGATCTGCAAAACATCAGCATCGAAGTCAACCTTAAATGTAGTCATGGTATTCCTCACTGGTTAGATATTGGTGGAGTATTCTAATTAGTAATATATACCCAAAAAAGATGGATAACGGTTGGATAGATAGACAGAGGTGGGCACATGCCCACCTCTGTCTATCTCTACGATGGTTTACAACTGGTACATTTTTGCTTCCTCCTCTGACATCACGTAGAAATCGGTGATACTGTACTCCTTCATGAGAACCCCATCTTCGTAATTGATGAGGATCCTCGCCGAGGCGACAATATCGACACTGCACCCGAGGTCGCTGGAGATTATCTTCGCCAGCTTCAGAACATGTTCCCGTTCGAGGGGGTATATGTAGATGGGGTTCCATCTGGACTTACTCCTCATCTCGAGATGGAACGGGTGGTCGATCCGGTTAGGAGTCGTATCCAGTACACGACCAACGTTCGCGCCGGGGTTGGCAAGGAATTGCATCCCGTTAAGCTCGTATGCGTCACCGATGATCGATGCACGATCGCCATTGAAATCAACAGTAAATGCACGCATGATAAATCTCCTACGGTTAGATTGTTGGGTGGATATCAAAATAGTAATGTATATCTAAAAATAGATGAATGCCATTTAGAGATGGACAGAGGTGGGGTTACACCCCACCTCTGTCTCCTATCCACGCTCCCATGGCTGGGGACGTGAATAGGTCTTTTTCGCACGACATGCCTCATAAGGCATGAAATCGTGCTCCTCCCACATGTTGATCTGCCAATACCCGGCAGATGGGCGGCTACCCTTGGGTCGGCTGTAGCCCCCTAAACGGCACCTTTTCTGCATGACCCGCTTGGCTTCGCGGGTCAAGAACGCAGCAGGGATAAACCTTATCCTTGTAAGGTCGAGGTCGTCCTCGTCAGCCTCGATGAAGCTGGTGACCTCGTAGGTCCCGTCGTTGTTCACGACGAGGATTTGTGCGAAATAACACGTCCCGTCGTGATTCTCTGTGTTAAATGGGTACGGGATCTCGTAGATTCCGCTGGCCATGTACTGCATCATTACAATGTTATTGATATCAAACATTTTTCATCTCCTTCTTTAGAGAGTGTAGTGTTCACGGTACGCTTCGTCAACATGCGCACCCGTGGCAAACTCACAGATCTGATTGTTTTCGACAACAACAACGCGTTCGGTGATCGAGTCACCGAACTCAATGTGGATTTCTTGGCCAGTTGTTCTGGCCAGTTCTCTGGCGATGGGCAGAACCCCTGCCTTGTGCATGGGGTGTACCCGCAGAGACTTACCCGTGGGCCGGTGCATGGTTACGTAGAAAGGGTGGTTCAGTTCATCGAACTGTGTCGGCGTAGCCGTACCGAGAGTGATCGACTCAGCGTAGTCTTCGCAAAAGCACAAGTGCCCTGCGAAGATTCTGAACTCACCCTTGCGGTAAGTCCAGGCCCTTCCAACTGAGCCTCCAGTGTATTCGAATCTGGTCATGTCAGTTCTCCTTTGCTTTTGTGTTAACGGATCACGGTACCGCGTACCATGACAACCTGGGACGCCTGCTGGCCGTAGTTGTAGCAGCAAGCGAGGGCCATTGCCATCACTGTCACGAGTGCGACTATTGCAATAGCGCGAGTAAGCATTGGACTCCTCCGATGACAGGAGGAGTCCGCAGACTCCGCCCGTCAGTTTTGATATTGGGTCATATGAAGCCATGGGTCTTGACGAACCCAGATTTTGTCGTGGGTATCGTCTCCGTATAGCGCGACACGTACCACTGTGGAAGTATGGATCATGTCCACGATGGGTTGAATTTCTTTGGGGTCTATGGAACAGATGAGTTCATGTGATTCGTCGCCGAATACATACTGTTCCATAGGGAACACCAACTCTGTGTCGTTGATCCACAGAACCAATGACCACGTATCTTGTGGTAACGGCTTATCCACCCGTAGATGGAGAAAAGCCATCGGCTTCTCCAACTCTTCGTGGAATGAGAGCTGGGCCTTTCCAGCTCTGCTGTCCAGCTCAAGCTGGTAGCCTATTGCGGTTGGCTCCGCCGCAGCAGTTGCGCCGAAGAAAAACATCGCTACGATACTGAGGAGAAAAGTTCTCATGTTCAGTCCTTTCGGTTAGAAGAAGATGATGATCCAGCCGTTCATTTCGTGCTCCTTTGGTCGACCATGGGTCTTATTTTTTCTGCAATGTCTTGTGGTACTGCCACCGTGTCGCAGTCCTTCTTGTATGGACACGGTACGGTATAGAACTTGTAAGTTCTTCCGCTTACGTGAAATATATAGAACTTGCGATGCTCAGCTGCGGGGATGTGGATGATGGCGTATCCGTCAAACAGGTACCTGTCTGATTCGGAATCAGCAGCTTTGCAGTAGCTGCCGATAAGTAGTATAATCATCCACACTAGTACTAGCCAGTATTTCATACACCAAACTCCTATGTTAGAGGTTGTCGGTATATCAAGATTGTAATGTATATCTAAAAATAGATGAATGACAGAGAGACCTCACGGTCTCTCTGTCACGTTATTTGAGGGGCTTTCCTGAAACGTAGTAAGTATCGAGCCGACTTGCTACTTCGTGTGCCATTTTACGCAAACGATCTCGCATTAACTGACCTCTACGGTTCAGTGTTTCTTTGTGCTTTTCAAGATCAATTTCGTTGAGACTGTACTCCTTACCAGGACCAGATATCTTTATTACGAAATCATGGAAAGGCGTAGGAGCTTGTTTGTAGTCAGTCATGGATACCCAGTAGTACAGATATGGGTATTTCTGGTTGGCTAGGTGATCTGCTTGATTGAGCATAGTGACATCTACAGTACCTACGTACTCAACCGGGAGTGGATCAGTATAACCGACTTCACCTGTCAGCAACTGATCGAATACTGGATAGTATTCATTTTTCTTACCGAGTTCATACACGATAACTTTGTCCGGATTCAAACTTGTAACAGGTGCACGATAGACGTAGAACCGAAATGTGTGTAACGAAATTCTAGCTTCATTCAGATGGATCATTCCATCGTTCTTGTCGTAAGTAAAGTTTCTACTCCATCCTGGTAAAAACATAGCCTGTATACAACAATGCACTCCGTCACCCAAACAAACTCGGTTGGTTTCTTTACTCCCATGTTTCTCAGAACTCTTACTCGTTCTGGGTTTTAGTACTTTGATGCCTGCGGTTGGTGATAAATGGTACAAGTATTCGATCGATTCGTCCGTCTTTGTAGGAAGACGACCCTGCTGGTCCACTATGTATTTTTCAATTGCTTTGAGCATTTGTTGACTCCATGTGACTAAAGTTTCTTGTACATGACAGTAGTATCTGCCGAGTACTTTTGAGTGGTGTATAAAGTCTTAGCCACTTTATTGTACTCATGAACGCGCAGCATGACGTACTTTACACCGACTGAACGAAAATGCCGTTCAGCGAATGTAAGAGCTTCTCTACCATAGCCATGACCACGATACTTCGAATCTATGTAAAGTTCCGAGATAAACCAAACATTGTCTACGTATCCCCTTGCTTTTTTGCACAAGACATAGCCAATGGGAGTTTCTTCTATGAGACACAAAAATACTTGAGTATCTTCGTCTTTTTCGTACGCCTTTATCAACTCACCGTATTCGCTTTGTGACATTGTCGTACGGAGAAGTTTAGGTCCTCCTGATGTCAACGAAAGTTTACGCTGAGATTCGGAGAACTTGTCATCCCAGATTGGATAGTGTCTACGAAAGATGTTCCAATACTTTGCGTGACCTATACGTTTGAGTGGTATTACATTCAATGGATCGTTCATGAGAGTTCTCCATGTTTGCTGGGGTTGTTCATATTAATGCAACGAAGGAGTATTAATGCACATAATCTCAGTAATAAAATCATTCAGTTTAGTGTAATTTATATAGGCTCTGGGGAGAGCTACAGGATATACCAATACAGAGTATATACTACTGAGAGTGGATCGATCGATCCACTCTCAGGTTGGGGTTATGATTGTTGTGCACGTAACTTGAATTTGGCAGAGAGTGCGTAGAGCTTGTTGTTGATCAAGTCTTCTACGAGATTCTGCTGCTTCTCGTAATCTGCAGTGAACCTACCTGTCAGTAGCATGGCCATCACAGTAGTAGGCTTAGCGTACTGGATCAGATAGTCGTGTATGATCTTTCTGGCTTGATCGCCTCTGGATCCTTTAGCAACTTCGAGTTCTTTTTCCAGCTTTGCATAGTCACTCAAGTACATGTGAAGTACGTCAGTGCGTATCAGCTGGTTCTTGAACATCGCATTTGCGTTTTGGATGAGACGTTTGACGCGATTGTACTGTGCTTCATAGTTAGGAGCTTCTACTGCGAAGACTCCTGCCCACTTCATCACACATACAGCCAGCTTTATCATCCCTGTAAACAGAGACAATTTCTTCAATCTGGTGTTAGCTACACCACCATCGAGTAGCATTGCTGCTTCGAATACCACACCCATGGAATTGAGGGCACTGGCTAAATGTCCACCTGCACCGTGTCTGGATACGAATTCGTCAGCTAGCCTTTCTTGCATGTACAGGTTGTGTGCAGTGTTGGTGGTATCACTGGACTTACCACCACCATCTGTCATGAAGGTAAACTCGGACATGAGTCCAGTAACCAGCATACCAAGATGCAATCCTACGATGGTGTTGAACCATATGTGCAGGCACACCAGAAGAATGGTATTGATGGTCATGAATATCAGAGTCAGAGTAGCAGAAGTGATGCCATCCTCGTCGATATTGTCCATGTATGAAGCAGTACTGATAGCATTGGTTATCACGTTAACAGACTCTTTGCTGATCACGTTTTTCTTTGCCATCTCGTTCAGCATGGGCAGACCGATTTCGATGAATGCCTTCAGGTTCTCTTTTCTGTCGCCTTGTTTGACGAGTACGTCGAGATGTCTGGTATTTCTCTCGATGGTCATGTACCAATGTGCACTTCGTTCTACGACAGTGAGCACGTGACCGATCTCGTGCAGATAAATTGCTGCAAGCTCCTTTGCTGTAGGTAGTGGAGCTATTCTCTCAGGTATGAAATCGTGCAAGAGAAATGCGTACATTGCATCCATGTACAGCTCACAGAAGATCTTTCGACCTTTACCGTAAGTGTTGGATGTCAGCTCACCTGTTTTGGTGTTGAGCTGTTTGTGCATGTCACGCATTTCGATGAGAGACTGGCGGAGTGTCTTAGGCGGAGCACTTTGCCCTGTCTGCATTGCTACGATTTCTGCCACATCTCGAAAGTTGTCCATTGACAGGTTGACAGCAAAGAGACCCGTGATCCCGTGTGTTCCTGTGTAGGATACTTTGATTACATCGAGATTGGTATTGTCTTTGATCGCTTTGGTAAACTTAGGTGTGAATGTCTTTTTGACATAAGTAAACACCTGGTGAATACGCATGGAACGATCTGGTGCTGCACTAGCAATGGCGTCTCTTTCATCCATCGCTTCTTGAAACACTGCAGTGAGCGCTTTGAATAACTTGGATTCAGACTGAAAGTCGATTCCTTCGAATCCACGAAGCCACATGATCGACCTCCTAGTCCTTCTTGTGATTACTGGTATCGAGTGCACGCAATCCGATTTCAGTCACTCTCTTTCTACGGAAGTTAAGAGTGGTGTTGACCTGCTTCAATGCAGCGAAGATAGAGATTACGATGCTGATGTGTTTCTGAATATCCACTGCATTCTGTGTGACGATCTGCCGATCCATCGAGACATCTTTCAGAAGTTCAGCTTCCTTGTTTTTCAAGGTGGACTGATACTCTTTGAGGTTATCTACGAGCTTCTTGAGCGTATTGTATTTACTCCATACCAGATCGTTGTACTTCAGGTTTACTTCATCCACACTATCGACAGTAGTGAAGCCGAGAGTACCGAGAGATGCTTCAGGACGATCCTTGAAGGGCGAAGAATATTTCGATGCAGAATCAGTCAGAGTGATGCCGAGATGTTCCAGATCAGAAAGCAATGTATGGGTTACCCAATCAGGGGTACCCGACTGATCGGTACTCATCGATGCGATACGTTTCTTGATTTCAGAATGTGCGTCAATGGTGATCACACTCGCGATCTTTTCGTAGGATTGCATGATCTCGAGTATTTCTTTCTTTGCACACATGTGAGTTACGAGCTGATTCGAGAAGTAAGTATTGATGTCCTGACGATTTCCTTCGTTCTTGGACTTCAACTCTTTGAACTTGGTGTACAGTTCTTCGGCGTTATCGCGAATGCGTCTATCTACTTTTGCAACTTTGGTGAAAAGACTGGTGATGGTCTTAATCACCCGTGCAATTGTGTTGTAGATCGCATTGAAAATCTTCTTGATGAAACCGGTGATCATTTCGGTTAGTTCTGCGGATTCGATGCCGTACCCGTCAGTCAAGAGACTTTGCAGACTTTCGTATCCTGTGGATATCGCATGATTTCCATAGCGGAAATATTCAGATGTATTTTCCAGTTTACGGTGCAGCATGTGGTAAGAATCAAGAGAACCCAAGAGTTCACAGTATCCATCGCTTGCATCGAGGTAGGTTGCACTCGGATCTTTGAGCAGATTGACAAAAGTAGAAGTCATGCTAAACTCCGTTGGCAGCTGCAGTGGACAAAATTTTGTGGTAAGCGATCACTTCGTCTGCGGCGCATGAGATCTTGGTGTACAGGATCATGATGGTACCAAGATCTGCGACGAATTCCGTAAGCATGGTGATCTTTTTGTAAGTGTCACCAGTCTTCGTGATATCCGAGACAAATCGCTTGTCATAATGCAGTTGAGTGATTTGATGTTTGCACAATACTTGCATGGTTCCGATATTGTCGACTTTTGTCTTGATACCTTTGAGTTTCGATTCCAGAGGTATGACATAGTCATTGCAGATGGATGTCAAGCTTTCGGGAGAATATCCCAATTGTGACATGGTGCTTCTGTTGGAAGTACCTAATGTACTCTTCAGTGTACTGCCGAAGACTACACCAGTGAGAGATTTGGAATTTACTACACCAACTTGAAAGTTGGGATATTCCAGTCCAACAAACTTGGATGAGTCTACGTACTTCTGGTCGTGAAGAATGAGTTCCACACTCTGCGGACGATCTATCACAGGTTCGTCTGACTGTAGAGAATTCAACAGTCGTCTTCCGTAAAGACGAATTTGTTCGGACCCTACTGCCTTATCGAGAGTATCCAAAAGATACGTGACAGATTTTGCGTACTCGATAAAGAACTGTTGCGGACATGCCGGCTCAATTTCGATAGCATCAAACCTACGACGTGACTCAGGTACTTCCACTATTTTGGAGTTTAGTGTACGAATGTTGGCTTGTGTCACGTCACAGTTGTGGCCTGTGCGACCGAATAGAGAACCAAAGAACTCCATCAGCTTCTTCAGTAGCTCTTTTATGAAGTTTACGATCGCACTGAGTGTACTCTTTACGATTTCGATGAATCCTTCCATCGATTCCGCAGCTCCGCCTGACATGAATGCCCAGCTATTGGGATCTTCATTTCTCTGGCTGTACTCGTTAAGATTAGCGAGACACATGCCGAGATTGCTCATGCCGTTTATGTACACACCATGTGCACGAGCACGTGCTTGTTCAAGTAGAAGATCAGATATTACGTCTTCTGCTGGAAGACGATCATTTCCGGGACAAATTGTAAAAGTAGAAATAGGCATTTGGCGTTCCTCCGTATGACTAAGTAAAGCCATATCATTTAGCACGTAGAGAGGAAGCTTTTGGGCTTCCTCTCTGCTGTGGTTATTTCGTTTTTCCGTTGCTGTCGTTGTAGTACTTGAGAGCTTCGTAGTGGCACTTGATGATATCTGCCATCTTGTACTCATAGGCCAGACAAGCGGTGGCGAGCTTGTGGTAAAGTCCAGTGATCTTGGAAATCTCTTTGGGCAAGACTTCCAGTACTCCCTGGTACTTTTCTTTTGCGGAGTCGTCGTTCTGGAGTTTATTCTTGAGCTTGGAAATGTTGTTCGTAATTTTCTCGAACGTCTTCGTCATCTTCTCCATCTGAGTACGCAAGGGATGGATGCCCTTTTCGTTGATACCGAGAAGATGTACGATTTCTGAATAGTTGTACCCGAGTCCACGGATGGTGGAATCCGTAGTGGCGATGTTGAATACAGACTCGAATACAGGAAGATCTTCTTCCAGAGAGATACCTACATCGTTGAGATCGTCTACGTAATTGGGTCCTATGATTTTGGCGAAATCTATTTGGAAGTCAGCTTCTTCGGATTTGCCGTCGAGGATTGCGTTTACTTGTGAGTCGAGTTTGGTGACATCGAACTTCACGACTTCACGGAGAATAGATTCCAACTTGTGCAGTACCCCTTCGACTTTGGACATAGGAGGTACGGATTCGGGAAGTTTGATTTTGTCCAGATCTGATTGGTACTTGTCAAAGAGAGGACGAAGTTTTTTGATGTTACTTTCGTTACTAGCTTTGACGTTCTTCTGAAGACCAAAAATCTTGCGAATGAAGTCCCAGAGACCAGTCACGATTCGTTTGAGGAAATTGAAGATGGCAGTAAAGATATCCTTGACGATACCTTCTACTGCATAAAGGACATCTTGAGGAGATTTGCTATTTGGAGTGCGCAAATACTCGAGGAATTGATCGTCGTTAAGGACGAATCTCTCTGCTGCGGGGGAGAGCCTCCCGTACTGTCTGAAATCATTCAGGACTGCAGAATAGTGAGAACCTAGTTCTGCTAAGTCCATCCCTGAGAAGCACAGATCACTCAGGTGTGAATGGATGTCGATGACATCATCCAGTCCAACTGTTTCTGGCATGATTAAACTCCTTTTACCGAAAAGATGATAGACCGCATATTGTGACCGGTGAGAGGGCCGAAACCCTCTCACCGGTTTGTTGTTCAACTAGGTGAGAGTGCACTCACCGAGGTGAGCATTAGCCACGGCAGGCGTAGAGCGCGCCGCAAGCAGCGATGTACGTACGGGGCACGAACGTCGCACGACCTGCGACCTTGCTGACGATCTTCGAGAAGTCGGATCCATTCTTGCGTGCGATCGTAGCGAGTTCCGAGGACATACCGTTGGTACCCACGGACTTTTCGGCAGATTCGGCGGCGGCGATACCGGCCTTGACGAGGTTATCGACCACCGAGATCATCTTCTTTCCGGTACGGATCATCGCGACAAGGCCCGCAGTCCGTTCAAAACCCTGACCCTTCGCGTAGTCCACAGTCCAGCCGGATTCCTTGACGCTCATTTCCTTGGCTTCGAGAGCATTGTCTGCTGCGACGAGAATGCCATCGTCACGCTTCAGACCGGCCGGCTTCAGCGTCTTGTCAGGAATCATGTTGACGAAGTGGTCCTTGTCTTCGATGGCCTTACCCATCGAGGTTTCGTTCATGAGGCTATTCAGAATGTCAATGCACGCCTCGGAAAGATCGGTGTGATCCTTCATTTTGATGAGCTTCGCCTTGTGTTCGCCGGCCTTCTTTGCGTCCACCGTGATACCGGAAACACGTTCCTTGGCACGCTTGATGCTCGTTTCCCACGCGGTGAAGAAGTCCATGATCTTGCCCCACAGAGTCTTGATCTTCTCGCCGATCTTGCGGAAGAACTTCTTCACAGCTTCCCAGCCCTTGGAGATGGTGTCGCTGATGGCTTCCATGGCGGCCTGAGCTTCGCTGTGGTTGCGACCGGTGGCATCGAGGGACTCGGCGGCGGCGAGGCTGCGACCAGAGACGAGGCTGAGACGATTGTCACGGTTGATCAGAGCCATCATGCCGGGGGTAAGCCCGTGCTGCTGGATGACCGAACGCATGTGCTCGAGGGATTCGATTTCTTCGGCGACGTCGTCCGACGCTTCAGCGTCAGCGGCAACCGTGGCAGCTTCTTCGACGATGGAGGAGGCTTCTTCGGTGCGATCTGCGACCTGGATGTCCACGTCGATGGTGGTTTCGTCAGCGGCAGCGTCGTCGTCCATACGAGCATTGAGATGCTCAAATGCGAACTTAGCCATGATTCATAACTCCGGAGTTAAAGGTGATTGTCTGACAGACACATATTATCCTTGGTTGATCTCTGCACGATGCATTTAACCAACCTCCAGTATATTGAAAGTCCTAATCGTATTCGTGTTGAGTAGTCATTCCGATGAGGAAGAGATCTACATCACCCAGGATTTCGACAGGACGTTCAATCGATTGGCTGCATTTGACGACCCTTGGATCGAACACAAACGCGCCTTCAGGTGTGCGTATCGGATAGCGTTCGAGATTCTTTATGTTTCTACGGCTACGACCGCACCCGGATGAACACTCTCCTGCGCTAACATGATCGACGATGTACTCGTCGTACGGTTTGGTCAGGTGATTGAACATCCCGTATACTATCGCCAAAATCGTTGTGGTGTAGCTGAGAGCGATCTTGGTAGTTCTCTGCATGAGATCATTGCGGTCTCTTACTGGACGAGTGAATTCCAGCAATGCAGGACGGAACATCTCGATCACTTCACTCATCGTGAACATATCCGCACGAACGTACTGTTCAGGTTCGGCCAGATCGACCAGTCTCAGCGAAAGCCTCATCGAATCGTGGTCGTGGTTTAGTGCGTATTCACGGAAGGTCCAATTCGTGCGCTTGATCTGGTCATACAAAGGTTTGGTGAGACCCACGGTCTGTCGACCTAGCTTTGTGGTGTCCAGTATCACACTCGAAAGATCCATGATGACTTCGAGAGCGCATTTGGCGATGTCTTCTGTGATTTCTTCGCGATACTGACTCATGTACGTGTTACGCATTTCTCTATCAGTATCGTTAGCTTCGATCGGTGCGTTTTTGTACAGTCGTGCATGCACGTAAGCATGTTCAGGTGAAACATGTCGCACATCGATACTGCGAAGAATTTGCAGTATCGTGTATACACACGCTAGTGAAGCTTTTCCGAATTCGTCGGCGATGAGCGCAGTGTCGCCCCACTTTTTGATGAGTTCACGATCTGTCGACATGAATCACCGCTCCTTCTCGTATTCATCGATCTTGCGATCGATGTCGACGATCTTCTGCTCGTAAGCTTTGATGAGCTTTACGAGTCTCTGGTATTCGGGGCTATTCGGATCGACATCCATAGCAGCCATACGAAGCAATGTGCTGCTGAGTTCGAGCCACTCCTTGAAGTCTTTGTTCTTGAGATACTGCGAGTGCTTCCAGTCATCCCAGAATGACACGATCAGTGAGAAGAGGTTGAATCCAATGATTCCCTGTTCTACATATCGTGCAGCACTTGCAGAAACTGACGAAGGAGAGAAGAAGTTCAAGAAGGATTGGTTGTTAGCGTAGAGAACCATGTCGTTGTTCTTGGCTCTCAGCAATTCAACTTCCTTCAGGAACGAGTAGTTCTTTTCTTTGTTTACTGCATTGGATACGCACTTGGCGTAATTTTCGACATTCTTGTTGAGGTAGTCGATCTTGTACCCAAGCAGAGTAGAATCATTCATGGTGATGGTCTTCATGAAGTGATCCCAGAGAATTGACGTGAACTTGACGAACATGTCGCATTCGCGAATGATGCCCAAAAGCATCACGTCAGAAATCTTGCAGTTGAGCACTGCAATATTGCCACCGCTCATGATCTTGGGAAGATTCTTCTGCACATCCTGAAGAATGTGCTTCAAGGTTTTGCATGCTACCAGTATCGAAGCGAAGTGATACTTGTTCTCGATAGCAGATGCATTTCCTGTAAGGAGCTTGTGGAAGTGCGGGTGAATCGCACCGGCATCAAGTTTGTTCGACTTGTTGAACTGATGCGATTGATACTTCTGCTTGAAAGATTGCATGACTTCCGGAGACATTCCGCTCAGCGCAGTATCCAGATCGCCCAGTACTTTCAACTGATTGCGCAGAACCTCGTCGATGTTTTCTTTGGTCAAGGAACCAAGCTTTACCTTGTCCTTGATAAGTTTCACGACGGTCGATTCGAGGACCTTGAAAATATTCATTTCTACCTCGCTTAGAACTTGGGAGTACTGGACTGATAGTACGCCTTCATGATTTCCTTCAGATCATAGCGTTCGCTTTTGGCTTGCTGCTGGATCTGATCGAATTTGTACTCGCCATGCTTGTCGATACCGTGGAAGTACACATCGACACGGCCGTACGCAGCATCGATCACTGCGACCATCATGCTGTACGTACGAGCAAAGAACTTGTTACGATCCGTAGGCTTTCTGAAGTCACAGCCATTGGCATGACACCAACGATCGAAAGAAGTCTTTTCGTATACGTGCACTGCATTGGCGATGTTCTGCTTCTCAGGATATACCCCGGCAAGTTTCAGAAAGAACTTGACGAGAGCATTCTTCTGATCAGCGAGCATGACATCAAGTACACCAGTCTTGTCCGCCTTTCTTGCAGTGGTACGCTTCTTGATGAGATCGAGTTCAAACAAGAAATCCTGAATGAAACGAATTTCACCGATCTTCGCCTGGAAGTAGCGCTTCGCCATAGAAGGCTTGAAGTTGATGGAGAAGAACGATTCGGCGACATTTTCGGGTACAAACATCGGAAGAAGCTGCACGAAAATATTGACCACGATCTGATTTCTCACATCGCCGTTGGTATTGAACTTTATCTCGACTATACGACCCGAGGGAAGATTGACCTTGTCCGGAAGATTGAGCACATTGCTTCCACCAGTCGAATGATTGTCACTGATCTTGTCACCGACAATGACATTCATCTTAGCACCATCCCAGTTAGCCATACCAGCGATGAGTTCGTCGGTAGGCTTCAGCCCAATGCTCTCGGTAGCAACGACATCCAGAGCCTGCTTTACGGTACGAGAAGAGTCTACGTACGTATTGAGCTGCATGGCGGTGAGAATCCATCCGACATACATGTTCTGAATGGTGGACAGAAGGTCAGAAAGAATCGCTTCATCTGCGCACTCTCGCTGAATGTACACACGAGATGCGACGATCGACCGACGGAGATGTTGTGTAAGTGAACGGGAGGTGCGATCCTCACCAGTACGGATGAGATCGATGAGGTTTTTGAAACTGAGGTCACCTTCACTATTGCGGAAGTCGATATCCAACCCAATGATACTTGCCATTGTTGGCCTCCATTACGAAAATTTGCCTAAATTTAGGCGGTCGACCATACTATGATTTTTTCTAAATTCCCACACCGGAGAGGTGTTTCATGCCGGATACCCCGAGTTCTCTCACACTGTCTGAACAAGAAGACGATCTTCGACGCAAATTCGAAGCATCCGTGGAAGCCGACCTTAAGAACTTTTATGCGTCGGTCCTTGAACACTCATATAAGTATTCCGGTGCTGGTAGTTATTTTGCTCAGTTTCACAAAGCTCTAGCAAAACTGGATCGCTTTGGAAACCGGATAGTTACACAAAACCACGAGTACTCTGGTCTAGTGTTCTTCACCCGACCTACACTGAATCTCACTGCTGCAAATTTGCGACAAAATCGCATAATGCAAATGCTCGAAACCGAAGATCCGCTGTCTATACAGTTTATGATTCGTATGTTGCTCGATTCCGATCTTTCGCAATCTCCCTACTTTTCTGAAATGGTAGGGAGATCACCATTGATAGATGGTACTTCGCCGTTTATTACTCCGTTCACCAACTACATTGAAACTTTGTCAGGTGGACCAAATCTGAATATGGAGTCGTATACCACTGAAGGTGGTCTCTTCTCTGAAAGTCAGGCAATGCCGATCGGTACAGACCGTAACGCAAAGCCAATAGATCTTTCCGTCAGTTTTGCGGAAATTCAAGGTGGGATAAACTCAGCTATTCTTCTTTACTGGTTGCTGTACATGGACCTCATCCAGCGGGGTGAGTGTATTCAGTATCGTGCAGATACGGAACAAAGAAGAATGGGGTGGACTTGTTCCATCTATCGTTTCATGCTGGATCCTACCAGACAGTACATCACCAGATGGTGTAAGTTCACAGGATGCTACCCGATTTCGTTACCTACTGCATCCATTCTTGATTACAACGCATCCGAGAATTTTGTCGAAGCTGCGAAGAAACTCAACGTGACGTTCAAGTGCAACCATACTGGTTATCCACAAGATCCGATCATCTTGAAAGAATTCAATATGCTGGTCTCATCTTTTTGTCCTGGGATATTGTCTAAGTCCTACAAAAAGCTTACGACAAATCCTGAACACAACTATCTGGGGTTGCCTTACATCATCCCCACTCCTGATGGACCCAGGCTGGATTTCTATGCTCCCAGTTACGCCGATGAGGATACTCTCACTCAGGATCTGGTAGATACCTCAGCGAGTATTGCTCAGCGTCGTGCAGCACTCGAACAGCAGATCTCCAGTTTACATCAGAGTTCTCAAACTCAGCCTACACCTACTCGGTCGGATAATCCCGACATCTTCTACGCTTAAGGAGAATGTTCATGAGTCTTGCCGATACCAATACACCACTTAACATCCTGAAGAACCCAGTGAATGTACAAAAACTGGTTCTTGACGATGTACATGCGAGATTCGGTGGCAAACATGTCATCGTTGACCCGAATAACGTGGCAATGCATCTTCTTGAGATGAGTTCCGTATTGACTGCACAGTTTGCTCAAGCATCTGAACGGGCGCTTGCTGCGAACAATAGTCTTCGTGCTCAGACTTCAGCAGAACTTGCAAAGCATATGTCGGATTATGATTACGTAGGGATGTACTCCACACCATCGACCACTAAGCTCATATTGACGCTGAACAAAGCACATCTTGTGGCGAATGGTAAGGATTACGAAACGATCTACAAAAAGATCGTAATACCGAAGGATGCGATATTTACCTTGGGAGATCTCGCATTCGGTATCTACTATCCAATCGAGCTGCGTATCAATGACGTTACAGGTGCAGTATTGGCTGTACATGACACCACTATCAAGAATCCACTACTGGAACTGAATCAAAATATCGTACAGGTATTTGAGCACTCGTACCTCGGTACTGATCTAGTAGTGCTGAATATTCCTGTATACCAGTTCATCAAGTCCACCATTGTGGAAGACACGATTCCTGGTCGTGGATTTGCTAAGGTGTACCAGCACATCGATAAGTTCTATGCAGTGCGCATTTTCACCACTGTCAATGAAAAAAGAATAGAGCTGGCACAATCGATGGCGGTGGATACCTACGATCCGTTCACGCCTACTGCGAGGCTGCAAGTCTCTCCAGAGACGAAACAGTTCTCAGTGAACATCCCGCAAATCTATTTCAATAATGGCCAAATAGGGCCTACCATTGAACTGGAGTTGTACGTTACTCGTGGAGCTATGGATCTCGATATCAGTGGTATAGCACCTGAAGCAATCAAGTGTCTGTTCAACACCCACATCACGAATGACCCATACTCCAAAGTACTGGACACTCATCCTGATGCAATTCTTGCTCCTTCAGATACTCGTATCGTAGGTGGCTCGAATGGACTGACGTTTGAGGAGCGGAGAGAACGTGTAGTAAATAACGCGTTTCATGCCACTTCGCTCGTGACACAAATGGATCTTGACGCGTATTTCAAAGATACAGGATTTCGTCCTGTCAGATACATGGATGATTTGACCAACTTGATCTACTTTGTACACCGAGCACTCGAAGACAAGACGAATACTGTCGTACCAGCCACCACAGGAAAGATAGAACTGACGGAGACCACACACGAAAATGTGTCGTCGATAAAGAAATTTGGTGATGGGATTTTGACCATTCTTCCCACTACCATTTATAAGTACACCAGTGCGTCTGAATCCTGTGTACCTCTTACAGACACAGAGCGAACGATGCTCGCGGGTATGTCGAAGAAAGAATTGGTAGCAGAATTCAATTCTCAGATCTACACCAAATCTCCACTACACATGCGACTCATCATGGATGGACGATACCCTAAAGCAGGGACGTACAACTTGATGGACCCCAGTGTGAGTGACTTGGCCTTCTCCAAGGAGAATTCGAACATCACTGCACAGATGGTAGCAGGAGCTGCTACCATTCACCACCGTGATGGTGGATCGAACGGGTATCGTGTAGAGTTCTTGGTAAATAAGTCCAAGGATCTCGAAAGTATTCCTGAAGAACAGGTGTATGTGTACATGTACACCGAAGCTAGCGACAAAATGCTCATAGGTCTTCGTCTGACTTTTGCAGGAATGCTCGGTACGAGCTACTTGTATGAAGGGTTCATCGAAACTGACTACTACATTTCTCGCGACCACAAGTTGCGAGTTACTTCGATGAAAGACAGTACGACCGAATGGGATCATATCGTACCGCTCACCGGAAAGTACCATCTGGTGTTCATGGTAAACAAAGCATATTTCCCTGCAGCGTATACCGATCCCTCGCTGTACAGTGGAATACCGTCACAGCTTCAAAATACATACATGGTCATGCTCAGACAGACGTGTACCATTCAGTTAGGACATGCTCTGGATGATGTGATCTACAACGACATTGATCTGTCGTGGACTGGACAAGTGTATGATCGGTATCCCATCGACATCCCTTTGACGTATCCGACTGATGTGTATCTCACGGATGAAAATGGTGTAGTGATCGTAGACATCGATCCTGTCACAGGTGAACCCAAACTCACCAAAGTACATTCGGCAGGTGATCAGATTTACGACCAGCTGAACAATCCGCTGTATCTGCACAGAGCAGGAGAAGTTCGTTACGATGACTTCGGTAAGCCAGTGGTTCTTGCGGATCGTATTCGTAAGTTCTACATCTCTGCGATGATGATCGACGCACGGATCTATTTGAGTGAGCATCCTACGCAAGAAGCATACCGGAAGAACATCACGACGATACTTGAGTCGTACTTCGAAACGATTCGTCAGGCTATTGACAAATTACCAGAAAGAGATCTCATGTACTTCAGACCCATGAGAACCATGGGAAATGCGAAGTTCTTGGTAGGTGATGGAGTTACGGTGAATATGCCTCTGAATATGAGGTTTAGATTCCGTTGCCATGTACAAGCAAAAGTGGCTTCAGATGCATCCTCCACGCAAGTGATCAGAGATGCAGCTATCGCGATCATCGAGCCATTGATCAAGAATAACACGATCTCGCTCACTGACATTGCAGCGATGATCGTCTCCAGAGTGGATTACATCGAAAGCATCGACGTACTCGGGATCAATGATGACGTACAGTTGCAGACCATCACGATCGACGAAAAGGATGTTCAGCCTTCTATTGCGCAAGAGTTGTATCTGACTGAGTCCGGTACACTGGCAGTACGAAAGGCAGTGGATGTCGAATTTGTCATTGTGTAGAAAAAAGAAATAGTAGCGTACCAGTGGCGGTGACTCTCATCTGAGTTAAATCGATTCTTATCCAGTGAGAGGGACCCCGAAGGTCCCTCTCACTATTGGTTATGGCTACTACGAACACCTGACGACGAAGACATTGGCCACATATTTGGCGAGCAAGTCAGACATCACCGCGGCGTGAACCGTACTGGTGACATCTTCGTTGCTTTCACTTGCAGACAACTGCTTGATCACTTCCGCACCCATACCGTAGTAAATGGTGCTCACGAGAGTGTTCTTGTGGAAAGTGGTCAGATAATAGCTGTAGAGCGCATCTTCGATGTTGGCCTGATCATTCCGAGACAGTACGCTGAGCGCCTGCTGCAGGTTCGTGGTTGCAAAATTCACGAACTGCGGAGGATTGAATCCGTCAGGGATGAGTTCAGGATGATTGCGGTATTCCGCGATGTGCTGCTTGACGATGAGTTCAAATGCACGGCGAGTGCACGATTGTCTGGTTGCCAGCAGCTGGGTGGTGACTTCTGCTGTCAACTCCGAGATCTTCTGACGATCCGAGGGAAGTGAGATCAGCATCTGTTTGGTTTTGATTCCTCCACCGGAAATCACCGCAGACGATACACGGCTCTTGAAAATGTCGTGCTCGTTATTGTTGTAGTACAGTCGAAGGTGATTGGCGATGTCTTCCAACATACCGCCTTTCTTTTGGAACTCATCGAATTGCTCACCGTTGATGAGCTCAGGTCCGATGACGAGGCAGTCTTTGTACTTACCCCGAGCAAGTTCGATGATGCAACCGGAAAGGAGGAACAGATCTTCCATCTTCTGCAGATTCTTCCGAATCTGTTCTGCAGCATCATCCATGACTTCGAGATCGTACGAAGCCATGCACTTCTTGAACTTGGGGTAGTGCTTCATGTATGCAAGCGCAGCAAATATGGGTGTTTGATCCAACTTTCCGCTACGCACACCAGAAAGAAGAAGAGGTCGAATCATCTCGCGGTACTTGCTAGGGTTAAGTACAGCGGAGATCATCTTCACGCAGTTCTTTGCACTTTCAGTATCTTCGCAAGTAGATTCGACACTTTCTTTCAGTTCCGAAGTTACTCGATTGAGTGATTCCTCGGACAGCACCACTTCTTCACTTTCGATGAGAGGATCTACCAAGAATTTGAAGTTGGTAAGATTCACTGAGCTCATCGAGAGCGCATGTCGTTTCATGAAGTCCTTAAGATGGGCGTGTAGTTCGTTCGCCATCTCAGGTGCTCGCAGTACAACGAAAGAAGGCTGTACAGGCTTGAGTTCACCTTCAAGCTGATAGAAACCAATCGCCTGCTTCATGTTGCTGTCAGTTGCCGCCATGATTTGCGACGAGAGCAGTTCTATCTGATCAGCCACAGGTCCAGACAGTTGTTCGAATGCTCCTTGGAAGGTGCTAGCAAACTTGAGACCAAAATCTCGAAGTTGTTCGAGGTCATGCTGACCTTCCAGAGTTTCGTTGAAGTACTTGTCGAGATTGTCGATGATGTACGAGTTGAGTTCGGTCTTACTGATATTCGGAGGTATGGTCAGCGACAAACGCTCTTCGATGCGTTGCGCCAACATGCCCAGCTCGGTATCCGGACGGAATCTGACGTCAGTGTTAAGCCACTGTTGGGCTTTAAGAGACTCTAGTGAATACATTGAGTTACTCCACGGTAGAAAGATTGCGATTGATGTCGCTGCTGATCAGGTTATCCATGACAGGATCTTCAATCTTCCGATTGATCGCGCAAGCCGTGATAGCTTCACGCATCACAATGAAAAGAAGAGAATTCGCAACAATGCCGCCAGCCACCTGTACGGGATTCGTATTGGACATGAGTTATACCTCTTTAAGGAGTTAAGCAAACCGTTCTCTATACCATCACGATGTACTCTATATTTTACATTGTGTAGTTATACTGTAAATAGTCCAGTGGGTACAATCCTATGTGTCGCTATATTTAAGGTAAAGGAGTGTTACATGATTGGCTTCAAGTTATCTCATATTCGTGTAGACCAAAGTGAAGAACTCGCTAGTCTATACGAAGAGCTGAAGCGCGATCTCCAATTAACTTCTGCGGGGACGGAAGGTTTTGGAGATGACGCATTACATGCGACGATCTCCGGATTGTCATACATCTCCAAAAAGATGGGCATGCTTGTCGTCAGGTTGTCGCACATGTTGCGAAATACTGCCGAGTTGATCATCAGTCGCTACGGTTCTATCATGTATCGGTGGGATAAACGGATTCGTCAGAATCTTCATCGCATCGATTCTATCAAGTTTACTGAACGAAAAGCATCTGTAGTACCGAAAGAAGTACTAGATAAGCGTATCGAGGCTGCGAAGAAGCTTTACCATATTCTCGACAACGTTGAGATGGTCTGTGAAGCTCCTGTAAAACCCGGATCTGACGATTGGCGTACGCCTGAGTTCATGAAGGCGTATGACGCTATGATGTCAATCGGGTTCGATGCAAACCGGTACGATCTGGTAAAGAAAGCTGCATCTGTATATGACGAAGCTAGATTCAAATCCACTCTGGGAAATCATGGGTACAGTGTGGAGCACCTTGGAGAGGTAATACAAGCTATTCAACCTCTTACTGCATATGCTCAGAGTAACCACGTAAAGAATCTCACCAAGCGATTTGTGGAGTACTCCGACAAACTGGTTAAGTATGAGCAATCCCTGAACCATCAGGAAGATATGGACTCGATGGAGAAGGAAGAACTTCTTCATGTCGTTCAGGTCAAGATCGCTCGGCTGTGGTGGCTGACACACTTCATCAAAGCATCTCACGTGCTCGTAGGAGATATCGTGATAGATGTGTTGAAGATGTGTAAGATAGCTGAACAGTGTATCACTGATTAATTCCAGATTTGGAGAGGATTCCACCATGCGTAACATGTATGAATACAAGCTCGACCTCGAGCTTGACCGCATAACGAAAATGATGGAGATGACTGCAGAAGAAGATGCTAAGCTTCTTGCAGAAATTCGTCAGATCGGACAAGAAGGTCTCGGTGATTCTTTGTCTGACAAAGAGCGGAATTTTGTTGAACGAAAAATCCAACAATTTCTGAAAACAGAACCGGCACTCACTGCGGCGGTGAGCGCGGTACAAAAAGCAGAAAGTAAGACACTTGCTAGGCTGCAAGCCGTAAGCGGTGTACGAGTGGACAAAGATCGGTTTGCGGAAATGATTGGATCTGCGATCGTACCATACGAGACGTTCCGTAAGCGTCATGGTATGTACGCTATGATAAACAAGACGTTTTCTAGCGTCACGGAAATCATGCGAGAACCAGCTGATCGAAACAACCCAGTGGGTACCATTCTTACTGGTGTAATACGTCGAATCGAAGATGCGGGATTCCGATACACTGGCGCAGGTTTCATCAACACCAGCCTGATCCATCTCAATTTGTTTGAACTGACAGACGCAGGTCGCCCTCGGGCTGGTACCATGAAAGAACTCGGGTATACTCCTGACCGGGTACTTGAAATTGCAGCAATGTTCACAGGGAATAAAAAGCCCGGGTATCTGCGTGCACTGTGGCTCGCATACCGAGCAGAGTTTTACAGGATGAGGTTCCTGTGGGATCTTATCGCTGGTCGTTCTGACGACGAAATAAACCGGTTTGACGGGATCGAAATCCGGTCAATGCGTCTCGGCATCATCAAGGCCATTTCACTGCATCAGAACTGGAGACAGTGCGTAAAGGACCTGCGCGTCTGTAACCGCCTACTCTCATTTGTATCAGCTGCAGCAGATACGGGTTATGAGACACTCAATTTCATGGCCGTAGAACCAAACCAGCTTCTCTCCGATTCTTCTCTGGTAGAGGCGGAAGAAGTAGTGACTGCAGACGATATCGTCACAGCAGAACCAGAAGAAGAAAAGTGCTATCATGATTGGGAATGTACCGGAGAAGAACTCAAGGCGTCTCTCGCAGCACGTGAATCCATGCACTACCCGAGTGAAGGGGTTCGTACAGTAGCACTCGAAACCCTCCGTGCAGATGAAGCAAGATACAATAAGAATACGACTCGCACTATGCTGAATGCGAGACAGGCTGACATCGAAAAGAACAAGCATTTGCTTGCGTGTCTCGAAAATGTCAGTATTCTTCTCGGACGAGAAGTGGCGAAGATGGGGCACATCTCCAAGCAGCAGCTAGATGCAGTGGTAGTCCGAAACGTACCGAAGCGTGACACGATGAATAACCGTGTCGTGTTCTACAACGGCGTTCGTCAGGACTACACCACTTCGATCGCGGCACTTATGGAACCTGTAGTTTCTACTGAGTCTTTTGGTTCTACCATAGAGACGTATCTGAAGCTGGCAGATTCTATGGGATTCGAAATCGACGATGCTGACGCCATGTTTACCAATAAGGTACATGGAAAGAAGCTATTCGATACCGACTACGCTCGGTTCACTGGGACAGTCGGTGATGCAGGCTATACTGCAGCTGACATCCTACGATTTGCAAAGTCTCTCGATGCGGTGCAGCAGACCATGCAGAGTCCGTTCCCGGTTGCCAATGGGCAGAGTGAGATCACTCACCGTACGATAGAAGATGCCATTCTTCGTGCGAATTCCAAAGACAGTGTGGACCGCATCTCTGCCAGTGCGGTACGACGCAAGCGTTACGGTGTTCTCTCCAAGATACGCGGAGAGCTGCTGCTCTCCGAGGTCTTGAAGGATACTTTTACGATCTACCGCATTGTCAAAGCACTCAACGCAAAGAAAAACTAATAGTTCGTGTTGCAGGACGTACTCAGATAGAGAGGGGTCTTCGGATCCCCCTCTATCACAAATGATGCTGTCAGTTAATTGTATGCAATACTACTTTACCCATCGATTGTACAAGGTACGTTCTCAGAAAAGTTTACCTTACTCTAAAAATAATAAACCGAATAACGCCGTGTGAGGGTCAACCATGGAGCCGATAATCAAAAGTTTCGAACATTACAACGATCGTGAAGTGGCTATCGAAGGTTTCAAGTCGTTCGATCGCTTCAAATTGTGGCTGGACGAAAAAGGTAGCATGCACCGAACCATCATGAAGTCCATGGACTTTTTCAATGAGCACTGCACTGAAGCAGAAATTATGGAAGGGCTAAAGAAGGTTGCGCTTCACAATGTCAAGAAGGAAGAGATAGTCAAACTTCTTGATGTATTCGGTAACATTCTTCTCTACTGGATCAACCTACATGAGAAAGTAATTCAAGTTCGAAACTATCTCGAGCTTTACTCCGATCCGATCAGTAAGGGTCTTACCACGACTGACGTACTGAAACTTCAGGCAATGTACAAATCGGTAGGGTGTAATGTATGGCCGGATGCAAGTAATCGGTACTACTGCGATGCTGACTTCAGTACTCTACAAGAAAAGTTCAAAGTTGACAAAGCAGCGCTTGCGCCGAAGCTGAACATATCGAGAAAGCAGGACGTTATGACACTCGTGAACGCCTGCGACAAGTCTGAACGAATTCTTGCTAAGACATACAAGCCGACGTATTCTCAGCTGCACAAGACCATTCCTTTGTACCCCAAAGGTAAGACTCCTACCGAAGACGAAGTTAAGCTCGCCAGATTGAATCTGGAAAGATTCATATGTGCGTCGAATATCGGGTGGGACGCACAGAACTTCTGTATCGCGATGTGGGTATTTATCACCGATCTCTGCGTCCGACTGCGGAAGAATGTATAGAAAAAATAAATCAGGAGGGGCCTTTAGGGACCCCTCCTGATCTCACCACATGTTGCACATGTTATCCACGTCTTCACGAGGAATGGTTTGTACCACCCCGGATCTCTTGCTAAGCTGCACGTACGAGTTCGTGTTCCGATCGTACACAATGCAGTTCTTTTTTGTGTCCTCAGGTCGCTCATCGATTGCGAGCGTGGTACGCATCAGCTTGCACACATTGCACCGATCATCCATATCGTTTGTCACGACATGAAATTCTTCATTTTTGCACACCGGACAAGTTACGAGCTTGATCTGAACTGGAGTGACTTTTCGTTTGACTGCAGCTTTGCGGTTTGTGGATTTTTTGGGCGGCTCGAGTGCTTCCATCAGCCTGCGCAATTGATCCTTCGCGGTCATGCATTTCACCAGTTGATCGTAAAGATCGTCGATTTGGTACTTTATGATTTTGCAGTTAACGCGATCCACTTCCTTTTCCATTTGCTGATAAAGGTAGCTGGGAATTGTAACGTACGGTGATGTTGCATCATCCCACACCACGGCACCACCACCAGGTATGGGGGTTCTTTTCTGAATCTCTAGCTTGCAGAACTCGTGGAGCTGTCCGCTTACGATGACCCAGTAGAACATCTCCTTTGTACGAGGATTTGCAAGATCGTCCATTGTAAGTATTGAGGATAAAGACTCAAGTGCAGCTACTTCTGCTTTTCTCATGATAGGTCACCTCAATTTTCGTGTTTTGCTTTTTGTGCGACCATGTAGTCGCAGACCTGATCGTAGAGATCGAAAACCATCTTCCTGAGTGGTTGTGACTGTGCACGGTATTCCAGAGGTATCGACAGTATTTTGTCGTACAACTCCTTCGGAACTAGCGCATATACTGGATAGGTTCGTCTGGTACATACGCGCACAGATCCTTTTACCACCGATCTGAAGGGGATTCGCAGAGAGTTAAAGTTGTGCGGATCCCCGGTTATAATCTCGTGATAAAACTTCATCTTTGCTTCGGGGTCGTTGACCCCAGCCACGCGAATGGAGAGTGACTGCATTTCTTGTTCTGTGGCAACAAACATAATGAGTACCTCTAGTGGTTAGAAGGTGGGGTTCATTGTTGTAATGTATACTCATGATTCGTTCGAATGCCGTGGAGATCGGGGAGCTTTGCGCTCCCCGATCTCTTTATTTGGACTTGTCGAAGTAGATGTCAATTGCCTGCTGTTCCAGAGTCTCCAGAATCCGTTCTGCCATGCCCATGATGATGGGCGAGTTCACGATTCGGTTAGATATCGATGAGCCGCTGAATACGGCATCTATCTTGAGACCGCTCTCAGTATTGATATCTTCGTGAATCTTACCAGTGACAGATTTCAGAGACGAGTCAAACACGATCTTGTCGCCCACTCCGCAACCAATTCTTTCTTGGATGAAGAAGCGGAAAAGTACCGTGTCTTTCTCGAATGTCACTCCCTTGAATTTTGTTCCCACTGGAAGTGGCTTAGATTCAGGGAAATCCATACCCGAAATAGTACCCTGCGAGTACTTGTGTTTCTGCATGTTTTTCTTGGTGACATCTCGTACGAACTTAGCTACACTCGAATGCATTTCGCTTATTGGCGCAGCGTAAAATGCTTCGATCTTCGCTATTGTTCCAGTGCACTTTGCTTTGGGTGTTTTTCTGTTCAGTTTAGCGAGATACTCCAAAGCATCCGCGTCTTGTGACATACCGGTCAAGTCGGCCGCTTCGGAGTCTTCGAAGATCATGAGGTAGTCGGTGACATCGACCTCATCGCCCACGCTCTTGTGCGCATGGATTACAGTGTCCGCTGTTATGGCGATTTGTCGGATCTCGATTGGCTGGATTTCCAGCTTTTCACCAAGTTCCTTCGTGATGGAGTTACTGTCTTCGAAAGTAGGACCGCAGTCCATCAACGCCACAGTAGCGATTACTCCGTGTTTCCAATCTGCCTGTCTTGCGATAGGGTCAAACTCGAAGTACTCGGGATTATACGAGAGCACGTCACCTTTCTTGAATGAATCACCTACTTTTACTGTAAGCTGCAACTTGAGTGTGGTGACCATGTCCGCACACTCTCCGTACTTCTCACCGAATTCGATGACCTGAACTGTACCGTCTTTGTACTTCACTTTACAAAGCCCGAGAGCTTCGTCTACTTCAATGACCTTACCGTCTTGTGATGCAGAGTATGCGTAATAAGTAGACGCTCTTTGAGCTACGACTCTCTCGTATCCTGTACGAGTACGCATACACTCGCCTTCTTTCGTCGGAAGCTGGTGAGCCAGCTGAATGGATACAAAGTTAGCTCTCTTCGGCGTTAATCTTCGATACTATTCGTTAGATAGTACCCGCAGCATTACCTGCAGCTTTAGCTTTCACTAAAGACGAGACTATATCTTCACCCTAGTAGGGTGTCCCCTTTTTCCGGATCACTTGATCCGTACAGGCTGACAAGGCCTTAGTCGTTGAACCTTCTCCTATTCGGAGCTTGGCTGCTGATTGCCCAATCCATTCGTTTTTCAAACCATCACGCTTAGGTATATTTCATCCTTACGTTGTGGTAGAATGGCTCTAAGGGTGTTCCAGCAATTAAGGGGAGTTCTATCCAAATATTGCTATTTGGTAGGACCTGATAGACCCGGATGTTTTAGCGGGTAATACCCGTAGTAACATCCGTCAGAAAACAAAGATCTCCCATTGGTCTTAACCCTGTAATGTGCAACAGACATCGCGAGATTGCGATCCTGTGCACACTCTTTGAGTGAAGAGTATATTCGGTTAGTTCCTGTGAACGAATCGAATACTTCGACGTATCGAGTACCTGAAAATTTGGACATTTCCAAGTAAGGATCGTCGTACTCTACCCAAGGAGTACAATCAGCTGCTAGTTTCAGCTGTATGCCGCCCGGAAGTACTGGATTGTTAGGTAAATTGATCCACTTAGTAATGGTGGCGGGAGAGACGTTTAAGTATCTCGCCAATCCGCTGAGTTTTGGAAACCAACGGATTTCTTTTGTCCACACATCTCTAAGTAGAATTGACCTAGCTCGACCATTTTCGAGCACAGCACTTTCGATGTTTTCCGGGTCAGGCCAGGGTTCGTTTGCGCTTATGCGGTACTGCATTCTTTCAGGATACACACGACTGGATGGCTGCTTTAGCCTGTACAGTACTGCGTCCTTACTCAAACCAAAATACTCCGCACACTTTTTTGCACTTGGGAATTTGAGGATTTCTCCCGTATCCAAACTTTTCACATCAACTGGACAGCACTTTGAGGTCAGTCCCATTCTTCCTGCATGCTCAGCATTTTCGGTGTATGTAGCCCATTCCAGATTAACCAGACGATCGTCACCTTTCACTCCGTTGATATGATTTACGACAAGGGAATCCCATTCATCCCTTTGTACGAATGTCATACACATCAACCGATGGCGACCGATAGTTTTTATCTTTCCTGAGTCTGATTTTAACCGATAGTGATGATACCCTGCGGGATTAGTGCTACCTTTTAACATTTCTCCTGTTGTGGTATTGATTACCTTACCGTCAGGGGAAATGACGTATTGTGAGAAACCTGGAATATTGAAAAATCCTGGGAAATCTTTGTTTATGAACATGAGTTTGTCCTCCATACAATGGAGGGTTATTTTTACTCTAGTTCAAGTCTATCTTCGATCGTCCTGTGTCACGCCAGGAAGTAAGAGTGCAGGAGTACTCAGTATCTGAGCAGGCTCCAGTTCTCCTACTGGCTTAGGATCGACCAATCCGTAGATGTTCGCTATCGTAGGATCTGGAGGAGCTACTGCGTTGATAGCGACACTACCTGAGTCAGGAGTGGCTTCCGATATGACACCCATGCCGTCACTGGGATATCTGCGGTCTTCTGTCACGAATGCTTGCGACGTACGACCGCCTGCACCAGTATAGGTGAAACTGCAATTGATCTTGCTTTCCTGGATCGGATTGATATTTTCAATACCGATCATTGCTTGGTCCTGTAAGAGTCTCTGCAGTACTGCATTCGGGTTGATACTGAAAGTAGCTCCAGCACCTTGCCGACGGGAGAAGTTAGCGTGTTCGCGCATGACTTCGTTGTAGACAATCATGTTGAAGCGTTCGTAAGATCTGAGTCTGTGGTTGCCGATAGCGGACGACTCGAGATGTCTCGGAGTACAAAGCATATCGGTAGCACGAATGAGGAGATCCTTGAATGTGGCGGGTTCACCCATCTGAATCAAGGTCTCTTTTGTTTTGTGGTCTACGAAGTACTTGAAAGTATCTTCGATGCCCTTGAGATAGTTGGTCTTGAAGCCCTTATCGGTCAAGAGTTCGTAGTACACGTTTTTCTCATTGAAGTCTTCGAACATGTACTTCTTCGTATTGAACATCGTCAATCCGGTGACGATCAGTGAGTTCCGGAGAGGGTATCTCGGAATGATCAGTGCTTCGTCCTTGAAAGGAATGACAATGTCACTTGCGCGCAGACTTTGTCGACTGCGGACTCCGGTGCGTCTGTACCGCACGCCAAGATAGTCGAGTATATGCTTCAGACCAAACTGGAAACAGAGCAAGAACCCTACTGGGAATTTCTTGTCGAGAATCTTGATATCTGTCCATTCAGTCAGTCTTGTCGATGGCTTCCCAATGATTGCGGAGAACATGTCGATAATCGTCGTTCTGTGCGCTACGATATCTTTGCTGGTCAATCCTTTCACGTTCACCGCTTTGCAGCTAATCATCGTCACGATGTTGTTAGCACGGATGAACAGTAGGTATTTTTCACCGTCGATCTTGCACAGCCCGAAAGGGGTACCGTATTTCTCAGCGAGTGTCGTGATATTCTTCTCGGAGTATACATTACTCTGCCCTGAGAATTGGTATACTTCGGTTCTGTACGCATTCACATCCAGTACGAACCGATACGTATCAGAATTCTTGCAGACTAGTGTAAAGCTCTTGTAGAGCGTAGCAATGTCAGCATACTCCGTGGAGATTCGATCATTGATCTTCACACTCCCGTAATCTACCTCGGTCAGAGCCGCTCCTGTTTCGCTACCTTCTTTATTTTTGGCAGCCATGGACATGAGCTTCTGGAAGTAAGGCAGGAAGCTGTGAGCTTTTGCCAGATTCCTTTCTACTACCGTCTTGTTGAATGACGAGGCAAGAGATACTCTGGTAGGAGATACTTTGCAAATCGGGAGGTTGGTCATCTGTTTACGAAGCTTGCACTCCACACCATTGATCAGACAATTGCCGTTCTTGTCTACTTGAGGAAGACTGAACTGCAACTTGTGCGATTTGCCATTCTTGTCTACAAATTTCATTTTGTAGTGTACAAGACGGTTCAGTTCGTCGGACTGTACTACCTCTTCGATTCCAGTGAGAAACATTCCGTGACTGTTCAGTCCCACAGCAACTGCAGCCAAATCACGATGGTAGAATTTCTCCATGTAAAGCTGGTCGAATGACTGAATACTGGCATTAGCCATCGAAGGATCTGCCAATTGATCAGCCAAGTGATCGAGCGTGTGACTCGTGAGAGTAGGATCCACTGATTCTGTGAGGTGTTCCTCAATAGTTTTCCCATTGAGTTTAACCTGTTTGGAATTCGCAGAGATCCTGAGCAGACGTTCTTTTGCTTTCGGTGTGAGATTAGGATCTTTACGAAGAAGCTCTTCCACCTTTTCGTCGATCTCTTGAAGATGGGCTTTACCCATTTCCGATATCTGTTCAGGAGTTGTTACAGGAGTTATCTTCGATAGTACTCCTACTTCCTGAGTTTCCGCGTCTTCTTCGATTTCGTCAGATATAACCCTCATTTGTTCGGGTTTTTCTTGTGCGAAATCGGGATTATTCTCCGTCTCTGTAGGGTTGCTCTTACCCTCGGTTTTCGTAGGTTTCGTATACCGAATAGGAGTATCTTCTTCTCCCTCAGCGTACGCAAGTCCGCCCATTTTGATCGGAGCTATTTCTGGGTCCAGTGCTTTCACATTCGTGAGATCACTGAACATAGCTTTGATCTTTTCACTGAGTGCAACATCTTCTTCGATATCTTGAGGATCGTCACTCAGTTCTGTTTCTTGATCGTCTTTCGGTCCCATAGCGACAACTTCAGTATCTGGAGTATCGCTAACTACTTGACCCTTGTCGACAACTTCTGCAAGTTTGCCTTCGACTTGAAGTTCGTTGTCAGTGTTCTCAAGCTCAACGCCCATGTTTGTCAGTACGAACGCATTGAGCTGATTGACGATCTTGTTGTATCCACGGTTCTGTTGATTGAGTGCAATTGCGTCATGAAGAGTCCAGAACATGGCATACTTCATCTCATCGACACCGTAGGTGAACACAATCACCGTGTTTCCCCAACGATCTTCAGGATAACTCTCAAAGAGTGAAAGGTCTGTTGCGACGTCGAGGAAGTTCAACCAGTGCATCATGAAGAAATAGTGGTAGCTATTCTTCGACTTGATTGCGGATGGAGTTTCTTGTTTCTTTGCAAGGAAGAAGTCACTGCGGTTGTACATCTGCTTCGATAAAGGAATGACGATGTACTGGGTACGGTCGCTAGGGCATTTTGCCGCAGTGTTCAGAATCGAAGAAAAGATGATCTTGAACTGACGATAGTTAGGAAGCATACCACGAACTACTGTACGAAACAGTGGGTTGTGGTTTATGATCGCTAACGTAGTTTTTGTAGCAGGAAGATCTTTCAGATTCTCTACTACACGCAAATTCTTTTGCTTGGTCGTCCAGCTTCGGAATTGCTTCAGGTTTTGTGCGAGATTCTGTGTGCGGAACACATACTTCTCGTCTATCTTGACGGGTCCATCAGTGTCGATTGCAATACGGTGATGTACAAACTTTCTGTAGGTATCGTTGGCTATGAGAGGAATTCTCATATTGGGTGCATCCGACAACGGAAGGCTGTTGTCTCTGCTGTACATGTTGTCCACGACGTGAATCAGGCTTCCAGCAGGAAGGACGATATCCGAGGGAAGTGGCTTGAATACAGGAGCCAAATCACCCTGACGAAATGCGAAATGCTTACGGAAGAACGCATTGAACATCAACCGCTCTTCTCCTGCACTGATGATATCTTCGAACATGAGGGAGTCCTCCTTAAAAGTCTATACGATAAGCTATTAGACAAAAAATTAACGTGCACAGGATGCGAGTAGCGGGTGGGATTACCCACCCGCTACTCATCATTCCGACATGTGCCAGATTACGCGCTCGAAGGTGAGTTCTGTGCCCCCGAGCGCCGTCATCTGAGATGCCCTGATTCCCGAGAAAACACCGAGATTGAATATTTTACCTTCACGTACTTCAGTCAGAAGACGTAAAGGAAAGTATTCTGGCGCACTCGTGTATGCGTCAGATCCGTGCAGATCGATCAGCTGTTCTTTTACTTGTTCAGGATAGCTGTACGTCCAGTCTCTCTCATCCTCATTGGAGATGACCAGACGTACGACAGGTTCACCGTAGTTTACATCGATCCCGATTTGTGCCAGTTTGATAGATTGCTCTGTCGGGTTAAGTACGTAGTAGTCATGAAACACGTACCGATGAAAATCCAGGATGAGCGCGACCGCATCGACTTCGAATGGTTCAAATACTACTAAGGTATTGTCCATTTCAAACTACGCCTCCTTATGGATAGTTATGGATCTTTCGTAGTAGTAATGTATATCAGAAATTTTACTGGGTTATGCTAGCTTGAGTAGTCTGAATACCTTCTCGCCATACTGGTCCAACTGATAATCCAGTTCAACGAATCCTAGTTTGTCATACAGCGCACGAGCTCCATGATTGGTTTCGTATACTTGAAGGATCATGTCACAATTTTTGAAATACGACATGATGTAATTGAGAAGTCTAGTGGCACACCCTTGTCGTCTATACTTCTCCTCAGTATAAAGAGAGTATACGAAAACCCGTGAATTCGTTTTCTTTATCTCACAATTGCACGCCATGTCATCGCCTGCGAATACATAACCTCGAAAATATGTACTCGGGTACCTGCGTACTATTCTGTTTCTATACATGGTTAATTCCTCCTAGTACATACACCTCTCAAATATAGTAGAAATATAAAACTGGAGGGAGGACTTTCGTCCTCCTTCCAGCTATTTGTTTCCGTACCGTGTATACGGCGTGAATGCTGCCATTAGTCTGGGGATGGTGGAGTTACCGATACCTGTCGCCCAGTACAGTGGGTTGCCGTAAGTACTTCGTGCAATGCGAAGCGATACGGCGAGTTTCCTGAAGAGCTTCTGTGTCCACACCAGACGTTCGTTGAGTCCCATACCAGACAACGTAAGGAGGTACTCTTGGAATGCTGAGTTGGCACCAAAGATCTTCATGAATTCAGCTGCCCCGTCCATCAATGCCATGTGCATGACAGGAGCGAGATCCTCGATAGTGAAAGATACTTCGACTTGTGTCGGAAGCATCGAGTTATTCCACCCGAATTCCTGCGCACCACGTTTGATAGTAAGTGACGTGATCATTCCGAGCGGAACAGCAAAGATACCCTTGCTATAAGCACGTACAAGAAATGGTTGTGTGTAACCGTTTTCCCCGACTGAGCGAGGCATTGCGCCAGCTAGTAGCATAGATAGAGGGAGTGCGATATCTTGAAACACTGAAAGAGGAGATCCTTCCAGTGCTTTAAAAGTCATGCTAAAGTTGTAGCTCTTGGAGAAGCTACTACCTTGCCAGACTTTCGGTATATCTACCATCCCTTGACCAGTCATGATACCTGCACCAGTACCTACTACTCCTAGAACACTGGACGCACCCTGTAAGAGCCCTTGAAGTGCATCTCCTACTACACCTAGGCCAGGAATATCTGCTACCTTACCACCCATAGCGGAGAACGCCAAATCCTTCATACTCAAAGATTTGGAATTCAGCATTCCTGCCACGGATGATTCGCCGACGTTGTTACTGAATGATTCGCTACTATCCACTGACTTCTCGATACGGAAACCGACAAATTTGTCCGCACCGTGCATCGATGAGTCTATTCTGGAGAAGAACGTATCAAACCACCCAGTCTTCTTGCTGTCTTCGTCTCCGAGAAGATAGTCTTCAGATGAAACATTACCTCGGTCAGTACCGAGATATTTGTCTCTTGTAGCCAAGATGCGATATATGTCGCACCCTTCTCGGAGTATGCTAGGTATACCATCAGGATTTGCACCATCGTTCGAATACAAATTCTTGTAGGTTTCGTTCATTTGACCTGCAGTCTGTCCTCCAGGTCCGTTGGGAATGAGACCTAAGTTAACAGCGATATGCGCAAGAATGCTGTTAACATATCGGTAGTACAACGGCATAGTCGCACGAAAATCGTAGTACTTGGTGACTCTGTCTGTGTCAATTATTTCTGCTGCTTTCTTTGCCATGTAAAGAAGAGGGATTGCAGGGATATTGATCGCCAGTCCCACCACTGCAGCACCTACCGCTAATTTCCCAATGAGCTCTGAAAGAACTCGCGTAGTAGACTGCTCGCCTTTGTTGACGAGATCTGCTACGTTTGTTTTGATAGCGTCGGTGTAAAAAGAAAGCATATCTCCGTGCTGAGGACAACCGAACGTCATGTGCAGTAATTGCTGGGGCATGTCGTACACTTCACTGTAGACACGCCCCAGACCGTCAAACGTACTTCCATTGAACCCAGTCACTGGGTGAATGATATCGTCATTTCGACAGAACTGCGGATAGCAGTTGATGGCATCGTTTCCACCAATTCTGGTGGTGGATACGTTTGCTCGCATGTATATCTCAGGTGTAATCTCGGACAGCTTCGTATTGAAGTCTGACAGAGTACCTTTGATTATTCCGTCATTTCCAGGATCGGTGATATAATTCAACGTCTCTTGAAACGTGGCGAATTCTTTACCTATCTGGAAAACAAACGGAAGTCGGGACGACATCATGTTGTCGTTGAACTGTGTTTGTGTAGCTAGCATGTCGAATTCCTTTGTTACGATCAGACACTACGTCTGGATGCACGTCTCATAGGAATAGCAGGTGCCCCCGGTCCGGTAGAAGTCGGGGCAGCACTTGAGCTAGCACTTTGAGAGGCGACAGCACTCTTAACTGAGTCAGAAGACCCAGAAGACATTCCGCGCACATCAGCAAAACCAGAGTTGATACCGTCACGAATTTCGGACAGTACGTTCTGACCGACTACCAGAGCATCCACACTCTTAAGAAGCTGAGTCATGCTGGCATTCAACTGCTTAAGCTCTGCTACGCCGCTATCCGCAGGTCCTGATGTAGTTTTGGCACTAGGTGTCGTCGCATCAGTAGTAGCTGACGAGATAGGACTTGTAGGCATTCCTCCAGTACCGGTATTTGAAGTGGCTACTGCAGACTGAGGCGCATTTGCCGTCGAGTCTCGCGTAGTGTCAATACCAGGTGCTTTCTGCTGCGATGTTGTGGACGCTACAGACTGAGGAGTTCCTTCGGCTGCAGGTACCTCATACTTCGTACCAGATACAGGAGGCTGGTCAGGATTCTCATTCCCGGGAGTAGTCTTTTCCTTTGCAAGCATGGCGAGAGCCATAGCTGCTTCAGTCCGGAATCTACTTTTTACGGATGACTGTATCGCTGCAGTGGACGATGGGAATTTGTTCCCACGATGCCCATATACAAGCTTAATGATCTGATCCGGTGTAGGAGCGCTGCCTGCCTGAGCAAATGCAGCATTGAAGATGCTCTTTGCTCCTGCTGGGCCGTGCTGTACGGCAGTGGACCAGAGTACGTCTTGAAGTGCTTTGGATTTCTCTACCATGGACCGAAGTTCAGGATTGAGTCCACCAAAAGCAGGATCGTAATGAGTGGCTTGTATGAACTTGTGTTCCAGGTCACCCATCTTTCCTTCCATAACGAGCTTCTTCCACTCATTAGGAACTGATCCGTTCTTTCCTCCAGTATCGGGATCACCTGCGTTCTGCAGTCTTTTAGCAACTTCAGTACCGTCACCACCAGCAGATGCAGCAAACTTCAAGAACCGGTTAAAAGTCCCTGTTCTTGTCGCTATCTGGTACTTACCGTACGATGTACCTCCAGTACCATCAAATCCGATAGCCAGAGAGCCAAGCTTGGCGGACTCGAATTTAGCAGAAAGTGCACCTAGTTCATTGGAATCCGGTGGAGGAGGGTTGTATCCAGATGTGTCAACAGGTTCGACATTCTGTCCAGATCCACCAGAACCAAAGCCGAAGAATGATTTGGTCTTTTCCCAGAAGCTAGGAGATTTAGCCTGCTGCTGCTTTTCTTTTCCAGTAGGAGTGTCGTAATCTCCATTACTCATTCTAGCGGCTGCAGCTGACCTGACTGTGGTGCTGGAGTATTTCGAAGAGTATCTGGTGGTATCGGATTGCGCAGTCCGACCTGTCTGAGCTGCATCTATTTCTTCTTCTGTCAGGTCTACGCCACCAGATTTTTTGGCATCTTCTTCGAGCTTCTTAAGCGCTCGTTGATACTTGGCATATCCGTTCTTGTCGGGAGTGAGATCCTTGTACTGTTGTACGTGAGGACCTACTCGATCAAGGAATACCTTTTCGATAGCAGCGATAGATTCTTCGGGGATATCATCCACATTGCTGTACGTATATCCTGCCTGCTTTACTAGGCTGATATAAATACGGAATGCAGGAACAAATCTTTGCCGATACCACGTCGCCCAATAACGAATTTCTTCTGCGTTCTTGACGTCAAATCCAAATCTACCTGCCCAATTACGAATCGAGCTGTCGTTCATTGGTGCAGATTTGTTGTCCAGAATAGAATCGGTTTCTTCTTCGAGCGAGATGACTTTCGCAGTCATGGATTCGCTGAACATCCCTGTGGATTCGTCCAGTTTTATCCCGTATATTTTCGCACGGGTTTCTATTCCGAGATCCCCGGAAGGATTGAGCCACTTATATCCAGCATACGCAGCACCTGCAGCTAGTATGGTTCCACCAATTGCCCAACCTACTGGGTTGGACGCAAGGGAAGCGGCCAGTGCACCACCCATTCCGGACATAGCTGCACCGATTCCACCAGTAGCTACAGCAGCGGAAGTAGCAGTTGCTCCAGCGGCGGCGGTAGTACTTGCAGCACCTGCTGCTGCAGCAGCTCCACCACCGAATAGACCACCGAGACCCACCTTAGCGAGTAATGCGCCACCGGCACCCTTTATCATCGTACCTAGACCACCTGCAGCACTTCTAAGTCCGAGGAATCCAAGTATTTTGTCGATGATTCCGCCACCGGCTTCATCTGCTACTTCTTTCTGTACCTTAAGGGTACTCTTAGCAGTGTCAAGCTGCTTAGCACTATAATCGACCAACTTCTTAAGAGAGTCAGCCATGGACAATTGCGCGGCTTGTGCTCTTGCTTCTTTCTTCTCTTCGTCCTTTGCGACGAGTTCTTCGAAGATCGTGTCTCGCTTACCGTCACCGTCACGGTCGCCTGCGGTTATATCCGAGGATACCGGAGAAGTGGATTGTGTCTGAGGTGCAGTAGGAGGTATGTTGCCGTCCCCGAATCGGGACTTCAAAAACTCGAGTATGGCGTCGAGTTTATCACCTACGACAGACTGCAGTATCTCCTTATTGATACTGGTATCATCAAGCCCAAACATCTTACTGAATGCTTTGAACCCGAATTTACCACCGGCACCAACGAGATCGAAGAATGCTGAACCTGCACTACCAACGAGCTTCGCTAGAGGATTTGACGATGAGAACAAATCCTTAAGCTTGGAGAGACCACCAAACGTGGAACCGAATCCACGCTTAAGCAAGCTGATAGCAGAGAGTCCGGTAGAAAGAGATCTGTTCTCGATGTCGACGAGTCCGATACTGATATCTTCTTCCGTGATCAGGGTGTCACCCGTGACAGGATCGAGCACAGGTAATTTGATATCGTACGAAGACTGGACTTTCTTTCCGTTGGAGAAGATGACACCTTCGACTTGCTTCTTCTTTGTCAGAAGAGGCTTACCTGGTTCCACATTATCCTTCAGATAGATGTCGACATATCTGAAATTCAGATTCGCTGCAGACTTAATTTTCCTTCCAAACCGCCGACCCTTGACGAGTCCCCGCTTGTAGGTTCCACGATATTTCTTAGCGAAGTCTTCCTTGCGCTTATCCCAGCTATTGCGGAAGTCTTGGTACTTACCAATACTTCTACCGAGAACAGACGCACCGGCACCCGCTAGTGTACCACCAGCTCCTACAAGACCACCCGTGAGTCGTCCGAGAATACCTTGAGTACCTGCAAGTTGATTTCCGAGAAGATAGTCCTTCCCGTACAACATACGGAGATAGAGTTCGTCACCCTTGTCTCGTATTTTGTCTTTACCATAGAGCGCACGAAGATACATACCTTCTGCAGCATCTTTGATCTTAGCTTGTGCTTTGGTCTTCAGTCTCATCAGCTTGTCCAGCTGAGATTTACCGAAGTCCTTACCACGGTGTGTGAGCTTTCCAAAGAAACCATCACCAATCTCAGCAAGCATTGACAGAACCTTGTCATTGATCTCACCGAGATATTTGGTGTTCGTCTCCATGTTGTCGAGTATTTTCTGCAGCAGATCTGGTACGGGGTGTTGTCTTTCTGCGTGTTCTTTGAATATTCCTTCCAGTCCACTGCTACTGGTACCCGTGGTACCACGCGTCGACTCGTAGACTTCGGCATCGATGATGTCCGAATTCACGATACCGGGACGAATATCTTCAGAATCCAGAAGAGACGTATACCTCGGTCCACGATAACCAGCATCGATCACAGCAGGAAGATTACTTCCTAGCGCATATCGCGCACCTGAAGATCGAGTAGGGTCGTAAGAAAATGTACCCTGGTTTCGCTTTTCGATTTCTTTGGCGATTACTGCTACAGCTGCAGAGGTCTCCGGAGTGAGTCCGTCTGCGGTGGCGTCTGGAGCCTTTTCTCTTTCAGTAGGGTCGCCAAATATCGGCTTAAACAACTTCCGGACAAATTCAGGAGTAGCTGATTTTTCATCCGCGTCCTGATCCAAGAAGCGTTTGATCCTGTCAGAAGTATCCGTTACGGAAGAAGCATAGTCGTCTCTACTTCCGCCGAACAGAATTTCTCGAATTCGCTTCTGGTTAAAAGCAAATCCGGCTCCATCTGACTCAAAGAGATCGCTAAGATGTCTGCTCTGTCCAAGCCCGTGCAGATATTTCGGAAGAGTATCAAGATAGCTGTCACTACCCATGATAGCGATAATGACTCTATTGATACGCTCTTCTGCTATCAGATCTACCTTACCGTCGGTAGATATCAAAGGTGCAATCATCGCAGTTGCTACAGCACGGCGATTCTCGATACCTTCAAAAACACGAGAGATGTAGTTCTGTTCCTTATCGGAGAGTTCTTCACCTTCTACGTATTTTTGCAGTACCTTGGGATTAAGCAGATACTTCTTAAGGGCATGATGAGTGAGCACAGTCGCGATGTCTTGCGACATCTCATCAAACCTGGCCACATCTTTTCCAGCAGCGGCCGTTACACCTCTGTAAGTACCTACCAATTCACCCATCTGGCGACCGCGAGATACAGCATCACCAAACGCTTCGTTTACTACGCGACTACGGAAATCAGAAACACTCACGAAATCCCGTTTGGTGTGATCATAAGTGAGTTCTTCTGCATCTTCACCGGTAGCGAGCTTAGTCAGCAACTGTACGGATTTGGCAAGATAACCAGGGATGACTTCTACGATGCTCTGCCGAACAGACCTATCGAAAGGTACTGCATCAGTAGGATTGAGCATATCGTTAGAAATTACCCCGCCACCACGGTTAATACCTGGTGCAAGTATGTCAGCAAGGAACCCAGTGAATGATCCGGGTTCTGCATTCTCTTGAAGTTCTTTGGACTTGAGAAGTAGTCTCAGTTTCGTTTGCGATGCGATATCGCCGACGCTACGACCGTACGGGGATAGCATACCCTGAGTAGTACCATCACCGAATGCTTTCTTAGAAAGCCACGATGCTATTCTACCTGATGCAAGACCCCCTGCAAATCCGCCAACTTTCTGTGCGGCAGTCTCTTGGGGACCAAACCCTTCCATAGCCTCGGACATACTGGCGTACATATCTGCGCCACCAGCAGCCATATCGAGACCTTGGACTACAGGATCGAGTATTTTCGATTGAATGTTCTTGAGTATTCGTCCACCCCACCCAGAGAGATGCTGGTTCAGTCTCTGTGAAACAGACTGACGCATCACGTCTTTGTAAGATTCGGACAAATGCTGTTTCTGAATATCCGGCAGTGCACTATTGTGTCTGATTTGTTCGAGTTTGGTTTCAAGTACCTTAGCCATACCCTGTACAGTAGACAGGGTATCCTTCGCGACAAACAAATGCTGGTACTTGAGTTCCAGACTCTTCTTGAGATATCCGATACCGACAGTGGACGTAAAGTTCTTCTGAAACTCAGTAGCGACTCGAATAGAGTCGACTAGTTTCGTCATGTCTTCGTGCCGTATCTTTTCTGTAGTCTTATCGAGCATGCGCTCAGCACGATCTTCGACGTAGGTAGTCTGTGCGCGCTTTTCTTGTGCTGCGAAAATAAGCGCCAGACTTTCGTCTATCTCTGCTTTGCGTGATGCTTCTACAGATACTTTACCTGATACAGATTGCTCAGTCTTAAGGAGTTCATCGATCCTCTTAGATACTTTTTCAGGTAGGTACTTAGTCAGCTTCGGTGCAACTATACGCGCACTTCGTTTGAGTTGGAGTATCGAAGGAGTGACATCTCGTGCAAACTTCTGAGCTGTAGCTTGTACACCCGAAGCTAGCTGCATTCCTTCACCAACGAGAGAACCTACGTTGGGTATGTTCTGATCGATCTTACTTGCAAGTTTCGGACCGATAGATTTACCAGCGGCGGACAGACCAGAAGTCAAACCTTGTTTTGCCTGTGTGACAGGATCACGGCTTGATTTCGTATTGGTAGAGACAGGATCGTCAAAATTGAGATCATCAAACTCACTAGAAAAGTCATCGAATTCAGGTCCAAGATCGAAATCGTCTTTCGCCATGATTACCCTACCTTGGATTCTTCACACAAAATTTGAATATCGACATACGAAAACGTGGCAAACAAGTTGCATATCGCATCCGTATTGGTTAAGGCTTCGTCAATCTTCTCGGGTGTAAGTATATCAATATCTCGAACTAAACGAGGATCGTTTATGCGCCTAGGGGCTGCGACCAACCTATCTGAGAACTTATTTTCCAGGAAAAAATACTTGTACAGATTACCAGTATCATCCGTGAGTTCATTCAGATTCTCAATGAAAAAAGTATCGAATGTATTCATCGATATTTCTGACATGTCACGAGATCTCGTTTCGATAATTCCCAATCTAAAATTGGTCAAAATCGACGACATTCTGAACTTCAGAAGTTGTACACTCGTCGGAGATAACTTTAAAGGATACGGATTGATCACGTACGTGATTGTGCTGTCGGTATTGTTTTCCGCCACAATGCTATTTCTTTCCTGTGCACTGCGATGAAATTCAGGGAGCTTCAGAAAGAAATCCGTCACTGGTGAACACTGAATCAGACTATCGGAATGATTTTGATCAGTGATGTACTTCATCAACGACTCATCAGTTTCATTCAACCCAGGGAAGAACTTTGTTCTCTCGTAGGTGACTCTAGCGTTATACGCTTTCATACCTTCGTAAATGTGGGTGTAGTCCTTCTCATTACAGTGTTTACACAAAAGACCCCCAAGATAGAAATCCTGAAGGTAGGCCAAGTCAATGTAAACAGAACGGATAGGGCGAGTAAACTCTTGCTGCACATCCGCTTGAACTGCATTCAGGTCGAAAATATCCATCTCGAGACTCCCTTGTGTCGGATAGGTACATTCTATAACATCGGTACTGGGAGGGATTACCCTCCCAGTACCGATGATCATTAGATTTTCGTAATGACAATAGAACCCGCGCCACCATTACCGCCTCGAGTATAAATTGTAGTTACAGCAGAAGTAGCGCCAGCGCCGCCTTGAGCTTGTATTTTGGTAGGATCAGTTATAATTCCTTTATGGAATATGTGAATAGCACCTCCGCCTGATCCACCACCTGACGCGTTATGTCCTTTACCACCACCGGATCCATTGGAAGTTATCTTTCCTGCAGGGCCAAAAATTATATCACCCTGTACTACGAGTATAAGTAATCCTCCAGTACCATTCTCTCCAGAGTATGCAGAATAATTAGAAGGAGCCACTCTATGACCAGCTCCACCCGGATTTCCAGCTCCTCCCCCGACTGCTCGTCGTTTGTTATTCGAATCTATGGTATCACAGCGGCCATTACCACCCGGTCCTCCGTTCGGCTGACCACTGCCCGCAGTCACAGTACGACCAGCCGCAGCAACGCCACCACCTCCTGCACCACCGGAGAACGAAGTACCTTCCGAACCTGCTCCTCCCGTGCTACTTCCACCATTCTGGTGTTCACATCCTCCACCACCTCCACCACCACAGGCGCCGTTTATTCCCGGACTTCCGGCATAACCGCCGCCGCCATACGAATTTTCATTTCCACTACCTATACTTCTTTTAGGGGCACCAGCTCCTCCTGTCGGCTGTATTACTGCGAGTCCTAGTGCAGTGAAAATATCTTCCGAATTTATGAATACCCCACGACGTGGATCTATACCTACGAATTTACCCGGAGCATTGGCTCCTCGTGCAGTCATAGTCAATTCGCCGTCTATGATGAGATCACCTTCTACGAACAAATACATCCCTTTACATCTGTTCGTAGGCCGAACTATGTGACCAGCCTGAATGGTCATCTTACTAAAAGATCTCACTACTGGATCTCCGTCCAATACTGACGGAAATTCGTCGTTACTAGTGACACCGGTAGATACGAATTCTTCTGTAGGCATCGAAAATGTAAATATACCTTCTGCAGGAATGTCGTAAAATTTTTGAATCAGATTGCGTCCGGCGTCAGGTAGTTCTAACAGGTACGGCATTTCTATGCTCCTTTGTGAAATAGTAGTTGATCATAGGATGGATTTCCATTTATTAATAGGAGTCATATAAATGAAGCCACAATCCCCGGTAAACATTTGGCCTCTGAATATAGACAACCTCATCAAAGAACAAGGTCTGATCGAAGTAACTTCCCCGCTCATTTGGGAACCTTCGTCTACGAACCTTCATCCTGATGGGCTGTTTTCTGAGGGTATTTTCGGACAGATAGGTACCGCTGAGAGAATCTCTCGCTGCGGATTTATGTCTCTCAATACTGCAATTTTGGCTCCGGTGATATACAAAAACGTAATCGACCTGAAGCCAATATACAGTGAGATCATGTCAGGTAAGATCTACGCTTATCTGGATAAGAAGTCGGGTGAACTGATTCCGTGTGACAAAGAAAAGGTAGGATCTGATACTGGCTTCAGTTTCTTCCTTTCATGCTTCGATAGCCTCAAATTCCCGAAAACAGAATCTCACACGAGACAGATGAAAATCCTCGCAATTGAGCGGGCAAAATCTATCGGTGCGGCTGTCGTAAAGCGGCTTCTGATACTCCCTGCAGGACTGCGTGAATTGAAGGTAGAGAATGGAAGAGTGGCTGTTGAAGAGATCAATAGCATTTACAAGTACATTCTTGCACTGGCCAATGAAGTGAAGAGTAGCGATGATTCCCCTCAGCTCAATCGTATCTACGATGGAGTTCGCTACAATATACAGCTGAAGGTCTACGAGCTATTCTCTGTACACAAGGAATTCCTCAGTGGTAAAGCAGGATTCGCACAGAGAAAATACGCTCGACGTGCACTGGCTTATGGGACTAGAAATGTTATCTCGGGTGCTGAGCTGAAAGGTACATCAGTAAGTGACCCGACATACCAGAAACACGACGAAACAATTGCACCATTGTTTCAGCTAGCCAAGGGATTCCAACCTTTGGTCATTCACAATCTCAGAGCACTGTTTTACAGTCAGATCTTTACCCAGTCGAGTACTCGTGTTATTGGTATCGACACCAAGACTTACAACACCGAATACATTGACGTGTCGAATAGTGAAGTCAACAATGCGCTGTCATCGGAAGGAATGGAAGATCTTATCTCCATGTTCAAGAATGTGCATATGCGCGAAAAGCCAGTAATCATCCGTGACGTGAACGATAAGTTCTACTATCTCTTCTTGGTGTACGATACTGGTGAAAGTGTATACCTTTTCAGAAGTGTGGAAGACTTTACTACATTCATGAAGGATAACCATAACGTCGATGTCGATCGCAAATACATACGACCATTGACGTACATGGAAATGCTCTATCTTGCCACATTCCGTGCTACTGCCGGGAAGTTCATGACGTTTACTCGATACCCGGCAATCGAAATTGGATCAATCTACCCTACTCGAATCAAAGTCGGTACGACTATTCCTTCGAGAAAAGTACGATTCATGTCTCAGTACGACGAGAAAGAAATAGAGTTGCCCATGTATCCGATACTCGGCAAGCCCCATCTCGACAGTACGATCATTCACCCCGGACAGACTAAGGGTCTCACTGCTGACTACGACGGTGATACAGGTTCATTGAACTCGGTCATGTCTGTAGAAGGTACTGCAGAATGTGAAGCATACTTGAACAGTACAAAAAGTCTAGTAACTCCTGATGGGAAATTCATCAAGAGTCTTCGGACTGACTTGACTGGTCTGACATTCTTCAATCTGTCAAGAGATCCACAAAAATAAAAGCGAATCTGTCAACTATATGCAGGAGAGGATGCCCTAGGACATCCTCTCCTGTGTACTCATCACTATTGCGGAATTTCTTCGGCGGTAGCGACGTATTCCTTTTCTTTGGCTGCGTCCCAGAATGCGTTGTACTGGAACGAGAACGTATTCGGTATGTTCAGACCGAGCTGATCTCCAGCATCGCAGAAACCCTGCGCATCGATCTTCATGATACCGTCTACGACAAGCGGGTTGTGCGAGTACATGCACTCGCCGAGCGAGAATCGTTCGCCATCGAACGCTACCCCAAATCTGGGAAGAAGATGACGCTTCCCGTTGTAGAGGTAGTGGATCTCGCTGAGAATGATCATTCCTTGCAGAGGATCACTCTCCACCACATTGATGTTGTTCACATCGGTAGCTTCAGGATCCTGTACAAGGAATTCAATGCTTTTGGTGGCCTCTGCCATCTTGTCCATGTTCTGCATACCGACAGCGTAGATCGAGGAAGGCATTTCCTGCATATCGGTACGGATGACCAGATCGATGATACTCTTCAGCGGATTCGAAGTTGTGAGGAATTCCTGCATCTGAGGAGTGACATTGTACAGCAAGTTTCCGGTGAAAAGCTTGCTTTCGGGGTGTATCTCAGCCCAGGTGAGAATCATGCCAAGATCTTGCAGGCCGTGCACGTAAGGTGGAGTACCATCTATGCATACCCGCTGGATGTCATTCGGAGATGCAAACGTAGCCAATTTTTTGCCGAGCTTAACGAACCACATTGAAGCCTCCTTCGGGGTCGCTGTCATTTGGGTGATAGGGACACATTTATTTTTTCGTGACGTAAAGTCTGTATCCTGGCAGACATGACGCCAGAAGATATTCCACGTCCAGCTCAAATTCTTCTGACTTGTTCAGTCGATGGAGGGTCCTCTCCACTATCTGGCAACCGGAGCACGCTTTCGGTCTGTTCAATTGATCTATCTGCGAATACAGTTCTGCAAGCAGTACTGCTCGTTGTAACGTGTTTCCGTCTATGACTACTTCTGGGTTTTCGTAGTCAGATATCACCAGAATGATCAGACTACTTATCAGATCCCAGTACTGCGAAGCTTCTAGACGGTCAGCATTCTGACTCTGCCGATCCAAGAGCTGCCCCAAGCTGTGCGGCGTCTTGCTATCATCTTTCGCGTAGAATGGGGTGATGACTTCAGTGTACACCGAGCACAGGATCTCGGTGATCACGTGCGGTCTGATGAATGTCATATCGGAATACGAAACCACGGAAGTCACTGTAGCCCACGACCACTCAGAGCTACATGATTCGTACTCGATACAACTGGAGTCTCTGATTTTTCCGTGTACACGATATATGATCTCGTTCCACACCCGATTACAGTACTCGCTGGCCGACTCGTATGTAAGCAGATCTTTGTTTCTCTGGTAGTTTTTCTTGTAGCTGACGATTCTTGTCTTCCCTGTTTTGTGGAAGATGAGCAGACTGTTTTGCCCGTTAAGCACAGAAGTGAACACCAGCATGTACACAAATTGTGTCACGACGAGTATCAGTATTCTGGTGAGTATACTCACCACGATCTTTACAGGCCAGAAGTCAATGATCTTACGCTTGCGTGAATCATCTGCATTTTCCATGTGCACATTTCCTTGGTGATTTCTTTTGGATGTTACCGCGACACGTTCTTACGTTTTGCGCTGACCAGTGCGGTCATAACTCCTACTGCTTTGTGTGATTAGGAAAATAGTTGTTCGTTGAATGATTCGTCCATCGTGACGATGAGGGTGCTACCTTTCCACTGGTATGTCTCTGGTACGATGCGGTGAAGTTTTCCGTTGTACTCCACAACTATGCGCGGGTCTGCTATCCCTTTCAGCGTGGTATGTACTGCATGTGGTATACGTGATTCACTTAATGTTGCAGTACACATCGAGTGAACAAACCCATCAAACTTCGAAGCGATCGGAAGCTGAGGGATCACGCTGACACGTCGTAACTGTACCGAGATGTTCTTTGCATAACTTTCGAACTCAGAGAAATCTTTGAATATGTTCGAATGCGATACAGGTACGCCGAGAGTCTGAGCAAGAGTGACGATCTTTTGAATATCGATCAAACATTTGCTCACAGCATTGTAAGATGGATGACTATCCTCGTCAACTAGACCATCTTCGTTTACGTTGTATGCCACAACTAAACCATATTGCAGTTCGTGGACGCAGCCGTTAGATATTATCGGGTGTACCCAGTGCTCATTGAACATATGCTTATTCCAGATATACGTGGTGTGGAACCACGAGTACACCCATAATGAAGCAGAATCAAGTCGTCTAACACTTTCCTCCAAGGAAAGAGAGCCGTCGAGAAGTGGATTGACTGGAATATAGTGGTACATGTTGTACACACTGTAACAATTTCTACGAGTCCAGTTGCAGCCAGTGTACAAGTATTGTACAAGTCCTTCACTCGTGGAAATCTCCACGAGGGGATCGTGCATCCCATCTACGTGTTCCAATTCTTCAAATGTCACGAACTTTGGCTTATACGGCTTTGTGGGAAGAGGTATTTCTTCGCTGAACAGCATTTCGATAAGTTGCGCACGAATGGGGTCTGACACAAACGCGGGGATTGTATCAGGGATAGTCTCTTTTGCTTTTTGTTCTTTGTGGAATAGTCCAGAAAATATCGATGTGAATTTCTTCAGCATGACTGTCTCCTTTTTCTTGTTGTAGTATTCGCTGCATGTGTAGCATTCTACCAGAGGAGTGAAAATCATTCCTCTATTTAGTTATCTGGGTTCAAATTAGTAATATATGCATAAAAAAGCTCAGAGTAGGAGAGAGGCCCGAGGGCCTCTCTCCTACTAGTTGTCGGATTATTCGTTGATTCCGTAACCGTTACGCAACTGACCTTCTTCGTAGAAGTACCAGTGCGGACGTTCGTAGAATCCGGGTGGTATTTTTGTGTGATCTACTACCACACGGTATCCAGGAATTTCTTCTATCTTGGCTGCTTCTTGTTTGCTCACGAAGTACCAAGACTCCACGAAATATCGCTGGTGTTTGATGTCCTTCTTAAGATGCACTACGATCATTGTGCACCTCCTAGAGGAAAATCAGAACATGCCGCATGTTAAGACGAGTCGAGGTGGGGCCTGCACTGATGTCTGCATTGACACTCAGTTCGATCTTCTTCGTTACCGGATTGCGATTCAGGACCGCATTGATGTACGCAGGCTTACCGTTGTAGGTGAACGCTGCGGTACCAGTCAATTTCTCCGAACCGGGAATCACGTCCAGTGTGATTGGGAACACAGTCGAGCCGACTTCTTCCAGATCGATACGGATCTGACGGATGTTCCGAATATCCGTATCGTCTTCGAGTGTATGCACGAGGGTGAAGTTCTTCCATCCGCTTTCCGGACGGTTGAGAGCTTCGGAACCTGCCCAGATGAGATGTCCATCTTGGAAGGGTACAAGATAGCTTACCTGACGAGAGTCAGGATTGATGGTATCCCAGATGTGGTTCTTGCTGGGAAGGGTGATCGTGTTGTCTTCAGGAAGTACCGCTTCTACGGGATCGGAGATGAGCTTCCAACAGGATTCACCACCACTCCAGTCTTCCACTGCGATGGTTTCTTCTCGTACTGTCTTAAGACGGAGACCGATCTGCAGATAGATACCGGAACCCTGTACCGTGTTTTCATTCCAGATGATACGGAACTGGGGACGGATGATGTTTTCCATCTCCGAGTAGTCCACGAAGGGTATGTATCCCTTGGGGTACGTAGCGGAAATACAATTCACATTGAGCTTGTTGAGTTCATTGGTCGTGTTGACGTTGATGATGACGTCAAATGCGAACTTGGTGAGCAGAGTCGAAATACGAAGTTTCGCCGTGTCAGACACGAAGATTTCTTCAGACCCTTCGACTTTGTACAATTCGGCAATGGTCCACCAATGAAGGTTCGTATCGTCAGCAGCTATACGCTTCTTCAGACAACGCCCATGGGAAACATCACCGTAAGAAGGACGACCTTCAGAGGCGAGTCTACGCATTTTTTCCTCCAGCTCAGAGATCTTGTTTCGAATAAGAATAAGCGGCTGTACATTGCCGATCGTTTGCGGAGTAAGAAGCTGATTCTCTACGAGATAGTTCATGATGTTGTTGATACTCTCGGAGAGAGTACGTACATCATGAATCGTAGGATCTCCACCGAACGCATGGTACGTTATATCGATAGGTCCTACAAACGGCTTCTTCAAGAGAATAAAGTCATAGACCGGCGAAGGAGTCTGAGCCATCGCTGTCTTAGAGAGATTTGCACCCCAGAAGACGTAATCTTCACCCTCTGTGAGGGTCCGTCCTGTGGTGCCATTATAGGCCACAAACTTCTCTTTGTAGAAAGAACCTGCAATCGGATGAATGTGTTCCAGATTTGCAGGTACATTTATTTGATGTCGCTCCTTGACGATGAAGTTTTCTGCTCGCTCCATCGTAGTGTCGATCTCGAGCATCAACGGATTGTTAGGTGCAATACCGTGTACGTCTTTGACCGGAGCAAGGAGAAGCTCATGTCGTCTGATGGACTCAAGCATGTCCAGAATGAGTTCACCAGTTACATTCAGTGTTTCACCAGCAGGATCTCGTGCTACCTTGCTGGGAACAGGATAAAGCTTCTGGTAAGACAGACTTACCTTGTATTTGAGTGATACGAATGGCTTGAGGATCACGATACTCTTGAGCAAGATCTTGTCAAAGGTATCATCCTTCATCTGCATTTCGGACATCGCAGTTACGTCATGATCACTCGGACCGTAATTCCAATCAACACCACGAATGAACGTGACATTGGTAGTACCGATCCGGATGATGTTCAGAGTATCTGCGAATACTGGAGTATGAAACTCCAGTTTCTGATCTGCTGCGATGATGAGCCGTACATCATTTTCCACCTTACAGAGTTCACTCTGGCCGGTGAGGTCAGGAATCAGGTACATCCTCTACTCCTCATGCTACGGCTTCGCCGATGCTATTGTTTTGATGTATTCTTTATATTTCTCGACCATGACACTCAGTCGATTTACTTCAGCCAATAGACGCTGATTTTCGCCAAAATAGTTGACTATCTCACGACCCGCATGCTGTCTATCCTGTAGAACTTGTGAATACTCTTCTTCAGTCATCCATACAGAAGAAACAGAAAATACTGCAGGGTCGTCGACCAGTCCGAACATCTTTCCGAGTAATTCGGTAGCAGTGTTCTTGATGTGCTCTACTTCCGCCGCATCCTTACAAACCCCAAGGTTTATGCCTATAGCCAGCTTAGGGTATCGTTTTACATTCGGATCAGGTTCTACCGAAAGGATCGCTTCAGGTATGTAGTACACGATGGAAGAATCGTCCGGATTCGTGATCTTAGCGATACTGCCATTACGGTACTGTAAGTAGTCTTCATCTAATTGGACTTGTGTCTTTCCTACATGAGTGTAAAGACCTTCGAACAGATCGAGGTTATCCTCGAGCAATTCGTCGTAAGTGTAGATCTTAACGACTAGGTAGGTTCCATCCAGTTTGGAAAAGTCTGGCTTGAATCGAAATCGATAAGCCCATCCTACAGTCAATTGCATTGTAAGTATCCTCCATAGTCGTGGACACATAGAATGTCAGAAATGCTCAAATTTACCCATATATTTAGAGGAGTGTCGTTCACTTTAACTGACTCTAGTAGGGAGCCAGATGCTCCCTACTAGAGATGTAGTTATTTCGGAATGGTACGAATAATCTTGGATCCAGCTCCACCATTACCACCACGTACGTCGGATACGTAACCCAACCCACCGGGAACGAGAAGTTTAGCTTGATCTGCCGTGGTAAGCGTCTGGTCAGTGAACAAATGGATTGCACCACCGCCAGAACCACCACCGCCAGAACCCCAAGCCATATTCCAAGTCCAGCTAGGCTGTGCGTATCCACCAGCACCACCCGCGGCTTCAATCTTTCCATTCGGACCGAAAATGATCTTTCCTTTGACGATCAGAATGATGAGTCCACCGGTACCAGAAGCACCGGGTCCATATCCTCCACCGTTACCACGTCCTGCGCCACCTGGGTTACCAGCACCGCCACCACCGGACTTAACATACGGCGAAGGGTTATGCCCGTAACCGATACCACCAGCACCACCGTCGGCTTCGCCATCCGTACCTGAAGTAGTAGCACCACCTCTTACAGATACACCACCACCGCCTGCACCACCCGAGAACGATGTACCATTACCACCGCGACCAGCGTTAGCTGTTCCAGGCTGTACAGCATGCCTGCCACCAGATCCACCACCACCACACGCTCCGCCAGTGCCGGGGTTACCATCGACACAATAGTCGTAGGGAGGATACGCAGTGATCGCACCACCATTGGGAGTAATGAACGGTAGTCCAACAGACGTAAAGATATCCGTCGGATGGTAGTAGATACGCCCATTCTTGGCATCCATACCTACGTACTTGCCGGGACCCTTTGCTCCGCGGAGTGTCATAGAAAGAGTACCGTTGATTGTGAGATCTCCTGCGATGTACAGATACATCCCTTTGCATCTGTTCGTAGGTCGTACTGTATGACCAGCTTGGATGGTCATATTCCGGAATGACTTCACCACCGGAGGACTATCCACCGTGGACACGAATTCATCGTTTGTCACGACACCGTTGGTCATGAAATCCTGAGTAGGATTCAGGTTGAACTGAAACATACTCTCTGCAGTAAGAGGGATGAACTTCTGATGAAGAATACGTCCAGCGTCTGGAAGGTGAAAGACGATGCCCATAACAGTCCTCTTCAGTTTAAGGTACGCAGAGATTTCAGTACGCTGCAATTTGTTTATTTAAGTGCACATAAAATTTCAAGGTAGAGAGGGATTTTACTCCCTCTCTACTTGCGTGACTAGACGCGGAATTGCTGAAGCTTTTCGTTCGGAGTATTTCGAAGCTCTTCTTGTTTCTTGTACTCCCACTGGAAGCACTGCTCGATGTATCTCTGGATTTCTCGGTGGATCTTTCTGCACTTGTCCACAGTCATTGGTACCCAAGTACCCTGTGTGGTAAGCCAGTCCACCCTGTAGTCCGAGTCATGCTTGTGCGCCTCAATGAACCCAAGGTAGCGAATCTGTGCAGCTCGGTCAGTATCGTAGCACACGTCATCGATCGTCAGACCTTGATTCATCATCTGCACTCTTTTGTCCGTAATCTGTTTCGAGATTTCATCTCGAAGGACACACATCGGTTTCTCGGGTGCAGTGAAGGTGTATTCTTCAGGAATCGGTCCAGGAAGAGATACAGGAATCCCAGAATCTTTCCAGGTCATGTCAGGTGTCCAGTAAACCTTTCCGCGATGGTCTGGCTGGTACACCCATGTATTCCGAAGACAATCTCTGCAAATTGCAAATCCTTCCCGGTGTTCGGGAGGAATCTCGCTCGTCTGACATTCTGCTGGGTCCATGTTCTCAGGGACTTCTACTTCGCCCATGAGTTCATTGGGATATACCGAGTTCCAGCAGTACAGTATTTTGGTGCTCTTCGGTGTTTCCATGGTTTACATTCCCCTAGATCAGTTTTGAGGATAGCTGTCCTTCGTCAGTACGTGATACTCGATACCACCACTTACGAAAGACAGATACGTACGATTGTCGAATATATTTTCGACAAATTCGTCCAGTACGTTTTCTCCCATGAGAACTCCCATGCACCGGTTGAGCCTCAGACTGAATTCACGCGTCTTCCGTTCCATGTAGTTGTAATTCGAGTTCTGCGGGGAATGTAACTGATACGTAGGATGAAGAGCACGGATACTGAACGCGGTCTCGTTTGATGGATCAGCCAGACACAAGAGGAAAATTTCACTATGTGCGCACGTGAGCATTTCCTGTTTGTCTGCGATGTATTCCGGATCGAAGTTCGGGAATAGTGACCTGTACACGTTACCGATACTGGCAAGTTTGAGAATCGAAGGGAATATGGATCGTTCCGGACGCACTACCGTGTTGTTCCAGATAGGAGCAATGAAGAATTGTCCCACCACAAACAAGTCCGGCAGAATGTTTTCCCATACCGATTTATCTGCGAGTCCTGTGGAAAGGAGTTTATCCCGAATGGCTTTGCGTATTTCCAGTGTGCCGGGTTTTGCACCCTTGTACAAGATACCAAATGGCATCATCTTGACTGTATTCGAATTGATGACGTACTTGGTCTCATAGACAAGCAGCCCACTGTGGTCACCGAGACGTACTTCGTCCTCTAGCGAGATAAAGCTGAACTTGGTACTCTGGATGATTGCGTCTACTACCGTGGCTACTTTTCTGGGATTCAAGAGGATACCGGCTTCGCACGGGAACGCCACTCGCGAGATTGTGGACAGCGGATAGTCTGCAGCAAACATCACACGACTCATCCAGAGTTTGAATTCTACTCTCCCTACCGAGAGATTGATTTCGAACTGAATGTAATCTCGCATGGTCTTAGGACCAAGAACATCTGCTGCAAGTCCAGTACCCGTGAATTTCGTACCGAGACGAAGAGATTCACGAATGTACACTACACTGTACTGAGGATCTGTCGTCAGATCTTCTTCGAGTACTTCAAGTGCAGTACTTTCTGCAGTATAGAGTTTCTCGACGAGCTTGAAGAGAAGATGTCTTTCTTCCTCAGGAAGATGCAAAAATAAATGGTCTTCCCCCAATTTAGCCGCGTCAAAGTACAACCTTATTGTACCTTTAAGATTGGGATTGAGTCGGGTTTCCCGTGTATCTGTTACAGTGAGACGTTGTTCGAAATAGTTCTCAATGGTGTCATCGAGATAACACACAGGAGGCAATCCTGCATCACCACTCTCCACAGCTGAAAACTGCTTGAAGAGAGTATCACCTACGAATCCGTAAATCATGGGATTCTCCTTATATACTAGTGATAACTATCTGGACGCATAAAATTAACGAAAAAAAAATAATCACCATCACGAGAGGAGGGACCCCTTGTGGGAGTCCCTCCTCTCTTAAATTTCTTACATTCGTTCGAGCTGGACTTTCTCAATTGTATACTTGGTGTCGCCAGTGAGAGTATCCTGATACTCCATCACACGGCCGAGTACCTTGACTTTTGTACCCATTCCCCAAGCCATACAACTACCATACGTATCTACATCTACCTGAGTATGCAGATGCGCTGTTAGAAATTCGCCGGATAATCGCTTCACATCATTTATTCTGATGGAGTAGCGTAAGTATCCTTCAGCACTTGCGAATTTCTTCATGGTTCCGAGAGTCCCTTCGATGTCGATGAGGTGTCCCAATTGGGGACGGAGAATTTCACGTAAATCCTCTCGACGCACGGTTTCTCTGACTTTCTTGTCTATTTTGAGTATATTGGCTTTTGCGCACGGATTCATGAAGTGCCACCTGTACAGCATGAGGTCGACACATTTAGCATCGACATACCAGTTCAACGGGTTAGCACTTTTCATGTGAAAGAATATCCCCGCACCACGTTTGGGAATAGTCGTCAGTTCTGGAATTCCATCCAGTATGTGGTCCGGAGTTATGCACATAGGTGCAAACACCTTCGATGCTACCACGAGAGTCAACTTCATGCGTCTTGCGATGTCTAAGAATTTTACAGCGTCGGCTGGTATAATGACGTTACCTTCTTCATCACGGATCACTTCACAGTTGGCTCGCATACTTCTTTCTCCATATCCCGATGGATTTTACGTGTAGATCAGGTTACCCTGTTCGTCTGTCCATGACCCTGTGCGCATCGCTTCCGCTAGATGTACCGCACGGTCACCGACTTGCTTCCAGTATTTCGTCTTCTTTGCTCCACTATAAAGAATCTCGCGTGCCGCTTTCGTGAACTTACCTTTTTCTGTGGCAGCCAGAAAGTTCTTGAACTTGTAGATCCCCGACGATCCCAAGTTGTACACCAGATTCATAATCACCTGCTGTCTTACAGGTGACAAGTTTCTCCACCAAGGGAGTTCAGCATCTAGCTGGTCTACGATCTCATTGAGATCCTTTATCAGCCAGGCATGTGCTTGCTTAGGTCCTACATTCGCTCGACGAGGACCTTCTACTTTTCTACCATATCCTTGGGTCCACTGACCTGAAGTACAAAGATAAGGTTTAGCTGAGAAGCCTTCGTGAAGCTTGATGATTTCCGCTGTCTCGCGGATGAGCTTGGCAGTCTCGTACTTTTCTGCCGATTCAACTGTAACCACCGTGCGCGATATGGGTGCACGAAATTCTGTACGAGTAGCTGCATCTGCCGTAGCTTCATGACGCACTGCAACATTTCCTTCCGAAGGAGAAAGAAAGATCATTACAGCAGTCACGATTGCGGTGATGAAGTTACTCCAAAGCATACCCTATCCTCCTGTTAAAGTTAATGAGGCTCGTCATGTTAGTAATGTATATTTCAATTACCGACGAACGAGCAGGGTCTGTAATATAGTTGCACATTTGTGCAAATAGACACGGAGATGGTGTTTTACCCATCTCCGCATCTTTATTACCGTACGGTGATTCTAACACCGGTGCATTTGCTGTTAGTGGAATCGATCATCTTGTTGAGGTCATCTTCGCTCAGAATATCGCGCTCGTCTACGTTATACGCAGGCTTTGTGGTATTGATGTACCACGGAGCATAGTGACGATACTCCTTTGCCAAAGAATCGACCAGCTTGCTGACGGTGGAGAAGAACTCCATGCTGTTGACATCTCGGATCGGAGTCGTACGTAACTCGAATTGACATGAGCTTTCATAGAGTAGTTTGATCGACTTGTACACTTGCTCCAAGTACTTCTCGTTGGTACCGAAGTTCTGTGCGTGCTCATTGCTGTGGAATTTGATATCCATCGCCACGTAAGTCAGGAGATTTTGGTCCAGTAGCATTTTGAGAATATCGCTACGGGTTCCGTTGGTATCCAGCTTGACGAAGAATCCTTCGTCTCTCAGGAATCTCACGAATGGTACAAGCCCATTCTGCAAAGTAGGTTCTCCGCCTGTGATGCAGACGAAATCCGTGATTTTCCTATTCTTTTTGAGCTTCTTTATGATCTTATCTAGATCCACGGAAGGTTCAGTACCTTTGGCCAGTCCGATGTTGTGGCAATACGGGCACCTCAGATTACACCCCAGAGTATAAATCACGGAGCATGTTTGTTGAGGGTAGTCAATTGTAGATAGTTGCACTTTTTCTGCAAATTGCATGACAATTCTCCTGATCAGATGTGACAAAAATAAAGGGACCCGAAGGTCCCTTTCGTGTTATTGACGCAGTCCCCCTTCAACGAAGAGAGGTTGGCGTGTCGTGCACCGATAGTACTCGGTCTGACCGAGTTCTTCGGTCTCTTCATCGGCATCCATCTTTTTGGCCTTTTTGGTAGGCCTCGTATATATTTCATTCGGGCGCTGCTTATTTTGCGCCCAACCTTTGCTGATTTGTTCATTGAGGAGTCTGAGATCCTCACGTGTCGTGGTAGGGTCTTCCATCATCGCCACGAGGTGTTTGATAACTTTACTTGACATTTCGTAACTCCTTACGAACGGTTAAATTGGAGATTTTTGCTACTACCTCTGAACTCGATCGTAAATGATTGAGGAAGGCTGGTAAGCGACATACCACTGCCCCCAACCAACCAAGACCGAAATCACGATGATCAGAGCGAGGTATGGCTTTAGCCAACTGTGCTTACGGTATCCGGGCATGAACGAACTCCTTTGTTTGAGTAGGGTACATCATGAAAGTAATGTATACCTCAATTTTCTTGAGTGACATTCTTTTCTAGCTGCATTCTATCATACAAAGCATCGCACCTTTCTTTGTTATTGACGTAGTCAATAGATCTAAGCCAATGATACAGCGGCTCTGCGTATCCATTGTCCGCTGCGTAGGAATCGGCGTCCAGTTCACTGTCGGTGGCACCTAATACGTGACCCAATTCATGATACACTAGAGCTGTCGTGAGATCGTGTGGTGCGCATGCATTTGCGGTATTCAGAAAAATAGCCACCACAAACTGCGGTTTGTTTTCGTCGTCATAAATCAGCACACTGTGAACTGCAGCACACGGAATTTCTCGGTATCCGGATATCAAGTAAACCACGATGTCGGATGCAAATATCCACCATGCAGGTATTACTGGAGTGGTACCTTCTGGCCAAGTGTAGCAACTGAGTCCATCCGTACGTAGTTTGTAAATGCACTGAAATTGTGCAATTAACTGTACCAAGAGTTCACGCAGGTGCAACTTCCGAGGTTCCAAAATCCTGGCATGAATGGTAGTACGAATAGCCCACCCGATGCACGTCAGAACGGTATATACTTTACGCAGCATGTGATTCACCTTCATCCTTTTCATTGAGTTTGAGTTTCGATTTATCCAGCGTACTAATCAGAGTGATAGTCACCTCATCCCCACTACAGGACAGATTGAAGAACTTGAGCTCCGTTTCGGTCTCTTTCACAAGACATATTCCCCAGGTAAATGTATTGGGATCACCTTCAATAGTCTTGCCGTTATACGTCACCTTTGCGTATTTGGGTGTGTTAGCATCTCGCAGAGCTCGGATCTGATTGATCTTGCAAAAATACGCATCGATTAGTAAGTACTTTCGGTGAAGAAACTCAAAGTGACCTCGGTACAGCGGATACTTACTGCGAAGTAGTGCTGCTGCAAATACGTCTGCTTCATGTTCTATTTCTAGATACCTACCGTTCGATATTTCTGTAGCGAGTCTGCGGTGGTAGTCATCCATGGTTTCATCTTCGCACATGTCGCTCCAGTTATCAATAGGAGACATGTTGTCCTTGGTCGGGCGTCCTGAAAGAACGTGTCCAAGTTCATGTGCGAGTACACCAAACACGGTCAGTACTTCTTCAGCCTTATGTGGATCTAATACGAGTTCGACATCTTCGATTAACGCATGCTCAGCTTCTGTTACGATAGTCTGCAATACCGTGAGTAGCGTACGATTTATGACAACAGCCATCTTCCCGTCAGTAAACACGGCCACAGTACCGTTAGGTATCGTGATTGGTTCTTTGTACAGATCATTACTTTCTTTGCATATCAGTGACAGCATGATCGAAGTATCTCCATTTTGTACGAACAATGCTCCTTCTGTATTACTCACATCCATTGTCTCTTTTTTGTATTGAGTTCAGGATGTTGTTGTACTTGTCGTGTGATTTCTTTGCCGAGTACTTCGATGTCAATAGGGATCGTTTGCATTTGTTCATCCTTTTAGATTTAAAACGAGTGGAGGTATTCTCTCCTCCACTCGCCGTAGTTATGGTTTGAATATACCCACCCGGAACGCTCGTTCCAGATGAATGATGTTTGACATGGTCGTCCGATATAGCTCCGTATAATTTACACCGGTCAGCTCAATCAGGGGACATGCTGATGAAGGCCCTATGGCTACAACCAACAGTCTCGGGTCGTGTACCGTGTCTTCGATGGCTTCTTTCAACTCTTGGCCGTACATGTCATTGAAATTTGCTTTCGGGTAGTACGACCATTTCGTATCTTCATCCAGATTCCAGATGTCGAGATAGCTGATGCCTATCTCATCCACAAACTCTGGAAATATCCGGAATACTCTGGACTGTATTCTACCACCGCACCCTGCAGTCATCGCTGCTGCGGTAGCTTCGACACACGACATTGTGATGGCTGCGTAGTCTCCGCGATTACCGACCAATCTGTTACGTCCTGAGATTGTGGTATACATGAGGTCGAACGAAATGAGTGTTACCCCATTCAGTACGATGTGAAGCTTACGGTCTCGGACAATAAACTCGACGTTTTCCACTTCTCCCGTTCTGTTAGTAAATTGGCTATGAATCAATTGGTCTGTACGACCACTGAGTAAGACGTCTTCGACCATGTCACGTATGTTTGAACTTACGTTTACAGTCGTGACCTCTCCTGCTCTCGTTATCATCAGCGCATCGATTCGTGGGTGATCTGTGGTATACATGGCCACAGAATCGGTGACTTCGTCCATGCGTTCAGATATATGCAGGTACATGCCACCTAGACAGCCCCACAGATATTTACGTTCCATAGAACCTCCGGCAGATTTTACTTTAAACAAAAATGAAAGCAATCCGGAGAGTGTCCAGCAAAGGACACTCTCCATTTGAATGTTATTTGGACTTTGAATTGGATTTGAGTTTTAATTCCACCGCGGCTTAGCGAGATTAATCTTAAGAGAAATCTCTGACGGCTTTACGATCTTAACCAGAATAATGATAGTCATTAGAATGACTGCAATAATGTAAAATATTGGCTCCACATGGCTCACCTCCTTTGAAATACACGTGTAGATCAAAATTACGTAAGGTCTATCAGTTTAGTAATATATTTGTGTATTTTTGTCCAGTACGTAGAAATCAATTCTTACGAGAAGTAGCAATAATACACACAGTATTTCGGAGGACTTCGATATGTTCGAATCATTTCTTCTTCCTAATAAAGTCAACATGATCATCGATGGATCGTTCGGTAGTACAGGTAAAGGAGCTCTTGCTTGTAGAATAGCTATGGATGCTCCTATCGTACATCTGGCATGTAGCACTACTTCTCCAAATGCAGGACATACCTTTTACTGGAATGGCAAGAAACACGTCACCCATCTCATTCCAGTGGCAGCCATAATTCATGACAGATGCGGGGTATACTTCTCAGCAGATTCAGTCATCGATTATGATCTACTGATGAAGGAGATGGATGAGTTCAACATCGACGACGGCAGAGTATTTATTCATCCTCGTGCTGCCATCATCACACAGAAAGACAAAGAAGTAGAAGCTGCGCATGGTGGCATCGAGAAAATAGCATCTACTCAATCCGGATCTGGAGCAGCTAGAGCTGCCAAGATAATGCGTACTGGATTAGTAGCAGAGCACGACCCTAGACTCACTGAGTACGTTCGTAAGTACGACATTCGTCGTGATATTCAAGAGATCCCTGGTTACCGTGTAATGGTAGAAACTGGTCAAGGATTGGGACTGGATCTAAACCATGGTCTGAACTATCCTCACTGCACATCGAGATCGGTACTTCCTGCGACAATACTCGGTGAACTGGGATTACATCCCAAGTACTGTGGTAATGTCATCCTCAGTTTCCGTACGTTTCCTATTCGTGTGGGCAACCCTACACGTGATGGGATTGAAGTAGGTAACTCTGGGCCATTCTTCGATGACTCCGAAGAAATCACATTCGAAGATCTCGGAGTAGAAAAGGAATATACGACAGTCACAAAGAGAGTAATGCGTATTGCTACGTTTTCCAAGAGACAGTATCTCGAAGCGATTCGACTAATAGAACCTACTCATGTGTTCATGAATTTTGTGAACTACGTAGATTCTCTCATTGATCTCGGACTGACACACAAAGATCGACTTCCTGACTACATTGGACTGGGTCCTCTTCCCGAACAGATTCATGAGTGTCCTAGCCCATACGCAATTCTAGCTCCATTAGTCAGCAAAGAAAAGACAGAACAGTGGATTCGTTTTTGTGTAGAGAACATAGACGATCTCTACGCAATGAATAGTGATTCGCTGATGAAGAGAAATCATATCACTTCGGCGGGTAATACTGAACTGAGAAAATGTCTAGAAGAACATATTCGACTGAAGAAGTCTCTCGAGTGGTGGCTTAACAAAAAATAAATGGAGAGGAGGCCCGTGAGGACCTCCTACTCCTATTCTCATCGTCTGATATTCGTGTCGATATACACAGAAGACACGTCTGTTGCACTGTCTTTGAGACATGCGATGCCGAGTACGATATGATCTTTCATGAAGATCCCATCTTCAGTTTCTTGCGCAGCGACAAACGTCATACCACGTTCGTTCATTGCGCACGGACTGCTGAGTTCTTTTCTGTAGCTTACCACACGGTACCCGGGAATGGTTTCGTTTACTTGCTGAGATACCTTCTGCTGTACCACTGCAGAGACTTCGGTACTCGAAGAATGTCTGGTCATCGATATATCGTAGAGTACGATTGTGATAGGGATAAGAGGAAGCATGAACCAGAACCATTTGTCACTCTTGTCAGCCATCTTGAGCTCCTCTATTTCTCCATGTTAAAATTCGAATTGTAATAGTCTTCGACGTTTATCGATAGGCCGCAAGTCATGCAGTGCATCGTACCAGATGCAGAGTTTAGCCAACTCCACGAGTCGTAGCGTTCGCTTATGTAATTCCAGTTACCGTCGAACCCCTGTAGCGCATAGGTGGTAACTTCTTCGCCAAACTCTGCGAGGTATTCGGGACTGGACGTAGTGTACCCTATTTCCAGACTATTGCAGTGCGGACAGTACACACGATTGGCGTATCTGATCAGTATGTCGCCGTGACACGCGAGAGGCGCACAAAAACATACCAAATCTTTGCCACGTAACTCGTGCAGATAGTCTTTCGGGGAATGACTCATCTGCAGATACTCTTCATACTGAATGATAGAAGACATGCGCGAAAAAGGTACTTCTACCCCGTTTTTGTACTGAACTCGGAATGGGTTACCCCATTTAGATGGTCTACCGATGTAGACCATATTCTCCATGAGTCTCGGTACTTCTTTCTTATTCAAGACTCGCGGAAGTCTTCTTGTGTATCTTGTATCTTCCACGTATCGCTCCTTTTTTGTTTTTAGCAACTTATTGTTGCATGTACATGAAAGAAAACGTCGCATACTTGACTGGTTCGCCATGATCTTCATAGATAGCATCCAGCGCCGTGCGCGCTTTATCGTACCGGCTCATGCACAGTACTGACTGCGTCAGTAGATGTTTGGGATTCTGATACGGAATGAAAATGTACGCATTTGGGTTCATGGACATCTGTGGCATGTACATGTACCTGCGACCATCAGGACCTTCAGTACCCGGATGGAGCCGAGCGATGCTATCGGGTGAACTGATCTTGAAAGTGCGGCGTAGCTCGTTCTGGAACCTCGGAGTGAACTTGTACTCGTAAGTACCGTAGTACTGTCCTACGATATGTTCACTGAGAGGAATACCTGTGGCATCGTGCGGAATGTAGACGCATCTGACCATCGGGTTAGGTTTCCTATTCCCGAGCATTCCGCGATTGTTGGTGTACCACAGTTCAAGCTCTATCACATTGGGAGTATGTTCACGAATGGCATGAGCTTCTTGTAATGTCTTTTTGACCATTTCACTGGCATAAGCTCGTTCATAATTGGGAAGATTTACAAAAATGTCAATCAGCATGATTACTCCTATGTGACGTAGGTGGGGTCATATGACCCCACCTACGATTAATTGTTTACGCGCTGGGCCACAGAATACCGCGATTGTGGAAGGCTTGCTTCATCTTCGCGTAGTACTTGGACCGTCCCAGAAGGTACACCGCATCCGGCTCGGAGAGCTCCGCCCACTGTGCAGCAGACGTGATGCCCTTTTCGCGAAGGTATTTCGCAGTGTAGTGTTTCTTGTTCCGCAACTCCTTCAAGTCGAGAGCTCGGATAGTATCCAGAATCGAGATGTCTTTCGGATTTCTGGAACTGACTTCTTTCAACGCCTCGACCATCGTAACGAACTTGGTGGGTTCGGACGTAGCATTCTCTTCATCTTTCTGGCTATCCTGATCCAAGGGAATGGTCGGGAGGTCTGCGATCTTCTGTGCGACAGTTTCTGCTGCAGTTTCTGCTTCAGGTTTCACCCTACGAAACTTCCGTACGTTCTTGTCACCATGCTCATCCGCATAATCGCGCAGCCTGTAACGTACTGCGCGGAGTAGCGGCTTGAACTGAATGAACTTCTGCCAGTCGTCTACCTTATCGAAGTCTCTGTCCGTTTCGATCGGCATCGTTACGACGAGTTCCCTCATGTTCATAATGACCAGTTCGAATACGGTACTGCAGTTGGGTGTGGACATTATTTTGGCTACGCTCGCCAGAAGCACGTCCAGGTTAGCGAGATACTGTATAGTCGTGTCCAGAGAACTCGACTCCGCACGATCTTGCGTGAACGACGCTGTCAGGTCGCAGAGCGTGAGCATCGTCAGTACGAGCGGATTCGATTCAACTTTGCAGTATTTGCGTTGCAGCTTGGCTCGTATCTGCTCGTTTACTTGACGGCGCGGAAATACTGTACCGATCGAATCGAGTACTTCTTTCGCTTCGAGTCGAGTGAGTGGATCGACTTTGCGCATCACCGAGTCATACAAAGCAACGAGGCTGCGTTCAAGTGTTTTGACGTTAGCCTCTGTAGTCTTGCTAGCCAAGATGCACCGTAGTGCACCGAGTATTGACCGGAATATGCTTATCGGCATCCTTTCGAAGTTGTCCACAGTTTTCTGCAGATCATCAATCATCTCGACGATCGTGTCCAGACCGGAGTTCTTGTTGTTCTGGGTCGGCGTATGGTCGTACAACCCAAATGCACTGCGATCTATTCTGGGATCGAAGTCGCGGTCAGCTTTGTCATGCGTTCTGATCCGATCCTCGAAATGCAGGAGCGTGCCGGGGTTCTGCCTGCGATACGTGTCAAGATAGTTCAGGAAGTCTTTCCTGTATATTCGGATAGTGCACGCACTACTCGAATATTTCCTACCCCCGTAAGATTCAAGTAGATATATAGACGCATCGAGCGTGTACTTGTCGACTGCCACAACGAATTCGCGTCCGTTTACGCAAATCAGTTTGCTACAACAATCGCTGGGTCTACTATTTCTACGAGTATGACAGGGGGAGAAGTAACGGGACAGATCGGTGTCATGCACGGTGCCCGTCTTTTCGCACTGCTCGAAGTAGAGTCGCAGAAGTCCTTCGTCATCCTCCATAATGCAATCGAACAAGTTTCGTCCGTAGCCGGACACGCGTTTGAACATACGGATAGCAAGACAATTGTCGTCCGTGATGATGCGATCGAAGTAATCCTCGACATCGCGCTGCGAGATGACCTCGTGCGAGTGGGGAGCATCGTCATTCATCGAAATACCCACATACGTACAACCTCCAGCCTGAGACACTGTAAACATTTCACCGGTACGTACGTCCTGATATTTGATGGCAGGTTGTGGCGACGGTGATCTGTGCATGCCAGACGCAGTATGGGCTGAGAGCGTCGTGTAGCCGATCCATATGCCGTCAAGCAAGCTGTGCTCGTAAAACTGCTGAACGAATGCATCTACTGCGCGTTCGAAAATACCCTTCCGCACCCGTTCGTCGTTGGTGACGGAATCGTACTTTTCTTGGTCGGTCCTGGCTTCGTACTTACGAGTGCGCTCACCGATCTGTTGCAACAGACTGATCGCGACATTCGCAGCATTGCGGTTATTCCACGTGGTTTCGCGCATATACCGCATCCAGTGCTCTTGTGGGAGTGGAGCTATGTATGATTTGATGCCATTTCCGTCACATAGACCGATGTACAACGTGTTGTCTGTACCCACTGCGATGATGCATTCTCCGCACCACGGAAGGGTCATGGGAAAAGTCACCATATGCGCGTCTTTTGAAGAAATAGATCCGTCACTGTTTCTCAAAGCCACACGAAAGACTGTGGCTTCATCAAACACGACCAGATCAGAATTCTTCCCCAGTACCCACACGAGACAGTCCAGCGCATCACTCCACTCGAAATTGTTAAACATTTTGTTCTCCGTATAGTTAGGGTTACAAATAGTGACGAGGTACCTTGAGAGTACCTCGTCACTGGGTGTCAGCTTTCAGTTAGTCTTCTTCTACGAAGATTTCTTCGGAGTTCACTTCGTCACACTCGGTGTACCCGAGTGATTCGATGAGCTGGACGATGGATTCACTCATCATCACAGAGTCTCCATCGTCAGGGTCGGTTACGTATTGGACGTACGTGGTACGATCTCCGTCGGGGTGGGTGTACACCGCATCTAGCACATTTCCGTCGCTGTGCTTGGTGTAGATGTGGACAGCAGGGAAATCGCTTGCGGTCAGATTTTCTTCGGTTTTTCCGTCGTCGAGCATTTGAGTACCTCTCTATATTGAACTAATCTTCAGTGCATTCCACCGGGTTAATCATGTACATGACTCGTTTTCCGAGTGCTTTTGCGTAGTGCAGTTCATCACATGTCGACAGGCCGATGCGGAGCTCGGGGTTGACGATAAACACAGCATCGCACAGTTCGATCTTCTTGAAGTGAAGCCGATCGAGACTCTTCTTAACCGGTCCGGACATGTCGATGTCGCCACGATGTCCGAACACTCGACCTGTACTGAGAGTGATCACTCCATTGAGTGTAAGGCACTTCTCAATGAGGTCGAAGTCTTCGTAGTACTTGGTGGACCCGCAGAGCAGTACGACCGGATTCGGATTGTTGTCAAGGAGATCGGTCATTTCCAGCCGGTTGCGTACCAGCAGGTCGAACTGCTCGATGAGATTCGCCTCATGCTGTTCTGATACCGTACGAGGAGGCGTGAACCGGAATTCGACAGGGATGGATTCTTGTGGGAGATTCCCGAACGTGAAGACAGCTTTCCCTTGTTCCGTATGAACCGTGATCAGGAGATTTTTCAGATCAATACCCTTGACCCACTTCGAGGAGTGCGTGACTCGTTCGCAGTCTTGTTGCATCGAATCGATGTTGAAGTCGTCATTGCAGATATCGAAATCGTAGTATTCGATACCGTCTGTTGTACTGTGAGCTACTGTACGATCTTTGTACCGCCACAGGAACTGACGCATGACCATGTCGTGTTTGTGATTGGAAGTATAGTACACACGAACAAGAAAACGCGAACCCATGATTTACTCCTCACCAGTTACATGGACTAAGTCTACAGGGCCATCCGCACGTAGTGCGCATCTGGTAAATTCCGCGGACCATACACGGAATCGCGATGGATCCATATCCAGATGCATTGGTAGATACTTAGAAGCTTCACCGAATGTCCAGACTTTGTATTTTGCAACACTATCTACAACATCAGTATACTCCAAATATATTCGCAATGCAGACGCTGGTATCTTTTCGACGATTTCAGTTCTGATCTTTTCTAGTATTTCTTCTGGTAACTTAGTGCACTCTCCACGAAAAATTACTAAGAGATTATATTCACAGTACTCCATACTGTAGAATGTAGTCAGAAATTCACGTATCACACTGGAGAAAAGCGTGGACGTGTGACCTATAACTTTCAACATGATTAAAATCCCTCCGAGATGATGTACTCAGGATGAAGAGCACACATCAAAGTCGTAATATATACATGAATCTATACTGAGTTATTAATCTCCAGGGTACCACATGGTACCCTGGAGAAATGTCGTGTGTTTACTTATCTTCTTCGCCAAGCGGGACTGCGCTGGTCTCGTACGTGTTACGCATCGAGAACTCCTGAACCTTGCCCTTGTTCCATCTACTGACAGGAGTATAGAAACCTACCACACGAGAGTAGATCTCAGTATCTCCACCGCATTTGGGACACGAATCCTGTACTCCCTTCAGATATCCGTGATTGGCACACACGGAATAGTTGGGAGAGATCGTGAAGTACGGGATACGATAGCTGGAGCAGAGCTTTCGTACCAAGTTCTTCACAACAGTAGGATCCTTTACGGCTTCTCCGAGCATGACGTGCATCACGGTACCGCCAGTGTACAGTGTCTGCAAATCGTCTTGGTTGTCGCAGACTTCCACGATATCCGTGGTCGCATTGACAGGAACCTGTGTGGAGTTGGTGTAGAAAGGATCTGCACCGCATACACAACTGGATGCCGTGATAATGTCAGGGTATTGGTCCTGATCAAGCTTAGCCAAACGATAGCTTACACCTTCTGCAGGAGTAGCTTCGAGGTTGAACGGATACCCTGTCTCTTCTGCGTACTTCTGGCAACGCTCGCGCATCATCGTCAGTACTTCGATCATGAGATCCTTCCCTTCATCATCCATGATGGACTTGCCAAGAAGGTTGAGACATGCCTCGTTACCACCGACTATCCCAATGGTAGAGAAGTGGTTGTACATGTACTCTTTCTTTCCCTTGACATTCTCAGCCACCATCGCGACATCTTCAAGATACCGTCTGGTGTAGGGGTACAGCCCAAGGGTCACGTTCTTCTCGACAAACTCTCGCTTCAGAGTCAAGATCTCTCGGGCCATTTCCATTCCATCGATGATTGCTTCGAAGAACTTGGATTTGTCACCCTTTGCGTTGTAAGCCATGGCAGGCAGGTTGAGAGTGACGACACCGATGGAACCAGTCAAAGGATTGGCACCAAATTGACCACCACCACGACGACGTAACGTCGTAAGATCGAGTTGCAGTCTGCAGTTGTGCGTCACGAGACCACCGGGCTCCAGATCGAACAAGTGGTCTTCCGTACCAACTTCGATGCAGTAAGCGTAAGGATGAATCTTGCCCAGAATTTCCTTGTGGGTGATCTTTGCAAACACGTAACCATCCTGAGCAAAGCAGTCGTCAGGACATCCCACGTTTTCCCGAGTAGATTCACTGTAAGGCAGGTATTCCCCGACTCTCAACGACCGAGCTGTGGACTTTTTCATAGGTCCAAGACCGTCAGTACGGAACGGTTGGTGATGGCCGCCCTCGAATATGACTCCATCAGGATCGAGTACAGTCCTGATACGTACAAACGTCTCCGCAGCATGTACAGAAACGCCAGTCACAGGTATCTCTTTACCCTTGTGCATCACGTACACTTCGGACTTATCCATCTTGTTCGCTAAGAAGGAGTACACTGCGTAGATGGTCATGTTCATCCATGAACCATTTATCTTGACATGAATCTTTTCTTCGGGGTGAAGCGGACACATGGACCGTACGTCTTCCGGATTGAGATCCGAATTCACGTAGTTGGTAAAGTAGGGTGCCCCGTACATCGCAGTCAGCTTCCAAAGAGGTTCGAGAACTTCGTTGTCCCAGTCGAAATCCTTGGTGATGCTGTATGTAGGAATGGGGAAAGAGAACTGGCGCCCAGATGCATCGCCTTCAATCATGACTTCGCAAAGTGCACGATTGAAAATATTCATTTCTTCTTGGAACTCACCGTAAGTGTAGTCGGTAAATTCACCACCACGAATGACTGGTTCATCTTTCATGTACCGAGGTACAGTCAAGTCCATTGTGATATTTGTAAACGGAGAGTTTCCCGTGATGAACGGTGTACCGTCTTCAGCTCTGCAGATGAATGTGCCAGTATCCGTCGTAGGACACCAAACCACACCCTCATAATCCACGACTTCTGTTCTTGTCGTAGCGATCGGCTTCTTGTATACAGACACTGTGTCGGTACAAGACAGACGACGATTTCTTGTAGAACCGTATCCAGACAGCACCAGCAGAGTTTGTATGCATTCTGCCATGTAGTCATTTTTCTTGGCTATCCGAATACGTCCACTTTCTTCGATCGTGCCGTCGGCAAGAATCATTGTATCCAGCAACACATGAATCTGATCCACTGATGCGTTGTTCATGAAGTGCAGCGGAATTGCCTCACGACATCCGGCAGTGTAGTCGAGTATCATTCGGGCAAGATCACCCTTGACGTCAAATCTGTACACTTCATCTCCATAGCCACCACCACCAGCAGGAGCTGCATACCAATCGGCATTGAGTCTGGTAAGTAGACGAGCAATTTCGTGAGCGTACTTTTTGGGAGATTGATAGATACGAATGCGTGTGCCATGATTGTCCATGTGAGCATCAGTAAGCGCCCAACCGAGCAGACGGATCTCATCATCTGTCATGTCCACGCCTTGACGATTCACGTGACCCGCCAGAGGAATATCGATTGGAGTGTCGTACTTCTCGTATATATCACCAGAAGTCTCGATCACGTATTTGTTGGAGTTGAACTTGCGACGGATCGTCCTGTGATTGGGGGTCGTCATCATCTTCAACTTACGACCAGTAAACTGGATCATCTCCCCACGATACTCGTACGTATTCACGTGAGTAAGTACATCCAACCGGATCTGCCCAGTATTCACATCAAAGACGTAAATTTCGTCACCTGGCTGCAGTTCGTGATGGTACTTCCAACCTTCAGGAGTGAGACACGTGTATGTATCAGGTACGCACTGGAATCCGACACGTGTTTTGGTAGTCATGTTGTGGAAAAATGTCTGAAGAGCTTTCTTCACTTCACGGTACGAAAGCTTGTCAAACCTGATGAACGGAGCGAGGTAGGTATCGAAGTTACTGAATGCCTGTGCACCCGCAGCTTCTCCTTGAAGTGTGAAAAGGAAGTTCCAGCACTGTCCCAGTATCTGTTGGAAATGCTTTGCTGGCTTGGAGTCATTGGATCCTTCGACCCCGCTGAATCCGACAAGGAGAAGTTGTCTCAAATCCCAGCCGCAGCAGTACGGTGCAAGAAGATTGAGGTCATGTACGTGGATCGTACCCTTATTATGAGCTTCACGCACATCAGGCGGGAATATCTTTGCCAACCAATACGCACTCATCGCCTTGGCTGTCACATACTGGTTAAGACCCTGAAGAGAGAAGTCCATGTTTGAGTTTTCTTTGATGGACCATTCGCACTTTCCAAGATATTCATCTACGAGGTCGGTCAAAGTGGAGATTTTGAACGCACGACCGTCGGCACGATGCTGACGGTAAATGATGTACTTCTTTGCTGTCAGGTAGTGATCATTCATCATCAGAACTCGTTCGACTTCGTCCTGAATCGTTTCGACTCCTACCTTACCATCAACGGATGCTTCCGACAGAGCGAGCAGCACTTTGGCGGTACATGACGCGGCATCAACCGGTTCACCGGATGCATGTGCGGCCTTGGAAATGGCCACAGAGATTTTGTTTGCATCAAAAGGTACTTCAGTTTTACCATCACGCTTTACCGTACAAATGAGTGTGTGCATGAATAACTCCATTATGATTTTCTGATAGATATCCTTACGGACATACCATACACGTCGATTTTATATCTTACCAAAAAATAAATAATACCTCGAATTTTAGTGAGTGGTACCTAGTGGGTCTAGGTACCACTCGTTGTTATTTTCATCCATTGCTAGTGGCAGTAGCAATAGACGTTTTGTTACATGCGCCTACTTTGTACCGCGCGCACACGTCCATTTCGTGCACCGAGATAGAATATCTTTTCTTCTATCTCTAGTAGAATCAAAGCATTGAGAGACATGGCAGTAATCATTTTGGTGATGGTCGAGAAGCCTACATGAGAAGGAATATCAATCGAGGCGTAGATGTGACCATCTTGTCCGAGGAGATCGAGGTGATGCTGAAATGGTTGTGCTGATCCCTTAACGAATACCAGTCTGAGTTTCTCCTTGCTGGTAGTTTGCGTGACTATCGCCGCAGTGCGGTTCAAGTCACGTAGTACATCTGTGAGTGAATTAATGTTTGCCTCCAATTTTGAATAGGTTTATCAATGTAGTAATATATACTTCATTGACACACGAATACACTGAAATACTATGACGCACATCCTTGGCTGGGTGGAAAGACGATGGGTGGGTCCTCATCGTTGTGGCGTGTGGAAGTGGAGTTCTCCGTACTGGGTGGGGTCCGCGTTGGACCCCACCTACAAAAAAATATGTCCGCATTTGTAAATCCCTTGGTAGGGATAGAAGGTTTCCCTCCTATCCCTTACCAAGAAAGTTCACCCTGCCACTCTACGAAAGTGGCGGCAGTTTCGACATTAGCGGTACGATGATACGCACCGCACACTTGCGCGATGCGGCAAGTGGTGTAGGACAGCAGCTGGCGAGCTTCTTCCTGCGTAAGTATTTCCGAGTACATGCGGCCATCGATGACGATGGTGACCACGTACTGGCCAGCCTGCCGGACGACCCGAGCGGTGTAAGTGATAACGCGATTGGCTGCCCGATAAGCAGCGTCCAGAACCTGAGAAGCCATGCGGCTGAAAATGCGATTGATAGCGCGGTACATGATTCGACTCCTGTGAAGTTTGTTTGTGGTGATTCACAGAAGTAATGTATATGCGAATTAGAATGAATGACATATCTCAGAGTAGGGCATTTGCCCTACTCTGAGTGTTGTGACTGGAAATACTTGATGAGTACCGCACGGAGTGTTTTTGTTATTCTGATCTTCGCTTCAGTGTATCTCATTTGTATATCTATTTGGTGCAGTCTGGCTGTGTCTTCAGTAGCTCGACACTTATGTTTTCTAAGTGTCTCGTACTGATCCTCTAGCTTTTCTATTTCATCACGCATTTCCGTTACAGTAGTGTCATTTGTAGGAAGTAGTCTGGGATTCTTTACGCCTACCTGACTTTCATTCCATGACAGAATGTGGCAGCATCTCTTTGCACGGAAAGATGCGATACGTTTTATTCTTTGTTCTTGTTCTGACTGACAACGATTACTGACAATCATTGTTCTTAATTCTGTCATTTCTTGTTCGATTGCGTTATCGTACCACGCCATACCTTCCAGCATTACGTAGTACTGGTCATCATTACTTCCTTTTATATCTAGCATAGATGATCCTTTCCCAGGTAAAACTTTGTAACTGAATGCACCAAATAAGATAAGTACGACACAGACCCCAGAGAGTAGGAACATTTCGAACATGAGTAGTGTATCTCCCAAAAGTGAATAAAGTCCTACACATGTGATGATCCGAAGAAGATGAGGCCCCGAAGAGCCCCATCTTCTTTTTAGTAAATGTTTGCGTAGCATATCACCGATTCGATCCTGAACCACTCTCTCCGAATTTCGTCACACGTTTGCGGTTTGAACTGGTTGTTCTCCGCTGCATATTTGTGACCTAACTGATCGGGTGTCGGAATCTCTTCAGCCAGTATTTGCGTACTGAATGATTTGAGTGAGAAGAATTTCTTCAGATTACCTGTGTATGGTTTACTACCTTTCTGGGAGAGAAGGTTGATAAACCCAAGTAACTTGGATTTGTTCTTGCTGCTACATGGTGCACCGGTCATTGCGTACCACATGGTAACCATACCGGTATTCCATTTGTTACGCTCGAGAACCGCAGCTGCTGCTTTCTTTGCAGAAAAAGACCTGAATATCTTCGAGTATAGCAATGCGGAACAGAAGTTGCTATGAATCGTGAACCACGAGACAAGACAAACTCGTCCGGGGAAAATCGAAACATCCGCAGGGTTGAGTATCAGCATCGGTGCGAAGATGACTCTCGCGAACAGAGCAAGATATTTGTAGACTTTCTGGTTTGTCACTGCGTAGCCCAGATGCAGCCACGTGATGTACCGCATCATTTCACCGGAAAATCCAAACATGCTGTACACATATCCACGAGCTTCTTTGGGTGTCACGTCATGTGTTTCCCATTTAGCGTTCGCAAATTGCATCCAGCGTTTCTTACTACCATTAGGTCCTTTTACACTGAACGCAGTCGTGTTGTACAACGCTCGAAGTTTTTCTCGGAAGCAGGGACAAATCGATGTCCCTTCTCTCGCTAAATAATGGTACAGCCAAGCGTTGAATCCTACAAGCATGTCACCAGAAAACGCGACTGTATTGTGTCTTTCGGGGTGTCCTACAGGAAACCGTCCAATGCACCCATTTTCACCTACGTAACTCTCGATATGTGTGTGCAATTTCTTCAGATAGTCAGCAATTGACTCAAATGTTCTGGATGGGGTAACACTGTATCCAGTAGAAGTCCAGAGAAGTGTCCAATTACGACTGATAGATGCATACAGTAGTCCGAGCCACTTAAATGCGTCGCCATCGTTGACTATCTTGGTGTAGTCATACGAACAGACAATGTCTTTCACTCGGTTTTCGGTGAGAGTTACACCATTCTTAGCAAACTCAGTACACTTTTCCTTGACTACAGTATCTTTGACACTGGGCCACCAAAGAAACCGTGATACTAGTCCGATAAGTATTTTGATCGGCTGAAGAAATATTGCATCTATCAGCATCACCACCACAATCTGAAGAAGTACAAGAGGGTACATGAGCCACTCCTTTAAGAGAGATACAAATTACCGATCATCTCCGTTACCTTTGAGAACGTCGCGCTTCTTTCTGTCAGTGAGCTTGTCCATATTGTTCTCAATGAGGTCATCTACGGTAGTACCTAACTGATCAGCCAGCGCGGTTAAATACCAAAGTACATCACCCATTTCCTTGAAGATTTTTTCTTTATCTTCAGGATGAATCTGGTCTATTCCTGAGTACTTTTTCTTATCACCACGAAACACACGTTTTATTGCACCTGCGACCTCGCCAGCTTCACTCACAAGTCCGAGTGACAGATATTCCAGTGTGTGGTCTTTGTCGTACACTGACGTGGTTTTGGTGAACTGACGATATTTCGACAGCAGATTACGGCCATGGTCACTGAACTTAGAAAAGATTTTGAGCACGTTACTACTCCGGTTCATTATAGAGTCTGATTGAGCCTTGATTGGCGGGATCTATTTCGTAAATGAATGCTCTCTTTTTGTGGGCATAACTAAGGCAAGCTGCAGTCCCTCCGACATCCACCCCATCGCAGTGCATCGCGATCAGCATTGATGAGTGATCCACCATCCACGCATTTCTGGCATGCATCTTCCATGCTGCGTATGGATCTGGATTAACATCTACGATGAGATCTGCTTGACTACAAAGCCAATGGAATTTCTCGCGAATAGCTAGCGGCCAACGGATATCCTGCGAAGGGAATGGTTTCGCGATGATCAGCATGACATCATCAACGAGTTCTTTAAGTTTCAGTACTTCCAGTGCAAACCACTGATCTGTACCAGTAGCTCCACCGGAAATGAATATGTTCTTCCCGTAGCGGCGGTGGGCTACGTCTATTGCGTCCCTCAGCATCCTGCGAATGTTGTACTCGATATCACCTTCTTGAAGATTGGAAAACTCTTCGTTTTTTACAAATCGGTGACCGGTACAAGCCACCATCTGTTGTCGATATATTTTCAAGTTTTCGGAGTCGTTGAACAGGTGAATTTTCATGAGATTTAAACTCCAAACGATTAATGTTCTTTAGTGCTATGACATAATGCACATACGCAAAAAAATATACAGAGAGAAGCCGCAGGGCTTCTCTCTGGCTTTACATCGCAGTTATAATCTTGGAACCATCTCCACCTGCTCCGCCGTTGTACTGGCCGTTTATCCCACCAGCTCCTCCTGCCACACTGACGCGGTCCGGATTGAATAATTGTCCACCGCATGCGATAACGACAATCCCGCCTCCTGATCCTCCACCAGAAGCAGTTTCTCCTCGACCGCCGGAACAGCCACAAGATTCAATCGCTCCGGAATTACCGATGAGAATATTGCCTTCTACAAATAAGATCAGTAGTCCGCCAGTACCAATAGACCCACTGACACCTGTACCTCCGTTGACGGAATGAGGCGCGCCTCCAGGGTTACCAGCACCGCCACCAGATGCACGAGTCAATCCATTTCCGCTAGGTATCGATACTCTACCAGCACCACCGGCGCCACCTTCTTCTGCTGCGTTGTACCCATTCACAGAGTTGGTTACGTTACAGCATCCGCCGCCTCCAGCCCCACCAGAGAAAGATGTACCAGATGCACCTCTTCCTGACGTAACGGTACCACCATGTGAAGAAAACGCACAACCAGAACCTCCACCTCCGGAACCATTGAGAATACTTTCACCATTATTACCCGGAAGAATTTGATACTTGCCAGTACCGCTTGTGGTAGCAATTCTCGCAGCACCTCCTAATCCACCAATCTTCGAGATGGTTAGGATATTCCGATATCTGGAGAAGATGTCAGTCTCATCGAAAAATACAGATCTTTTGTACTTATCGATTCCTACGTATTTACCACTTCCTTGACAGCCTCTGGCAGTCATGGAGAGGGTACCTTCTACAGTGAGATCTCCTTTTACATAAAGGAAGAGTCCTTTGCACCGGTTTGTAGGACGTACGATGTGCCCCAGATTTATCTTCATCGATAGAAAAGATTTTACAACAGGGTCTCCGTCGATGATAGAAGAAAACTCGTCGTTACTAGTGACACCGGTAGATACAAAGTGTGCAGTAGGTTCCGGAAAAGAAAATACTCTTTCTGCTTGTGAAAGATCGGGATACCTGACTTCCTCAATAATCTTTCTTCCGGCATCCGGTAACTCCATCAGCAGCATAGTGATACTCCTTTAAGAAAAATGAATCGCACGTCCATATGATTGAAATGAGGGTACCCCGAAAGGTACCCTCATTTTCATAAGGTTCTTCTCACGAATTGTAGACCTTTTCTGCTGTATATCTTGGCGCGAGTAGCGAAGTGTGCATTATGTCTGCTCAGGCATCCATTATACGCATCAACGAACTCGGGTGTATTTCCACTTGCGAGCTTTCTGAGTCGGCCAAGTCTCTGTTCTGTCTCTGGTTCGCTACTGTCTGAGTCGAGTCGGATGGCAGTCCGTAGAAGAGGAATGTCAGTACCTGTTCCACATGACTTTGGAGTACTGACTATGATGTCAGACTCGTACTTGTTGGACTCAGGATCTTTACCGACCGCAGTGTTGACTACCATATCTGGATATTCGTGACGCAAATAGTCTCTGAGAAGTTCGCACAGTTTTACTGTGGCGCAAAAGATGAGCAACTTCTCTCCAGGATCTTTCAACTTCAAATAATGCTGCTGTATGATCGGCTGCAACACTTCTCGTATGAACCGCTGACGAACACGTGGATTGTTCGACAAATACAGCTCGTACTTTGCTTGGGAGTAACCTTTGAAGGTGTTAAACATGGACTCCCTCGGTATATCCATACCGTATGCATATCCTGTGATGTTTACATACTTTTCGTATTCTTCACCACCGATAGTCATGTCAGCAGGATAGACAAGCTCAAATATTGCTTGTTCGCTCTTTTTATTTCTTTTCGGGGTAGCCGACAGATACAGATTGTTCTGTATATTTGACATCAGGTCTATTGTATTCAGCGCATGGAAACTACGATGGTACTCGTCAAATAACTTGACACCAATACCAAAGTAGCGTTGAAAATCGAGCCAAGTGGGGCAGTTGGTGTACGTATCTCCACCAAGTGCAAATACTCTCAGTGTGTCGAGCGATGCGATAAAAACTTTGGGCTTGATCTCGGACCCCATGATTCGAATAACCGAACCAGATCCTTTCAGTGTATATACTTCATCGTCAGTGAGTGCCAGTTGTTCTTTTACTGCAGATTCCCACTGCTCGAGGAGACCGTCTGCAATCACCATAGAGCATTGCTTTAACCGACTGATAGTCGCACTAGCGCAGAATGTCTTACCCTTACCGGTCTGCAAGTCAGATCCACGCATGTGTTTGGTTGTATCACTCAGATGGTCTACAATCCTCTTCTGATAATCTCGAACTTCCCACCCATCAGCAAGCGCGATGTCAATACTTCTAGGTGTAACTGTCTCTCCTTTGACTACCTCACACGGTATTCTTTGTGCACTCAACGTATCCGTTACTAACGATAGTGCATTGCGAGGTAGTCTCATTTCCTGGTTCAATCGATCGAAGATGTAGTAGCGGTTTCGTAGAAGCCATTTGCGTGAATGGTACTCAAACTCCATCTCACGAAATTTGTCTAAGACTCGACGTATATCCCCGCCACCGCTCAGATCCCCGTAATGGTTACAAGGGATTGCGATATATGTGGGACACACAGCAATGCGCAGAGACTCCATTAGAAATCCTCAGGTTCAGAGGGTTTTTGTGTTATATGATTTATATACCGTGTGAACATATACCGAGGGTAGGCCCTGAGTGGGGTCTACCCTCAGTTTGAATCAGATGGGTCGGCTAGGAACAACAACATCGAGTAGCTCGGATATTCTGTCGAGCAGCTCGGTGACTGTCTGTATCGAAAAATAAGGATGGACCGCACCATCGTGCGTAGCCAGTCCTCTTTTACGATAGCTGACGTACGTATTCCATTGCGTGGAGAGTTGCGAGAACTCAAGCATTTCTGCTTCGGTCATTTCCGGCATCGGTATATTCGAGGAGATCGGATAGAGCTGAGCAGGTATCTCGTATATCCGAAGTCCTAGTTGCATCGTCACAGGACCGGTTGCAGTCTCATCCACGATGCCGGCTTCCTTAAGTTCTTCGTCGGTCGCCTGCACATCCTCGTTCCACCGAACCCCGTGATAAACACCGGTACGAGGATCCGTGATAGGATCATTGAGCAAGTCCCCGGAAGGACCTGTGTGAATTGTCATTCCCGGGATCAACTCCAGATCGGTGAGTTCAAGATCTGCCAAATTGTCACTTGGCTGAGTGTCAGGCTTGATAACTTCACCGTTTTCATCAAGCTCTTCGAACTGAAGCGTGTACGGCATGACGTTCTACCTCTTGAGACCGTTTACGCCCCACTGGAGAAGAAATCCAAGATATTCCCACACCTTATTGAGCGCGGCTTCGTGGCAGACCACTCGACCGATCTCTTCGTCAAACTTACGATCGTTCACGCTGGTGGAGCCATTTGTGATGACGAATCCGTTGGCGAGAACCGCAGTCGATACCAGATTGCGCTTCACATGTTCCCCATTGTACGTAACCTGCTTCAGCTCGGAAGATTCATCGAGAATGAAGTTCTCGATATCTGCGTGGCGAATACCGAGTTCATCACGTTCGGCTTCTTCCGGAGTCGTCTCCAGTTCGATGTATCTGGACTCCTTTGCTTCTTTGGGGATCCATGACACATAGCCATCAGGGTAGGTGACAGAAAAACCCTCGGCACCTGAGGTGGGGTGGTTCTTGGGTTCCATCACCACGAGATTGACACCGAGACAATACTTTTTGGACATGGCAGAATCTCCTTCGATTAAGGAGGGGTAAGTGGTTTACCCCTCCATGTTAACTATCGTTTCCAGTCACCACATATACCGTAGTTTCTGTCAAACACACCTTGAGATCTCGGGATGAGATACATCTTGGGGTCTGCGAATCTACGTTTGTGCTCTTCGAATGAGAACTGACCCGAGTAGTTGCGATTATGTATCACGTCTTTTGAACTGGCAAAAGTTACGCGATTCAAATCATCGACCACAGGTATGTCCCAGTCATCTACTCCACCGACCATGTGAGCACGCAACATGATCTCGAGATGCATGATATTGACTTTGGGTACCTTCGACCATACCAGTTCGGCAAAGTGATTGAGCGCTTTATCGAACGAAGTATAGTTGGAGAGGATTTTGCTCTCAAGGAACTTGATGATCGACAAAACGTACGCATACGTGGAGTCATTCACGATCGCAGCTCGAAGAACTGGTAGATCGGGAATACCCTCCATGGGGATCCAGAGCACGTTATCATCGAGTTCAAGTTCGGTGTAATGATCCTTCATGTACAGGAGGAACTCCATCGAGAAGAATGGCTTTTGGCCTTCGACTACGAGCGGAACCTCGGAAATTATTCCTTCTGCATCTTTCACGAGAAGCGAAGAGATACTACTGAATCGTTCCTCAGAGATTGTAGTCTCTTCGGTAAGCTCGAGTAGGTCTGTCTGCGCTCCATACATGTCTTCGGTGTACACACCGAGTTTCCAATTTCCACTCTTTCTGAACTGAGGAGTTAGGTTTATTCCGTGTGCGGTCCTGACGAACAAATGCAGGGCTTCGTTAGGTACGACATATACCTGCGACAAAGTTCGAATCAGGTGCTTGGTGGACAGGATCATCTGCGAAATCTGCGAGACTGTTTCAGCTGCAGAGTTGATGCCGATGTTGATACCATCACTCTCGTCATAGTCGAAACCACACAAGAACTTAGGATACTTCACAGTGAAGCCACTGACCGAAATGTTTCTGAGCAGCAAGCCACCGCATACTGCACATACTCCATCTGTGTGACGGCATCCACCGACTGTCACCATATCGACATTACTGTCGACGAACTGGCCGATGTTCCTGTGTGTGAGAGGCACAAAACTTCCATCGTTCTGACGGATGAACTTGCCGATATAGTTCTTAGCGTTACTGGCTGAGATGTGCTGCACAATCGTCTTGTGTGCACCACAATCGGTGTAGTACGTTTTGCGCAATGCGGATACGAGAATGTGTGCTTTGCGTCCCCAGTACTGTGAAGTCTGGATAGCTTCGTGGTTCATCGATGCAGCTTTTCTACCTGCTTGCTGCTCGATCGCCATGTCTACGATATCTCGCATACCTGAGGCTGCAGATCCGTAGACTGGACGCTGGATTACTCGGTCGTTGATTTCTGTACGAAGACCAAGCGCAAGTAGACTTTGTTGGAGCTGGTTAGGATTCAACAATCCTGCCTGCTGCCAGTAGAGGAGTGCCTGATTTTTGACAGCTCCTCTGGTACTAAGTACTTTGCATAACTTGTCTCGAGCGGAGGTGATGCTCTGCTCAACCAAGTTGGTACCGAACCTCGTGTCCAGATTGACTCCATCGATTATGGTCTTGACTACTGGATCATCGATGATCTCAGCCAAGTCCACGATGGATATGCTGCACTGATGCTCTGCGAGTTCGGTTGTACCAAACTCGTCGATGTAGTTCGTAGCTTCCCAAATATACTGAGCGAATGTGTCCAGTTCAGTATCTGGTGCTGTCAGATAGTATTCGGTATACACCATGGTGAGTAGGTGCTGCCAAACACTTTTGCTAAACGACTTGAAGTCGAAAAAGTGCGCTTGTCTTACTGGTATTCCCAGTTTACGGTAGATTTCCCAAATGGGGAGATGTATGACTACTTGCTGAACGAGGTGGTCACGTACGCCATCGACGAAATCTACATCAACCCATCCTTGAGGGTTTCTGTCGCGTTCGACTATGCGTTTAGCCATCTCGTACGTCATGTCTTCTTGACGAATAATCATCTGCGGAACCTCGCTTCTTCGTCCTTACGGAGCATCGTGTTTTCCGGAGAAATATCGATACCGCAAGTGGCTAGCATGTGACGAGATATTGTACCCATGACGTTGTGTCGTGAGATCAACTCATCATTCATGTCTAGCCAATCCAACCTTGTAGGTTTGGATGACGTGAGAAGTTGAAAAGCCAGTTCGTCTGTTGCGGTCGGAGAGTTAGCATAAAGCGACAGAAGCCGGTATGCCAGCTTATTACCGAGCGCCATAGCAAGATTTCGATTTTCGTCTTCTCCTATCCTGATAGGTACCAGACCAAGAGGAGATTGCGCCTTTGCTTTCGATCGTACGGGTGCCCCGATCTGGTTGACGTAAGTCATACCACACGATCTGGCATGCGGAATTTTGCAGAGGATGTAGATATACTTTTTGGCAATCATCACCGGGCGATATGTGTGCACCCGACGAATAACTTCAGGATCACCACCACTTCTGAATCTCAACAGATCGAAGCTGACAGGAGTGGGTATTGCCTGATACTTATTCTGCATGAATAGTACCCAGCTAGGACGCAATCGATCTAGTCCAGGAGGTGCCACGATTACCGGCCACCCACGACGATCCAGCTCACGAAGATACGTATATACCCTACGAGGAGTCTCTACGTTATTTGCAACGATGTCAGCGAATGACGGGTTGACGTCAGCATAGAACTCGATCAGTCCATCCATGCGCTGACGCTCTTCATACGCTTCACGTGAGTACTTTGCCAGTACCCGATTGGCGATGAAGTTGATGTGCTGTTCGTAGAGCTGACCGTAGTTCATACGGTTGATAGGTGTCTCCGAAGAGATCACGATATCTGCTACGTTACCGTACCCATCCACCGGCATGTGCTTCTTCGGTACGATTGCACTGATGACGCCTTTGGCGCCTTCTCGTCCAGAAGTCTTGTGGCCGAGAGATACAGTGTTGTCATACTTGTAAGTGATCACCATGCGGATAAACTTGATCTGTTCTCCTTTAAAGGAGAACTTGGGTGCAGTTCGCAGAGGAGTCCTGGATCTGTCTTCAGAGTTACCTGCGGCAGCCAGTATGCTCATCGATCTGGTGACCAGAGATACAAACTCAGGTGCAGGATCGCGTCCTTTCTTGACGCATTCCGAGTGATATACGTCAACCACCTTGCGATGGAAGTCGAGACCATTCGAGATGTACTTGTCAAGCTGAGCGAACATGTGCGGAGGTGTCTTGTACTGAGGAGATCTGCCACTTCCGTTGCGGAATACATCAATGTCGATGATGACCGCTCCAGCTTCTGCAAACTTGACTTCGTCGTGCGGATGTTGTGGCTGGCACAGTGCACGATCTGTCATGTCACCGATCATCGATGCATCATCCACTGTACGGAATGCGCAAATGATTCCATCGTCACGTACACGTTCGTGCAGATCTGGCATGAACTTGTAGTCGATATTGTCTTCGGAGTACAGGTTCAGGGGAACCATGTTTTTGTCAATATCTATCACCAGCGTACGTATGCCAGTGGATTTGAACTTCCGTGCTAATTCGTCAGAGATGACGAATGCGTCTTCTACTGTCTCCTTTGCAGACATGTAGCAGACGTTAGCGTTTACCCCGAGGCAATACTTCGAGTTCTGTACCGCAGGAGAATGCGCAATCACAGTTCCTGCAGGAATCCCGATACCTTCCCGGAGCAATTGTTCCTTGACTACGTTCGGATAACCAAAACCGTCCGAGCATTTCGTATATCTGGTAATTTCCATGCAGTGGACGAGACCGTCTTCATCACCGATGTATACCAGTACAGCAGACGGAGAAAACTTGATAGGATCTTGTCCTACGTGAGTACGATACTTCTGGATGTAGGCAATGGTAGTACCAGCCTGAGTCATTCTCGTGTCATTGAACGTATAGTCCATGAAGTGCCGCTCAAAACCGGAGCATACTGCGGGAATTTCCGCTCCTTCAGGAATGGGAGCCTGTACGATGTTACTGGAGAACATCGACATGCGCTGAGATGTGTTGTGCTGGGGAAATGGGCACAAATTTGCTTTGGTGCCCAGAAGCCGGGGATCCAGTGATAGATCTTTCAGAAGCGGATATTGTTTTACCGCTTCTTCCCAATATTCCGGCTTGGGTATTTCACCGTAAGACATCTTCTTCTCCTATCGTAGAAGTTGATACTATGGGTCTGCAAATTAGTAATATATGCCCACACATTTGCTGGGCGTAAAGGGGACTAACATGACCGTTATCGACCTAATCAACCGGGATTTCCCAGAATTTGAAGATACTGATCCTGAGTGGGCATTATTCCTGGAAGATCATCGCGCTGCCATATTGTCCGAAGCCTCAATTCTTGAACTTACAGATGATATCATCGTGATGTATGAAAATAGATCAGAAGACCTCCTCGAGCGCATGCGGTACCCCAGAAGTCTATCTTGGATATTCCTCTGGTTGAATGGAATTTTTGGTGACGAGGATTTCATACCTGCGTCGAAAATGATCTTTCCAGAAGTAAAAACTATCTCGTTTCTTCGGGAACAGTTCAAGACATACCGACAGGTCCTTGCGCAGAACTCGCTTTAGCTCAAGCGTATGACTGGAGACACCGCAGGGTGTCTCCAGTCTATCCTTATTCGTCCAGTAGAATCACCAGCATGTAAAAAAGCCAAAGATACGGATACATCTCGATAAGTTCCAACAGTATCGGACATTCTACCTGGTACCGCACTTCTTTCTTTTTGAAGTTAGTGACAGGTACAACTTTGTACAGCGTAGACAATTCGCACACTGTGTAGTATATCCGACCACGAACGATTTTAAGCATCTGCGGATCTATGGTGACGGTCAGACGACCGAGTAACGCTTCAAATCGATTGGAGATGCCAAAGATCTCGATGTTTCGAAGTAGTCTGTGTGTCAGTTCGATGTTGTCTCCTTTGAGTAATTCGGACACAAGCATCTTTTCTACTTCGCTAAAAAACATCGGAGAATCAATCGCCTCAGCAATCTTCATTTCTTTTCCAGCGAACGAAGTCAGTTGTTCTTTCACGAGTAGGAGTTCTTCCAAGTAATAGGCGTGAGTGTACTGAGGGTAGTTCAGTGGTGCACTATACTTGACTGACTGTTTTTCTGAAAACAGATTCCCGAAAAATGAATCAGATGGTTCATTTTTGGTAACTATTTCAAATATTCGGGATACTCCATCGATATTCAATTCAGACATGCTATTCACCTCGGTTCTTCATCATTTTGGATGCAGTTGCCAATGAGCGAATCGCTACAGCATTGGGACATCCTTCTTGCGAGTTCTCCAAGCACTCCGCGATCAGAAATAGAGCTTCACTCACTTGCTCCCAGGCGGCACAGTGTCTGTTATCTGCACCACCTCCACCGCGGTTAGGACTATTCCCTGGGACTGTACCAGTACCTTGCTCCACATCGATTTCTGTGGATTCGTAAGGACTCCCAGGATTTCCTGTGGAATACCCACTGGATTGTACATGTGTGGCTACTAGTGTGTCAGTATGTGCTGCACCATTCAAGCCGATACACGGCGAATTTACCGTGAAAGTATCAGAGAGGTTCATCGCCATGTTCTTAGCATCCCACACCATTGCGCCATCGCCACCTTTGTTGGCCATGCTAACCAGTGGCGTTTGGTACACTACTTGTCGTCCTGCAGAGACCAAGTAGTCTTCTGGTGCAGAAGATAGAATATTTTTAGCTGCGAGATCTATGAGACTACCGTCACGATTGCGAAGACGTACGCGAGGTAGTTCAGACTCAATCAGTATCTCGTTATCTGCGTCGTCACAGACTACCAATTTGCTGTTGTCTGCATTGAGCATGATCAGATATGCATACTTTTCGCCATTTGCTTTGCTGGTCCTGAGTAGAATTCTTCGCTTATGCAAAGTATCCAGTTCAAGGAAATATGTATTCTCATCTGTGAGTGCTTCTACTGGTCCTGCTGCACCACTTACAGAAAAATTCAATCTTTCAGGTCCACGCAGATTATCGTCACGTCCGAGAGAATCCCAGTAATACTCATCAGCGTCTGCGTATTTCCAGACTCTAACTTGTTCATTTTTTCGTACGTCTGGAGGGTACCTCCGGTTAGGAGATCCAATGTATTTAGCTTCTACGTAATTGGACGTGGTCACTACCGCTACGGTACCAGTAAGATCAGATCCTACTTGTTTCTTCTTTTCTACTGCAGCGACATTTCCCGTCACAAAAGGTATAAGTTCTTTGAGATAGACTTTGATGATTCTGGAATCAGTAGGTTTGTCCGCTACAACAATACCTACAAATTCCGAGAACTGGTTACCATCCGGTGAGTTATATCCTGGCATGTTGTTTCTCCTTTCACAGGATGTTTACCCTAAACAAAAAGAAAAGGCAGGGAGAGTCTCATCGGAGACTCTCCCGCCATATGTACCTTACCGGTACCCGCCACGATAGCCAGCAGAACGTCGGCCGCCACGTGCTGCGCCGTAACCTTGATCCCAAGGATCGGCACTTCCCGACATGACACTGCCGCGATCGCCGCGAATATACCCGCTGCGACCACCACGGTAGTCGTTGCGATTTCTGTCATACCGGTCAGCATAGTCGTATCGGCTTTGACGATCTTCGTAGTCAAGTCTCCGCCGTTCTTCTTCCGTGAGGTACGGTTCGTCATCACGGTTACGCGGAGAGGAGCCACGACTGCTCCAAACGTCTCTGCGATAATTGCCGCGATCCCAGTCGCGATCTCGGTCATCGTATCCGCGCCCACGTCGATCGTCGTAGCGATCACGTCCGCGATCACGATCGTCGAGACGATCGGTTTCTCGTGGATCGTCACGTTCAAGCGCATCACGTGGAGGGGGTGCGGTGTGACGAACAGCCACAGGCTTGGCCACCGCATCTTTCACCGACTTCCCGAGACTGACCGAAGAAGACCACTGGCACATTTTGTGGTAGATATCGATCCTCGAGAAATGCGGTTCCAGTCTCTTCAGATCACCCACCAGATCGAGTTCTCTGTTTTCGGCTATGTGAAGGTACATGACATCTGCAGCGGGTGCCAACGCTTTCCATGTACGATACCACACGTCGCAGAACGTACGGAAATGCGGGCAAACCAGTTCGGCCGTAGCCGACTTGTAGGTATCCGGTACAGGTCCTTCGGTACCGAAGATTGCCCGTACGAGATTCTGCAGCATCGTCCAAGTCTTCTTGCGAACTTTGCTCGTCGGTACGCTCTTTTGGTACGTCCTGGATTCATCTTCGATACCGAGGATGAGTTTCGATTCTTTGCTGGTCGAGTTGTAGAAGATGGAGCAGAACCCATCATTGCACTTCTCGAGGATGTACTGGATTTCTCCCACCGACTTGTCGTCCACACCGTCCGCGATTGCTTTGGTGTACGGAAGGATTTCCGGATACGGGCAGACCTGTTCTTTGTTCGCAGCCATAGCCACGATGAACTTCATGGTCTCCCCGAACGTCTGCGAGAGTATCACGTTTTGTACCCGATAGAACCAGTTACGGTCCACGGATGCAGTGATACCCTCGGCGAACGGGTTGATGATGATTGCATCCGGATGTCCCGGATTGGTTGTGTACGTATAGATGATGCCCGTGGCACCATCCGATACAGGTACACTGATAGGTTCCTTGGGGGATGAGACCCAATGAACCTGTCCATCCACGTCCACAGTCAGATGGTCACCGAACTCGATCATCCCAGTGATCATCGCCTGCACGTCTTTCTGTGTGTACTCAGGCATGTTTACTCCTCTAGCGTCGCCATATGTTGTCGTCACCGATCACGGAGACGCATTGAATCAGTGTGTCCAGTTGCCTTCCATTGTGTTCACGGTGTCTGCTGTTGCCGATCAGAGGAGTCAGCAGCGGTGACATGGCACCATGATGAACTGCATAGCCGTCACGAGGAGTCGGCTCATCGAGCAGTTGTAGCTGGAAGTAGCTGTAGTTATTTGCCGAGTGTCTGACGGTCAAATCGAATTCGCCGCAGACTTCACGAACGATTGAGAATATGTCACGCTCAAGTGCATCGTAGCAAGTATCCCACTTCGCACGAATACTGTCGCTGGTTTCTTCGATGTACGTACCCAGATCACTGATCTCGAGAATTGGTTTATCATCGAGATGACTCGTTGCCAGGGGATTGCACGAGCAGTAGCGAAATACTGCATCGCAGAATCCGTAGCTGGTGAGAATCGGAGGAATGTTGAACTCCACGAAGTTCGTCCAGATGTTGGTCATCGTGGGGTTCGTGAGGTCTTGAAGATCGACGTTGATCCCTGAAGGAATCTGCATGACCTCGGTATTTCTCCTCAGTGAAGGATACGATTCAAACAAAGATCCGAGCGTGATCTGGCGATTGAGTTCGAGACCTATTGCCAGATCAGCAGACTTTCGTTCCATTGCACTTCTTACCAGCGCACGATCAGTATCGCCGGTGCTCATCCGGAATCTATCGCGCATGTCGTTTGCGCTACTTCCGCCGCTGTTGACGTTATGAAGATGTCTCAGACCTCGGTAGAGTCCATCCAGTTGCCTGGTCGGAAGTCTGAGTTCACGGTCAGTTTTGATCAGATCTCTTCCTTCGATACGGCTGTAGAAATCCGTCTCCACTGAAACACCGTCACCATCTGATCCGTACCCGCTGATGAGTGATGCGGGATCGAGAAGATACGGACTATCGTCAACCGTACGCAGAAGTACATCAGGTACGATGAGGTCCGTGTCTTTGGCGATCATGATTGAGTTTCTTGATCCCCCAGGACCCGCAAATGATCTGATCGTACCAGTGAGCTCATGCATGGGCATCAGTACTGCATTTTCGTCTATCACCTGACGACCGTAGTTATTAACCACGGGGCTATCAGACAGAACGTAACCTACATATACCAGACGTGCATTTGCGGAACTGCCATGTACTCGAGATCCACGTATTTGCGGATTGTCGATTACCAGAAGGAAAGTCCACAGATCTTCAAAGTGCCGGGTCCTGATCAAATTCGCGGTGGCTGACGGACGGATAGTCGACGACAGCCCGGGGATCGTTCGAACAGAATTCGGCTCAACGTATCCGCTGATGCTGCGTTCACGCTGATATAAGTCATCTTCCAGTCGAGTCTGTATATCTTCTACAAACTGACCGGAAAATTCGAACAGAGAAGGACGCACGTTTACGTCATGATACTGCTGGCTCGGGAAAAGGTACAGTACCGCATTCTGATCTGCAGTACGATAAGTCATACCTCCTACAGTACGACTCATACCAAGGTCTCGGTTTCCAAACATGCCAAAGTCCTCCTATTTGGTCACAATTGTAATTATTGTTTGCTTTCCATTAGAGTCTGGGAAGTCAATGCAACCATCGCGAAGTCGACGTGAATCGAGTACGGTGCGATGTCTGTATGCACAGAAAGAATCATCTCGTCATTTGCAACGAGTAGCTCAGCTCCAGCGATTTCCAGTGCCGCAGCTCCTGCGTCCACTTCGTCCGAGTACACCTCGAATATGATATCTTCCAGTGTACCTTCGAGCACCTCGTTATCAGTAATGAGCTGACCGAGATTACCCAAATGCATTTCCAGCTCCGTTTCGGTTAGCTCAGTATCGACGCGTGAATTAGCTAAGATACGTTTCTCTTTATTCTCGCTCCATTCGAAATTTCTGAAAGAAAAAGAGAGCAGTACTTCAGTCAACCCAGAATGGATGATGTAATCATAAATCTCGATCATCCCCGGGTATTCCGATATGTTACTGGAGGTAAACGAAGACTGTTGCTTTCGTTGTTCCATCAGTTCTTCTAACGGATGTTTCACCGTGTTAACGATGAGTTCACCCTGAAACTTCTTGTCGAATTCTCCGGCGGTAATGGTGTCTATTGCAGAACAGAGCTGAAACAGTACGTCATGGTCGTACTCTTTAGGTACCGTGACTGCGACATCCATCAATCCTTCCATGTCTGCATCTTGCGAGAACACATCGTTGCGGAGCATTCCCCCAATGATGTAGTCACGGATTTCTACTTCCGTTCCAGGATGGATCGTAGAACACGCAGCTCTATCTTCCAGTATCGGCATTCCCGAAGGATATGGTTCGATTACCAAAAGAGGGTAAGTGTCCATGAGCGCATTTGCAATCGCACTATACATGAACTCTATCTGAGGAACTAGTCGACCGCCACCCCACGTACTGGAAAATTCACGGTGCGCAGCATTGATCCCGTTTACATTGAGGAACGCTGCACATCTGGATGTGAAATTCTTCAATGGATTGACTATCGTCAGAATAGGGAACATCTTCTTATTCGGACCTGTTTCGTGTGTATCCGATATAAGGAGATGGCGAATAAAATCTTCGCGAGTGCGGTACAATAGAGAAATCTTTTCGAGATCTCGTGACGTAGCGAACTGAGTCCCTATGATCATGTCGACTTCGTTGCTATGCGAGAACTGATGCCACCGATGTGCGTACGTATCGATGACAAGCTCACCTTCGAAAAATACTGGCGTTTTCTTCACTAGTATCATTCGATTTTTCCTCTCTCGTAGGTGGATTTGACATACTGCATGATGTGCTGCATGATGCTAGCAAATTCAGTGAGCGGTACGCCATTCTTTCCCAATGGATCCGTTTTGTCCCACACCACAGGAGCGGTGTTGTAAAGCATAGTTCTGGTCATTAGCATGTTGGCAATCTTCCGTAGCATCGAGTTCCACTCACGATCACCAAATCCAGGAGGAAGGACTCGCTTACATGCTGCGTATTCTGCACAGCTTGTCCACATGTTGTGGAACAGCGAGTCATTGGGCTGAATGGTGCGAGGATGCTCAGTGAGATTTGCAGTGATCGCATGTGCCAGTACGTGCCGATTTTCCTTCACCAGAATGAGCTGTAGTGTCGCGACCATGTCATTGATGATACTCGACTTGAGCATCCGAATACCACTTCCTCCACCGATGTGTTCACCGTAATACATGCAAAGCAAGTACAAAGTGATGTCGTGTACCATAACAGGATTTGCGCTATAGTACGCACGAGCCAGCTCAAGCTCTTCGGGGTCTATTCCTTCTTGCTCTGCGCATTTTCGCCAAGTTCTGTCAGCATACACTGCGATGATTATCGGAGTATCCGCAGTCTTTGCAGTGTACCTCGACTCGGATTCCATACGCGAAGTATTACCTTCGTCACGGTCGTTGTCGACAGGGTCTGCGATGATCTTTGCTGCCGAATTTGCGGCCATGTTCTTTTGCTGAGAATCTGCCGTACCTGTTCCGCAACATGCCAGATACTTAATGATGTTCCCGTCTTCTTTGTGAAGAGAGACACACACAAGTCTTTTGACTACTGCAGTATCGACAGCATGACGTGCTGCGCTGGTCAGGGTATTGCCATTGTACATGGCAGTAGGGTCATCTTTGTGATGGCTGCTGACCAGTTTGGTCATGTAGTTGTTCAGCTTGAGCAGCAGAGGTTTGTACGTTCTGCTGTGCAGCTTGACCAGAATGGCTCTGGCGTGAGATTCCTTGTACTCATTAGCAATGACCTTGGAGTACTTATGGATAAATGCGCCAGTAATCGGAGAAATGAGTTTCATGAATACAGCTATCGCTGTCACGACTACTGCTTCATCATGGTAGAACGTCATCTCAGGTGTGTGCTGAGGTTGAGTACCTGCCTCTTCCATTCCAGCTACCCGGATGTACTTAGCTACGTATTCTTCAGTGCGTTTGCATATGTTCAGCTTAAGGTCGAGCGCATCGAGAAGATCACCGATTTTGTCTTCTACCTGTTCGATATCAGACGCATCATCTTCTCCGCTCACGATGATTGCATGAGCAGACAGAAACGCCATGGCGATTTCTTTCTGTTCTTCATCTGTGAACAACGTAAGAAACTGATTCACTGGATCGTACGCGACAGATGGGGGAGTACCTAGTTCCCCGGTAAGACCACGATCATTCTGACGTGTAAAGAACGACGAGAATGTCTTGACGTTGAATCTGAAGAGATGTGGGATCGAACTGGCCCCGGGTATTTCAAATCCCGAATACACCATTTCGATGAAAGGGTTCTGTGAGCTAAATTCCTCAACCGGCTTGAAGTACAGCATGTCCACTCCTCACATCTACCACGTCCCTCAATGAGACGGAGTTTACCTTAGATGATAAGGTTACCTTTTCTGAAATTACACGGATTCACTTTAGTAATATATATCTTAACTAACGATGAGAGAGACTCCGTGAAGGAGTCTCTCTCGAATCGGTGAGCTAGTAGATCTCTTCGTCGATATTCGCAGGACTGGGCATCGAGGGCTGAGCAGGCGCAGCTTGCGATGCGGCAGCTTGAGGACGTGCTCCACCAGGACGAGTATTCTTCTTGTTCGTCTTGATGATGATCATCTCCCAGCTAAGAGACAGCCACTTCGTAAGTTCACGAAGTGCACGCTTGCTGAGTTCGACCGGGGTGTTTTCGTGGAGCGAACTTTCGACAGCACGTGTACCCTTGATCGGGTATGTTTCAGGAGCACTTCCTTCGAATGTGACTTCGATGTAGCCGATACCGGTATCATCGAGACCAACGACGATGTTGGCCACACGCTTGTAGCCAGGGCGGGGCTGCATGTTTCGATCCCACTCGCTGAGAGTGAGAGAGCTGCGTGCACCAGGTGCACCTTTCTGTGCTGCGGTGAACATGTCCACCAGCATGAGACGTCCTTCGGGAGGAATCGTGAGATTCTTCGGACGGATACCCTGACCACTGAAGATGGTAATGGTACCCTTACCGTTGAATGCACCGAAGTCAAGTTGAGTCTGACCACTGGCACTCTTCAGCTTCCGCATACCACCGGGATTGAAATCGTCAGACATGAAGTTCTCCTTAAAATTTGACGGTAGTTAGTAGCGGCTTGGGGATCAGCCCAGATACCACCACATCGTCGATTATAGAGGCCTCGGAACGGCTAATCCAACGATGCTGTTGTGCCCGTTCGAGTAGTAACGCCTTAGTTTTGTTTTTTGCCATTGGTTCTATCTGAACCGAATCACCAAACAGCAAATGAGTCACTGAATTGAACGGAAGAAAATCTTTCTTGAAGATCTTTGTTCCGAACGAATCCAGTGACTTTACTTCTCCAGTGAAACTTTCGATAAGCGAGAACTTTTTCAAGTATCTCGACATGTGGAGATCAATCGGACAGTGGCTGATCATTCCGACCCTGCAGTCAACTACACCGAACAAACGAGAGATGCTCAGTCTTTGTTGCTGCAGAGTTTTCATGATGAACGTCGATAGAACCTGATGAGGGTAAGTGTACTTATCACCTGCATGCGTGACGTAACACTCTACCCCACTAACCGACTGATCTTTTTGCGGACCTTTGATAGTCCTAGGATGATGCTTTTTGATTATCTCTTCCATGATCTTGTAAAGCCGAACAGTTGTAGCGTTCGGTTTACGTCTGTGCAACATAGGAAGAGCTTCATAATTCGGAAAATAAACTACGAAGTGCGGGTGATCTGCAGGCTTTGACTGATTGGCATTGTGATTAGCGTATGCGCTCACGATGTTGTCAATGTCGTCGTAGGTCCATTTGGCTACTTCATCGTCTCTGGTATTTTTACCCAGATTATTTCTGATGAGTGTCAGTACATTGACTAACATCACATCCCACGTAGGTACCCGTTTGTTGGACATACCAGATAACATTTCGAGTATCTTGTACGTACCCATACCACGGATTTCGGCTTGTTCGGTAGATATGAACATACCCACTCCTATTCGCCTAGAAGCTCGCGCAATTTTTCAATGCTCAGTGGTGATGTACCGTGCATCTCTTGAAGATGAAGGAATGCGTGCTCTGGTAAGTTTTCTTCACTCACTCGTAGCTCAGTCATACCTGCACCAAGTTCATACCCGGTTTTTATCTGCAGTTTAGGCTTACTGTCTTTCTTTGTCGTTATTCCAGTGACTACGAGATCAGAACCGAATTTTTGCTGCAAGCAGTGGATGATCATCTGCCGCAGATCGGGGTCATCCAGAGCGATACGAAGGTGTCCGTTAACAGCACTGCCAAACTTATGGTCTAGCTGCTCGTACACATTCTCCAACAGTGCGTCTACTGTAGTTTCGGCTGCTGTCGGATATATGGTAACGAACTTTGTTGCATCTTTGTTGACGATAAATGTTTTCGTCCATTTCCCGTCTATTCGCTCAAGCTCCAGAAAACCTTTCGATTCTTCTTCACCATGATTTAACCGGTCAAAACTGCCTACGTATGTGACGTTTTCTTTCGTTGAATGAGTGTGAACATGCCCCATGAGGACAGAGCCCCGCACCCACCCTTTAAACTGATTTGAGCGAAGGAGAAACGTATTCGCAGTTTTTGCCATCGGAGGAAATACATGGTCGAAATATCCATGACCGATTACCAGATCTACGTAATCCCAACCTGCAGAATCTAACAACTCGTGCACTACCCTCATCAGCTCATCGCTATCTTTGTAAGGTAGATTGTCAGTATCAGGCAGATAAAGTAACCTGAGGTCAAGATCATCGAGATACTCGATCGATACTTGACTGATACATCTTAGGTCTGCTCGCAAGTCTTTGCCAGTATCATTGATAGTTTCCAGAACTACCAATTGATTCCTGTCGTGTGTCCATGTACCACGAATGATCCGCACTGCGACATTATTCTCCTTGGCAACTTGCAACAGCTCGATAATAGCACTCAGTGCTTCTTGTGTCTGTCGATTGTCAATAAGAAGAAGTTTGTCCCATACGTCACCTGCGATTATGAGTAGATCGACTTCGTGTAATCTCTCATGCACTTGCTTCAAATCCATTCGGATCTTTTCTGCCAGTACTCTGGCATGACCTAGATGTAAGTCAGCAAGAACGATCACTTTCATGATTAGTCGTCATCCTCCACTTCACCGAGTGGTTCGGAAAGTACAGGAGTATCGTCAGATACTGTAGCTTCTGCAGATCCTGCTTTCGCCTTTGCCAAAGCAGCGGCAAATTCAGGGTTGGTTTTGCGGAGCATGTCAGTACCTAGCTGAAGCACACCCAGTCTGACCAATGCCAGTTTTTGACCAGAAATGGACTTGTTCTGGGTCTGAACGAAATCCCGGCTAAGTAGACCGTATGCAGTGTCTATTTCCTGCTTCGTTTCGTGTTCTTTCTGGATGTGCAGATATTCCAGACTGGAAGCTTCGTCATTCATGATGACTTCGGTATTCATTCTTGCAGGAGGGACGATGAACGCGATGTTGTCCTGATTGGAAGAATCCATGGGATGACCGTCTTTGAAAACGGTAATGCACTGGTAGTAATCGAATCGCTGCTCATACTCGTACGAGAGTTGTTGCAGTACTCGCTTTTCTTCTTCTCCGATATCTTTGATATCTTCAATCTTCCGGAACAGAGGAGCATACCTGCGAAATTCACTGAGGTACACTTTGGATTTCATAGACTCAAGCTGATCCAGCCCTTCTACGAATTGTTCCATCTTTGCCATCATTTCTGGGCTCATATTTTTGGGAGTACTCATATCTTAGCTCCTGTGAATGCGATATCCATTACACCATTGTCGCCGATCTTTACTTTGGACTCAGTGAGAACCAGTTTACCTGAATTCTCTTCATCGGTCACGTATACTCGAATTTCGAGATTATAGACGGCATTCACCACTTCGGTAGCGGTGACTTCGACTCTGGTGCTGTTGTTGGGAAAGTACCTTGAAAACACATTGCCGAGTTCATTTTGCAGTCTTGCAGCCAGTGCATCTTTGTCGTGATGGTACTTGGCATACAACTCACGAAATGACACGCAGCTTGCAGTAAAGAGATTGGTAGCTCCTACTGGCTGTGAAAGTATGTGACGTATGACATATGCGACGATATCCTGGACGGATGTGATTATCCCTACAGATGCGTCCAGTGTCGGAATACAAGGTGTCTGTGACATGTTCACCCTCACAAAAAATTAATGGTGATGGAAGACTATAGAATCGAGGGGACCAGTGAGGTCCCCTCAATCTACCATGACTACCCACGAAGATTGTCGATATCCGTGGGGTCGAGATACGTGGTGTCTACCACATCTTCCATCAGTCGGCGAGCACGTGAAAGCATGTACAGTTCTTCTGGCGTGAGTTCAGGGTCATCATGGTCATCGGTGATACTGAAGATGAGGATGTCTTCTTCAGGCTTTTCCCAGTCCTCGGATAGACGTTTTCTCAGTTCACGATCTTCATCAGTATAGAACTGTTCAGGATCGTCCAGATGTATCGTACCGTTGCGATCGATGAGTCGATCGTACATGACCTTCTCAGCTTCAAGTTCTTCTGCGGTATACCCGTATGCTGAAATTCGACCTTGTCGCAGGAGGTTGAACACTGGTTCAGTCGTGATCGCCGGTACTATCATACATGGCGGAATGTCTCTGAGATCTTCGATCGTACCAAGTTCTCTGATCTCGTCTACTTTCATGAGTTTGGACGAGAGTGCCCACACCTCACGGTTAGCTCGACGAATCGGTTCGATGATACGTTCCTTGAAGGTCTCGTACTGTTTTCTGTACCTGTCAGAATCAGAACCGAAGTAAGACGATCCAGTCCTGCTGTTGATTTGTCGCAAGAGTGCTTGGTCTCCTCGTGAACCGAGGAGGCTGGACATCGATGGAATTGCTTCCAGCTCAGAAAGATTACTCAACATTGAACTCCTCTCGCTTCAGTGGTAAATGTCGTTCATTTAAGTAATATATCTGTACATCACGACTGAGTCTTTACGTAGTCGTATATGGGCAGTAGTGTCACACCGGTGACGGTTTTCCTCACAATGCATGACATGTATCTGCACTCTGGGGTGTGGTACAGACACACACATTTCATACCGTCAATGGTTCCAAGTGTATCCATACCTGTCGAAACTTTTCCTTCGTAGATGGCGTCTCGAAACCATTCTGGATACTTGGCAGGATCCATCAACGAAGCAGCATCTTCTTTTCTTACAGGACCGAAGAGGAACTCATCAGGTTCCTGACATATACTTCCAGTGCTTTGTTGTTTAGTACAACTTTGACATTTGTGACTTTCTTTAAGATACGCTTCGAGTAGTATCTGTTCATTTTTCTTGGCTTTTGCCAACTCGATATACACAGGAAGCATAACTGTAGAACACGGAGCTCCCGGCAGTATATTGTTAGTACGTACCAGATCTTTCCAGTGTGACTTGTTGTCGCCAACTACAACCGAATGAAGATTTGTATGTCCCGAGTCAACTGACACACAAACTGTTGTGCTAGGTACGACAGGATTGACTGCGTTCCAATTTTCTTCGGTATCTGTGACTATCTTGTACCCGCCCGGTACGCACAGCTGGTCTAAGAGATTCATAGATCCTCCTTAAAAAAGTAAGGATGGGGCGAGAGTTCGCCCCATCCGTGATCTTCAGCTACTTTCGCCGACGATATACAACATCAGTCAATGCCGCCTCAATCGAATGAATCTGCTTGTGTGCCGCATCCGAGTAGAGCTTCGAGTTCTTGAATGCCGGATACTGCAAATTGTCCAGGATGATCTCCTTGCGATGGGTGAGCATTCCCGTGTGGTTGTGTTCTTTCAGCTTGCGAATTTTGTTCTGGCACGCACCAGCAAGAACACACGAGACGCGACCAATGTGTGTATACAGAGGAACCTCGGTCATGAACCAACGGAGAAGAACCCGGTCATCACGAAGAAAGCAAGAAATCTCGCACCACGCATTTGCACCCATCGACGAGTAGTGACTCTCTACATCCCTCTTGATCTCTACTGGCAGAAGCCACAGTTCGTCAATGTCCGCAACGCTTGCATGCAATTGTTTGTAATCTTCAAAAGCAGTGTCGCGTTCTCTCAGCTGCTTGGGTGCCGTGCTATGTACTAGCACATGTTGCGGTTGTACCAGTTGCTGATTCGTACGGATGTCTGCGATGAGTTGGAGCCACATGTCCTTACTGAGACCCATAGTAGGAAGCGAAAGTGTCCCCACTATATCTGCGTAGCATGCAGATTCTTCGTGTCTGACTCTCGAATCGAGATTGAATTGTCCGACAGGAGAGTCAGGCCACCACCCGATGATGTCGATCATCGCCTTACCAATGGTTTCCACCGTGGCGAAGTACTTTGCGAATATCCCGTAAGTCGGTAGCAACTCGGGGGCGAACAACGAATCGTCGACTGTGGGTTCTCCATCGGAATTCCGACGGATAACACGAGAACACTTCATCATGATGTCCATGTACTCTTCGAGCATCTCAGCGTAAGTAGAATTCATGTCGTTTACTTCCTTCGTAAGGATCACTGTCCTTACCAGTAAGATGTTAAATGCCAGTTAACTTAGCCGATGTATCAATTCAATAATGTATACCGGAAAATATACTGAATGTGGGTACATTCTCTTAGGTACACATTACCAAACTTAAAAAACGCTACGCCAACGGACCTTATGATACCACTGGCGGGTACGATTTTCAAATATCTCGCGACTCAGCGTAGTGACGTATTTATCATCGAACCACACATACAGAGCATGTACCCACATGCATCTGGGAAGAGTGTAGATGTACGTCATCGTGGCGTACTCCATCTTGTCCAGTTTGCATTTGAGTTCTACGTGATCTCGAAGATCAAAATCTTCTGGTTTGAGCATGTACGAAGCATCGAGTACTTCTCGAAATTGCTTCGTTATTTGTTCACGTTGAATCATGGTCATCTGCCCCATTTTAATAGATTACTGTCAGTAAGATTATGGCAAAACAAACCAAAAATACAACGAATGCAGACACACGGTCAAGCCAAAATTCAGTTGGTCTACATGGTGTACGACCACTGTTCATTGACACGAGCCATCTGTAGATAGCACCATTGAACTTAGCGACACCGAATTTGGGGCGTGCTGCAATAGTACTCAGTTGCGTTTCACTGAGCAGTTCTTCCGCATATTCTTCAGCATACTCAATTTCTGCGCGTATCACTTCTAAATATCTCTTCACTAAGCGTGCAAGTTTTTCACGATTTTCTTTTATGTAAGGTTCCCCGTTTTGCGGTACGAGCGAGTAAAGATACTTCACATAAGCGCTACGCTCTTTTGTTTGTAGTACTTCCAAAATACGGTTCCATGTATTGTGGGCATCCCTACAAGTCATATTTCCTTCACCATAAACTTCACGAAATGAAGCAAACGCCGGCGCCAATATCGCAGACTCGAGAAACCTCTGGTTCTTAACTTCATCATAGTTCATACGCTGGAAATCTGTGGTAGTCAATTTGATATACTTTTCCAGATATCCAGCTAAGACTTTATCTTTTTCAGCATCGTCGTAGATTCTCGAAATTGCATCATGGAGTCGCTTCATGAGCGCGGCTAGTTCACGGTCTATCTTTTTGTCCTGACTGTCATTTTCTTTGCATGTCATTTCTTCTACCCTCTCAGTTAAACAAAAGTACATATATTCAGAATCAGAGTAACTAATCAAGTACTACTTCAACCGTTTGTTCTTTGTCCATACTGTTCACATCTCCTTTATTGAAAAGTAGAGAGGGATCGTGAGATCCCTCTCTACTGGTTATAGTTCGAATCTCTGCGATCTCGGTGCATCCAACCCCATGTTGAGGAATGAGTTGAGATGTACCGTAGCCTGACTTGTAGGCATGACCAGTTCGCCTACCGACAAGTCCGACTTAGAAATCATCGTCATCCGTGGGTGTAGTGTTTGTAGAAACGGAACCATACCCATCTCCTTGATGAAGATGATGTACATTTCGTCACCCAGTTATGTTACCCTACCGGCTTTTTATCCGATAGTTCTGCGCCTTCCCATTTCTGGGTCCTACTTTCGGTAGGAGCTCGTATAAGCGCAGCTCAGCGTACGTTTTCATTCGAAAGCATCGCACATCTCTCGGGTTATTTTTCGGTAGTTTTTACCAGAAGCAATCCTGCGTATAAGCTCTGGATCCACCTGGTATTGCTCCGCTAGAGTTCCAATTGGATACCCCTTCACAACCGCGTTGTAATAGATGTGTCTGACTTCTTCTGGTGTAAAGACAACTCTACGTTTTCTTTTCCCAGGGATTGTGTACTGAGTAGATACTTCTTTCCAGTTTCTACCTAGCCGAATGGCGTGTACGGTATAGTAGGGTACATTTAAGTCCCTTGCAATATCCACCACTTTTTCGCCATTCTCCAATCTCTGACAAATGACGTGAGCTGTCGGCTCATCGATTTTTGCATGTGGCATCAGCCCATGAGCCATCGCATGTCGCGCATTCTCTAGGTTATCTACCCACTCCAAATTATCGACGCAATTGTTCTGTTTATTGCCATCGATATGATTGACCTGAGTCATCAGTTTTGGATTTGGGATAAATGCCAGTGCTACTAACCGATGAACATACCGCAATCTGTAGGTCGATTTGTCGATTTTCAGCAACACCTGAGGGTATCCTCGCCGGTGCAGCATCTCGCACAACCACTTATTGCTGTATGTACTCCAGACGTGTCCGTCTCGTGATGCTCGGTATCCTGGATACCCAGGAATTTCCACAGTATTCTCCACTAGTTCTCCTCAGTGCGAATACTCTCGAATGTCCCGGCCTCGTGGTCCCTGATAGCTGTTCTAGCCCTGAGACTACGCGTTGCCCCTGACTACTATCCCTAGTAGCCTTCGGTTCAGATTGGGTCGAGCAGACCGTCCCTGCTTTATTCCGGGATTTTATTTCGACCTGTGAATCGAAATCCATTATCTTCAGTACCATTCGCTAGATGGTACTCGCAGCATTACCTGCAGCTTTAGCTTTCACTAAAGATGAGACTATATCTTCACCCCAGTAGGGTGTCTCCTATTCCCAGACTGCTTAGTCTGTACTTCCATTTCAGGAATAGTCGTTGAACCTTCTCCTATTCGGAGCTTGGCTGCTGATTGCCCAATCTCTCGTATTTTTGAGCTGTCACGCTTAGGCATATTTCATCCTTACGTTGTAGCTACGAGAGCTCTAAGGGGTTCCCAGCAATTAAGGAGATTATCGTCACAGAATTACTTCTGCGCGAGCCAATTTACCAACTCCCTTCGCACATACGCCGTACCCTATTCTGAAAACGATCTAGACGATCGTCGTGATAAGTTACGTAGTATCCACGATATGGTAAACATTGTCGACGTTCTGTGTTCATGTGCTCATGAAGTGAGGCAGGGTGCACACCTAGCAGTCTAGCAGCTTCGGATAAGCTGTAGACTATACTAGTCTCACCTGTATTCTCTGCAACCATGCGAATAGGTTTATTGTCGTTTCGCAAACCTGTTCGATACGCATGCGCGCAATTTTGTTGCTGAGTGACCCACTCAAGATTACATGGACGGTTGTCGAGTTTGTTCCCATTGATGTGATTGACCTGTAACTCGTCTGCTGATATTCCTGTTTCATTTGGAACAAAGGCCAATGCGATCAGTCGATGCACTAGTTGTGTAGTACTTCGAGCATCACCAACTAGACGCATTGTGACCCCGTAGTACGGAGTATTTTTACCTTTGGTAGGAACTACCAACTGTCCGGTAGAGTTGTCGAGAATTCTACCGTCCGCGGATATTGAATATCCTGAGTATTTTCCAGGTAAATTGACGAACTGCTGCATGTACGCCTCCTGCTAGGGGCGATGTGCAACGAGGAGTTGTATTTAGCATTGGGTGCTTTGCAGATTCGAGGAGATATGGCGATGGTTTCATCTGCCATATCCGTCTTTACCTTGGTAAAGTACAGAAGCTGAATTGCACCCAGTACGAGCGTCGGGTTGCGCCCGCAAAGTATTGGTAGACCCTTACACGGACACTCTTTGATCAAGAGATCGATGACCTTCTTGATGTCTTCGTCGTATACGACGAGTGCCCGCATATATTTGGCTGTGGCCTCGGCGATTGTGTGCGGTCTCTTTACACGCTCGCCATGTTCATCTTCTACATCTATCACACTGCGAGTGGTCAAGATGTTCAGAATCTCGAGTTTGAGGCCACCTAGTGCGATCTTCCATGGGAGATGAATCTCATCACCCATGTGAGGCTCTACGATAGGTACGATGACGGATCTGGCAGAAAAATGAATCCGTGCGCCCATGACGTGGCGTCTAGCGTGTGCATATTTGTCACCGAACTTCTTCTCGAGAATCTGTTCAGTGTACTTGATGACGTTGACGTACATCTTCCATAGCTGACGGTCGACATACTTCGAATCAGTAATACATCGCTTGGATTCGTAGGATAGAGCAGAGAGGTCAGCAGCTGCTGACATGATGTAACCGGCAGCATGGTCGATTGTACGTACCCTGCACTCTTTGGCCTGTGGCGTGAGTGTAGGATGTAGTGCCGGTATCTTTTTGACCCACATCCTGTCTTTGTACTCTTCATAAAGAGCACGGATGTGTATGACGTCCTTCTTACTTTTTGTCTTTGGATAGACTTCAAAGAAGAAGTTCATGATTTCTTTGCAGTGCTTGTAGAAGTACCGGAAGCCTTGCGCTCTGATGTGTGTCTTTACTGGCTCGAATAGTTCTTCACTGGGATCCAGTATAGACTGCAGAAGTGGGATACTTTTCTTCCCCAGCTTTGCGTCGTTGACTTTGACTTTTCCCAGGAATGAGTTCAGTGCAGCAAAGAATACCGGGTGCATGACAGGCGGGACGTGATCTGGTAGGATCAGCCAATTCACGTGCTCGATATTTTCTGCAAATTCAGTAGATACCACAGTACCACAGATCTTGCAGACATGTCCCGCGTAGTAGTTGCCTCGATACTCTTTGCATTGACAAGAAGCTACAAACCCTAGTTCTGCTTCAATGTCGTAGAACGCCTGACTTATTCGTTCTGCTGCTTGTTTTCGTCCTGTTAAGTCAGAGTCATTGAGTGCTCTTGCCCCAGGAGAATCGGCATGCAGTTTATCGAAATCGATCAGTCTGATCAGATTCTTCTTACTGAACACGCTGGACTTCTTCAACTTTATCCCCCTGAAAAATTAAGACCGTGGGTAGATAAATAGAGAGAGGAGAGGATCCTAGTGGGGATCCTCTCCTCTCTAATGAATCAGCCTAGCGACCGCTGAGGTTTCGCAGGCTGCGTCGACCACGTTCCATCAGCGGGAACCGGTTGGTAACCTGGTTGCGCTGCAGGATGTCGCGCATGCCGCGACCGAGGTCGGTGTAGCTGGAAACACTCACCGTCATGCGCTGCTTGTAGTCGGTACGAAGCGCGAGACCACCACCAGCACCCATGTGAACAAGGATCTGTTCGAGGCTGTTGGTAGCGATGCTGCAGGGGTACGTGGTCCAGATGCGACGGACTTCCTTGAAACCGAGTTCCTTGATGTTGTCGATTTCTGCGGACATGTCGTCTTCGGGGATGATGAACCGATCACGCAGATCACGATCACGGGTGATGCCGATGGCACGGAAGTAGTCGATTTCGCGGGTATCGATCCAGACCCCACGGTCCTGAACGTAGCCGGAGTACGACAGATGTTCGTAGTGAGGCACGAAGAGCTCGCCGAGATCTGCGATCTGAGGAGCGTTCAGGTATTCTGCGAGATCCTGAAGCATGAAGCCCTGCTGCTTCGGATCGGCGTAGCGCCACAGCGACGGGATACCCGCACGGCCAGGCTGGATTTCGCAGACGACCACGGGTTCGAGGAACTTGGCACGCACGAAGCGGTCGAGACGATCCAGAGATTCCAGCTCAACCGGCTGGTCAGTTTCGGGATCGATCCAGAGGTTGCCGAGGTTCGGGTTGTTGGGACCGAACTGGCTGTACGGGGAAAGCCAGCCCTTCGCATTGACCGCGTAGTCAAGGAAGCTGGCAAGCAGGATGGGCAGAACACGATGGTTCCGGATGTTCGACTGGATGTCACTGATGCAGATGACAGGCTGGAACTTGACATCCTGCAGGTCATCGATCAGGTAGAAGCGGGTGTAGCCGCCGATAACACCGATGGGGATTTCGTCATGATCTTCGCGAGTGTAGTCGCGGCGATCGTCGGGCATCACTTCCATGGTGACCGAGCAACCGAAGTCGATGCGCGCCGGTGTCGCGTGAGGAGACATGTCGGAGAACATTTCCTTCACCTGACGAAGGTCGCTCACGAGGGAGTACCGCACGTTGTTGGCGTTCATGTTGGTGAACTTCAGGCTGGCGTAGTCGTCCGAACGAAGAGTGTTCACGACGAAATTGGACCAGACGTTGCTCTTACCGTAGCTGTCGGAGGTGACGATCACGATGTCGAGGATCTTCTCGGCACCCTTCTTGTCGATGGTGGCAGTCTCGAAGTCCTTCATGACTTCCATGAGGATCGTGTCCGAACCCTTGCGGAGCTGGGATTCACGAAGCGCTTCTTCGAAGACGAAGCCGACGCATTCAGCACCATCCACGAAGAAGGAGGTGCAGGTCTTCGGAAGATCGAAGAACTGAATCTTCTTGTTCTGATTGCTGACCTGCTTGCGCACACTTTCAAGGAAACCGGTTGCGGTCTCGGTGAGCTTGTTCGAGGACTGCAGCGAATACATGAGCTGCTCGAACCCGCGGCCTGCAGTAGCCGTGCTGCGAGCAGCACGTTCGGCACCCAGGTCACGACGAGGAGCGCTGACGTTGTCATGGACGCCACCAACGTTCTGCTGGGATTCCTGAGCAACGGTGTCGTCGTCGATGCCGTCAAATTTGATACCCATGGTAACTCTCCGTAACTGTGTTTTGTTCTCTTGGCCAAGAACTTGGTTAGTGTTTTTACTCCAATTGCACAAACAATCAGAGCAGGGTTCACAATAGTGATATATATGCACAAATCCGTTGGGATCTGAGCACATGATATGCCATTGCGTGTAGGAAATAACTCCACCGAGTGTGGTGATTTTTATTATTGTTCAGGAGGTCGATGTATGCTTTCCAGGCTCACTGATCATTTCCATCCAGCATCGCCTAAAGTCTTTCCGAAATGGACGCAATACGTCGACTATCTCAAGCTTCAGAAGAAAGTGTTGAAGAAGCGTTATCTCAATTCCGACGTGTACGAAGCCAGATGTTTTCACATCTTGAAGCATCTACTGAAAACTATGGAACGAGATATGGAGTACTTGATGCTCCAGCAAAACGACTTCAGTCGCTATCTGAACTACTTCAAAGAAGTGGCACAATCCACTTACGATACCTTCGCACCAGCTAGAACTGGTAAGGCTTACAGAAAAGCCTTCTACAAGAAAGGCTTATTTGCTACTACCGAATATCTCTGTCCTGTACCGGACGTGGATCACCTAAAGACATTACCGCTCGATAAGTCTTGGGATGACTGGGAGAAAGTAAAACCAGTACATCTCTGGCATCACGACACTGAAGAATACACTCTGAACATATTTAGCGGCGGGATAGTCACAAAATACAATCCCCCGACATACTCCATCATTTGTATTGATGCAGTAGCATTGATGTTCAAGTACTACAAGTACATGACAATGGACATCACAGGTGAAACGATAAAGACCATGCACGACTTCATTCATCGTCATGTGTTGGTACACTTGATGGATGATCTGCTAGAGGTATGGTTGTTCAATCGTATCAACTATATCTCCAAACTAGCAGAAGAGGGCGAATCTGTTCGCAGTCTAGTGAACATTTCACCTATGTCAGATAGACAATTTGGCTATGTAGGGGGACGCTACGGCGAAGCTATGGAAGAACTCTACAAAGCGATGATTCAGGTAAAAGAAGGATCAGTCAGAGTCAATTCGATTCTATCTGCCCAACTTCTACCGAATGGATCAATTCTCGACAGAATCAACTACATGAACACTTACTTGGATATCCCTGATACATTCCAGTACATGCCAGTAGTGCTCATGCGAGATATCCCTACCATCGATCTCATGACGAGAATGTATGCATGGCGTCCAGATATGGCCATGTATCGCACAATGAGACGAGACATCCTCGTGGAGTTGCGTAGAGTCAAACGAGGTAGATGCTGGGAACGTATCTATGATTCATCCATCCGACTACTAGTAGAAGACTGGATGACTCGTACAGAAGAATCTCTCAGTATGGACTGATACAAATTGCAATGTATGGAGAGGAGTCGTGAGACTCCTCTCTATGCAGCTATGTTGTATTTACTGGAGCAGAACCACGGTGACACGATCTCCGAGGATCTTATCGATCATGTTCTTCACTGTAGGCCAATCACCACCCGCATGACCACAACCGATGGCAGGCATCAGAATGTGATCACTCTCCAGCAAAGAAATGGCATTGAGTACTCTACGGAGTGAAGAGTAGTGGAGCTGTACCTTATTCTTACGATATGGATTATCTGGGTCTGCTAAATTATCCGAAGCGTAGTACATGTATCCGAATCCATACTGCGTGTAGGCATTGATGATCATCACTGATCTATCGTCTATCTTGGTGTGTGCATAACTGTACGTACCAAGTTTCTTGAGTGACCCGTACTCAGTGAACTGATCTGCAGAGTAAGCAATAGGAATCTCTTCCCTAAGTCTCTTAGCAAATCCTGCACCAAAGTTACGAAAACAGTTGCATCCGTGGACCAGTACATCGTACTGACTATCTTTGGCATAAAGCAATTCGAATACGTCTCCGACAACGATGTGCATACTGCACTCTCCCATTCTGGTTTAGTACAGGATAATACAGAGTATTGAATTCATACACTTTGAGGAGAGGATACCGTGAGGTATCCTCTCATTTGTTTATCATTCACTTTGGTTAGTTATTCTCCCCACCCATTCCTAGCACTACTTCCATCCTCTCCCACCAATACAGTACTACCTGTAGTAAGAGGAAATAAGGATGTCGAGTACTACGTACTCTCCTCTAAGAGAATGCAGACTTCGTCTGCCACAGGGTTCTTCTTCTTAAGAGAAGAAGAGTTTGTTACATTTTATAATTGTGCATGTAAAAAAATACAACACTGATAATCGCTCTCAATGGAGAGTGCCCTAGTAGGGGCACTCTCTCACTCATCGCGTATAGTAGCCATTCCAACTAACTTTCCGCAGAACATGAATGTTACGAATACACTACCATCTTTCTTGTCATAGTCCAGATTGATGCTATCGCCATTGAATCCAGGAGTGTACAACACGTAAGACCCGTTGGACTGGCAGTATCTTGTGCTGACTCGATCTGCGTCCATTGCACGATGCAACCCGGCAATGATATTTGTGATACATTGTTGGTATTCTTTTTCTGCGACAATCTCAAGATCAGGATCCTTCAGATCCTTGATCGCCCGAAGTGCCCGGGTGTGATTCGCAAAGATTTCCATGTACTACTCCGGAAGTTATGCAGATTCAGGAATTTCTGCCAGCCCGATGACTTTACCACGTTCGTAGATAGTAACCTCGATCGTCCTTCCACGAATGTGTTCAAAGTACTTACCACGAAGTTCGATTTCTACGTCAGGTAGATAGTCATCGTGGTACACGATCATCCCGTTAACACCACGATCGCGTACGTATTCTACACGCTGACAATCCCTTATCACCATGCGAATGAGATTGATCGTTTCTTTGTGTTCCGGTTCGTGCAGGATCTCGCACGAGTAGAGTTCCCGGATTCCTCTACGATCCGTGTTGTTTGGTACCACTACCTTCATCAGAGATACTCCCGTTTATATTTTTTCAAATTCAGCAATAGCCACCAAGTTGTCGTTGTCGTACACTTCGGCGGTTATGCAAGAGTGAGTCTGATCAAGTACCACGCGGATATACTTGTAGCCAAATATCAAGGTATTCTGCGCGCCGTGTATGTTGCAGTGTGGGGAACCGGAGTTTACTCGAACTTTTACGATGTCGAGTAGTTTACGCATCTTTGCTTCTTGGTTATTCTCAGTGTCAATAGTTCTGAGATCACCTATTCTTCCTACCCCAGCATGAGCGATGATTTTCATTGTAGAATCCTCAGTGTAAGAATGTTTACTGCGTAGTCCATCGTGGAAGATATGCTACACCTTTATCAGTGGTGTGGTTGTATCCTTTCGTAAGCTGCTCAAATTTGTCATGAAACGGCAACAGACGATAACGTGTCCGCTCGTCGATTTTGTAAATCATCCGGCATCCATGAAAGTGATACGTCGGTACTGATATCTGTGAGGCTATAATTCCTTTAAGTGGACCCAGATCAAATTCCGTTTCTTCGCGGACACCTTTGAAGTAGTGAGCTGGTATGTAACACGGAAACTCGTCGGTAATCATTTCTGCCGGGATCCGTATTTTCGGTTGGTTTGCTTTGTATAGGTTACACACCTTCGACGGCATGCCGTCGAGGTTAGCAAATATTGAGGATAGTTCTCCCTTCTCTGCGCTCCAGTCTGATGAATAGAGTGAACTTAAGACGCAGTAGAGTACCTGCTCGTTGTCATCCAGAGGAGGTATCCCGAAGTACTGATACACTTCGTGTTTATGCGGCTTTTGTACTGTACGATATGCTCTGTGCGGCGGTTTGTTCGACGAAAGTTGTAACCACACGTTACCGACATTTGAACCGAATAGAGTTGCCATATGTCACCTCACAATGATTTAGCGATGGTATCATTCACAGTAGTGATATATACTTGGAATACAGTCGGTTATATCTAGATGGCTCCCTTTCTAGGGAGCCATCTAGTGAATTGTATCATTTGATTAAATCTCCATAATCACAATCGATCCATTTCCTCCTCTACTGAGAGGTCCTCCACCCGCCACGGATATTTTACTCTGATCAATATTTTCAGGATTGGAAGTAAAGATGTGAATAGCTCCACCACCCGAACCTCCTCCTTGTCCAATTGCTCTTGAGTCAATTCCACCCAATGAACCGCACGACTCTATTCGTCCGTTCGGTCCAAAAATGATGGAACCCTTAACTACGAGGATCAATAGTCCGCCAGTACCTGATTGACCTATCCCACCTGAACCTCCTCCCACTGCAGCTCCTGCTCCCCCAGGATTACCAGCTCCCCCTCCAGCAGTTCTTGCGCTGATGGTAGTGGTAGATCCTTTACTGGCAGCGGCTGCACCTCCGGCGCCACCGTCAGGTTGTGCAGCCCCACCGTTGACACCGGTAGCTCGACCTATAGATACTCCACCTCCTCCGGATCCACCTGAGAATGATGTGCCGTCTGCACCACTCCCAGAATAGCAAGAACCGCCCCAAGAAGCTCCGGCAATTCCACTACCTCCGCCACCACATGCGCCATTTATACCAGGTAAACCATGTGTGTACTTTTGAGAATATCCGTCGCTAGTGGTCGTACCACTCTTGTTGTACGTAGCTGCTCCACCAGGTCCACCTTTTGGTCCAATTACATCAGGACATACTCCTTGAAATATATCTGACGGATGGTGGTACACTACCAAAGATTTAGGATCTATTCCGACATATTTTCCTTGCGCTTTAGCTCCACGCGCAGTCATTGTGAGTAATCCATTAACTACCAGATCTCCGGAGATATACAGGTACATACCCTTACATCTATTCTTAGGTCGTACAATATGCCCCTCTCCGATTGTCATTGACCTAAACGATCGTATTACTGGATCACCGTCCAATTCAGAATCGAACTCATCGACTGCTGTAATACCTACAGACATGAACGAGTCAGTAGGTGAAGGAAATTTGAAAATACTTTCTGCATTGACGAGGTTTTGTCGAAATTGGTTCTCTAGTGCATCTCCAGCATTATCGAGTTTTAGTACATAGCGCATCGACGTTACTCCTGCAAATTAGAGTGGGTGTAGTCAACTCCTGCTACACCCACTCTTTGGTTAATTTTAGATATTTTCAGGTGCCAATCGCAGTCCGTAAGCAGCACCTATGGTGTAGATGTACTTACTCTTTCTGTCTGCTATTTGTGTGACATAGCGAACTGAATCAACTACACCCTCAGTAGCATCATGCACTGATTCTCCATCGAAATGGTAGTACACTCTTTCTCCTGGCTTGAGTGAGTAAAGTTCAGCCATTTGCCAGCTACTGGCTGCTAGAGTGCAGTCGTACTCAGCCATCTCGCTAGCCATCACATACGCGTTGTTCGATGCAGTCTCGTATCTTGCACCTTGTGACTGATTGACCATGCCTCGGTTTGCACGTGATCCACAACCCAAAACATTGTCATCAGAAAACTTTCCTGATTTGCCGCTGACTTTTCTTCCTAGGTCAAGTGAGGTGTCTGTCCGCATCGTTAAACGATAGTTGCCGAACAATTCTGCACCCACAGTGGCCATGTCTCGAGTACTCACGTCGGCGTTGTTTACTAGATGTGTGACATCTCCATCCACGAAATGATAACCGTGCATGCCCGCATACGACGTGCTAGGTACATTGTAGATGTGTGTCACTTCTTTCTGAATGCGTTTATCGGAAGAAGTCTCGTATGCCGGATACAGATAAAAGATTCCCTGTGTGTAGTAGTAAGCGAGACCCTTACTGTACACACCATAGTTTTTCTGCAGGAAATCGAACACTGTGGTGATATCCTGCATTGGGGGAATGTCTATCTTACTCCAGACTTTCTTATTGTGAGGTGGAACCATGCGAATGTTCTTTATACCCAAAGAATTCAGTACAAAGTAGATTGCTTGTTCCACCGTGGCATTTCTAAGCAGTCCGTTAACTTGCTTCTTGCGAAGATCGTAGACATCCTTCTCTATCAACTGCACGTTCAGAGAGATTGTTCTACTGTGTACAGATTCTGGAGTAAATCCATTTTCTGATGGGAGGATTGCTGATTTGGTATACTGCTTTAGCAGATCACCTGCGTTTGCGATAGCTACCCGATAGGTCAGAATGATTTGTGGCTCATCTGGTATCGGTTGCAGCTCTCTGTGGTCCAATCTGGTGTACGTCAAAGTGCACAGGAGATTCTGATAGTTACTGAGCAGAGTTATTGCTTCTTGTGCCATTAGCTCCACTGTCAACTGAATCTCATCTGTGAAGTTTTCTGTAAACCTCTGGTTGTGTACTACACTATTCACGTATCTGGGTGTGACCTTTACGGTTTGGTTCAGCGGTGAGTAGAACACACAGTCCAATGTAAAGTACCCAGATTTTACTTTCTTGAGGATATCCTCAACAGTACGCTTCAGGGTTTCGTTTATACTCGTCAACATCCTGCAAGATCCTTGAGTAGGGATATCACTGGGGATGTCTTCAACTGATGCCTGGGGTATATGCTTCGAATACGTTCGACGTTAGGTTCGATTTCTTTCTTGAATTCCATGGCTCTTTTGTGAAACTCACGAAACTCTCGATTTTTCATTGCAGTATCGTCAACTGCGCAGTGCTTTCCAAAATAGACGAGATTGGAGTGAATGTCCAACAAGTCACCCGGAAGTTCAACCGTGAAGGGTATCTTGTTGAACCGCATGTCCACCATGTGAACTATTGCGTAGACACCTCTTCCGGTCTCACCGTCGTGTGGATGATAGATAGGTCCTGCGGTGTCCTGCATGAATACGTACGGCGACTGTATACCGTAATTCACGGGGACGTCTTGTAGCAAGTACCCACGATAGAGTACGTGATCGATTATCGAGAGGAAACTCATTTTTTCACCACCCCACGAAGAGTCCCGATCGCTACGTCAATCAGCTCCAGATATATCGGAAACTGATAGAACATATCCACTAGGTCCATATGCCGATTGTTCTGTACTACCTCCAGTACCTTTGCAGGATCGATCTTCCTGTCAAATAGATACGTGTACACTATCTTTTCTACATCGGTGAGTTTATCTCCTGCACCAATATAGAAATTCTCGGACATGACGTAGAATGGACAGTTTGTCGCATCTTCATCAGTCAATGCTAAGTAGTGTCGGTTGACCAGAGGGTTATGATCAATCGCCAGTGCGTCAGCTTTCAAATACTCTGACGAGCATCGTGGTGAGATAAATCTCAGATCAGGATATTCGCTGGTAAATAGAGACCAGAACGAATATTCGTAATCTTCGAGTCGGCGGAATAGTTGAAGCGGATATCTCTTTATCTCCTTGTACTCCAACTTCTTCTTGAGAAACTCGCACACGTAGGGATCATACATTCCGTCAGGACGCATGAAGCTATTCCAGTCTCTGCTGTAGAAATGCTTCATGTATCGAGCAATGATATCTCGACGTACTTTTTCCAGTGTGGTCAGAGTAACGAACTTATCCTGAGTCAGGAAAGTCCAGTCGCCATCTCCGGGGTAGGATCTCTTATCGAAGATGAATGTTTCTCTTACACCAGACTCGAGTCTGGTGAGAATCGTATCATCTAAGAAATTAAGAATCTCGAACGAGATCTTGTAACATGCACCTTGGCGGTAAGACATGCGAGTCTTGTCGTTGACTTTAAACTCACCTATCTTTCCGTTGCCCATGTCCAGCAGAAACTCGTCACCGATATTCGGCTCAAACCCCGGATACATGACAGCTTCTCCAGTTATGTCGAAACTGTTATCTTCCGTTACAAAATCTGGGCGGATGTTATCCTGCAACTTCATCTCCATGTGCAGGATCTTGGTAAAGTCCTTATGGACTGAATGTCCCATCGGTTGAATATCCGCGCTACCTGTACGAATATCAATCTGTGGTAAATTTGTGTGGTAGTAAGTAACCGTTACCGGAATACCCTCCACGTACAGCATCAATCCACCATAAGCTTCCGAATATCTCTCAGGTGCTATGGCAGTATTTGTCGTAAAAGTATCTCGGATGTGCGCGAGTCCCACTACATCCAGATCGGTAGCTGCATTGTCGTTATTGGGGATGATTCGATCAGTTTCTTTCAGATCGGGATTAGGACCGTCTACTTGGGACGATGTCGCCGATGATTTTCCGGAGCGGCCTATAAGAGCCATCGAGACCTCCAAGTGTGTCGTGGTTAGGATCTATCAGTGTACCATCTTTGACCACTATGTGGCCAGAGTTGATCAGATCCGCTATTTGTTTTGAGATGGTAAAGAACGGCCAGTTCTCAAGAATATCTGGGTACCACTTTGGATTGAGGTACTTGACATCTGTGATTTCTGACAAAACTAGCCGATATCGTTTGCTCAAATTGAAACCAGGGAATTTTAGAACCAGATCATCGGTGAGTTCCAGATGAGTGGGTTCTATTGGTACATCGTTTGCATACACTTCGATATTGAAGATGCAGTCCGTTTTGAAGGACTCTTGCTTCTGCTTCTTCAATATCTTTACTACTACATCGTGGAGTTTGTACTCCCCGTCCTCGTCAATTAGTCCACCAAGAGGAATCTCAGACAGCATAGCAGGACCTTCGACTAGTGTACCTGCTATAAGGAATTCCCTGTATGACCGACTGTAAGTCAACCCTCGCGGAATCATCCAGTCGTCGTAGTAGGGAAGTACGATCGGGGTAGCAGATGGTTTGATAGCGAATGCTCGCGACCCCTTATCTACTTCATCGCCAGGGTATCCTGCATCGAGATTGCGGAAGGGAATGTCGGTACTTCTTTTGGGGACCATGATCTCAGGTATAATCTGATTATCGATCACCGCAGGAAACTGAATGACCATCATGTCCGCTCTGGTGTATTGTACATTCAAGACGAACTTGGTCTGGTATGCGTTGGCAGATCTACCTACCTTAATTTCTTCCGGCTTGTCCTCGTTATAATCCAGTTGGACGTTGCAGTACACATTTGTCTTGGGAATAATCAGTTCTACGTCCTGACTGTTCGCTGCGCGAGGTACGTTTGCAGTAATGAGATCATTGGATCCTTTCTTCAGATATTGTGCAAACGTCATTGCTTTATCGAACTTGCGCATCTTGTAGATGCTGTACAGATAGATGATGATATCCTGAGGTAGAGGATAGTCGTACACTACCGTTTCGGTGTACACGTGACCACCTGCAAATCTTCTCCAAAGCTGCACAGGTATTTCGTACGCCTGATCACGACTGACCAGTTCGATCTCGATCTCGATTGCCATGTGTGTAGGTATGGACATTTCGAGCAGACGCACTTCTGCGACAGGATCGACAAATACGTAAGGATACTTGGTACCCAAATCACGTTTGTCAATGTACTGACCAGTCGTATGGCTCATATTGAGCGAATCCCACTTAAGAGAGGTAGGATTTGTCACAGGAAGCGCACGTGCAATTACTTTATTGTTACGAAGTACAGCATTGTGTGAGCCATCTGATGCTTGCTGTGGTGCAGTGTGCCCCGTATCAATATAGATCTTGTCCGCAATTGGTGTGAGCGGATTGAGGTCGTTTATGATTTTATGCGTCAGCTGACGGGCAATAACATCGTGAATATGTTCCGTCATTTCTGGTATGACGGAGTAGATCGTTGGCATCATCAGCCCCCAATGTACGTTGTATATTTAGAACCAAATCGCATATCATGTAAGAAATCGACTAGTATCGAAGGAGAACGATAATGAAGTCACTTGGTGTGTTTCCCCCTTCTGCCGCAGAGAACGATCCCACGGTAAATGAATTGGAAAAATCGTCCGAAGACAAGGATGTCATACAACTTGAACTAGAGTCCAGATGTACTGAACTTACCCCGTACGAAGAGAAATACTTCTTCCGTAAATGTGCAGGGGTATACACCGGAAAATTCAACAAGAAGTATTCGGCAGTAAGGAATTATCCGTATTTCGAACGAGCACTGCGAGCGATCTACACTATTCTCGAATTCGGGAATCACAAATACTCATTCTACTCATGGCAAAACATTCCTCTTCAAAGTGATTCCTCTCTCGAGATGTCACTGGATGCATGCAACCGTCATTTCATCAACTACCGCCACGGTAACATACTCGAAGATAGCGGGATAGACCATCTCGCGCATGCTGTAGCACGATCCAGTATGGCGCTCACTCGATTCTATCGTCTTATCACGGGCGACATCCAGCCTCGTCAAGTTACCAGAGAGAAGGTTTCTGGTGTGATCTCCAAAATGGGGTTCCATAACGAATCTCCCGTACTTTTCCGTATGGACCAGATCACGAAAGAGACTGTGGTATCCATGTTGAAGTATGATCGAGACTACGTCGGGTCTACGATCCTTGAGTGTTTGGACATAGCAGACGAGTGTATCACTCGTACCGCGATGGGTGAATTGCCGATACTCGATCCGATGAATGGTATATTCCCGATGGATGTGCTGTTCTGGAATCTCTCGGAGATCATCACGTATCATCCGGAGATCGATGACCAGCTCAAAGTCTACCTGAGCAAAATTGAATAGGAGTAGTCATGTCCAAAAAACTCATTGCGTCACTTGTCGTGAGGTCCAAGACACACGCAGAATGGTACGCAGAAAATCCCTTACTGATGCCTGGGGATGGCGCATACTCCACAGATACTCGAGAACTTCGTCGGGGCGATGGAGTACATCTCTGGAGAGATCTTCCTGCAAATACTGACGGTAGTGTAGTAGGTCCTCACAAGGATACACATGCACCAGGTGCTCGTGATGCTATCACAGATATCGAGTTGGCCGACGGTTCATCTGCTACAGCTCGTGGTCTGGTAAATAGCATCTATCCTGTACTCCCTGCTGCAACTCACTTGGACTCAGTGACTCATATCAGCAACTATGCTGTAAATGGTAACCAGCCAGGACGTCCTAACGGATTCAGCAAAGGTATACTCGTCACCAGAAACCATGGTCCCATGCCTATCCAAGAATACGTGGCTATAAATCCGGTCAAAATAGCTGTGCGTAGCCAGCTTGATGGAGTATGGTCTGCATGGAAGATTCTTGTAGACGAAACTACGGTCAATGCTGCTGTATCGACTCTGACCGCAGAAATTGCCACAAAAGCTGATACTGTACATACCCACACACCTGCGCAAGCAGGCGCCGCTCCTGTAGTCCATACTCACACACCTGATCAGTGTGGAGCTGCACCTACGGCACACACGCACACCCCGGGACAGGTGGGACTAGGTAATCTTCCCAATGCCAAAAGTGACGCAGTTAATTTTGACTCTACTGGAACACTTGCTACGTCCAAAGCAGTGAAGACTGTAAATGACTCCTTGGCGGGAAAGTCAGATATTGGTCATACTCACACACCTGCGCAAGCAGGCGCCGCTCCTGTAGTCCATACTCACACACCTGATCAGTGTGGAGCTGCACCTACGGCACACACGCACACACCAGAACAAGCAGGCGCAGCTCCTGTAGTCCATACTCACACACCTGCGCAAGTGGGTTGCCCGACCATTACCAAATCCGCAGCTGCACCAACTGGTGGTGTTGACGGGGATGTACACATAACCTACATCTAAGTGAGGGTGTTGTTGTGTCGAAGATGACTACCTACATACCGAGAGAAAATCGGTACGTCTACCAAGATACTATCTTGGTGGATCTTGTCCCTTGTCCTGATGTTCCGTCGAGTACAGTCGTCACGATGCTCGATGGTGAAATAGTAGAAGCGCATTATCTCGGTGACAGTGCACAAATTGTTCCTCTACCCGAAGATAAGGTACAGGCAATCCTTGCTTATCTCAAACTCGCGTACGAACGCGGGTTGTATGAAGTGTGCGCGTTTGACACATATCGCATTTATAGCGGCGTGATGCTCAAAAAGAATCTTCCCACAGACTGGACGTGGTGTGACATCAGCTATAGCAAAGAGATGGCTGGCGGTGCATACATGTTGGTCGATGGTGCATCCGCACCTGAGCGTATACGCGCAGCAGTATATGAAAAGAACATGCGATTCGTCGAATGGCCTGGTACTGTAACGGGTGACGAGTTGATTGTATTCAGCGAGGAAGAATTCGCTAAACTTCCTCCTCGTCCGAATCCTTACAGTACATGGGACGTAGTCAAATCAGAGTGGTACGATCCTAGAAATGTCGAAGAGTTTCGTAAGTCTGCGATGCTGGAAATTCGAAACAAATTCGAAGGAACCAGATGGAATCGGTGGGGAAAATACGTGCCGCAATTCGATCAGTCGACATGGTCGCTGCAATTGGAAGAAGCAGTCGGTTGGCTGAAAGATCCCACCTACCCCACTCCTTACATAGACACGTTTATGTCACTCCGACTCCTGAAAGTGGACAAACGTACTCTCTGTCAGGAAATCTGCGACAACTCTGCACAGTTCAAACAGGTAATGGCAGAAGTAAGCGCAGAACAATGGAACTATCTTGATCGAGCTAAGGTCGCCGACCTACAGACGCTCGATGCACTTTTGGAAGAATTGCGATCCATGTAGTTCGACGATATCTCATGTGGTCCAACTGGACCACATGAGAATCTTAAACAAAAGAGAGTACATCATGTCGGTATCCGTAAAAATAGGTTCTACTTGGCGTAATGTGGATCAGCTTTATATCAAGATAGGTGGCGCATGGCGAAAAGTTTCTAATGTGTTCACGAAGGTCAGTGGACAGTGGAAACCTAGCTACTCATATTCCTGGAGTATCGGTGCATGGTCTGCGTGTTCCGTATCCTGTGGCGGTGGTACACAGTCTCGGGTAGTTACCTGTGTTCGTAATGACGGAAAAACTGTAGAAGACTCACTCTGTGGAAGTAAACCCGTCACCTCTCAAGTCTGTAATACACAAGCATGTCAACCTGTAGGAACATGTCAGTATATTAATAACGGATCGGGCCCGCAGTATTATTGGGCTATAGGCGGAGGATTCCATCTTTTATTCTGGGGGACGATACTTAACAACGGGTCGTATATTGTTGGACCATTTGATACTACTACCGTTAATGGGTATAAGTATTATAAAGGTACTTTTATGTTTCGGGATCAAAATGGTAATGCATATTACCAAATATGCCGAGAGCCTGTGTAAACTTACGCAACCCATGCTATTTGTATAGTCTACAATCAGGAGTAAACAGATGACATCTTTTCAAGTACCGTCGAGACTGTTTTCACAGTCGTTTCTTTTTGGTGTTCCTTATGAGTTCGCCACAGATCGAAAGTACGTCAGTGATCTCATACAGGAAATCATACGAGTAGATCGAGAAGTGATCATCGATGTGCAGATACCCAAAGAAGGTACAAAGGATCAGGTACGCGATGTCTTCAAGTCTATGGAAAAATCCGAACTCATTTATCTCCGTCTGTTGAGTTCGAATCAGTCAGATCAAAACGACTGGATTCTGAATTCCAAATGTGAACATGTCGGATTTCTTGCACCAGATGAACATACACTACATGTAGTGGGTCTGTACCATCTGCAGCATGTAGGATCTCGCCGAGAAGTGATGATCATTTACGACGGTCAACCCATGCATCTTGAGCCTAACCAAATTCCGGAAAGTCTCAAGTACTACAAAGAAAACATGTTCCACGGACGAGATGTTCAGAGAGATGAGGTGGTCAGTCTCATTCCTAAACAAATGAAGATGTCAACGTCAGACGGTGACATTCTCGTCTCGGAAATGTCCATTCTTGGTGGACCAGTAGCTAACGCACTGCAGGGTACTCTCCCTCCTCCCGCCGAAATCAATTTCCAAGAGCAGTGGCTTACCGGTAATTCGGATTTGAAAGCTGCACAGACCATTGGCTATGTTTTCAAAAGAATCAAATTCAATCTTGAAAGAATGGAACTCATAGCCAGAGTAGGTCCCACCAATGCACCTGCTATCCAAGTACCTCGCCCTAAAGTGATCCAAGTACTTGGTCTCGTAGATGGTAAATGGGTGGAAGTAACCTATCCATTCGAATTGTCAGAAGATAGTTGGACATTTCTGTCTCCACTGTCACTCGAATTGAAACCATCAGAAGAAGAAAACTTCAACTTCAGTGGAATCAAGTTGGTGGTGTCGGAGTGGTATCCTGGAGCTAATCCGCAGATGGAGACAGGGCTGATGCGATTCACCGTATACGGAAAGATCGTGTACAAACCCAACCAGGAGATGATAGAAGTACCATTCATCACTCCTCCAGAAGCTCAGCTCATCTACGCTCAGTACAATCCGAGAATACTTGAGCATCCTCGGAACAAGTACCGTACGATAAATCTTCCTGCCATAGGGGAGGAACCGGTACAACCGAAAGAAGAGAAGCAGAGAAAAAGTAAGAAAAAGAAATAGACATAACTGTGTCACTCACTAGGACTCATGTGAGTCCTAGTGAGCTCAAATTACTCGATCTGTTTTTCTGGTGGAATTGGCCATGGAACTAAATCTATATTTCCATTCCATGGGAATCCTGGTTGCTGAGGGATATTCTCAAGCTGATTAGCGTAAGAATCCCATTGAGTAATTTGAGCTGTGATTGAATCTAATTCCGCTGAATCCGTAGTAAGTCTTCTTTTGCGAAAAAGTTGACTGATACTCGGATCATAAATGACTCTGAATCTACGATCTCGCTCATTTCTGATAGTCTCCTCACAGAGACAGTTTTGTTCTCTTTCTTTCTCCATTACGATAGTAGCATAAACCGCATCGATTTCTGCTGGTAACGGTTGCGGTATCTGCAGATTCCATGCTTGGATCACTATCTCGTCACTTATTGCAGGATCGTAAAACAGGGTCCAACTTGTGTCAGGATTCACATCTGGAAACATACGGACTAGCGTCTCGTGCAAATATTCGTAACGCATAGTTGGTTCACCTCAGACGAATCGCATACAGTTGAGTATTCAACCGGTCCGTGGAGTACCTTGATCCAGAACCATCCGAGTACATCAAGAGGCTGATTAGATCGGCTTGGTTACCCTGCAGTACAGTGGATACTTGAACTGCAGTGTACTTACTGGATCTGGTGGCCTGACGAGACGATGCAGTTCTCACACCATTCACACCGATAGATAACTCGACATACAGCCCATTTGCAGGATACACCAGCAAAGATCCGCATATCAAATATATTCCTGATGTGGGTAGTTGCAATTTGAACTGATTGTAGCTCAGTCTCCAGTTTTCTCCATCCACGTATGGTGCATTTACAGTAAGTGTGGTAACCGTCTTTGACGGAATCGTACCCCCAGTTACGGTATCAGTCATGATGTTACAGAAGTCACCTACTGCGGCTTTGCCCAGAATAGGAATTGCTTCTGCTAACTGTGCGAGATTAGTCTCCGATGGTATCAACCCTGCTGCGACAATTGCTTGGATTATCTCCCGTTGTGGGTGTTCTATCGCTGATGCAAACACACGAGAACCTGCCAAGCCACGTGCTTTATCGTAGTCTTGGTAAGGATCGTTTGGGCCTGTGGCCTCTTTTGGTGGAATGTACTTCATTCGCCCCCCGTGGACATAGTTACGGTTCCCCCGGTAACCATACCATGTTTCTTTTCACTGGTTCCAGCTATTATGTGTTACTATTACAAACACCCCGATAGGAGTTTCGATATGAGTCTGTTCGACGACGTAGGTATTCAGAACGCACAAATGGCGCCTTATATCAATACCGGTCTCATTTTCGATATCGCTTTGGGTAGCTACGAAAGAAGCTTCGATCGTAAGTGGCTACTCAATGGTGGTATCGCACCTATCACCGCAATATGCGGACGAGCACAGACTTACAAGTCAACTGTGACTGATAGTATCATCGTTCAGATACTACTTAGGCACTCGCTTATCGAGTGTTGGAAACATGACTCGGAACAACAGACATTCTCACTCAAGAGATTTGAGACCATGGCAGACGGAAAGTTGGTTGCGCATGAGCGCATCCGTTTGACCAATGCTACATCGTTGTCATTCCCTGAAGTCATGGAGAGTATCCACAAGCTCTGCATGCACAAGGAAAAGAACAAGAAGGATTATATCGTAGAGTCTCCGTTTACCGACTTTGAAGGTAAACGAGTACATATCTGGGTACCTACGCTTATCGACATCGATAGCTTCTCGTGTATGCGCACGGTACAGGAAGCTCTTCAGTCTGAAAAGGTTGGTGTAGAAGACAGTTCCCGAAACATGGATGACATGTATGACGGAAAGGTCAAACGAAAGTTCATGCTGGATATCACGAGGATGGCATCCAAATATGGACTGTACTTCCTTATGACGGCTCACGTCGATGATCAACATGACATTGATCCTCGAAAGCCATCGCAGAAACAATTGCAGTTCCTTCGTCACGGTGACCGTCTGAAAAGTGTCGGTTCTCAATTCGAGTTCCTGACAAACGTACTTTTGCAAGGGACTTCACCTACGCCCATACTGGATTCCAATAAGGGACCAGAGTATCCTTCTGGTAGTACTAGTGGTGTGGATGTAAACGAACTCGCAGTTAAAGTGTTGCGCTGCAAAACAAACGCTACGGGTACACAGATCCCTCTGGTCATGTCTCAGCATCTCGGTATCCTTGGTCCTCTCACCAACTACCACTTCCTGAAGAATAACGAAGACTTCGGGTTCGTGAAGAAGGGTCACAACCGTTACTGCATGATGACACCAGACACCCTACTTCACAGAAACAGCGTCATCGATACTCTCAAAGACAATTACGAACTCTGTCGTGCTTTGGAGATACTCTCTCAGCTCAAATGGATTTCCATGTACTGGAATACCAAAGCACAGCCTGTTGACATTCCCGAAACTGCTACAGAATTCGTAGAGAAGATTCATGCGAGTAACTCCATCAAGATCGAAGACATCTTGAATTCGCGTGGTCATTGGTCGTACAGCGAAAAGACCGAGGATCGTCCATACCTCAGTCTGTACGACGTACTCGAGCTGTTGCAGAAAAAATAAAGCTCCGCAAGTGGGTTTAGATAGGGGTGGAGCTTGCGCTCCACCCCTATCTGCTCATTACAACTGTATCACCTAGCGGTAGACCAGCGAGGTGAACACTTCCTCAAAGGTCCCAAACTCGCCGTGGCGGTAAGGGAGCTGCCTTGCTACGACACCCTTTAGATGGCCGAGGTCTATCGGCCATCCTTCGCGAGCCGTGCGAAGGATGCTCGCGGGTACGAAGGCAGGGATCATCCCGCGGGACGGTCCCTCTATGTTGTTGATCTTGCGCAGTTCCTTGATCACGACAGAGGGCGCACCGTGGCATGCCCAGTTCTCGTGTCCTTCCGAGTGGATCCAAACCTGGATGGCGTAGTCGCCATCCTGGTATTGGAATCCCATCTGGTCGAACTGGCGAAAGACATCTTTCGCCACGAACGGGTGCAGAGCTGAGATCTTCGTGATCTCATTGGGGACGATGAACATTTCGACATTACCGATTTCGATGCCGTTGATAGTAGCCATGATAAATCTCCTACGGTTAGATTGTTGGGTGGATATCAAAATAGTAATGTATATCTAAAAATAGATGAATGACATAATTCAATTACACTACAGAGGGGAGGCACTTGCCTCCCCTCTGTAGATATCTGTCTAGTATAGTACTAGCGGAATCGATCGTGCGTGGATGACTGGAATCTGTTGTACAGGTTTGATTGCTTTTGGTCGTACAAGATCTTGTGCATTCCATACACAGGAGAGACCCCCACACTCGGCAATAAATGTCACGACTACGTCGCGCAATGCTCTGAGCATCCACGTCTTTTGGAGCTTTCCTGCGATAGGTTTGATGTACCTCTTATTTTTGAAGTCTACTGCAAGTACCACAGAATTGTAAGATTCATGTAGTACTTTGCTGATATCCTCAAGGGACTCAACCGCAATATTCTTCGGGTAATAGATACACACCGCATCAGAGAGAAGAATCACTTCAGCATTGTCTTCTGGTAGCACAAATCGAACCTGCTGGGCAGAATCGATTCTTTTGAGGTGAAGTGCTAAACACATCTGCTCAAGTAATACCATCAGTTCACGTGGATGTGGATGCATCTGTGTCTCCTTTCCTAGTACTACTCAGCCTGTGTATTCAGTGGGAGTAGCGTTAGTTCGAATGATGGTTCGAATTTCTTGATTATGATGCCCTGAAATTCGCTTGCATTGAGAATGAGATGGTCATCTTTTTCTGGGTAATCGGACATGTAGTACACCTCCGCCACCGCTACATTGCATAGGATTTTGAGACAGGTGATGCACGGTGCAGTAGTGCAGTAGATCGTCGATCCTACAAGAGACACCCCATTCCTTGCCGCAGAAATAACTACGTTTTGTTCCGCATGAATTGCGCGGCAAACATCGAGTTGTTCGCCGGAAGGAATGTTCTTAACGTAGCGCAAACACGTCTCTTTTGTACAATGCGGATGATTCCGTGGTGCACCGTTGTAACCTGTGGCCAGAATGGTTCTACCATTACCTACGGCAACTGCACCTACCTTCCGACGGACACAGGTGGATCTGGTACTTGCGAGAACTGCGTGTGCCATGAAGTAGTCATGCCATGAAATTCTGTCATCCATTTTCAGACTCCGAATTTAGTGATTAGTAATCTCATCTCACATCAGTGATATATACATATAGCAAGTTTGAAATTAAGATCTGTCATGCTATGCTTCTCCATCCCATCTACGGAGTAATTCTATCATGAATAAAAAATTCGTACTTTCAGGTCTGCACAATTTGACCGCAAACAATTCACTCCACGTAGATGGAGTATCTGTTGAGGATATTCTCAGTATTCTCAATGCTATCCACAAGAACCCCACTTTCATCAACTGGGCAAATGCAGTGGATGCGCTATACCGCCATGTGGTCGATTTCGACAACCCACACCGCTTGACAGTGGAACAACTTCATACAAAAGTAATTCAAGTACTGTACGAAGCGTGGCTCACTGAGGGCTACACAGGATCATTGCAAAAGTTTACGGATATCATATTCCAGTACGTCAAATACGCTACACTTGACGAAATGATTGAGGGCATCTCCGAGACAGCAGTTCCTCCCGTAGCTATACTCAAACAGTATCTGGACCTGCATAATGAAGATGCACTGAATGCTCATTCCGCAGTCATCAATCCATTCATTCCTGGAGATCCGATGATCCATTCTCCGATTTTGAACTTGTCGAAATTTATAGGAATTCCGAGAGAGATAGAGCTACGCAGAAATACTGAGGATACCCACTATACTGACATAGTCATGGACATGGGTCGTACAGGTGATGAGTTTTCCGCATTCTGGAGTGTTGAACTTAAGTCGTGTGTGTTCGCCACCCTTAAGTGGGAGAATGGCGATACCGTTCGTCTTAGTCTGGATGCTGTCTCTCGAGAGCTTGTGGCGGATAACGGGCTGTCATTTGTTATATCCATTCCCCCGTGGTTCGATGTAGTGCGGTGTGGATTAGTCGTATACGACGGCGTACTTGATTTGGTTTTTGGTACTCAGGTTATCGCGTTGGGATATGCTCCGGGTACTTCGTCTACATCTACAGGGAGACTCACCTGCGACTTGCTCAAGATGACTGACACGAGTCCTTTGCGTCAATTCGTGATCTATCCGGAAGCACTACTACCGGAACAAGTTGAACATATCTTCGAACATCTCGACTAAGGAGATTGTCACATGCCACCTATTCGCATCATTTGGACCATCTCCGGATTTGAACTTGCGCAGACTGATACACTGGAAGACGGTCAAGTAATTCCACAGTCTGAACATGAGTTCACTGTACCGGATTTGTTTACTCTACTGAAAGAAGTACGTCGTATGTTTGATCCCGCAAACATCGACTACATTCAGGGTCTCATCACCAAACACGTCAACGATTTCGACAACCCTCACGACACTGACTTGGCGAAGATGGGGACAAGTGTACTGCAGGAACTCTACAATCTGTGGTTGTCCGAAGGAAACTCCGGAACACGAGAAGAGTTTCTGAAGGTACTTTTTCAGTATGTGAAGATCGCAGATGTAACCACTGCACTTGAAGGTAAAGCACTTGATCAGGTACCTTCGGTGAAAGCAGCCGCTGCAATGGTGCATCAGCACGACACCAATCCAAACGCACACGATGCAATTTTCGCAAAGCTCTTCCCGGGAGAAACTGTACAGTTGACTCCTACTCTTGCAGTAGATGCATTGGTTGGAATACCCAGGAAAGCAATTGTCACTGCTGAAACTCCGATATCGTACATAGACGAACATGGAGTACTCCGTACTGCTCCTGCTGGTGTATTGCCTATAGACTACATCTATGGGGACCCGGCAATTCCGCTCACCGGGCAGTACACGAACAAATATTTGCATTCTGAGCAGTTCGGTAATGAGTATTGGGAAACTACCAATCTCGTCAAAGACGTCTCAGGTAATCTGCAGAATCTCAGAAAGAACGGACCACTGCATATTCTTAAGGAAGTGGCTTCTGCTAATCCAGTGCACCATCAACTCACATCTGCGATAGGGCTGGCAGTTGAAGCGGACAAGCTGTACACCATTTCAGTGTTTGTGTATCCCATAGGTCGACACTGTTTTGGTATCATGCTTCCCGGGTCGTATGCTGGACCTTATTCGTACGTACATTTCGACCTGCTCGACGAGAGAGTGTTCATCAACGCAGGATCTGATCAAAATCGGATATATGGAGAAATACAGAAATTGCATTCTGGTTTTTACCGTGTGTCGATGTCATTCCGACCTGTAGCATCTGGTACGATCAAACCAGCGATGTACCCTCTGGATATCTACGACGGTGACGATAATTACGTGGGTGTCGCAGATCCTGCGATCGGTATCGATGCTGTGCAATTCAACGAAGGCCCGCTTGTACCTTACGTAGAATCCACCGATACCGAGGGAGTTTGTGGAGTCCATAACTTCAAGATTCCCACTGTAGGATGGCTCAATAATGATGAAGGTACCTTCATCTTTGAGTGCACGAACTCCGGTCGTCTTCTCCCGGACATCAATCGCGTACTCTACAACTTGGCTAATGGACCTACAGGTCTTGCACTGAGTGGTCAGTTCCCCACGAACCATAATCGCCGTTTCTATTTCGCAGCGAATGATCCGAACAACATCGCAATGTACGGGAAGTGGAGTCCGCCTTGTACCAGAGAATTCGTATCTCTTGTACATGCATACTCTGCACAGAACCACATCGTTGCAGGGTTTGATGGTCCGGTACAAGAAATTGCAGTGACCAAACCGATTCGTGCAGATTCCTCTCATCTTCACATCGGCGCAGATCGTTTCGGTAATAGTCCGTTCTCCGGATGGTTCAGACGCATGTGGTATTATCCGGGAATTTGTACAGTCAAGAATACCAACTTCTTCTTGGGAGAATAGACATGGCAGTCGTAACCATAAGCCTGACCGATGCTAACTGGACCAAACTTGAAGGTGTCGATGGTCCGTTTACCATCAGGAACAAATCCGGACACCCGATAAGCATCGTACGTATTGCATCCACAGATGCTCCGCCCACTGACGAATCGCTCGCTGCAAGCGGTATCGATCCCGTGGAGATAGGTGGATCCATTTTCGAAGTGAGTACCGAATTGAATCAGTTTGCATACGCTAAGGCTATAGACGGCCAAGGTGAACTGACTATTCGTCCTTACGGTACACTGGATCCTTCTGAGGATATCACGTATTTGGCGGCACTACTGGATGTGGTGAATAACCTGATCAGGGATCACCGTAACGATCACGACAATCCTCACGCCACTGACAAGACACAAGTGGGTCTGGGTAACATTCCGAATGCTAAGAGTGACGATCCCACACTCGGAGATTCCGAAGTACTCGCAACAACGAAGGCCACTTCGGTGTTGAATGATGCGCACATCGCACATGTACAGAACAAAGAAAATCCACACGAGGTCAGTAAAGGTCAGGTAGGTCTCGGCAGTGTAGCTAACTACGCTCCAGCTACTGCTGAAACGTGCTCTGACGAAACTCGTGACGATTTGTACATGACACCCAAGATGACACACACTGCTGTCAAATCTTGGATACAGATAAACATGGCGGTTGCTCCGCAATCGATCATGAAATCGAAAATGGGCCCACGTCCTGTGGGGTGGTCGCAGCTTGATTGTAGCCAGCCCGCTATTCCTGTGGAGAAGTCCACGGATACTCGCTTGAGAATCAATGAAGGTCTGGTCGTCGCATTTGCTGACTCTGGTAAGGTACGGGAAAGTTTTGAACTTATCGCACCTGTGAATGTGGATCTTCCTGCAAACGCCGCAGACGGGATCTATTACGTGGCAGCAAATCTCAACGAGAAGGCTCAATTCACCACGTTCAATCTGACCGCATTCCCTTACAAAGAAGGGGCACTTCGCGATGGTCACGTCGGTGACTTTTTCGATACTGCACGCTGCGTGATGTTTAATTCTTCGGACGCTCCAGTATTGCGTGTATACATCGCGAAACTGGTAGTTCTTTCTGGAGTAATCACCCAGGTCATCTGCGCACCAGTCGGGGATCGTACGATCATTCCTGCTACAATCCCAATCATCTTGGGTGGACGTGATCTTTACTACAATCCGTTCCTTGGCGAGACCGATATGTACGCGGAAGTAGAGTACAATGGAAACTGGGGACAGACGGGTTGGAACGACCAGATCGGGGTACGAGCAGAACCTCATCAGACTGGTCCGCTGAAGCGAATCATACTGCAATCTGGTCTGATGGGTTTCCTTGCCAGCGGTAAAGAATCTGGTTCCCCTTTCGGAGCTAGCTTCCCTACTGTTACTACGCCTTTGCGTGCACGCATCGTCATCTTCAAGAGGTAGGACATGCTCAAAAACATCTCCTCTGAACTTGAAGATTTTCGATACATGAAAGCAGACGAAGTTCTGGAATTCTCTGACATCCAGAACTTTGCAGAACACAACCTCGAAAGACTCCAAGGTTTATTCCAAGATCCTCGAGGTGTGGAGTTCTTCGGATCTGGTCTCACCAGAGTTCTCTTCGGTATTCTGAATACTTTCGGACACATCTTGAACACATTCAAGACCAATGTGTTTCGTTCGTACAGAACGCTGAAAAGAACGGAACTTGTGTACTACGTGGAATCGAATAAGTTCACTACCATGCGACTCGTGAATCTCGATTACGACATGGTCAAACATATCTCGATTCCTGTACCTGACAAGATGTCTGAACCTTATCTGCAAACTACTCAGTACGGTAGCGATCTGCTGCTAGTGATGCAGATGAAGGAAACTACTGATCGTTTCGTGAAAGGACTTGAAAGTTTGCGCAATCAGGTCCTCGCGATGACTGTCACTTTGGAAGATCTTGATCTGCCGAGTAATTTGCCGGCAGTGACCGCAAAGTTCAAGCAGTTTAATCGTTGTTTTGTGGGGCAGCATCTTCGGGATATTCAGATGAGCAAAGTCATCAAATCCAAGGAAGAGCTCCAAGGAACTTACGAACTGCTTTTGGACTCGGCTAAGTACCACTACGAAGTGGCATCAGTTGTCAAGAACATGGAAACATGTAGTGCGCTGCTTACGGAGATCATAAACTTCATCGAAAAAGATGGGGTCTCCATTTCCAAACAACAGCTCACTACGCTATCCGAGTTGTCGCTCTACTACGCCAAGATGTTTGACATGTATGGTGTAACTATCCAAGACATGGGTAGAGTAGAACACAATTTCGTGGAAGTCTTGAAACTGGTGAGAAAGTATCTTAACGTCTAATACAGACAAAAGCCCTCAGAGGAGTGGCAATGCCACTCCTCTGAGATGCTGTATTTCTTAGCTCTTGGGGTGTGCTTCACGGATAGCTTTCATCTTCTCTACGATCGATTCCAGTTTGGCAGTATTTCCCATCTGGTACTCGAATATTGCTTCGAGTTGTTCCTCGATGGAAGCGGCCTGCAGATATTCGCGTTTGCGAATTTTCCGGATTTCCTCGTTGTAGAGTTTCGTATAGTTATCGGCAGGAATCTCCCACTCTCCAGATTCAGATGCCACCATCACGGTGTCACCATTGTTCGGAGGAAGACCAGCCATCCGGATATATCCGGGAGGAATGTCTTCAGGAAAAAGTACTCGCACCCAGTTTCTGGTACCAGGTTCAGCTGCAACAATCGCGTCAAAGTTCTCGGACATTTATGCCTCCCATATCGTACGGTAAAGTATTTCACCTTCATCAGGTACTTGCACATGGCGTGCTTTGATATACGCAGTCATGTCAGGAATAGTAAACTTAGGTACACGGAACGTGGTGTATCCGTCACCCAAAGAATACTTATTGGTTCTTCCTGTATCTGTGACTAGCTGCTGCCACTCTTGTTCAGACACCAGCAGGTTGTTTTCCTGTGCGTATCTGAACAACTCAGGGTAGGACTCTCGCAGTAACTCAGAACCATCAGGGTAGATCCAGCCATGTACAGGATCTGACGACATACGGAACACCAACATACCTACAGGTGTAGCGTCAACCACCAACGCAGGCTGCTGAGTAGTCTGTACTACTTCAAATACTGTGACTGTAGCAAATACAGGTTGACCGCTCCATGAATGTACGATCAGCGATTGTACAGTCTGAGGGACAGCATTCATCTTGTATCCAGAAGAGACATTTACAGGAAATCCTACTGAATCATTCAGTTCAGCACCAGTAATCTGATCCAGTACTCTACCCTGAATAGTACCGGAAAGAGTCATGGTCCTCGTATCCAGTACGAGGTGTCCACCCCCTCCGTTTATTCCTTGATCAGGATGCATGAGCTTGAAGTGATTAGCTACGACATCTTTCTTTGCCATCACAGATACTTCACCTTCAGGCGTCGTGATCGTGGTCGGCACAACGAAAGAGTTGCGTATATTCTCAGCCCCACCGAGTGTATCGATGGTTAGTGCCAAATCTTTGAGACTCATGCTCTCTTCGCAATCTATCAAGATCCAGTATACTCGATCTTTTTCGATGAGGAGGTTGAATACTTCCATTTCTCCCTGAAAATCGAGTACTGCTTTCTTGATTGGTGTGAATTGTGCAGTAGATACATTTGGTTGTGCCAGAGTACTGGCAAGTGCCATGCGGGTGGTCGCAGGATTCATGTACCGATTCGTCAATACTCCGTCTATGGCTTCTTGATCAGTAGCCATAGGTGCATTCACTACCTCACCAAGACCTACCTGAACTTTGGTTACTGCGTGAGGATTGTCACGGTTCCCCGTATGTGAACTGAGCGCAGTCTGGATTGCAGAAGTATCGCTACCACCTGCAGCAATTGCAGCATAGACGCGATTGAACTCGGCTTCAATGAGATTGTAGTCTCGCAGATCATTGATCGAGTGATCGTGAGATACTGGAGCTGCTCCACACTGATCAGGTGTGTGAGTATGAACTACGGCAGCGGCTCCGCATTCACTGGGTGTGTGCGTGTGCACAATAGGAGCGGCGCCTGCTTGTTCTGGGGTGTGGGTATGATTAACTTCTGCTGCCCCGCAGTCTGACGCGATGTGTGTGTGATGCAATGGTGCTGCACCTGTCTGATCGTACGTCACACCATGCGGATTATTTTTGGATCTGAGGTGCATCTCGATGTCTTCCCCGAACGAGGTAAGACGTACGTCTGTATAATCGCGTGCCTGTCTGAGTACATTTGACCCGACAGTATCGACATACGCCACAGATGCAAATCCTGATCCACCTGACAGCATTTTCGATGCCATGTAATCCATGTATCGATTGAATGCAGTCTTGACATAGTGAACGAAAATACATGCAATTCGGCACGACTCGTTCGTATTGATGTTATTCGCGACGATATCGAGCAATGCGATCGATGGTTGTTCTACTTCAATCTCCAAAGAGTACTCACCCGGAATGGTGATTTCTTTGAGGATGATACCCTTTTCGTTGGAGAGGGTGATAGACCCTGAGGTAAGTTCTGTTACCACAAGATACACGAAATGTCGACCGGGCTTCTGAAATGCAGGAGTCAATACACGGGCAGTGGCCTGTGCGGGGATTACTGGCTTTTTGTTGATGTAGAGCAGTTCGTTGACATCAATAGTAAAACCATCAAAGCCCCAGTTCGTATCAACAAAGAAAGGATTGAGAATTGGATCTGAAAGTACTGGTGAGAAATATACCTTTCCCAAGGTATTTCTCATTTCTTCCAAATCACGATTCACCCCGATCATGCTGCTGGCAAGAGCAAATGCTGTCGACAACTTTCCAGGGTCTGCGGATTGGTGGTCATGAGTGATACCGTTTACTTCCACTCCACCCATCTGGAATCGATCGGTTTTGGTCTTTCCACCTATCAGTTCCGGAGAAGAGACGCTCGATGGAGCGAGCGTAGATCCCGGAGATTTTTGCTCTGTATTGGCCATGAAACGCCTCACTGTGTAAAAAATTTAGGGCATAATATTTGAAAATAGAGGATCTCCCGAAGGAGATCCTCTATCTCATTCCCAATGAAGAGCATTGTATTTACCGGTGAATACGCCCCAAGCAAGTTTGAATCTTTTCTTCAGATTGGGTACATGATAACATCTTGCAGGTACCCATACACCACTGACCAACTGCTGGGATACCCCCAGAAGTTTGCCGCATACGGTAAACAAGGTCCGACATCTTTACGCATCCTGGCATGGCCATAGTTCTACTCCTTTCAAAAAGTTATAGCATTTGTTTAGTAAATGGAGAGTACGGAGGAACCCTCCGTACTCTCCTGCGTATCGCTACTTCTGGGAGCCGATGATCGTCACGATTGCTTTGCCCACGTACAAATGACCGGGCGCATTTGCGACGACCGTGAAGGTGTCGTTCACTTCAAAGGTGACGGCACTGTAGTCGGGGTGGTCACTACCGATTCTCGTCTCGGATGCGCGATCCATCACGACAACCTCTTTGACGGTTATCGACTGGATGTGCACGCCTTCTGCGAGCTGACGAATCGATGTATCGAACCATGTCGATTTCTTTTCTTCGTTACTGACCGAAAGATCGACACCGTTTTCGATATCGAACGCAGGTTCGGCCTTGGGGTTTTCCTCAGTTACATCGACAGTGACCGTTTCTTCCTGCGGCTCGATCACGTCGAAGGTTTCTGGAAGTCCCAGGTGGATCGTCACGTTTTCCACTTCCTGCAACAGCACGGGTTCAGTTTCTTCGACTTCTTCATGATCCCCCGTTACGCTTTGTTCGGTGGTATCTGCAGGATAGGATGCAGTCGGTTCCTGTTCCATCTCAGGTTCTGTATGAACTTCCTCAGCGGCAGCCACTTCCGCAGTGGAAGTGTCGGATACTTCCTCGGTGATCAGTACGGATTCCAGAGGAGCCTGCGTAGGCTCTTCATCTTCCATCGTGAGTTCTTCCGCAAGTTGGGCTGCAGGAACTTCTACAGTCTGTTCCAGTGTGTACTCCTCGACAGGCTGTACTTCCGGTTCTACAGCCGTTTCTGTCAGTACTTCGGCAGGTGCTTCTTCCTGCTGCTTCACAGGAAGTTCGACTTTCGGGATCTCGATTTTCACGCTGACATCGTCCTTTTCTTCCGCTGCACGGATCGTAGCGATTTCTTGCGAAGACAGCTGCCGGTGGCAGCACTGCGCGTATCTGCAGATCTGTGCACTTACGGTGCTTCCGAGACCATTGATGGCGTCGTTGCGGTGAATGTGTGCGAACAGATGTTTCGCCACACGGTACCGGCCGAGAAGAGCTCTGCGGTATTCTTCGAGGTGCCGATGGAAGAAATCGTCGATCGTTTCCACCTTCTCGTCGCAGTCGACGTTGAAGATGTAGAGACGATCACCCACGTGAATTTCCGTATCACGGAAGCCGTATTTGGAGTGAACGATTCGTCCATGAACCACGAATTCGCCAGGTTCGAGTTGCAGATACGCGAGAGTGCACCACACGAAGTGATTGGTCTTCTTGTGGATCTCGTCTGCGTATGCTGTCATTTCCCGAATGAGCGTGTCGTACGTGTTGACTATGTTCTCGGTATCAACCGAGCGGCCGTCGAGACCCACGTAGTTTCCGCCTTCCTGGTCTTTCTGTACGAACTCGAGCATCTTCTTGCTGATGCCACGGTACTCGTCGGACTTCAGTTCACGGAACCACTCGAGGTACATCGGTTTCGTGCACTTGAAGGTGAACAGCTTATCCATCAGTGCACGATACGCGTGCACGATCAGAGGAATCTCTGCTGCCCATTCCGAGATCCACGTGACATCTTCACGCCTGGTCAGGTTCTCGATGCTGCCGAGAAGCGTAAGCTCTGCTTTCCCGAACTGGTCACGGCCGTCTGCGACGATCACGTTATCCACACGGTAGAGCGCACTACGGATGCTACCGAGTCGATGACCTGCGATGAGTACCACGCACCCGGGCCAGACAGTCACAGCAGAATGCAGACCACATGGTTCCGGGTAGTTCAGTACTCGGGTGTGAGAAGGCTGACCGCCGGGTGCCGCGATGATCGTAGCGATACCGTGTACGTCATCCTGTCCGCCAAACTCAAACAGAGTTCCGGATGCGCCAGTGGTCAACGTCAACTTGCTGGGAGGAGAGAACTTCGACGAATTCATGAACCGAAGATCGTCTTCGATTGCTCTGGTGATCTGCCTACGCCAGCTCATTTTGGGTCTTTGAGACATGATGGAAGTCCTCATGGTGTTGAGGGTTAGTGGAGGTATCTCAATATTGTAATGTATACCTCGAATTCTTTCGATTTCCGAGGTAACGTATATTACGGCATATGCGAATAAAAAAGTAGACACTGAGTAGAGACCCTGTGAGGGGTCTCTACTCAGAGTTGTTGTTACCAGTTTCTGGATATGCGCAAAGAGTATCTACCAGGACCCATAGAGGTGAACCTGATGTACTCATCAGTGATCTGTTCTACGTTCCCTAATGGTTGTTGCTGTCCGGGTATTTCCAACGCAAACACGGTGTAGTCGATGTCCTTAGTCCCGAACGGATTCGGTATTGTGTGGACTCGTATTCCAGATGGCTGAGGATTGAAGTGGTCGATCGGTAGATGACAAGAATCCCCGAGTACCAGACCACTATGAATCATCCCAGCCCACGACTTATCGTGATTCGTTGTATACTCCAGTCTTCCCAGAGGAAACATCGTTTCTGGGGAGAGTAGACACATCCGTATGTTGAAGTGTACACTATCGAACATCAGGATGAATTTCCAAAGACCCAACGCAATCTGGTTTCGTGTACCATAAAGCTTGAGTTCTACTCTCACGATATCCTTGTAGATCAGATCATAGTCCTGAATCCACCAGGTCTGTTCACCATCGCCGTTGCCTCGTGCAGGGCAATACGACTCCACGGACTCTACCAATATTTCGGTATTGTCCGATTTGAACATCTTCAATGTCCATTTGTCAGGCACTATCTTCTCGTCGAGAGTGTCCTTAGAAAATACCAGTCGATGACCACAAATGTCGATCGGCTCATTGAACAGATGTACAATCGTGGCATCAGTGACACCACCTGCAGATCTGAAGTACCCTTCATCGTCTCCGTAGATATTCTCTACCGGATGTGCAGGATTTTCTGAAGTAACCGAAAGTTGACCCCAGTACTGATTGATCTTTCCTTCGAACTTACCAATCAGTCCTGGTACCCCCTTCTTTACGTTACTATACTCAGGACGAAGTGGACTGAGCTTAAACACAGGAGCAGCTTCGTTTGTGTAGTCTACGTACACGTACAGTGGGGTGTTCTTTTCGGTGAGTCCTGGATCTATTTCAGGTACTCTGTCGAGATACACCAATTTGACTCCATCGGAGTGTGCTCCAATGAATGTAATCGGTGAGGAGATTGCCATCTTTCCGGCTGCCACATCTGCGAAAGAAAACTCAACACGAACACCCCAGTTACCACTCACATCTCGATGTACTCTCTTGACCACGAATGAGAATCTTCGGCCAGTGACAGGCTGATTGAGTGCATCAGTAACTGATGTCTCAGTATACCAAGTCAGATGCTCACCTGCAGTTTCTCTGACAGGTACACCATCTACCATGAGCATCCATTCTGTAGGAACTCCACCTATTGCACCAGTGGAATCCTTGAAGAATGTGTATGCATCAATTTTTCTGACAGTATGGAAGAAGTACTCAATTAGTACATAGTCCTGAAGTTCTTCCGTTGCAGAATAGAACGCGGCTACGTTTGCAGTCATATCGGCGGGAGTGAGATGCTTCTTGAATGCATACTGGATCGGATGTCCGTCCAGTGTAGCTACGTTGGTAGCAGCAGCTCCTTCAAAGTAGTCGTAGTGACCACTCGATCTATGCACTATGTACGGAAGAATGATTGGTGTCACAGGATGCGACAAACTACTATCTTCCATTTTGTCAGGAAGTGAACCAGCAGGCGCCGAAGCAAGGGTGATGGGAGCAACCATTGGCGCCGTACGTTCCAAGGCAGCCGCAAGTATCTCGTAAGCTGCGGTGCGAGCGATCGTATCCGCTTCTTGCTCTGTCGTATACTCATCGTGTACGTGCAGTTTTGCGGCGGCCCCGAGGTCTTCGAGTGAGTGCGTGTGAACATCCTTGGCCGCTCCAATGGATTCTGGCGTATGTGTATGGTCGTAAGGAGATGCGCCAACTTCAGTTGCAGTATGCCCGTGATTTACAGGAGCTGCACCACATTGTTCAGGAGTATGGCTGTGCTCTATAGGAGCTGAGCCACACTCTTCAGGAGTGTGGGTGTGATGTAAAGGAGCACCACCAAAATCTTCTATCTGGTGAGTATGGTTAGCAGCCGCTGCTCCGATCATCTCCCATGTGACGTTGTGCGGATTGGAACTTTGGAGGTGTACCTCCAAGGTCTCTCGTATAGGAGTAATCTGATTGGCGATGAGCTCGGCAGTGAGTCGATTGGATTCCCGTATAGCCGCAGTCAACTCTTCACGAGATACACCGATGTTACCTTCACCAGAAAAAATATACGTGAGATATTCTTTCAGACGCGGAGTAACTCGATGAAGCGATACACTACCCACACAAAGTACTTCGTCAGGGTATACACCATCTGCAATCAGTTTGTAGCTGGCAATGGTGGGATCTGCTACAAATATCTCAAATGATTTGGTGCCGTACTCCGTGATCGCAAAGAGTTCATTTCCTCCTGCGTCGTACAGTTTAAGCGCACCAGAGTCGAGTCGAGGTACATTGATGTGAAGGAAGTAGTATCCAGGAGAATTGAATACACTACTATCCATCTGGAGGTAGTTAGGTTCGTGAAGATTGTTGGTACCTGTAAAGAAAGCCTGCCCTTCGACTATCTTCCAGTTGACAAGAGTCCATCCAAGTACACCTTCAGCAAACGATTGCGGAAGAAGCGGCAGAGTAATGACAGTATTGTCACGGAAGAAATTGTTGTCAGGATCGATGTCACGAATACTTTCGTGCACTTTCTGCATCTGTTTCTTAAATGCAGAACCACCGACAAGCTCAGACGGAATACCTTCTACCTCGTCCACTGCTACGGAGGTAACTGCGGCAGCACTACCGATGACGAGTTCTGCAGTATCTACTTTACTCGCCGTCATTCCGTCCCCAGATATCGCAGCACCTGCACGATGCACGGGGAACATGCTGATGTTATTACTTTTCACGGGTAACCCCCTGATGTTTCAATATGGATAGAGCATAGTATTTCTTCAGGTAGACTGGCACCTTTCGGGCCAGTCTACTTTATATAAATTAGAATAATGCACTGAACTCGAGTGTATCACTTGTTGTGTCTTCTGTACGTTCAGCGTAGATGTCAGTGATGTATGCAGGTTCTGTATCATGGTCACTGACTATCCCAAATTCTGTGAATTCTTGTGCAAAATACTTGTGAGCTTCAGGAGTGTCGTCTACGTATCTATGCTTTCCACGGAAAGCAGTGAGATACTTTTTACCTAGATGGTTTGTCTCTAGGTGTACAAATATTTCCAGGTCTATTTCCTGTGACGCACCGATGCTGTTTCCTGCAAACGCTGCTGAAAATTTCTTGACGTGGTTATTCCCTGCACTTGCTACCAGTTTCATTGCCTCTCGGTTTAACTGGTGAGCAGTAACAAACAGAATACCTCTCGTTTTGGTGAACGTACACATGTCGTTGTAGAGATCAGAGATAGCTAAGTCATCTCGACGATCTTTACCACCTGCACCACTAGCTTTCTTCATCTTTGAAGCATAGTCTACAAATGCCGCGACGATATCGTAACCTTGAGCGATGTACGATTCCACCAAGTTGATGAACTCTTGTGCACCAAACTTCGTACCTTCCCATCGCTCAATGAATAATGCCCATCCACGACGATGATAAATGTCATGGACTCTTTCGATGATTTCTTCTTCTGAGATGTCTCTCGAGGATTTGCGATAAATTCCTTCATATGCGGTTTTGTAAAACCACATCATGTTTTCGTTTGCTTCGTTCTCTAGACTGATGAACAGTACTGCGGGCTTACCACAACAGTCAACCGGGGGATCGTTATAGCAGATAATCCCTCTGGCAATAGTCATAAGTAAGCCGGACTTGAAGTTGTGCAGTAGTGCGTAGATACATACAGATTCGCCACGAGCCAACCCTCTACGGTGCCCAGTGAGTCTATCCAGTCCTTGTAAACCGGTATGAAGTATCCCGTTTACTTTTCGAGATTTGTAACGCTCGACCGCTTTCTTGATGGAGTCGAGGTTAGACATATCAATTCTTTCGACAGAGCCTTTGGCAAGTCGATCAGTATCTTTTGCGACATCTGTCAAATCACGAGCCATCATGATTACGTCATTGATGTTGCGTTCTTGCTCTTCGATGTCTGTGGTAAGATTACACGAGTTCAATTTGCCGTACATTCTGCGAACGTACTTGTTGGTTCTATTCCAGAGAATATTGTTTTTGAGCTTTCTGCGAATATCTTCGACGATGCTCTCTTGTACTTTTTCAGGGGCATTCTCGACCGAGTCGAATAGCTCTCGCATTGTGCGATAGGTAAGTTCATCATTCTTAATGATGGGGTCAGAGAAGAAGCCGAGCAAAAGTGCTTTACGATCACGTGCACCTTTCTCGTCATTCTGTGTAGTCTTCATTGTGTTCAATATAGAAATGAACTTTCTCGTGAGACCATCTTCTAGTGCGCTATTGCTCTTTTGATCATTGGTATAGATTTCAATCAGATCGTCGATGATTTCTACATCTCGCGGGTCTTTACCTGACGATATTAGTGCGAGTGCATCAAGTAAGACTTCGGTTGTTATGACGGCCATTTGAAGTACTCCGGATAGTTACTTAGGTAGCGAGACATACTATCCAATTCGGCGTAGATAAAGACACATTCTTAAAATTACGGGGTTCCAAAATATATGTTATGCGCTATACTACAAATAAACTTCCATTTCGGGAGGAGCAGATGATCCAGTTTCTTTGTGTCAACAAAGTGAGTTCCGTCACCGACCCCGGTGCTCTTCCTGGGAACTTTATGTCCATCGAAGAGTTGGCGGCAGCCGACATTGCACCACAGAACAAGGTAAAAGTATTTGTCACTCAGGCGTTTCTCGCTCGGTATATCGCCGAAATGAACAGCGGCGCAGCTCCCTCCATGGAGCAGTATCTGCAGCGAATGCTCAGACTGGTTCCCACCAGCATTCCTGAAAATACGAATACTATGTCGAGTGACCTCTATCAGAGGTATGTGTCGATCATGTCGACATTGCTGCACGGTAAACCCATCGTGGACTACACCGGACTGACGATGATACTCGGCGATTGTGCGACATGCGATCCGAAGTTCCAGATGCTGGAAGAGGATTTCTATGTACCCTATCTGAAGACCATGCGCAAGGATAAGCGTGAGCGGTATAATGGCGCTCTGCTGCTGGTTCCTACACTGCAGAACATCAAGAGCGGCGGGCACTCAGTCGTTTTTGTTCCTAAGCGGTTTGCTTCGTGCGATCTTCAGGCGAGTGCGACTTTCTCGAATACGCCTGCACTGGAATATCTCCACCGACTTGATTGGACTGGACAAAACTGGAAACAGTTTGTCGCAACATTGCAATCTTTCTATGTTGAGCCTTACGCCACCTACGATGCACCCAAGACTCTCGCTGGTGCTCTGAACTCAATTCTTCGGAACCGTGATACCAACATGGTGAATACCAGAGGCGCACGTAACGAGTTTTTGAGGTCATTTCAGCTACTGCAGTCACGTTATCGTATGGACGTAGATTCTCTGGAATCTCTTGGCTTCATTCTTTCTGGTTTTGGGTATGACGCATCTTTTCTTCTGAAAGCGAATCCGCTCACTACCGACATGGTAGCATTTGAAAAGTATGCCGAGCTTTCGTTCCTTAAACCTTACAAACTGCGCGCCGCAATGGAAGCAGCTGCAGCGGAAGAAGATAAACCGGACGACGATGAAAACGAGGATGATGATCAGGGCACTCCTGACGCCGATCCATTGCCAGATGATCCGGATACTGATCCGGACTCTGACGATGGTGAGGATCCGAGTGAAGATCCTTCTGCAGACGATGCAGGTGGTGATGATCTCGGTAGCGACACTGGCGATGACTTTGGCGGTGATGATGATTTTGGTGATGAGTCGGGTACCGACTCTGGTGACTCCGGTTCCGGCGATGGCGCCGATCAACTGACAGACACAGTGAAAGAACCGGAAGATCCTACTGCCATTATCTTCAAAATCGTCACAGCAGAAACCTTCTCGGACTTCATGTTCCGCAAGGCTGCCACAAACGCTCTCGTCAATCTCGTCAACAATCCCCCGTCCAGTATGTCCAATGAAACTGTCGCATTCCTTCGGATGTGGATCTCGGATTGGATTGACATAGTGGATGCAGATACCACCAAGTCGGTCCTCCGCCAGTTCGCAGTAGAAATTGATGTATAGAAGTGCACTTCATCAACATCAGCCTCCTCAGGAGCTTATCCATGGGTAATGAAATTTTTGCAGCATTTGAACGCGATCTGCGCGCCTCCGCAGAACTGAAGGGTATTCCTGTCGTAGGGATGCCGACTTTCGACAAGCAGATGTCGATTCAGGACCGCAGTCTCGTGGGCAAGGCCTACAACGCAGTGGTGAAGTTCCTGAACGATCATTCGCTCTACGGTTCCAATCTTTGGGACAACAACTTCTGCTACTCAGAAGCTCGTGCGATGGAATCCTACATGCCTTCCACGGCGACTCAGGACTCTCTCGTCAGCCGCAGCATAGCAGACTCGTTGCTTGAACTGTGCGAAGAACTGCACATTCCCGCAGGTAAGCGTGCTGAAACTGCCACCGCGATGTTCCAGACGCTGCAGCGTCACATCTCCCGCACGGTTCAGACCGCTCAATGGGACAATCGTGGCAACTCGGACTGCCGTCCCTACACGAACATGTACCCCGCTGCCGCTCTGTCCGATGTCACCTTCGGCGAAGTGCGTCCCGGCAGTGAAGCATTCGGTGCTTCGATGGACGTGGTTCTTCCCGACGTGCGTCTGGCCATGACTGTCAATCTGCTCAAGCCCCACAAGGGTATCATGAGCCGACTGATTCATCGTCACACCCTCGCTGGCTCGGTCATCCAGTACGTGATTCACGCTGACGAATTCTACGACCTCACCAAGTCGCAGAACCAGTCCGGCGACGTGCGCAACAGCTACGACCATCGTCTCCCGATCGTGTCGCTGTACCGCAACCCCAATCCCGTACAGATGCAGCTGGTACCCATTGTCCCGATGAAGGACAAGGACACCGATCCGACGAATCCCAAGCTCGTGGCTGACGGCGTGATGATGTTCGGTGCGCGTGTCAACATGTTTGACCTGACACTCGACCCCACGAAGATCGGCTACAACAACTACAACTACACCGACCTCGTCTCGGAAGGTGTCATCCTCGACAAGGTGTACTTCGACCTGACCTACACCCCTGAAGGTGGCAGCGAGATCACCGAACGCATGGTCGTTGACGTGTCTGCTGCGAAGAAGTCTCGTCTCGTCATGCCTGCACAGGTGAATGACTCTGGTGAACGTGCCACTCAGCTCACGGTCAGCGTGAAGATGAACAAGGACACCAAGACCAGCGGCGGTGCTGCTACGGCGATCTTCTCCACCATCGACCCTGCCGGCAACGACATCGTCGAACTGAAGATCTTCGTGTCCACCGAGATCAACCTGAAGACTGCGGTGGCTTTCGCCATTGCGAACATGACTGCGATGGCACGCACTGCCAACGGTAGCCCCGTGACTGAAGCCGTGCGCACCCTTGCCAACAGCATCAAGATCTCGCCCGTGGGTTACTCGCTTGACGCCAAGTTCAGCGACGAAAACATGCGCAAGGTCAACATGGCTGTTCGTACGCAGACCTACACTGCCCACTACGAACTGCCCCAGGGCAAGTCGATCGTTGTCGACTTCTCCATGCAGCAGGCGGTCGCCGAACACGTACTGAACACCGGTCAGGAAGTTCAGGCCATCGGTATCGACCACCGTAACCTGCAGATGTTCCTGAAGCTCATGCGTCATGTCCATGACCAGAGCCGCATGGAAGCCAACGATCCCAACTACCGCAACGCCAACGACGGTGCCACTCTGAACACCGCGTTCGTGTCCGGTCAGCGTGTCAACCCGACCGTCATGATGGGCTCCATCCAGCTCAGCAAGGTCGTGAACATCCGTTCGTCCGACATGCTCGGCGACATCCGTCAGTACGTTGATGCGTATCTGACGAAGATGATCTCGATCCTGCACTTCCGCTCGCTGTACGTACAGCAGCTGAACAACGGCGAAATCCCCACCTACAAGGTGCTGACCTCCGGGCCCATCATCGAGTGCCTCCTTTCGATCCCGCACATCCACAATCATCAGATGCCTCAGGGCATGGATGCGGAGCGGATCTACCAGAAGAAGGAGATCGGCGAGCCTGTCGAATTCGTGCGCATTCTGCCTTCTGGCGTTCGTCTCGAGTGCATCTCGACGACCTTCGACTACATGCAGGACAAGATCATGATCATTCCGTTCCATGCGGCTGATCCTGCATCCGATCTGTCCTTCGCGCACAACTGGGATGGTGGTCAGTTCGTGTCCACCTACACCCCGGTTGACACCAACCAGGTCAACAAGCGCATGTACATGAACAACCGTGAAATGCCCGTGCCCCTGTGCCCGTCGGGTCTGCTGATCACTGTGCAGGATCTTGAAACCATTCTGCCGGACATCAACACTCCCATCGACTGGTCCAAGTACCCGGTCATGGATCCCCGTCCGTAATCGTATCCTCCAGATACGGCCCAAACAGAAGAGAGGTGGACCCTTCGGGGGGTCCACCTCTCCTCTTTGCTTTATGTTTATTTTAGCCACTGACACTAATGGTATAGTTTCCATTCCAGCTCAAAGATCGCGAGGATTGCAATGGGTACCCCTATTACTGCTAGACAGTGGATACACAGTTGTTACGTTAGAAATAACTTCGGCAACAACATGATCGTCAAAGAAAAGATCGTGACAATAGATTCCGATACAAGCGATGTACTTGAAGTCCGTAATCGGTTGACAGTGAACGACAATGCGCTGCTTAATCCTAAACGGCGTATATTCGTGACTAAGCCTCAGTTTCGTAATCATAAAGACAAAAAAGAAACTGAAGAAATGAATAAAGTCGACATGTACATCTGCGATGACAGATATCTTGTAGACGATCTGAAGCAAATACTAGGATATCCTGAATATAAGAAAGTAGGTTTGCGTGAGTTGTGCAACTCTCCGTTTATCTACAATGCCGACGTGAGCATGGAAGCTCTAGTTCGAATGAAGTATAACAACAGTAGAGCACATGCTACTGCACCAATCACATTCGGTGGATTTGACATCGAATCAAGCGTGCTTGGTTGTAAACGAATTAACGTCATCACGTTTATTACGAACGGAACTATCTACACCGCAGTACTAGATGACTTTATGTGGCGGTATGAAGACGGTCACAAAAAGAAAGCATATCGCGATGATATCTATGAAGCAATTACCAAATATTTAGGAGAATTCCTTCCTGATGGTAAGTTACGTATAACTCTGCCATATCCAGATGGTGCAAAGACTGTAGACTACAATTTGAACTTGGAGATCTGCGATACCGAGTTGGAATGTATCTACTGGATATTTGAGAAAATCCATAAGGAAGAAACCGACTTTATCGGTATCTGGAACATAGACTACGACATACCAAAAATCGTAGACAGGCTGAATTACTATGGAGTTCGTCCCGAAGATGTGTTCAGTCATCCTTCAGTTCCGGACAGGTGGAAACATTTCCACTATATCAGAGATAAGAAGAACACACAACACATCGCGGATAAGTGGCACTGGTTGTATTGTACTTCTATGTCACAATTCGTCGATAGCATGCTTCTGTATGCCAGAATAAGAAAAACTGACAAAAAGAAGCCTACATACAAACTGGATTTCATCGCCACCGAAGAACTAGGTTTTGGTAAGATGACATTCGGTGATTCGGAAATCAGTCAGTATTCTGCAGACCACCACAAAATGCAATCAGAATATTTCTGCGAGTATGTAGTCTACAACATACAGGACGCATTACTCGAAGTACTGATGGAAGAAAAGAACCACGACACTACTGCTATGTGGAACCTGACTGGTGACAGTCCACTGAGCGCATTCTCTAAACAGTCTGTCATGCTCAGGGACAACTACTATAAGTTTGCACTGGCACACAATCGTGTCTTCGCTACCACTGGTAAAGATATGACAGGACCGTACGACCATCTGCTCGGCAAAGTCGGTGGTGCAGTTCTGCGTGCAGATCTTTGCAAAGACATCGGAACAAATTGCGTAATAGAACGACCAGACTACGAATCAATGATTCTTGTATGTGTGTCTGACGTTGACTACAAAGCAATCTATCCTTCGTACAAGTCAGGATACGGGATCTCGAAAGAAACCAAGCTTTCGACTACTGTGGCAATCGAAGGTGTACCTACTGAGCTCATTGAACCACTGTTCGGAGGGATCGCAAATCCTGTGGAGAATGCAGTTTGGATTGGTCACGATTATTTCGGCTTGCCCAACTACGCAGAGATGGCTGAACTAGCGAAGGATGAATTCTTCAAATACTAGCCATCGTCTCAAGGTTTGATATGGAACGTGCAGCACCTATCACCAAACGGATCCTCTCATTTGACCCTGGTACCACCAACCTCGGGTGGGCTATAGGTGACTACCAAGTAGACCCTATCGACTACCGCGTACGCTGTCACGGTGTGACACATGCCACTCGAATGGCTAAGAAACAAAAAGACGCAGTACTCGAACACGGTACCAGACTAATCGCTCTCGATGTGGTCGAGGACGAAGTGTGCAGGTTGATGAAAAAATATCAACCAGATTACGTGGTATCTGAAGATACCTACTTCAACAGTCGTACACCAGGTGCACACGCTGCGCTTCTGCTGTGTATTCACGTAATCTCTCGTACGTTATTTCATCTTTACAAAGATGAAAATAGCATCCCGCTGACTGCTAGTAAGTTGCACAAACTTGCTCCCTCGACAATCAAGTTGGCGATCTCAGGTAGAGGAACCAGTAACAAAGTCGAAGTAATCGAATCTGTCCTGTCCAATCCTGAAATCTCATTTGACGTAGTTCCCGTACACAAAGATCAACTGAGTGAAGAAAACGCAGTGGCTCTTTGTGAACACGACGCAGACGCTATATCCGTCGGATATGCTTTTGCAAAAACTGAATTGATCCACATGTTCTAATGTCCACCAAAAATACATACTGAGAGGTACCCATCCGAGGTACCTCTCAGCTGCAGTTATATATACAAAAAATTAAAGACAGGAGGGGGGTTTTATCCCCCTCCTGGTCCGTTCACTTACTGCGCCGACGAGTCGTGACCGTCTGCTTGTTTTGCTCGGTAGTCTCATCGGTGGTAGTCGAATCGGTGACTACCGTGGGCTTGATCCTGTCGTCAATGCTGCCACCTTTGCCGATCAGGAACAAGTCAGGTATATCGAGCTCTTCGTCAGTGTCCGCATCATCGACTGCATCGAATCTGATGTTGGTCTGTCGCGGTGCTTCCACATCCTCAGAAGTGCCGGACACCGATGCGGCCTGCTCCTGGGAAGGAGTCGAAGATTCTTCGCTTGTTACCGGTTTGGAAGTTTCGTGAGATACCGTACTCTTATCGACAGTACTCGTATCACTCGAATCCACAAGCCAGTCGGTGATCGTGGGGTGCGAAGTTTTCTTCAGGTTCTGCGTGTTTTGCGTGTTGCACCAGAAACGATCAGTTTCCGATACGGAATCCTCCAGTTCATGTTTTCTTTCCACGAGAGTACGAATCGTTTTCGTGGCCGCGTTGACGTACTTGAGCGACTCTGCCGCGTTCATCTCCGCGTCTCGTGCACCTTCGATGGTCTTACCGATGGTGCATTTGACTGCTTCGAACTCATCCGCCATGCAGTACGTGCGAATTCGTGCGCAGTACACATTCGAGAGCTTACCCTCCACATCACAATGCTCGAGCGACCCGCAATACAGGTACTTTGCGCAGATGTCCGCAGACATGGTGATCTTGTTTGCGATCAGGACCACGCATTTTGCCGCAAGCCGTGCATTGATTTCGATCGTGTCTCCGACAAGCACGACCACTTCTTGTGCGTCATACTCGTCAGTGACCTCGATTTCTTTGGTCTTGATGAACGTGGAGGTACAGGGGCTACTGTAGTACAGCTCAGGATTGAGAGTCACACGTGAAGGAGTCACGTCATCCCCGTAACGTATGATTTTGCCGTGCCGTACCGAAGGATGCCCCATTTCTCTGACCACCAATCCGAAGATCGGTGCTTCCGGCGAGTCGGAACCATCGTTGGTCGCATGCCCGAAGATATTCTTGAGAAGGCTAGTTACGTCGATCATGAGTCAACTCCTTTTGAGGAAGTTATATGTTCGTTTCAGAATAAAAACTTTCCAGCCGATGTATATTTATTTACGTAGGTGAAGAAAGCCACCAGTATAGGTAGACTTCTCCACACGTAATGCAGCATAAACTTGAGACGCAGGGGAGTGCTCACAACGAGCACTCCCCTTTGCCTTCCACCCTTATCTAACCCTAGCCAATTTGATAACGTAATCGTTTTAAAGAGGGCGGCAAACCGAGAAGAGTCTACCGCCCTTATGAGGCCGGGATCTTCTGGGATTACCCTTCGATCAGAGCGCGGATACGCTCACTGATTTCGGCACGCTTACCCTTGGGGTATGCACGACCGAAGCGCTGGTTGACGGTCGTACGACCGAAGGATTCCGACATCTGGCCGGGACCTGCCATGTTGTTGGGGCGGGTACGGTAGCTGGTCTGGGCGATTTCGATGCGGCCGTCAGAAGTCTCGACGATGACACGCGAGTCGACAGGATTTTCCTTGGGATTCTTGCCGGCCTTCTTGCCTTCGTTGATCTTGCTGGTGAGCACGCCGGTGGCGACTTCCACCCCGGCTTCGATGAGCATCGAGTTGGCTTGCGTGACCTGATCGACCGCTTTCTTCGGGATGCCGCAGCCGGCCATGAATTCGAGGTACGCAGGCTTGGCCAGCACGACAGTGCCGTTTTCCTTCGTGACGCCCTTTTCCTTGAAGAAGCGTGCAGCGTCTTCAACCGTCTTGATGTTCTCTTCCATTGGGTCCTCCGCTGTGGAGATGTGTTAAGGGTTGGTGGACTATGTGCACAATATTGTGCACAGCGTGTTTTAATGTACACGAAATTCATGTGGTCATCAAAATTATAATGTATATCTGACATAATGATGAATTTACACTAGGTGAGGTAATCCCTCACCTAGTGTGTTTACTTACGAAAGACCCCCAGTTCTTCCAACCTGTACAAGTCCTTTCTGTTTTCCAAACACGAGAAGAATCTGTAGACTAAATAGAACATCCTTTCGTTCATGTACGGACGAGGCGAACTCTCACTATCAACGATGTTCTTCATCCAGTCCCAAAAAGAAGCAACGTCAGGGAATGCACCAGAATCCTCACGCAGTAAGGGAATTCTGGCAGTGTTTGGACTATCCGAACGTGACTGTGGGTAGTCCTCCAGATATGCCCAATATTCGATGTTAAGAGACGTCAAATACTTTTCGAACGAGATATGTCCTCGTCTACTTTGTATCAGCTCAACGAACTCAATTGCATCTTCTCGTGGTATCTGCAACTGATCGATTTGCTCGACCGTAACTTCATACAAATCAGGTATACCTGAAATGATATCATTTAGAAGCAGACGTCTGAGTATCTGTAATAGGTAGTCAGACATGATGATCTCTGAATAGAAACACTCACAGTAGAGCATAAGCGATCTGTACACTTTTGCAGCACACCGTGAATTAATGCAGTGTAGACCAAGTTCATCCAGCACTGTGAAGCTACCACAACATGGGCAGGTGGCAGGGTGTTCATCAAAACGTACTGCGTAAGTATCGTCGAACAGCCCGGAATGCTGTACCAACCAGAACACGTCAATGGACTCGGAATATTCTTTCTTGTAGATATCGACACGATCGTACTTCTTGAGTGTAGGAGAGTTGATGTGGTGTACCAGAATTTTACCTTCGCGCTTGGCGTGCTGAACTAGTGCACGATGTTCTGCATTATTGACATGCATGTCGATGGTGATGATTCCTGTGGCATTTGTAATGTACGCGACATCGTTGACTACTGTGGAACACACAAATTCCGCATCAGTCGACATCCGGGTTTCGAGATCTGGTGTATAATTCATGGGAGTACTCCCAGGTTGTGCTTTTAAATTTTTGGGGAAGACTATACAATTGCATTCACCTGTAGAGTTTTACAGAATGGACATAAATCGAATACATGAGAGATGCCTCTAACAGGGCATCTCTCATGGTGTAATCTACTTTGCGAATGATTCCAGTTCGGCAATGATCGCAGTTTCGAGTGCGGCAATGGATTCCTTCGTCACCTGAGATTCGTCAAGTGCACGAAGATCTTCGACCTTATTGATCGCACGAACACGGAACAAGTTCAAAGCCTTCTCGAAGTTATCGAGATCGTCGATCTCGTTAGCTCCACGGAATTCGGAACCACTCACTTCCGCCATTCTGCGAAGCTGGCGGAGGATTTCCGTATTGTAGTTCCACACGTAGCAGCTTACTTCACTCTCCTGAACCTTCTTCATCATCTTCATCTCGCACTCGGAGTGAATCTTCATGCGAAGAGAGTCAAGGAGATCTGTGCTGCTGCGTGTGTCGTCCCACGTGGAAGTACTGAAATTGTACCTGAGTACTCCCATCGAGATGAGTTCTTCGTCAGGATGCGGGAATACAGACCATTCTGCTTCATCCATGAAAAGGACACACCGATCGCAGAAACCAGACGGGTCGAGTACCAGTGTACCTTCATCGGTGATAACCGCTTTGACTCGGGTCCATGCGGATTTCGCGACATCGAATTTGGATGCAGGATGATCGAGTCGTGCAGTAGTACAGACGTACCCAGCATTGCGAGCTTCTTTGATGCTCATTTCTCCCACGTAGATGTTGTCCCTTTCAGGATCGTACGCGGTAAAAGGCATTTCAAGAGACTCAGGAAGAGTCCCTGCGAATTCACGAACCTTGGCGATCTGATCATCGCTCATCTTGCGGTCCCACTTAGGACCGTATACGCACTGTTCTGGCTCGTCACGTTCGTACAGAAGGGTACCTTCGTTATCGAAGGGGAATTCCGCACTTTCGAACTGATCGAGTTGGAAAGATCCGTAACCGTCGATTACGAGAAACGAGGTACGGCCGCGTTCGTATTTGAACGACACGATCGATTGTGCAATATCCATGAATTTAGCCTCGCTGGGATAGGTAATTAGTTGATACGCTCGATATAGATGTCACCCACTTCACCTTGTGAGTCGGAAGGTGGTGTGGTATAAGACGTTCCACCGTATACGGTTTGAATGGTCTTTACCCGGTGTGGGTTGTCTTTACGGTTTGCGTGGGTATCGAGCGATGCCGTAACCGAGTTGATAGCATTACTGAGTCGAACGTCTAACGCATTAAGCCGATTGTTCCAGTCTATGATAGCCTGAGTCAACCGGGCATCGAGTGCGTCTATTAGTGACTTCAGCCATGCGACATCGTCACGCCAGAGATCGCGCAAGTTCACGATATACGGATGTATCGTATTCTTGACGAACGCTTGCATGCTTTTGAAGCCAATTGCCATTATACCCTCCTAACATAGAGGTGATCTTTAATTTTTAACCGCAACACATAAAATTAGCGACTTAATTCCTACACAGTGAGCCAATTGTATACCTCAAAATAAGGAGGATCCAATGCAAATAAAGTTCGCAAAAATACACAAATTCAATCCCTTCAAATTAGCAAAAGTCAACAAGCTTTCTCTTACTGCCACATCTCCGATTCAGATTCTAGTTGGTGACAACGGTAGCGGGAAAACCTCGTTACTGAATGAGTTACACCCAATGGCTGCAGTAAGCTCTTCGTACGGGAAGGGTGGATCCAAACATCTCGTGATCGAACACGAAGGTTCAACCTACGATCTGATCTCCGATTTCACTAAATCAGGACACGCTCATTCTTTCATAAAAGACGGAGTGGACTTAAATACAAGTGGAACATCCGGGATACAGAATGAGCTAGTACAACACCATCTGGGATACGATACAACGACACACAAACTTCTGCACATGTCCCAAAAGATGTGTTCAATGGGTAAAGCAGAGAGAAGACAGTTCCTACTTACATTGAACCCTATCGATCTGACCATAGTGCTAGATAAGTACAAGCTGATAGTATCACGAATCAAGGAATGCAAAAATAACTTGACACTACTGAACGGAAAGATTCAGGAAATCAAGTCAAAACTTCTGGCAGACAATATACGAGAATCTTTAGAGGAACAGAGAAAGACAAAGAACGCCGAGCTGACCAACTACACTAGTGAGCTGTTCTATCTGAATAATTTGAGGGGTCAAATTCTGGCTGAAATAGCCGAACTACCTAGCATACCTGACGACATCACTGCCGCGTCTATTATAAAGTCATGTAAGACTACGCTGACTAAGATGCTGGTAGGACTTCACGAAGTACCCAGAAACTGGGAACTATCGCAATACAAAGAAGACGTGGTTCGTAACAAGATCATTATAGATTCAGCAAAAGAGAAGCTGGATGAAAGATATCGTGATCTCGGCAGATTGCAGCAGGATATCGAACTGTACATGAATCATCTTCAGACGGCAGAATCAGGAGAAACCATTGAGCTTCTGGAAAATGAACTCAAACTGATTGACATGAAGAGTTCAGAGATTCTACAAAAACTAGATTTACGGTATCCTCGAATTCCGTTAGATGAAGTTACTGTGCATACTGTACAGTACAACTACACAATAGAACGAATCAATAGATATACTGAATTTAGACTGAAGTCTAAAGTGACTGCAACTTTGGTCAAGAAGTTTGCGGACAAAGTAGATCTGTTCATTCGAAAAAGTACGTATCTGAAATCAACAATAGCTTCAGAAATATCCATTCTAGAAGAGTCAGAAAAAGAACTGATGGCTCTGAAGATGGATGTACCATGTCAGTACGAAGAAACGTCGTGTGATTTACTGAAGCATTACAAAGAGAAGATGAAGGATCTCACTAGCAAGAAAGAAGCAGCTAGGATGTATATATCAGAACTTCAGAGAAAAGAACGGATAGCAAGTCGTGGATTCGAGAAGCTTAACGAAAACTATCTGAAGTACAAAGATGCTCTAGATTGTATCTACGAAATTCAATATTCTTTACAGAACACTAAATCCAACAAGAAGTTGGAAGATCTGCAAGAAGTTCTATACAGGAATCCCAATCAACTGATAGTAGAACTGACGCAGACGTTAGCAATGGCGTCTCTCTATGACCAGCAAGAAGAACTCGAGCATCGAAAACAAACAATCTTAGACAAGCTGAAAAAGATGCAAGAGTCTGGAGCAGCATCTATCGACTTCATTCACTCGTTGTTGAATCGTACAAAACAGAAGTTCAGTGACTTGCAGACAGATATACGTACCGACGAAACTTATCTGAAGGAACGTACAAAACATCTCACAGACACCGAGCGTTTTGTATACGTGAAATCCAAAATAGAGGAGTATCAGGAGCGTCTATCGCAGATCATAAATCGCGACATATCGAAGATGAATCTCGAGTTCTGTGATCTGCAAATATCTGCAGTTAAAACTAGAATAGATGAGCTGAACACTCAGTTACGAGAAATTGACAACTCACTGAAAGATCAGACTGGTCTTATAGCCAGACTCAAAGATGCGGAAGATACTGCGTCCACGATCACTACACGAAAAATAGAGTTAGAGCATGTAGCTAGAAGTATCTCACCGTATACCGGGTTTCCTCACCGGCACATGATAGACTTCGCCAATTCACTCATTCACAACGTGAACTGTGTGTTAGCGCAAGTGTGGTCTTATCCATTCAGTGTCATACCGCTCACATATACGGATACATTTGACGGTACATTCAAGGTACAGGTGGACGATGTGGTGGTACCAGATCTAGAGTCGCTCAGTAAAGCGCAAGAAGCGATGATGAATCTGGCATGGACATTAGCATTCGTTCTTTGCAAAAATCTGACGGACTATCCAATATATCTGGATGAATGTGACGAAGGTTTTGACCATGCACACAAAGGTGCCCTACTAGACTGGCTACGCTCGCTCATAGACCAAAGACTAGTCAGTCAACTATGGATGGTTCATCATGAAGCTGTGCTTTACGACGGTTTCGCTGATGGAGAAGTTCTGTGTTTGTCTGATAACAACATAGTCCGACCAGAAAAAATGAATCGACACGTGGATATCTCCTGAACTAGAGAGGGACGCAATGCGTCCCTCTCTAGCTAGTAGTTAATCCCAGTATTTCAGGTAACAGTCGATAAGGCTCTTTTCGTCTTTCAACTGCATCGCTTCACGTGTCGCCAGAGCGTCATTCGCTGTGGGCAGATCAAATGCTTTTCGGAACCAGTGCAGTCCAGCTTGAGGAACTTTTTTGCTACTGGCTTGTACAGTAGTGGTGATGTACCCACTCGTGTTCAGCATACGTACCGTGCAGGATCTGCGACTCCCTGTACGATAGCGAATCACTACGGAGTTATCTCCGAGCGAATAGACAATGCCATAATCACTTGGCTCTTCGCTGTCCGATATTTCTATTCTAAGAGACCCGTTAGACATCTTAGAAACCACGTGCTTGGATGTACGGATGTCGCCATCTACTACACCACGGAGCAGCTCACGCAGTTCCTTCTTCAGAATAGACACCCAGCGAGCTGCGATCAGGGAGTCCACTTTGTCGTAAATATTTCGAGTTGTAGCCATAACCATCGATCTCCGTTGCGCGGTCTACTTGAACCTCTTCGCGTACCGCTCACGTTCGGCGGGAGTCAGTCGGGACTCCTTTAGAAAATAGCTTCTCGGTTCTTGTTGAGGAGTAGCCGGTCGGTGTTGTTCCGGAAGAGATTGGGTGGAAGTATCTTCCGGTTCTGGATCTTTGAAAACCTGGGAGAAATCGAAACATCTACCCAGTTGAGGAATCTTAGTACCCTGTGCGGTTGGTTTGTTCTTTGTGCATTTGCTCATTGTGCATCACTCCTTAATTCGCCGACAGCGTGATGAGCTTGCTGATTTCGGGAATGTGTTGAGCGATACGACGGATGACCACGGAACCATCGCCCACGACAGAATGCAACTTCTTGCGAATGTCCACACGAAGGATCTTGCGAAATCCATCGTCAACCAGAACAGACAACTTGGGAATGGTCGGATCGACGACCACCGAGAGTTTGGCGCCTTCACACATGATCGTGAACGACGAGCACTTCTTTCTGTTGTTGAACGATACTGCAGTTACCAGCCCGTCAGGATAGTTCTTCTTGTTGTTTTCGATGTGTTCGCAAAGTTGAAGAATCCCGTCGACGCGTTCGCTGAGTTCCATCTCCTAAGGCTCCTTAAGTTATATGGGTTGTCTCACCGAGGGGTATTATAGTACCGGCCTCTCATCGTTGTAATATATTTCCATATGTCAATTGAAATAACACATGTTAATTCTATGCGCTACTCTGCAGCCCACACCAGAATGCAGATACTCACTCGGTCGGAATTGTGAGTAAGTTAGCGCACTCTCGCCCCTTCCTTCACGCAGAGCAGGGTCCGTCAACCCTGCTCTGCCCCTCTATGCCGTTATGCCGCACGTCTTACCTACTGGTCTACAGGAGCTTCTACATTTTCATCGAGATCGGACTTTCGTCCCACACTGTCAGGTACATATTCGCCGTTCGAATTGGTAGTACCTACCACACCGATTGTACCGTAGAACCCGACAATTTCTTCATCTTCATTCTTACTCATCTGGATCACCATATTCGTCGTATTCTGCAGGTGCAAGAAAGCTTTTCTTTTCCGGACGTACGAAAGGAAGTATCTTTCCTTTAGGTGAGACGTCATTCGAGACAGGGGGATCTTGATCAAGAAATTCTTGTATCTTCATGTTGAGTCGGTTCATTTCCATCCTTCCCATTCCAGGAAGAGTCAGAAGCTGGGTAAGTGCCTGAGGGGTCAGTCCGAAAGTGGCAGCACGTTCACTTGCACTAACTCCACGACGACGCATTTCTGCATGGTTTACAGGTTTGCCTTTTTTGAGCTGCGATATGACATAGTCTTCGCGTGCATGTACTCCTGCCATCATGATGTCGTTCAAGTAATCGTCATTGCTCATTTAACCCAACTCCTTTTTATTACGCAGTTCCTGTAAGCTCAGAAAACATTACGTAGTGTGTCTTAGGTAGGTGCACAAATGCTACTACTACAGGAATCACTCGATCTCTTATCATATCTTCTATGGTTTTGTTGGGGTTCCGTACAGAGTACGGTTCTTTGTATCTGGGGAATAGTTGCATGACATGAATGTCAGTCACGAATTCTTCAGGTATGTAGTCGATGATGTCGACTCCTTCCAATTTTTTCATGTGCTTCACGAATTCAGGAAATGTAAGAAACGTGTCGTCGATACGGTTCATCTCATATTCCTCTGCTGTCAAAAATTTAAAAGAACATAAGGCTAGGAAAATGGACCGGGAGCTGGCATGCTCCCGGTCCTAGAAGGCCCATTATTTCGTCCGGGTAGTGCGTAGACTACGGGGTAATCCATCTAAAATTATTCCCCCATAGCCGAATTGTCCCGCCGGAGCTAACGCCCGGCTTCACCGAGCTGCTGATCGACGCGGACATTCGACACTGCGAACGACGATGTTGTCGACTCGCCAACCATTTCTCTGTAGGCTAACGAAATCGGTTCAAACGGATAATCCGCCATGATGTAGTCGATGGAAGTGTCTACGATCATGGACACCGCTTCGCGGTCCTGTGCTACACAATCTGGGTTAATATCGCCAAGAATGGAGCGATGTGCTCGCTTGGCTGGGCATCTCACAAACCTGGCAAGGCTGCGGCCGAATCCCTTTACGGGTGCTCCTTGTGGGGAGTGCGAGGGCGGCAGCGAGTACCAGGATAAACCACTAAAGTTTGACCGGACCAGCGTCTCTGTGCAACCGTGGACGTTTATCCCATTCTCATCGATTTATGTCCGCATTTTGCCGACGTTATCGAGGACAGGAATTTCACCTGTCACTAGGTCACCAATGATCGCGTCTCACGCAGTGCGGTTGCGATTGCGATATACAGAGGGGAGAGATATCTCTGTACGTGATCTAGTAGAATTTGTTGCGTGGTAGGGGGTTTAAGGAGACACGCCATGACGCAAGGTGGATTAACTGGTTAAGACACTGGTCCGGTCATGTCAGACTGGTTCCCGGCCGTGGCGATAGCCGAGCACGTCATCGGTCAATATTCATTTCCGTGTTAAGGACGATAATACCGCCGGCGTCAAAGCGCTGATGTGCGCTAGGGACTTGGACGTGGATAGCGGGAACCAGCCTGAACTATAGTAGATGGCTGAGATGTAGGAGTCTCAGCCACCAGCATGGTCGTCAGAGAGGACTCATGCATGCTTGGCAGTTTGCGCACACCATTAGCACAGCATGTACAATTTTACTGCCAACAAATTGATACATCCTATCACGTTTGTAATGTATACTCGAAATGTTGACGGATTTACAGATAAGGGTCAATCCTATAGAACCTACTGCATTGGAGGAATACGATGCATAATGCAATTGAAGCGTGTATGAGAAAGATCACCTACTCTATCCCCGAACAGATTCTATTGAAAGCATTTCCTGTCGGTCCCAATATGAAATTGACAGACGCCATACTCAACGAGGTGATCATTCCTCGAGTATTGGAAGACTGCAATCTGATGGGTGGACGACGTAAGGATATTGTACTGAAGAGTGGATGGGTAGAACCATCATCCACCCCATCTCCCTTTATCTGGGGAAACAGTATGACCTTCAGTCTTTATCGTGTACCACCGGAAGCACGAGAGCATCAGCCAATTACCAAAGTACTAGGGTTGCGGTTTCCGTATGCACTGTACGACGGATTGCAAGCTCCATCGGGAGGCCCAGGTAGTGTACTCTCTGGTACCACCATGGACGCACTCAATTCACAGATTTTGGGTTCACATACCTACTCAGGAGTGATGGAACTTCCTACGCCGATACTCCGTTCTGGGAACTTGGTACAGCTCAGTCCCAACAACATTTCTCAGCTGCAGAATGTAGACTGGATACTGGAGTGTCGGCTGGGGTATGACGAAGAATTCACGAACATCAACGAGCAAGCAATAATGCCTCTCGTAGACCTCGTGACATGTGCGGTAAAGTCGTACATCTATAACACACTGATCATCAAAACCGAACTGGCATTTCTTGAAGGTGGTCAGCAGCTCGGCGAGATGAAGCGCATATGTGAGTCGTATGCAGACCAGGAAGATCGTTACAACGACCTCATGCGAGCTTTCAATGGTGCCAGTACCATACTCGATCCTGAAAGACGTCGTGCCAGAATCATGGACGCAGTATAGGAGTCTACAGTGAAACATATTCAACGACTCATGGAAGATCCGGAAAATTTCGAGCCTGCAGAGACATCAAGACAGAGACATACCTACGAAGGAAAATCGTGGTACGTGGACAATCTGATCTCACTGTCTGCAGATCTACCAAGATTCCGTCTTCCTATCAAAGACTTAAGAGCGATCGAGCTGAAGTCGAAGTTCCCCACGGTAGGTAAAGGTGATTATCTTGAGATTGCATACCACGCTCGTGTAGCGATGGCTGCAGATCTTCAGTACCCCATCATCCTCGGAGAAGATGGGAGAATCATGGATGGCCACCATCGAGTACTCAAGGCACTGATCACAGGAGAGCCCGACATCCTTGTGGTCCAATTTACACTCGATCCGCTTCCTGATGTGGAAGAACCTGAAGAAAAATAAAACAGATAGGGAGTCGCGAGACTCCCTATCTGCTCTACTCTGAATCTTTTTGTTTGAGGCACATGTACAGATCATCCAGTTGATGAAACCCCATACCGTACTCTGTTGTGCACTTTATGAAGTGATATCCGTACTGGTCAGGATCGTGTCCATGTATCGAGTCGTCTATGACTACGGCTTTCTTCGGAGAGATCTCATTCCACTTCAACCATCTACCGATACTTGCTCCTCTGTGTACTGTTACATCATCGATCTTCCATACTGGATGTAGTCTAGCCCGTAATCTGTACGCCAGTGCGGAATCACTCTTCCTGATCCAATCAAACGGATTTGGGTGAGATGCAATGACACTGATTAGAACTAGCTCAGCGTCGGTTTCTTCCAGCATCTTGATAAAGATCTCGAGAATATCCGTGTTATAGGTGTAGCAATCCTCATCGAAATACCGTTCAGGACGGAATGTGAGGAGCACTCCATCAATATCCAAAAATACTATTTTGCACACAACTTTCCCCACACTGAGAGGATCCTGCGACCCTCTCAGTTTCTTTCTAAAGGTATCGGAACGATCGAATCATGATGTACAGAATCATGGCGATTGCGAGTGATGCGTTAGTGGATTCTCGACGAGATTCACCACATGTCAAAACAAAGTTGTAGAAACTCCGTTTGATCTTAATGACGTTATCGTCAGTGATACGTGAACTCGTATAGATGTTCATTACCTTTGTAAGGATTGCACCTTTCGAATTCATGTTCACTTTATCCAGCTGACAGAGACGGTACGTTTTCTGGAGAAGCTCTCTCACGAGAATACCTACCCCCACGTAGTACTCATCTTGTCCGCGCGGTTTGACCACTTTCTGCAGTTCACCAGACTGCGCTTGGACTGATCCGAGCTCAGCAAACCGTATGAGTATTGATCTCATCGCGTCTTCGTTGACATACTGAAACTTCGTGCTCAGTACTTGGATGAGTTCATTCTCTATGAACCTCGATGGGTTCTGACATTCGACGAGCATGGAACTGAGCATTGAGTCCATGACGTTGGACGAATCTGCAATAACCTTTTCACCGTCGATAGTGTCCACGTGTCCGTAAGATGCGATACGATCCCCGGACTCCTTGAATTTGTAATACTGTTCAGTGATCAGATTAATCTTGTTTCTGAGTCTGGTCTGTATATCGCTGATGACATAACAGATCTTCTTGTCGTCGTCATAGTTCTGCAGAGTAGTCAAGTGCAATGCATCCTTGTCTACGTCGGACCCTGCATCAAATACAGCACGGCTGCGTGCCTCGATTACACCTTTCCATGTCTTGTAAGCAATGAGGTCGAATTTCTTCGACAAACTGTTTACTACAGCTTCCATGATGTCAGGATTTGCACCATGTTCAAATCGCTTGAATAGAAGTGATGTGAACAATTTGTAGTGCAGTATCTTGAACAGAGCTAACAGACCCTTATCTATTTCAGCTGCAGTGAGTTTTGATGTGATAGTTCTGTGAGCCAGATAAATGATCAGATGGTTCATCGGATCCCCTAGGACATTCCAGGAGGGACTGATGTAGTCTACTTTTCTGATCACCGCTTTGATTACGGGTTCTTCTACTTCTACTGCAGCGTAAAAGAGATCACGATCGAATCTGGTAAAAGAAATCTGATGAACCCCAAGATATGGGGTATTCAAAGCAAGACCGTTCTCACCTCTGGTCTCGAAATATCTGCAGTAGTTGTCAATTTTGTTTATCAGCTCTACTGAGATAGGTGTGTTTACCTCAGGTATTGACATGAATCCAGTACGAAGCTGTTGTGCACACATGGTTATGCTCCCGTTGTAGAGAATACATAGCATTGGGGCATTGCACCCATACATAGCTAGGGTGTACACTGTTGTAATTTTTTACATGTACAATTATAAAATGCGAAAGCACCTACCTCGACTCTTCTCTCACGAGAAGAGGAGAACTTGGAAACTCCTCGAAAACCCCAGCGACAGACGAAGTCTGTTTGTATTAAGAGGAGAGTACGGAGTACTCGACATCCTTTCTTGGTAAGAGAAGAAGTATACTGAGAACAACCAGAGATAGACTCTACTGAGTCTATCTCTAAAGGAATATATACTCATGGTTTCCCAAAGGGAAGAGTGCATCAAGCTAGTCGATATTTAAAGAGAGTAGCGTAGATATGCTCAGTGTGTCTGAGCATATTTGTAGTAAATGGAAATCATGTCTCAAATAAAAAGAAATAGAACAACTGCACAAGTAGAGAGGACCTTCACCGGTCCTCTCTACCATTCATTTTACCTTTCGTAGTACGGCGACATTGACCTGCACAATTTTAAGTGATCTTTTTGAATCTCATCACGCATCCTGTACAGAGACATCTCGCTACGTTTGGAGTCGAAATCGATCCTGTGCTCAGTGAAAGGATAGCTTCCCTTACTCGAGCCTATCGTGCACTCCGAAAAATCTTCTTCTACTGTACGCGCATGAAGAAGTTGTGTGTATCTGAAGTCTTCGTAAGATTCAGGTATACAACGTGAAGCATGATCACGCAGTGTGTGAAGTATGCTCACACCAACGGCGCAAGTACAATCATTGATCTCAGCATAGAACAGACGCTCTGCGGTATCCATTCTGTACTCCCATCCGGTGAGACCGTAAGATTCAGTCGCTTTACAAAATGCAAGACCTAACGAGATGTTTATGGCCGGGTGTGCCATTGTGATGGCACACTCCCCTTTACCTCTAGGTATACAAAAACGAGGCTCGTATTCCCTTATGTAGGTGACGTACCATTCACGATATTCTTCCGTCTTTACGTGTATCTGCATTTGTTGTATCCTCTTTTAGTGATGAAGTAAATCCTGCCGCTCAATCGAACTCGAGCTGAAGGCTGTTGAGTCCTCGGTAGTACAGAATTCGCTGCAGAATTTGTAACTGCAGTTTTTGTCGAGCATTCATGAACATCGACGGTTCGGGTACTTCACGATTGACCGCCCAGTGCAAACCATTGATCTTATCGTAGAACCCGATCACGCATTCCGGATCAGTTACCTACTCTTTCTGCACCTGCGAGATGTCTGTTTTTCTCAAGTAATCTTTCCTGTAGTACTTCGCAGTATCTGCGAGTATTTCCGTAACGATACACGCGAGTTCTCCTGAGTCTTTTCTTGTGTACATTTGCCAGATGTACTACGGAGGGATGTGGAGTACATGGGCCCTATTTGGCCCATGTACTCACTAAGCAACGCGTCCATTTTGCGCTGAAGTATTTCTTGTAGATCTTGACAGGGTCGATCAGTTCTTCGAACGTCGCTCTGTCTCTGATGTTCTGGAAATGTATGGACTCGATACACGCCAAGTCTCCACGCACTTCGTAGTAAATCGAAATAACTGCCACGTTTTTGCAAGTCGTGCGCAAACTCACGGTACGTGTCAGTACAGCTTCTATGACATCGTCATGATCTGCGATGATTTCGCTAGCCTTCGTTGCGCTCTCGATGGTATTGGCAAAAAGCTTAAGATACACTTCGTCGCCGTGCGTCAGCTTTTCCCCGCCAACGCTCAGCACTTGGGAAATCAGTTCGTCACGTCCTGCCTCATGAAACACCATTGCTCCGTATTCTTCACACCATACGGCTTTTCTGCGGGGAAACAGAAATTTACAGCATTCGCTTCCGTCCACGATTTTGATTTCCGGAAAGTCCAGTATCGTACTGCTGAGCTTGTTCATGTGTATTCCTTTCCTGTTTATTGCGTGCGCAAACTCTGCCAGTCTAGTTGACATTGAACGTGGATTTGATGAGACCGACGAGTTCCTGTACCATCTTGATCCGGACAGGCTTAGAGATCACAGCCTTGTTCAGTGTGATCATTTCAGACAGTGCACGATAGCACAATGAGTGCATCTCTATCAGATCCACATCACCGAGAGCCGAAATGAACCGGTGAGTGAGGTTGTGAATCGTAGCAGGGTCCGCCCGCTTGGTGAAAACGCGAGACTCGGCTTCCTTCTTTGTCACTACCCGGTTTTCAGTGGGGTGCAGCATGTTCGGGTTCATGGCTTCGAGTACGATCTTGTACATGCTGAGCGCAAGCGTGGCAGGAACGTAGAAGAGATCTTCCTTCTTGATGGCATCCTTCACCGGTTCCACTATGTAGATACGATCCTTACTCGCAAGAATGTATTCCTGAGTTACGCCGGCCATCACGTTACCGAACACTTCAACAGCTGCTGCACTCACGTTTACTTTTGCGTCGTTCATGGTAGAGCTCTCCAAATATTTAGGGTTAAAGAAGTGGTTCATTGTAGTAATGTATACACAAAAATTAAATGAGATGGGGGTACTTTTGGTACCCCCATCTATCTCGAGTCATGCCATTATTCTCTTTCCAACAGGGCCGTTAATCTTGTAGCTCTCCGGAGAGATGTGATGTTGTTGTACTTCTCTCCGGATTTTCTCAGATACGCTTCGAGTGCCACCGCTGCTTCACGGTTATGATCGAATACGTACCTGTCTGCCTCAAACTCCACTTCGATGGTCCCTTCTCGGGAACCATCTTTCAAGTGGTCGAAATAGTGGTGGGCAAATTCGTGGAGGGATATTGCGGCAACCAGGGTCTTATCATTTGTGCGATTTAGTTCGTCATTTATGACGATGATCCTACGAGTCGTAGGAACGAACCCGCGTGCGGTGGCTTCGACAACGTTGTACTGTAGCGCAGCAGCGCACGGATCATCCGTGATACCGGTCACGGCTGCGACTGTACCCGTGTCGACTACCATGTAAATCCCCTTTACTTGCTTGACTTCCTCTTTGCGGATTCTTTTCTCAATCCGCGTAGAGATCCGGTGACGATGGTAGACTTTGACAATGTGAGCGAGCATGAGTCTGATAAATTTGAATGTTTCCTTAAACATGGTAAACTCCTTGAGTTTGATTATTTTGGATAGGGATCAAATTAGTAATATATATTTGAATTAGACAGAATGACATAATCCTTACACACTGTGTGGGATTTATTGGAGTAGTTTTGTTAATTTTTGTTACTTTCTGGAGTACGCCACAGGACTTATATTTTTGACATAAAGTACGATAGTAGAGAGGTCGGATCTCCGACCTCTCTACTGTGATTACAAGTACATTGCACGAATTGCCGAAATCATCACGGATGGATCCATGGTCTGCATCTTTCCCGAGATATCTTCTTCTCGTACTACTGCATCAGAAGAGTTTTCTGCTTCTTCTCCGAGTAATGATTCTAGGTGCGTCAGTTCCCGGATCAACGAACTGCGTACTGCAGGGAATCTCGTATTTCTGAGCATCTGCTTGACTTCTTCTACACGCGCTCGAATTTCTTCCAGCGCTTTCTTTTCTGTCGGATCTATTTTGTCACCAGTGTTGGTTACTCCTGACAAGAAGTCATTTCTGTTGAGTCGATACAGATTGATGTTCTTACCATAGAGTACAAACCAACAGGCTAAGAGATACGCGATGACCATGTCGTCATGCCCGCCTGCACTGTGGTCGATTCTATCGTTCTTCAGTGTCAGCTGGCACAACTCGTCGATGAGAGACTGGTCTTTGATTCTAGTAGCGTTGAGTTCCAATGTCTTCATGAGTGTAACTTTGTAGAGAGTGTTTCGTGACATTTCTCCACTACCTGCAGTCACATACCCGAGATACTTCTTATTCGCTCCCGTCTCAGCAGATGAATCTGTGACATCTATTTTGCAGTATGGCTCAGATGTACGATTCTGAAACACTTGGTTGAATATACGGGTCCATGGGTTCGTTCCCGCTTTGCGGAGTATCGCACAGATGATGCCTAGCATGATCAGGGCGGTGCTCTTTCTTTCAGGCACCAAGAACAAATGATCGTGTTTGGCCATGAATTCACCGAGGAATGTAGCGAACTTAATGAGGTCTGCTTCGTTGCACTTCGCAGTACCTACCACTGATAAGTCCGTCGCATCTACGATTACGAGTGTGGTAAAGTCCTGTCCGATATTTTCGGAAGTATCGAGGCCCATGATAAGCGGTCGCTTATACAGTTTGTTGTTCAGTAATAGCTCAGGATCCTGATACCAACGAAAAGCGTAACCGCCCATTATTGTAGTCTTCGTTGGTTCTTCTTGTGACTTCTTTATCTTGTCCAAAGTCAAAGCAGGAATAATACTTCCTTCGATACCTGCTTGACGTAGGTTTAGATAGTCGCGAGCAATTTCTTCAGGAGTACCACCAGTTTTAACTGTAGTTTCCTTAAACCATGCATGTGATTTATCCAACTGCAGATACGAAAATACTGCATACAGCATCTTATTCGTAGAGTTTGTAGAAACTACTTCATGGAGATGCTGTTTATCTCTGCAGTCGTATAGCGTTTCACTGAACGGCATTGCTTGCGAGATGAGTTTCAACGCATACTGAGTTTCAGGAGAGTTTAACTTTCCGGCAGTGGACGTGATGATGTTCGTGTGAGGAAGACCAAGTGCTTTTGCTTGTTCTGCAGCTGCACCCATGGCAGCAACCGCTGACGGATATGAGAGATCTATGTTCTTGAAGTATTCGAATTCGTCCCAGTGTTCGGACGATATCGACATACCGCGGGCAAGTTTGGCTGCAGCCATAACTTCTGGTTGTGCCACAAATGTGAGATACTGCGTGTTCAATGCGGCGTAAGCTAAACCTGTTTTGTTTTCGGTATCTTTCAGTTTATCTCTGTGAATGAGATATTTAGGAAGCGCATTTCTTATGTCTCGCACACGTTTGACGTTTTCTTGTAAAAGAATAATGTCTTTCGTAAGCATAGCCATGTTGAACTTCTCAGCTACTAGAAATATAACCCAAGACACGATAGCATGTGTGGACATCGATTTACCGCACTGACGAGCCATTACTAGATACACGTCAATATTACTCAAATACGACCAAGTTAGTGCTAAATTACCACGATTTAGTTCGTATCGAATATCTTCACCTGCACCAGGAATGAGAATCACTTCACGCAAATAGTACCAAGGATTGAGTTTGCACTCTCGTACAATACGCGCAGCTAACTCTTGGGATGGATCTGTATTTTTTTGCACATCTATCGTAAGTAGTTCTTTGTCGTATGTAGTCAGGAAGAACTTGTTGTTACTGATGCCCATTTTCTTCAGAATTGCATACATCCGAAGAAATGACATGTTCGATGTCTTCGTATGAATGTATGCGCCTTTTTCTTCTATTTCACGTTCGAATAGGATCATGAGAATAACCCAGCTGTTAAGTGGTGTATAACTCCGTCATAGGGTAGGGGGTTTTGCCCCCTACCCTGTGGATTAGCCTTCGTAGTTTCCGAAGCGAAGTACTTCTTTCGATGTGCAAAGTTCCTCGACTTTCTCAGGTGAGATCATTCCGAGTTCTTGTGCACGCCGATAAATCCTCTCGTAGATGGGCTTCAGATATTGTACCTCAGAGTTGAGAATACCTTCTGCACCCATCAGCATCACCTCACCATAAGGAGATATCTCACGTTCCTTACCAAAAAGCCAGAGTACACTTTCGACGAACGTGCATCTGGAGGTGACCACAGTGACAACTTTGCCTCGGCAATTCTGCATAGCAGTGAGTACCGCACCCAGTGTAGGTACTGACCACCACTCATCCACACCGGACCCGATGAGAATTGTCAGTGTCTGATCGGACTTCAGTGAGTACAGCAGTGTGCTCAGTTTGTTCTGGAAATAACTGAGACCGTACGAATTCTTGGGGGAAATGTACAGTCGCATGTTGTTGGGGTCGGTACTGTGAAGATGCAGACGAGATGCTTCTCGCACAAACTCAACAGGACCGTTGCACAGCTTTCGGTTTACTTCTCTGGTATATGCAAGTGGATTTCCAGAACCTACTACACTGTTCATACCCTGGAGGTGTTCAGGTACAAAGTTTTCTTGCGCAAACCCGGTGAGTCCATCGTCCGCTTCGATTACGTTAAGATCGTACATATGTCACCACCTTACGCAGCTGCTGCCAGACGACGGTTCATTTCTTCTGCAGTAATCCAGACTGCTTCGTCTGGTACTGAGCAGATACGATCGACTTCTTCTCTCGTGATATGACCCTTCTTGAAGGAAATATCGAGGAAGACCTTTCTCACAAAGTCCACCTGGGCTTCTGCGTCACGTTGAACAGTGATAGAGTTTCCGTAACTACCATGCGAAGACATGTGCCACATGAAGGTAGCCATAGACGAGCAAACACACTCATGCCCTGCAGACCAGATCAAGGATCCGGATGAAGCGCAGAGACCGACTGCATGTGTGATCACTCTACCCTTACAAGACCTGATCGCAGTAGCGATAGTTGCACCGGTGTTGATGTAACCACCAGGAGAGTCGATGAGTATCTCGATGATATCATCTTCTCCCATACTGTACAGGACCTCGAGAAGTGTGAAGTACTCTTCTATGGTTTCTATCGTAGACGTGATGTGTGCACGGAAAAGTTTGTGGGTTTTACCCCCCGCATGCTTTTCCGTGACAGTCTCTACGAAATACACAGGGCAGTAAGGAAGTTTCTCCAGATCGTACGATGCGTGCCACGGCTGATGTCCGCTGGGTTCTTCTCGAGAATCCATCGACTCCATACCTACGAGCATCATCGCACGATTTTCATCGCTGTGCGGTATTTCTGGTTCGCTCGACATACGAACAATTTGTCTCAATCCGCGCATGGTTACCTCCGCTGAGTACGCAGCATCGCATGCACTGCGGACCGTTTGTTACCACGTTCGTCATAGTAGGTACCGGTACCAGAACGATATGCACTCATTCGCAGATTCCCGATCTGTACCTCATGAACCCCGAACAAATCTGCAAGTTCTTGATCCGACCAAGATTCAAGACCGACGATCTTTCCCTGGTCATCGAAGATCTGATCAGGAGTGATCTCTGCCATATAACCGTTGAACGATTCGGTACCAGGAGCGAACCACTTGGATGCTTCCATATATCCCGGCATGTTCACGTAGTCGAAGGTGACGAGACGAGTCACTGTACGGTGCATACGTTTGTTCACCGCATCTACACGCTGCTTCATCAGACAACGCAACGAGAACGTGGTGTTTTCCTTGGGGTTAAGAAGCGAGTCTTCCAGTACCTGCTTGAAAGGACCAGAAGGACGGATTGAACCGTAGAGAGGAATGCCTCGCTCTGTACGGTCTCCAGTCCACAGTCTGCTGATGTGGTGGGAGATGCGACTTTCATCAATCGTCTGGATACGTTCCAGTGTGGAATCCATCGGAGGATGACCCCACTCTCCACGCAGGTTACCTTGCGTAAGCGTCTGATTGAATACAGAGGAAGGCTCGTTGATTTCTCTTACAAGACTATCAACGTCGTAATAGGCATTGTTACGCGATGTGGCATCCAGCATCGCCAGAACCACTTGGTAGTAGCCATTTTCGTCAGGACGAAGAGCACGCAGCTTTTTGCCGTCCAACTGGTCCAGCACCTGAACTGCAAAGTACACTTTGTTCGTGGGAATGATCGAGGGTATAGCCATTGTAGTAAACTCCCTAAATATGAATTTATGTGCGCAGCAAATCTTCCAGCTGACTATGCTCAGTCGACTGGTTGACGATTGCCGAGTTGATACCGTCCGACATGTAAGCGCCAATGAGTTTGGCCGATGTACTGTCTGCTCCGTAAGTGACAGAACTCAGAGCAATGAATTTTGCCGGCTTCTTCATATTGGACATGCGATACTTGATGTTCAGATTGTCAGGATCGCGTGCAAGGTGAGAGTAAATCAACTCAAACACGCTACTATCGGTACGTAGATCTGCATCGCAGATGTCTTTGCATCTACCAAAGATCCTGAGCACATGTTCGTAGGTTATGAATTTTGGGAAGTTCCCCAATGTGATAAACTCCACAAACATTTGGTATGCGATATAATTTCGCTTCAGAACAGTGCGGTTAGCTATGAATTTGTCACCCTGTACAAATTCTGCATATAGCAGATCCACACCATCTTCAGTACCTGTGTACGTGTTCGAAGGAAACATGGTAATCACTGCGGGGAGAAAGAATCCGCAGGTCACTTTGTCGTCGATTACCATTTCAAAAACTGCGAGCGTGGTTATATCTTCTCCGACCTGCAGCAAATTACGAGTCTCATATCTTCTGGGTATTTTTACAAGGAGCTTCTTACCTTTGAAGATGAATGAGTCACCAGTTTTTTGAAAATAGGGAGCTATACTAGCCATAGTTAGACATCCTTGTGCGTAGTGTGATATCGCATAAAATAGGTCATGGGGTGCCTTTCAGCACCCCACACCATCTAGAGCTTCATGATCTTGATCATACTGAACTGACCTGTGCTATGGTCTTGCAAATACTCACCGGCATGCAGACACCGAGTAGATTCAAGTGCAAGAGCACCTTTACCATTTTCGTTGGTGTCTATCTCGAGAATTGACGGGAGTGGTGTGTGGTATACGTCAGTGATGTCGTTATACATCATTCGGTTGTAAGACATAAACGACTGCATTGCTGCATTGAACAATATACCGTCACGAACGAGACCACTTTCTACATCCCCTGCGAATTTGCAAAGGGGTTCTTCCTTGATCCATATCGAAGGATGCTTGACTATCACGAAGAATGCACCATAGTGGTCTTTCTGCGACATGGTCTCGTAGACGTACTTTTCTATCGCCTCAGCTTCCATAACGTAAGACTGATTCAGATAGTTTGCCGAAGAGTATGCGGCATTGAGTAGAGATCTCCCGATAGAAAGATCAGCATGATTCACTACCAGAGATCGATGAGTCACTGCGGTCAGTACGTTCGGAAAGTACATCGAGTATGCGAATACCGGAAATACCACAGATGTTCTGAGGTCTACTTGTTCAGGAAGTATGAACTCCATATCAGAGTAGAGATCCGGTGTATTCTTTTTGTTCCGGTACTTTATACGGCATTCAGAAAATGGGATAATTTCGATATCTCCCAATTCCTTGAAGTCCATCAACATGATGTCAGGATGCCGTAGCTTACTGCTGGCAGAGAAGAATTCTGCTCCTCTGGAGACGAGCATTTCTCCTTTGTACATAATCGGACGAGATACTAGTCCATTCACGAAACAAAGAGACGTATCCAAGTTTATCGGACCTTCTCCGTGTTTTGTGATTACCAGATCTATTAGACGATCTCGAAAGATCTTTACGTTTCGATCTTCTGGTGTGTCAATGCAGGTATATCCCACCTCGAATTCTTCTGCTTTCAAAGGATCTGTGGTACGTACTGCAAACTTCGGATTATCGAGGTTGGGAATATCTGTACTGTAAGAATCCACCATCACGCCAGTGAGTAGTGTACCTATCTCATTCCACGTAGTACACTGACCGATGATAGTTTCGAGCATCAAGTGAGACAGATTCACTGTAACGACAGTTTCTGCATCTTTCTCGACGTCGATGAAAAACGACGTATTCAGTGCCGAGAATGAGCGTATTTCTTCTGGTGTATTGTCAGCAAAAGATAGGGTCCTGATGGTCCTTCCTTGCTTAACGTACAGTTCACGTATGTTCATGTATGTCACTCCTCACGTGGTTTAAAGTGAGCAGGTGAAGCTAGGTCCGGCTCGGTGAATGTAGAATGTACGACCGCGGTAATTTCTTCTATCTGCGAACCCCGTGTACCTATTTTCCAGCTATAGGCCCAAATAGGTTTCCAACCGTTTGTGGTTTTTACGTAGACGCTCTTTACTTCTTTCCAACCTGTAGCAATTTTTGTATACAAGTTGGCTTTTTCCATTTCGATGCGTTATCTTTTACGAAGAGACTCATATTTCGTGCCTCCAATAGGTATATAAGCATAGAAAGATCTACCTAGTCCAATGGACTAGGTAGATCTCTGTCCACTATAGTGGTCTAAGATATCTCGCTCGTACTACCATATCCCAAATACCAAATCCATGGTCGTGCTCTCTTCTCTGTGTCCATGCTCTGTATACGAACATAGACGTCGGCTGAGTGAATGACACTTCCCCCAAATACTCATTATACCTTTGTACTGAGATGGGATTGTTAGCTTTACCATATACGTCCCAGTGCTGATTTATTTTTCCTAACTCCCAATTAGTTTTATCTGAAGATACACTGTGGTATATACGAATCCCTGACGTATCCATCAGTCTCAAGTCACCAGCACCGCATCGCCGCCTACATTCGTACGTCAATTTGTAGTCCAAATACAGACCATAAACACCAGGGACTTCGATGGGAGTTTCTAGATTCATGTATAACGTATTTGAAATACACGAGCCCCATTGTGGACAGCAGTATGTGCAGTCTGAAAATCTGGTAGTAAGTTCTCCACATGGCTGGGAGTTACATACTTTCTGCGAAGCAGGTTTTACAATATCGGAACAAAATAAATCCGGCTTACGCACACCATCATTTCTCTGACACACCACGCTTCTGGACTGAGTACCACCACCACAGTTAGCTGAACATGCAGACCAGTCACCAGTGAACCAGTTGTAGACCCAAATAGGTCGCCAACCTGAAATTGTTTTCGTGTAGATGTTCTTGATTTCTTTCCAGCCTACGACTGTTTTGATATACAAGTTCACCCTACTCCATTTATTGTTAGATCCTTTGACGTACAGACTCATGGTTTACTCCATTTTTTTATAAACTCCAAAAAAATAAATATCGGACGTTGTTAGACATTCACACAATGATCAGATAGTCTGCTCACTCCGGTGAGCAGACTATCTGTTTATGGGTTATTTTCAGTGTTATAGCCAGAAGGACTCAGATGAACATCCACCGGAACTCCGTAGAGCATCTGGTATTGTCCGCTCATTTCACGGAGAAACTCTACGATGACCTGTCCACCTACATACTGACCAGGATCTCCTGTGGAAAGAGTGTTCCAGGCTTGTGTGTACTGATCAACAGGGATCGGATCCGTGATGATCGTCGCTAACGTTCCGGGATCACGAATCGTGAAATGGGTCGGGGGTACCGGACCAAGTTCAAGATCGGGATCGTACGGAGGCATCGCGGCGGTGTAGTAAGCTTCAATGAATGCTTCCTTGTTCAGGAACCGTGAGGTGGGAATGTAGTACTGATGAAGTGTTCCATCGTAATGTACCACAGGTCTCCGCATATCGCTCGATTCGACCCCGTACGTATACGGAGAATCTACTCCGTCAGAGATGGTGTACCGCTGAAACTCGTTATAGTGTTTCAAGTTCAGTACAACATTTTGACGATAGAGAACAGAAGCTTCAGCACCGAAGATCTTCGAAAGATCGATTTCAAACAGCACGTTTTGCGGCATGTTGAAAATTCCACCATCGAAGCTGGTGATGAGTTCGGCATATGGCGTAACATCGTAGATCTTGTCCCGACGATCGGAGTATGCAATAAATCTCAGATCGTACTTTCTTGTCGCAGGATTCCACTGCGGCATGACAGATACTTTGATACCATCCATACTTTTGTTGGTGATGACAGTGACCCACTTGTACAAAGTGAGAAACCGCATCTTCCCTACAACTTCCTGATTGGGAGATACTTGATTTCTTCCGAGGTATTTCTTCAGAAGAATCTTCTGGCGTTGTCCCGGGAAAGAAGGGACAAATGTTTCAAGTCCATAGAGGAAACACGAGACATTGTCAACGACCAGATCTTCAGTACTTCCGTCAGAATAGGTCAATCGAGGGCTGATGACCAACTGGTTCACAGGCTGCCGCTGGTGGATGTAGAAATCACTTCCGCGCATCTGGTTGGCAGTGGCATCGAACCCCACCACTACGCTGGTGTTCGAGAGAAGATCGTTCCAGGGAATGCCTCTCTTTACAAACAGTTGCAGTTCTACTGCAAGAAGTCCTGCATGATCGTGAATTTCAAGTGTGACTGTTTCACCATCTCGCAATGTGCTGAGAGTGTGACAGTTCGTGCACTTCTTTATCGGGCTTCCGGGAGTGAGTGCAGCGAGAGGAATGCGATCACCCTTATATGTTTCATTGGTATCGACATACAAAGAGATGAATTCCTTCTTACCGTCCGCTCCAATTCGGTGCAGTCGGTAGTCAGCAAGCGAAGAACCAAACAGCATCAGGTTGCCACTGATGTTCAGTTCTGTGGGCTTCACACGATCATCGTAGTACAGCATGAACTTGTCGTTACCGTAGGAGATGACACGTATTTCTTCGCCTTCTGACGTCTTAACGATCTTCGCAGGTGCGATCGTCGACTTGTACGTGATCGGATCCACAGCAATCACAGTGTAGATTGCGTAGTTGTTGTCACGATCGAAGACAGCTGCACCTTCTCTGGGAATGACATGAGCCATTCCGTCGCTAGGAGGACCATCACGATCTGGATCGTATATCTGGTCCAAGAAGCATGAGTCAGGTCGTCTGTCTTTAAGAAGATAGAGTGGCGTGTTAGCCATAGAACACCTCTCCTGAGGTCACAGAGTCTTCAGGCATCACCGAATTGATAAATGCTTGCAGAATCCGATATGTGTTAGGGTCTGGAACGACCACTTGCCGGTAGTGTGGGAAGACGTCCACGAAGTCCAAATTGTACTTCAACTGCATCACCAAGTCGCAGTCGTACAGATACTGATACGCCGCAAATTGTGTCTTCATTCTTTCTACGTCAGGATCAAGACTTATGCCTCGCAGTGTCCCATTGAGAATATCTCTGATGATGGTCACCACATATGGGCTGAAGCATCTGTGAGAATGCGGCATAACGACAATGTCAGGATACTGCGGTTGCTTTCCGTAGAAGTATTCGTTCAATATCGTCAACCTTTCCAGATCATCATTGGGATGATACTTAGAAAGAAACGCATCGATGCAGTCAGGTACAGTAGTGCACACTTCGAAAGGTGCTCCTTCTCTGTATTTACCAGCAGGAAGCTCTATTTTGTTCCCTCTATCGATAGGTGCAGACTCATAGAGACCATCGACATGAAGCATGGTCATTTCAGGGAAGAGTAGAGCTAGCTCTGATTCAGATGCTGCGATGTTGTTAACTACCCACCCGTTGACGGTGTTCTCTTCTTGTGCGCTGGTAACGATCCATTCGAGGTAGTTGTTCTCGGATACGAGATACTCTACGTTGTTCAGAATGAGTTGCTGCGCACTGATGCGGTCTAGTGCATCTTTTGGTCGGAATATCGTGTAGTCCACTCCTTCGACCAAATACTTTCCGTTCAAGTACACTTTTGTATGCTTTGCATTCCAGATAGGTACAGTGTATCCGCCATCACGTATTCCCACATTGAGGTGAACCATCAACGGGTTGCCTGCGACGATATCTTGATCGAGATATTTCCCATCCCGGTATACACAATAACGATTCTGGATGATGAACTTCCTTCCGTACATTCTTGGACCAAACACAAGACGCATGCCTGTGTCAGTCGGATACTGTACGATATCCCCTATGAATTTCGTGACCTCTTTATACACTTTGGTTCCGACATGATCGAGTCCTTGTACAGGACTGGACGCCATATCAAACTCTTCGATCACTACGAAGTCATGGTACGGAAGTATCACTGCCGCAGAATCTTCGGAAGGAACGATAGTAAAACATGTACTGGGTCCATCGACAAACAACTCCACTGTGAGTTTATCACCCGGAGTGAAGTTGACGTGTTCGTCAAATGCTAGTTCTACATTGGTGTGGATGTTATCCAGATAACGTACATGATCGTTTCTGATCTTTTGTCCGTTACGGTAACATACGGGATACGTGGGTGTATCAGTGAATAGTAGTGGTTTCGGAATATGTATTCCTCCACTGAACCATGCACTGATGTCAGTATGAATGATCTTCTTGCACAGAAGTGCCATCGTGTGATAATAACCGAGACCCTCGACGTATCCCCACATGTTCTCAGGAGTGATGACATTAGGAATGTCGAACATCATTCGAACGTATTCGCTACTTTCGAGATGCGATGCTTTCCAGAAATCCAGATTCTGACTTACACGTCCGAGTAGATGCTGGATGATTGTGGCATCATCACACGTGTACAGCAGGTCGATGTAATTCTTATCCCGGATTAGTACATTGTCTTTGTCGTGTTGTTTGAACGATATCTTTAGAGCGATCTCTTGTGTCCCCAAGTAATCACGAAATGCATCGAGAATATACGTAGGGATGGAGATGTCGTTATGCGTGAGCTGATCTACGCTATGTTCTGCACATCTGTGAAGATACAGACCACGACCTACTGTACCGTCAGAATTCATAGTTCTGACATGTATCTCTGCAGTATTGTGCGTCAACACCTTATTCGTCGGATTAAGCGATTTAGGTGTGTGCACTATGAGTTTCTGCAATTTGTCTCGTTCACTCAAAAAAGTGGGATTGTTCTTAGGGTCAGTTAGGTCCACAGTAAACGAGAGTAGTTCGTTTTCATCATGGAGTACATCCACAAAAGAATTTACCGGTATCGAGTCTACACCCGTGTAAGGAATTTCGTATCCGTTCACGTACACAGTTGTATGATCGATGTTGTGCGGGCACTGCTGAATGAACTCGTGTATTTGTCTACGTACGATCAAGTTGTCATCAATCGTAGGAACTACAAAGCTTCTGATGGTGAGTGCATTCACTGTATCACTGTCAAAGTACATCGTGATCCGAATGTTCTTCATTTCGGTGTGAGGAATCAAACGAATCGCAGAGGACTTTGCTACTGCTAACAGATACTGGGTACCGTACTTTCTGATGTAGGTCTTACCGAACGACATCATTTTACCACTGAGGTGGTACGTACGAATCAGTATATCGAAATCGTTGCAGAGCTGAGTTGCAGAGTGCCACTGGTCAGGTACAGAACGAGCAGAAAATGCGAACATCAACTGATCGGGGATGTAGTAGAGAAAATACGGTTCATTCGTGGTAGGAAGATCGATGTAAGTTCCACCAATATAGATGGAGCCACTACACGACCGATCCTGTACCAACTGCGGAACAATATTTGCACGCAGTTCACTTTCCGGTTCGTTCCAGATTTGATCAAAACAGAATCGGTTAAGTGAGTTAAGAAGAGTAGACTCCATATCTGTCATGGTGAATCTCCATTTAGTTCTAGTGCCTAAGGGCATAGAATAAGTCTCAGGCAGCCATGTATTGTGAGTAGAGGATTCCCTAGGGAATCCTCTACTCTAATGTCTATCTCGCCTCGAACATCTGGCGACAAGTCAGGAGGCCGTTGACAAACTCGCCACTGGGTCGACCGAGCAAACCATGCTGTTTCAAGAAACCAGTGATCGCGCCGCTACGATAACCATCAGCTGCGCGAAGTACCAGACTGAGCCAGTATGGAGGATACTCGAAAGCGAGACGAGTAGACATTTCATCTGTATTGGGACCAAGAGATTTGCAGACGGTGTAGAACTTATGAGCGTTGAACTTGTTCAACCTGCTAGGTCCCAATTCAGCCACAAGTTCGCACACTGTAGCAATGTTCAGCCCGTTCCCAGAAATGTGTGCGACTCGATTTGCTATATCATCAAGTTCGCGCATGGTTCCCAGGAATGTACATCTGTAGAGCAAAGGAGGACGTGCTTTGTCGTCAGTATGTCGACTGAGCATCTGTGCCATGTACAGTGCAAACAGAGTGGCTACTACATTGATTTCTTGCACATTCAGGTTTTCCATTCTTCCTATTACCGAAGCAATGGGAAGACAATAGGACTGAATCAGGAAGGTGCAGAGTATGGGTGTGAGCCAACCATCAGACACTGCAAAACTTCTGACGAACATACCACGAACATACATGCTATGTAGTTCATTGATATCCGTTGTCTGTGGAGTACGTCCTGGTTCTATACGAACGAGGGATGCGATGTTTGCGAGAATCTTGTTACTGATCTCAGGATAGGAATGCAGCACCTGCGCATCCTGTACACCTTTGAGATCGATCGTGATGTTTGTCCATCCGAGAAGATCAGGAAGTGACAATTTCGGTGCACCTTTCTGTGAGACAGGAAGGATGTTAGCGAACTCATCGATGTAACGAGTCTCGACCATTTTCTCGAACAGTTTATTCATGCCGGTCGACATGATCGGCCGGTTTGCGAATATCTGTGCGAGTTGTCCGGGAGGAATGACTACATTCCTATTCATTGCAAGGAATTTGACGACTTGTGAGATCTGCCCTTTAAGCCCTGCAGTGTGGGCGTATTGGGTATCCAAAAGGAGTTTGGCCATGCTCGTTCTCCGTTGGTAGTATTGTCTGCTCTGCATACAATTTAGAGAGTATCCATTATACTAGCGGAAATTTTATAGGCACTCAACCATGTCCTGAAAGGAGTTTAACCATGCCAAACATTTTCAGGGAATATACGCATCCCCACAGCATGTCGCGGGTAAAGGACGAGTCCATCCGCGAAAATGCACGGGAATTCGTACTTCCTGTACACCGCCCGCTCTTCCCTCTTCGCGCGGCGAAGGGTAAAGTCGGTGAGATCGTCTGGGTAAGTGGAGCCGAAGCACTCGAGTACTTTGGCGAAGCCACGTTCGATAAGTTCGGTCCTTACTATCGGAACGAACAGACCTTCCTTGAACTTGCAGTATTCCCGAATCAGCGTGCGTTCTGCGTGCGTCTCGCGGATCCTGCAGCGGCGGCTGCTACGATGGTGATCGAAGCACATGTCGTGGAAGGTGTCGATGTACAGCAGTATCAGCGTGACGCTAATGGTGCGTTTGTCTATGACGCCCAGAACCGTCCGATTCCGCTGCTCGATTCCAGTAACAACCCCATAAAGGAACCCGGCGTGAAGATTCGTCACGTCGTACGTCCTCTTGCAGAAAACGAAAAGTTCGATGAACTCGAGCCGAAGACGGTATCTGCAGGTAGCGAGACCACGATCATCTATCCGCTTGTTGCGGCGAAGTACAATTCGCCTGGTAAAGCCGGCGATCGTGCAGGTCTGCGGTTCTTCTTTGACCAGTTCGCACAGGACGAAGACCTGCTGGCTTCCAGCGGTGCAGTACTGTATTCTTTCTCGGTATACGAGAAGCCGTTCGATAGCGATATCGCCAGGGTCCTGCGCGATAAGTTCCAGAACTCGGTGGTCAACTTCGTGATGAAGCCAGGCTCGGTCGATAGCCGTACGATGCGTCGTATTGCTTCCGATGACATCATCACCAACAACTATTCGACGACTGGTATCGGTTCCACGCAGGTGTCGACATTGCCTTATGAGTTGTTCTTCTACTCGGAGAACTTCAAGGTAATCGGCGACAAGGTCAAGGCTGTCGAAGTCAACAACATGGAACTTACCGATGGTTGGATGGTTGACGTACTGAGTCTGCGAGATCTGAAGGGCCATCCCTACCATCACGCGGTTCTCGATACTACTGGCGTCGGCTTCTCTCTCATGTCTGACATCACCACGCATTATCTTGCCGGCGGCAGCGATGGTGACCTTACGGATGAGAAGTTTGAGGAGATGTATCGCAGTCTGCTCGAATTCGATTTTGTTCCCGAACTGCAGAACACTGCACGGTATCCGGTAACCCATCTTTACGACGTGGGTTATTCCATCGATACGAAGTTGACTGCCGCGAAGTTCGTAGGCCTCCACGACCACGTGAAATACGAATTCGCATGTCAGACTTCGGCTAACAAGCTTCAGACTATGGAAGAAGCTGTAGCTGTCGGTATCGCCATTCGCACTCGTGTTTCCATGACTCCCGAATCCGAATTCCACGGTACCGGGGCATGTCGTGCAGACATCTTTGCACAAAGCGGTTACCTGACGGACACCACCATCAAGAATGTCATTCCTGCGACGTTCTGGATGGCACTCAAGCGGTCGATGCTGCACAATACTGTGTACGTACAGGGCGATCCGTTGGGTGATGGCAAACACGAAGTGACCATTTACCGCAAGTTTAACTTTGTTCCGAATACTCCGGATCAGAAGCAGACTCTGTGGGACAATGCGCTCAACTACTTCGAAGTCAAGAAAATGATCGAGCTGTTCTACGCAGATCTGCGTTCGATCTACAAGCAGGATTCCAGTCTGCTGTCGTCCACCATGTTCACTGATGCTATCACTTACTCGAAGTACATCACTGACGACGTGTGGGCGAAGTTTGCAGGCGTGCGCACTCCTCTCGAGAATCTCTTCAGTACGATACAGAAGGAAGTAGAGCGCCTCTGTTACCGTACGTTTGACAACCAGTACAAGTTCAAGGTTTCGGTCTCCCGGAATGCGGACGAGTTCAATGGTGTCAACACGTACCGTATTCGTACGGAGATCTACGGTCCTGATCCGGCCCGTTGCGGCATCAACGATCTCATCGTTCGTCCTGACTCCGCATACGGTAGCTAGCGAGGTAATGTACAATGACCATGCCTAACGCTCTTTTGTTCAACCAGGCGGCATCGCTTGGTGGTACTCCGTTCGGGCCTATCGCCAACATTGACGAAGGTGCTCAGAACGGCATTGGTCCTCACATCCTCAAAATGGATGCGGCGACTCCCCTCATCATGAACAACTGCATCATCGTGCTGCTGTCTACCCCTGGGTTCATGGACGGAAACGTCCTCGCTCAGCGTACGCTGAAGGCTCTCTGGGAACGTCACGCAAAGTCGTGGAGCGGCATTGACTTCGGTTATACGCTCGATTTCCACGAGCAGCAGAATAGCAACGACGGTCAGCAGCTCCCCATGCCTACGACCTCGAAGCGTACCGCGGTTAGCCCTCAGGTGACTTTGCCTGAAATCAGTGGCAACCTCTGCTGGAACTTCCACTACTGGTGGATCTCCAACATCCAGAATCCGGACACCCAGGTGTCTCAGCTGTCCGCGATGCTCGATGACGGTACGATGCCCCAGTGGTTGATTTCCACTCTCTCTGCATCCATGATCGTCATTCAGCCTGACCCCACTGGTCTGCCTGAACGTATCATCGATGCTGCGGTATACACCGCTATGATGCCTACTGAAACCGGTAACATCGGGTTCAAGAAGGAAATCGGCGGTAACGGTGAATCGCCTGAACGTCAGATCACCTACAAGGCTCTCGTTCAGCACAACCAGAACACCCGCGAACTTGGCAAGCTCATCATGCAGGCTCAGCAGCTGCATAAGCCGGACTTCACGCGTGCCCTCACCTTCAATGGTGTCGACACTGCTCTCAGCGGCATGGGTCTGTCCAAGGAAGTCAACGAAGCTCTTCGCGATTTCCGTATGGTCGCTTAGTCGATCTAAAGGAAAAAGAAATCCTTCAGGTCATTGGTTGAGGAGGTCAGGTCCCGCAGGGGACCTGACCTCTGATACTACCGTTATGCTAGCTCTGGTGTGTGATGATGTATTCGCAAAGTGCCACCGCACCTTCTTTGCTTTGTGCTGCACCTATGAATCCGTTGTGCAGAATGAAGATTGCATCTGCTACTCCGGTTATTTCCTGCAGCTCTTTACCATTCTTACCGTAAAGATGCTCAGGTGTGGGATGTCTCAGTCGACGACGAGAACCGTCAGGCATCGTAGAACTATACATCGCAGAGTCCACACGATAATTGAAATATGGACTCTGGAACATCCATGAGTCATCTGCAGATGAAGGGAATACCACCATCTTCACGTGCTTTGTTTCTTCCGCATGCCGTGAGAAAATTGGACTCCATGGAATATACGTATCCAGGATAAGAACACCGTGTTCCGGAAGTTCTTTTACTTGTTCGAGTATTCTTCCTTTGCCGAGATGAATCGAGTAGCCTCGAATGATTTCTCTGCGCAGGTAATTCTGAGCATAATTGACACCCACGTTAAACATAGACTCTTCTGATGTCATACCGTGAAGAGTTTCAGCATAAGTGGGATTGAGCGATTGAATATAGGAAGATGCTGAGGGGATTCTGTACGCACCCGTGTTGAGGTAATAGGTACGGTTCTCCCCGTTGTCATGTGCATCAATCGGTGCAACGATTGACTTGGTGATGGTTTCGTGTGCGAGATCTACACCATCATCATCGAACGTACCAAATACTTCAGCGAGGACTGCACGAATTGCCTGTCTTCCGTAGTGTTCCCAAACCAGACCGAAACCTGCTTTCTTCGGTCCTACTTCAAACTTGTTCGGATTGGGAGAAGGATGACGTACATCGAATCCTCCCTGGTGGTGATCAAAGTCACCAGTATCAGGATCGTATTTCTCACCGACGTCCACACGAAACTCGAGTGATTTGAGTATTTCAGGATCGCGAGTTCTGATCACGGTGATGTTGGGATTGATGAATTTCAATGTAGCGATACAGAATACTTCATCTGCATGCATCACTCCATTGTGAGTACCGACACGTATGTTTGGTCCTAAAATGGACTTAGGCATGATCATTCTCCTTGTGTGATACATTTGCTATTTCATTTAAATATGATCTGAACATGTAGGATTATATTTCTTAAAAAGAATCAATATTTGTACTTCTTGAGAGGTAGCCCACGTGGGCTACCTCTCTGCGTTTCGATGTTCAAGTCAGACTAGTTGCAGCTCACTAGTCAGTGTGCTAGCACTTTGCAACTATCTGCCTTGCCACTGCTAAGTGGAATGCGTTGTTTTCGTATTCGCCATCCACTGTGATATCTTCGAATTCTTCTCCGATACGGATGAACTTGTACGTAGGATCAGGAAGTTCCGAGATTATGAGTTCTATTTCTTCGACTTCCGGATAACCCATATTGAGTTTCGCGAACGCTGCACCGTACCATTTGGTCCATTCCCAATTGTACAGTACATCACCGGTATCCTTGTCTTCCCGTCGTTTGGCGATATTCAAGTACTTGACGACTGCTTTGTGCAGTTCCGGGTTTACAGTGGCGCAGAGCTTGAGTTTTTCTTGGAAGATAGCCACCGCATCTTTGTTCATGCACAATGCCACTTCACTGCGATATCCCATGATTTTCTCCTTCTATCTTCTTTACCCATGAAGGTGTATTGAAACCTATTTTTCGTATTATTTCTGGACTAAATGTTTCAGAGGCGTACGTACCTACAATGGTAGTATCAGAGAGATCTCCACCTAGCACAATGAACTTGAACTGGTCCGATGGTAGAGATCTGATTACCATCTCCAGAACCAGTATATGCGCCCGTTCAGGAGTAAACCGATCCCCATTGTACCACTTCACTACTGGCCAGTGATATAGAGACTCATTTTTGGAGGTATCCGTATATTTTTCAGCTTGTTCAACAAGTGTTACCATATCGGTATACGCATCGGTCGTGGTGAACACTTTCGAGTTTTTGATCAATTTGGAAAATTTCTTTTCCGCATCTGTCGTCATGCATAGCACTACATTGCGATCGTATCCCATTATAGCTACCTCTTGTTATTGGCCTTTCTGATTCTTTCCAAGAGAACTGCATTTTGTACCAGTTCAGTATCGTCGAATATGCGATTTGCACTGATCGACACATCACGATGTAGCACATCCATGACAATCAACTGATGCTGGTCCATATTTACAGATGCTGACACACGATTCACCCGAGCAATACGAACTGAGAGTGGCCTCTGCTATACTTCCTCGTTACATTTTCGGTATAATCAAGTAGCAGTAACATATCCGAAATATCGTTTGCTGCTTCACGTGCACCATCCACGTAGATTTTAAGTAAGCTCATTGTGTCCTCATTGATTGACGTTATTTCACATGAGTAATATATACTTAATAGTTTACTGACAGTAGACAGAGGCATGTGCCTCTGTCTACTGTGTATATGACGCTAGAATCCGAAGTCGTCGCTCGATCCGTAATCTGAACCGCCGGAGTCACTTCCTGTATCACCCGCCGAACCAGAATCGGTACCATCTTCAGTCTCTGTCGGGGTCGTAGTCGCGACTTTGTCCTTATCAAGACCTGCTTTAAGGTTACGCAGCTTGAGGAACAGATTCGCGATATCTCCACGACGATTGACGAAGTAATCCTCCCAGTCAGGCACATCGAAGATGCTGTTGATCCCGATAGAGGAACCGAGTTCCATGACAAGATCTGCACGAACTCTCGCCTTGAACACATTGAATACGTCCGAGAGATCAGAGTCAGATGCTACCAACTCATTCGGGAGTACTGCATCGACGAAGTCATTCACGAGACGAATATAGTCAGAGAATACCTCGCCTTGTGCTTTGTCGGGTGAGATATTGGGAAGAGGCAGCTTCACCTTCAAATGCTGGAGAATTTCTCCAAGCTGAGCGATTGCATTCTGTGTGTTGGTGCTATCTTTAGCACCGTCGTTGAGTGTATTCGGTACGCTACTCAGTTCAGGATTTTCTGGATCACTTTGGGCAGTCAGCTTTTCGGCGTTCTTCTTTGTGGCACCCTGAACAATCGCAAGTAGTTGCTTCTTCAGTGAAGGAGAGAACCGAATTACTGTACGACACCAGCTCGCAGTTATTTCGCACAGAGTACTCTGCAATGTCCTGCAGTCGTTTGCGAAGAACAGGTTGGTCGTAGCCACCGACTTCGCAAATTCTTGCTGACTCGTTTCGTTCATTACCGAATAGGGAGGTCCGAGATGAGTGACAATCCCGTTCGTGAGCTGATCGAGTAGGTCAGTGTCTGCCTTAGGTACATTCGACTGTGTATCCTGAGCACTGATATCAAACCCTGCAGCATTGGTGCCTTTGAGTTTGATCGTCATGTTCTGGTTTATGATCGACTGTGCAATCGATGTCGGGTCGGAGTCGAGATTCAGTTTGTACTTGGCAATAACCGCCTGTCGAACTTCTTCACGTATACCTTCAGCATTCGTTTCTTTTTCGTCGACAGTGACTTCGATGTCTTTTCGAGCTACCGAGTTTCTCATGGCCGCCATCATGTTAGCGATGACGATGGTAGTCTTTACAGAAAGAAGATACATGATGTCTTCAATTCTGGATTTACCTGTACCATTTGCATGGTAGTCGAATGCGACGTAGGTCATGACCTCAGAAGGTACAAATACCAAAGCAGTACGCTTCTTCTGGAGAAGACGGTACAGCATACATGCGGCGATATTGTTGTGCGCACCTATCTCTACTTCGCTAAGTCCGATGCTCGTAAGTTTCTTCTTGAGCTGTGCGTCAAGTACATGATTGAACACGTTGGTTATTGCACTTTGCTGCATATCCCACGGAGTACCGAACTGTGCAATAGCTCCCATCCGATTGGTCTGCACACCGCTAGCAGTGGGCCGTCCGCCGAACATGGCTCTGTACTGTGCCGAAACCATATTGCTGGTAGTTCCACCCATGTATGTCATCAAGTACTTGGATGCTTCAATCGGCTGACCAAATGCATCAATGAGTACAAAGTATCCGAGTTTCTCTTTCGGAGCACCAGGGATACAGATAGGAATCACTGATTCACAGGGAAGTTTCAAGATGTATGCATCAGTCATGTTCTCACTGTCTGACGTGATAAACGGAGTGAGGTCGATGACTGGTTCTATTTTGTCTGGCGACACGTTTAGTGTTCTGTCTCTTTCCTTCATTTCCCGATTCGATTGATCGTAGAATTTGGACAAGTCTTTACCGAGCTTGTTCTTTCCATATTCTCGGATCTTTTTACCAAATCGAAGGATTTCCGGATTTTCGCTGAAGTGCAGTATGTCGCCGTCTTCCAGTTCGGTGACTATATTTACAGCAACATTTTCTACACCGATAGTTTCTTCTTCAAATGTTTTGAGCAGCTTATCACCGAGTAGATCCTTGATTTCCTGTATCAAGGAGGAGGATATTGTCGGCTTCTCGTCTTGCTTAGAGGTTACCAGAAAAGATTCTACTGCACTCTGCGGGCTGTAGATCTTTTTCTTGAGCGCACGCATGAATACATCTTCGCAGCCCGAAGCACTGTTAAGAGCTTCAGTACCTTGCTCAGATACTGTACCCACTATCTGTGCCAGTGTAGCTTCAGGAAGTACAAGCGATACCGCTGCACCTGAACGAAATAGTGCTTCTCTTGCCCACTCTTCCATTGACTTACCTAGCCTGTATTTCTTCGCGAAAGTCTGAGTGAGTAGTTTTTCTATTTCTCGAATGACTTCTTCAGGGAGTCCATCGTATTCGTCGATGGTAATGTCAGGATCGACTGACTGTAGATCATTAGGAGACATGACAGAAGACACAAGGATACTTTCGGCTTTACCTATTTCAGGACAAAGCGCACGTATTCTTTCTATGTCTTGAACCTGACGTACCATACCTTCGTGAGTAGGCGAAAGGTATGATATGAGCTGTGCAGGGTCTGCACCATGACTCATCGTGGCTGCAGGTTTTACATAATGGCGTTTGGCCAGAATTTCAAACTCTGCTGCAGTGAACTTCTTTCTTACTCGATCCGATGATGGTAATGCTGAAGGATTTGGTACTCGTGCATTGCCAATACCGAATCCAGTCAGGAGTTGCCGTATCGATCTGTTGATACCATCCATTGAACTAGCCCTCCATGAGGTTCCTATGGTCGAGAATGATGTCTACCGCAAAGAAATCTTGGACTTTCTTCAGACCGTAACGATCAAGTTCAAGTTGTTTGCGGATGTGATGGAAAAACGCATGCGTGAAGAACTCGGTATCATTGTCGAGCGTCCTGAGGATAATCCATACTACCAGAATCTGTGTGGTATGTATAGTCCGCTCGATACCGATATGTTCATCACCGCAGTGGAAACTGGGGAACAGGTCAAATTTTCGACCGATTTGAAAATCACTCACCCAAAAACATTTGCACTTTACAAAGTGCCCAGTGAAGAGTTTTCCAGACTCTGTGAAACATATCCGAATCAGGTAGGATTGATCAAGTCGATCGTCTATCCTGTCGAGAACATAGCACTAGCAATCAGTGCACCGAACTTCACAGTTCTTGCAGGAGATACTACTCTCCTTCACCAGAACGAACGTGAAAGTCTGATGGTAGAAATGGACCGGGTACTCCGGTACATAGAAAACCGATGGTACATAGCTGACTACATATACGAAGGATTCTATCCTGCTACGTTCATGGGTCTTGTCTGGTCTATTCTTCCCCAGGCACTACTCGCACAAAGGATAAGAAATATTCGTACCCCACAAGTGCATCCTTTTCACATCTGGGAGTATCTGGACTCGAAAGGGCTGAGAAGTTACCGTGACATACTCAACGACAAGCAAGCCCTGTTCCTCTATAGGAATATGGAATACATCTCTCAAAATAAAGGCACAAAGCGTACACTCGAAATACTAGCAGAGAATCTCCTGAAAGATTTACAAGTTAAACTGGTCGGGAAGATGGTGTTGCAGCAAACTGCGACGAGAGCTAGTGAGTGTATCACTGTACCCGAGTTTCTTTCTGATAGCGTAGTGAACTACACCACTGCGGAAGGAATAAACGAAGGTTCATTCGAGTCGATGGGGCAGATACTTAGTCGAATTGAAGCTGAGGGATATTTCCCCAATCTCGATGCGGAAGTAGTCGAACGCATGACTACTAGATTCGGTGAAGCGTCTTCGAACGTCGTTCCTACCAGATTGCTAGAGTTCGAAAAGTCCATTATGGACACGACATACGAAAAGTTATTGCTGCAGTTCCTGTTCGATACCATGGTTTACCAGTGGTATCTGGGCAATCTGCAGTACAAAATAAACTTCACCGATCCGAATACGAACATCCCGATCGAGTTGACGTTTGGTGAAGTACTCGCACTGTTCCAATACGTGCACCTGAAAGAAAGTGGGGAAGATCTCACCGTAATTCCCATACATGCATGTATCGACAATGCGTATGTGCTGGTACGCCCCAATAAATCTGCTATTCAGAAATGGATTTATGTGGATGGGGTTCGCTACAGATTGGATACCTACGTGGACGTGGATAAGGTACTTAATGAGATTCCATTCCATTCTGGACCATACGAATCACGTGAAGATTTTGTAGCAAAAACTGCACAACAGTTCCGCGTTTTGGTGACACATATAGAACGTCTCCGGAGTAACGGCGGGTTGCTGTATCACGAAGCGTTCAATGCTCTGTATAAGTACCTGACAGTAGAGGAATTCATCAACATTCAGTTGGTGGATGCACCGAATTATCAGGTATGGATCGACTCAACTCCGAAGATCTCTCAGCTATTGTCGGCTTATGAAAAGCTACCAGACAAGGCGATATTCTACAAAGATCTCTGTGACATTCTCCTCGAGCAAGTTGTACCTATGCAGGACCCGATCTTTGAGGAATTCACCGCGTTCAACAAAGACAAGTCTGCGATGTATACTGGACTTAAACGACTCTTCATCCAGCTCACCAGTTATCGACTTACGTTTCTGGAGACGAACAGAAGATCGATCACGTTCATCACTCCGCCACATCTTGTCATTGGTACAACTAGTGGGACTGACACTGTCAAAGGTATCATCTCCGCGGTGGGTCAGGATATATCATCCAAGTTCCGGGAGTATGACGGATTCGACCTCTCAGCTCTAGATGATACTGACATTCTTCGTGTGGATAGTAAAGATCGACACACTACAGTAGATCCTACACCACTAGTTTTGGATACCGGGAAGTTTGGTGAGGTGACGTACTTCAGAGACTATCATAGCGTAGAGATCGTGGACCGATCGGTGTATACGGAAAGATCTGTGACCGTACTGGATAACGGTGCAGAAACATACGAATTCACTACTCCAATCGCATAAGGAGTTTCACACATGGCATCAAGCAAAAAGACCAGCGAGTTTGTCGTAAAGACCGGACTCGCATCTGAGTTGGAACTTCTTTCCAGAATTCCGATTCAGTTCACGCCTAAGACCGAAACCACCATCAACCGAAAATACAACTGGTGTCACGACATCGTTCCGCCAACTGTACCTCGGCTGCAGTACTTTGGTCTGGGTATCCGGGGATTCAAGAATGCAGACGATGGTATTCTCGCAAATCCCCATCAGCCGATCAATACGGAACTGGATCTCTACGAACCTATCCCGATTCGCTGCGTACCGATCGACGAAGATTTGTCCTCTGCAGAGCGTGCTAACTATCGCATGCGTATTCGCAAGAATATCAAGGGTACTTGGTATTACTGCTACTACCTGAAGAAACTCCAGGTACTTGATTCGAAGATCCAAGTCACCCAGACCAATCCTCTGACTGGTGCACAGGAACCTTACGAATACACACAGGCAGATCTCAATCCGGTACCCCGAAATCCTGCTACCTCGGGTGAACAAGCAGGCAGTGCGATCAAGGTGAACGTAGGTGTACATCTCGGTCTGTCATGGACCGGAGCTGAAGTTCTTGAGTACATCAATGCGATGTACGAAGGAGACATGCGTTACGCCAAGATCAGCGAGGTTGGTCTGTACTCGGGTACTGACGCGACGGTAAATGGTACCGACTCCGCAAACGTAGAGTTTCAGTATACCGAATCGATCTACACTCAGCTGAACTACAAAATCACCAACATTGGCAGTGCAATTACCTCTCCGTCGTACGATGGTAGTCGGGAATTCCTGCTTGGTAACGGTGATCTGCTGCTTCTCTCGAAATAAGACCTTATACACTACGAGAGAGTCCCAAGGGACTCTCTCGTAGTGTACTATCATGCTTTGAGTCTGAATATACCGATCGCTGTGGTACGATAGCATCGAAACCACGGGCCATGATGGCACCAACTACCACAACAGAACCCTCCACCACCTAACCATGCAAACTGACCTTGAAGAATCTGTACCAGTTCGCACGATACACCGTTCTTGTCCATTCTAAACCCACCGCACCTTCCGCCATGTACATCATCCACCTGTATTCTGTAATAGTAGTAACCATTGATGAGCGGTCCTACTGGTGCAGTCCAGGTATAGCCAAGATACTGCTTATTTACACAATTCCCAGGTAGATATTGTGTCGGTCCGACTGGAGTTCCATTCTGGTCACAGGGAGTTATGCTCCCCCAGTCATCGACGTCTGTAGTAATTTGTATTCCACCAAAAAATTGACAAAAAGAGACTACAGATGGGGGCCCGAAGGCCCCCATCTGGTTTGGTGTGTTATGGTGTTGTGGAAACCACGTCGGATAGACTGGTTGTGTGGATGATTTTGACGCCAGCATCCTTAGCCGATTTGAGAGTTGCTCCACTAGGATGTTCTCCCACTATCAGGACGTCCAGCTTCGAGACTGCGCTAGTCGGAATCGCTCCTAGCTGTTCCAACTGGGTCATTACGCTATCTCTAGGCTTATCAAGGGTGCCCGTAATACGTACTCTCTTTCCGTACCACGGGGACGACCTGTCTGCTTCGACTGACTTCGCCACGAGATCGAATCCATACGGAGCGAGTTTCTTCACCCAGTCATGGTCTTCGAAATACTGACGAATAGCTTCTGCAGTGACTCTGCCAATACCAGGAACCTTCTGCAAGTCTTCGACTGTAGCAGACTGTATCCTGTCCAGAGACCTGAACTCTTTTGTCAGTATCTTTGATGTACTTGCACCTACTCCCGGAATTGCCATAACCCTAACCAACTCATCCAGTGTCAGAACTGCCATTCTTTCACGGATGGTTCGAATGAGTTTCTCGGCATGTCTCTTACCTACTCCGACCTTGATGAGATCAGATACACTGAGATCGAAGAAGCTGGTCATGTCTACTAGGCTGCCACCCGAGTAGAGCGATGAAACCAGAGATTCCCCAAACCCAATGAGGTTGAGTCCCGGACGTGATGCTACATACGTCAGATACCATACACGACCAGCAGGACACCTTGCGGGGTCCCCACAAAAGATTCCCACTTTGTCAGCCTGCTTTACGGTAGGTGAGCCGCATTCAGGGCAAACGTCGGGGAACTTGAATGGTGCGGTATTTTCAGGTCTCATGAATTGGATGACCCCAGTGACTTTAGGAATGACATCGCCCGATCTTTCGATCGTGATGGTATCTCCTATTCTCACATCCATTTTCTGGATGAAGTCGTAGTTGTGTAGGGTTGCCCTCGCTACCCTCACACCGCCCAGTAGGATAGGTGGATCTACCACAGCGACTGGAGTCAAAATACCTGTTCTACCCACTTGTATCAGAATGTCTTTGACGACAGACGATCCAGATTCAGGTGGGAATTTGATTGCTCTCGCAAATCTGGGTGACTTGTTGGTGAACCCAAGCAAGTCTTGTAATTCGAACTCGTCGATACGAAATACGAGTCCGTCTGTCATGATGTCGTGGTAATCAAGTTTGGCTCGAGATGACTTTACTTTCTGATAGACATTCTTGATCTGATCGGTACCTACAAGAAGCATACCTTTGACAAATCGAATGCCTGTGGATGACACAGCGGTCTCCATTTCGTGATAGGATTTGTATCCGTACACGTTACTGCTAGTCATGTCATCCATACCGTATCCCATAAAGCAGATGCACTTTTCAGGTATCTCTACTTTGTGGTTCTTTGTGCGAAGCAATGCTGCAGCCATGTGTCTAGGAGACGCCATAGTTCGGAATCCCAAACCTTCCAGCAACTCATTGACCTGCTTGAACATAGTCGTGGTTACTGTAGCTTCTCCACGTACACGGAATGTACTGTATTTTGCATCGTGCGGAAGTGCGATATGTAGTGGGGTATCCAAATACGCTTTAGCATACTCGGTGACATCCTCGCCTACATATCCGTCACCTCTGGTCACGATTTTCTCGAGCTCAAAGATATTCTTATCCGTACCAGATGGACCATTATTCACTTTCACATATTTCAGTTCCAGTGCTGCGCCATCCAATTTGTCATTCAGTACGAACGCGGTGTTCACGGGATCAATACCCGCACCGATTAAGTATTCTACGTATGAATCAAAATCCTCCTCGTTGTAAATGTTATCCAGACTGTACATTCTGGTAGCGTGAGCTATTTTCTTTGCTCCATCCTTAACCGATTCGTTCACCCGTTCCGTAGGTGATGAGCCTTCACGGTATTCCGGGTATGCCTCTTCCAATGCACGTAGTTCCCTGACATGCATGTCGTAATCGTAGTCAGACATGATTGGATCATTGTAGATGTAGTAGGCGATATCTGCGTCACCTATTTCACGTCTGAGCGATTTGATTTGAGCCTCTATGTCGCTGGTCATTTTGGAAATCTCCGTGAGTTGTGAGTATACCCGTATAGAGTAATCACTCCCCGTAAGATTTGAAGTGAGGCTAGGAGAAAAAACTGTCATCTCGCAGTATTCTGAGACTGCTAGGAAAAAGACACTTTCCATTACACTAACTCACTGTATGTGCGTTGTGTGTGGTAGTTATCTTTCTCCTAGCAGTCATCCGACTGAACTGAGAGACAGGAGCGACATCCGTCGCTATAAGACGCTGCTGAGACACGGGAGGACCTTGCGTCCTCCCATGTCATTAGATCTTCGAGTACACGAATGCACCGTCCACGCTATGCGAGATCATGGTAGACCATTTGGTGCGGTAGTTGTCGTCACAGCCGCACAACAAAGTAACAGGAGGGTACGCGAAACCCCCTTGCTCGGTGACCTGGTACTGGAATTCGAACATGTCATTTACCATGCCATGTACATGGCTGGACCATCCCTTGGGCAGCACAACCGTCGCGTGTGCATCAGTGAGGATGTGCTCCTTTTCGATGTTCGTGATCATCAGAACTGTCGGGGACTTCATGATCAGCCAGTCGCGATCCAGTTGAAGCTTCAGATCTTTCTGAGTTTCCGACGGTACAATGAAGTAATCCCTCAACGGATGCTTTCCAGAAAGCACCGGAAGCGGGAGACTTGCGATGAGACTCATATTCTCGTCATCCGTGGTCACGATGGTTCGCAGTCTGTCAGAACCTAGACCAATTTCGAACGCGGAACGCATCACGTTCCAGATACGTTTCTCGATGCCGTCGATGATCATGAATTCGCGAAGTATGGTCGATCCGCGATTCGTGAACTCGTACAGATCGCTCCACTCACTGATCTTTGGGTATTTGGTGGGATTCTCGGTCGATCTGAAGAAGGTCTTCAGGTATCGGTTAACGAGAGTCATGAGCCGCTTGCTCACGATCTTCGGCGTCGTCGGATTGTTCAGTATCGGGACTACCGAAGAGAGCAGGTCGGGGAAGTTCTTGCAATCTCTCAGCTTGCGCGAAAGATCATCGATGATGTTCTTGACTTGGACTCCGGCGTAGTTATCTACTCGGGCATACTCCACTTGGAAGTACGTGAGAGCGATGCACCACTTGGGTGCAGACACCACATGCGGGATCGCATGTCGTACGAGATTGAACATATCTTCAGGCGACGGAGTCGCATGCGGAGTGATGATGTTTGCAAACGTGACCACACCGATACGTGAGTCGAATCGCACAGAGTTTGCCAGTGTGAACAGATCGCTGCCGACCACTCCGGAATTCGGTATATCCGCAACAGTGAGGCTCTGAAGGAGATCAGCATCTGCGTCCTTCACTTCCCACGCTTTTATCTTTGGCGGAGGAGGAGTGGCCGCAGCATTTGCTGGCTCTGCGGATCGTTGCGGAGCAGGTTTGGCGAACGGGTTGAGCTTGTCTTCCATGGGATCGCTTCGTGTCGGTATTGTGACACTCCCGAATCCCCTGGTTTGCTGCTGCTGAGGAAACTGTGGAGCGATACCACGTCCTCGGGGTCGCGAAGGTGCGATCAGATCTTCGATGATTACTTCCAGATTTGCAGCCAGCTCTTGTTCGTTCACACGTCCGCGACTGTCGGTGCACCCCAGAACCAACCGTTCGTAGTCCAGGGTATTCCGAAGATGTCGCAGGATGTCGTCAGCTTCTCGTCGGGGGATTCGCATGAAACCGCACACACTTTCGATGACCTGATCAACACCATCGCACATGCGGTTATACTCGACATCGGACAGCTGCTGCGAATTGCGGTAGTAACTCACGTTAACTCACCTCTATGGTAATTGAGTTATAAGTATTCGGAAAGGACCTGATCTATGAACTTTCCGTAATCTTCGACGATGATTGTTCCTTTCTGCGTGATCGGTAGGAACATGTTGATCGTACCTGCGATGTCCGGATTCGTGTGACTCACTTCACCGTACGACTCGACGTACAACCAACTCGGATGATAACAATGCTCAGGCGATGACATGTGACTGCCACCACTCTTGGATTTCTTATTTCCACCCGTATTCGCGCTATGTGTAGCACGCATCTTTCTTCCGCCGACTGTGATCAGATAGTTGTCATGATACCTTGCGGGGTTGATCGCAACAACTGCACCACCACGGTTCATCTGGGTGAAAGCTCGCGGAGGGATTCGGAAGAGTGCTTCGATATGTCGCACAGTGATCTTTCGTCCTTTCCTGTTGTTGTTAGTGTGTTTGTAGATCTTTGTGAACAGTCTACGAACTACACTACCGAACAGCAAGTCCAGTACGTTGATCCGCTTGTGGAACAGATTCGATGGCTTATGTGCCACGACGTATGAGTCGATGTTCAGGAACACGTAATCCATGAGGTCGAGGATGTCCCGGCATTCCACTCCCTCATCGTTCAACTTCTGTGCAGTGTGCGGGTCGATGTACGTGCGCAGACTGTCCAGATGGTTTTCGGTGTAGTTGCACACCAGCGCCTCGTTACCGTAGTTCAATCCGTAGATTGCACGGCCTAGAATGATGCGCCATATGTCGAAGTTCGTTTCGCTCTTAATAAGCGGAATCAGGGTTTCGTTATCGGTATACATCGTCTTCTTACATCTCGCAAAATACTGCAAAACGTAATGCAACGATGTGATGACTCTGGAGGATACTCGGGACTGGGTATCTACTCCTGTTTCAATCAGGTTGCTATTGACCTTGAGGTACAGCCCAGGAGTATTACCATCACTGTTACGGATTGCAAAATACTCGTTGGCAGTATCCTCTCGGTTCCAGAACTTCACGATGTCTACGTCCGCAGGATCGATGCCATATCTGGCTAGCGTAGCGTTGAACCCGCATTGCGATAACGGGTAAAGTAACAACGCGGGACGAATGTCTTCCACGGTGTACTTGTACTTGTGCATGTGCGCTTGAACCTGAATGATCTGGTCGGAATAGCGTTGTCCTGAAAGACTGGCGTATTGATGCCGGATGCTTCGGCAGAACCGCAAGTGGGCCCGAAGTACCTTGATCCCGATTCCATCATCTTTTTCGATGTGGTAAAAGACTCTGTCTGTCAGAGCGAACTGGATGTAGTACTTGGAGCCATTGATGATGATGGCGTTGTCTCTCAGATAGGGCAGATAGAGAGGAATCTTAAACGTCTCTCGACGGGAGATCCCATTTTCTTCGTACAGATACGCGAACTCGAAATTCGCCAAGGAGAGTTCGGAAGGTACGATGTCAACTGTCATCGCATTTCGCGACTTGCTATTCATCACTTCCAGCTGTTCTGCAGGGCCAAGGATTTTACTCCCGAGGTACTGAACCGATCCTCCGAAAAGTCTGGTGGCTTCTACGAACACCATCTCCATGAATCGGAGACATCCATTGATCTGATCCTGGCGGTACATTTTGAGTAGGTACTCATTCGGTGCAGGCAATGCCGCAGCACACGCATCCAGAATGTCGTCTTCTGGTGTTCTTTCCAAGGTAAGTCCTCCTTAGGTGCTAAGAAAATAACGAGCATATCCCGTTCCAGATAGATCTGCCCGCGCTACAAACACCATCCCAGATATCTTTACCACACGTCGTGACAACCCCAGCAACTGCGACACCGATCGCAACAGTCGCTACAGCGGGTAGTCCTACACCAGCTGAAGCTACAAGTCCTGCAGCTTGTGCGGTGGATTTTGTCCAAAGAGCAAACCCTACCATGGCAGGGACTGCGACTGCTGCAGTTTTGATGATACTGCCTGCTGCACCGATATCTGCAGATGCTGCAGACACTCGCTCCTTGGTCAATTTTATTTCTTCCGTCTGTTGTTTTATTTCTGCGGACTGACGGTCATCCGATCTTTTTCGAGCAAGGTCGTCTGCTTGCTCGATCATCATGATACGCTCATTGAGCGTCTTACAAGTATTCTGCGCGGAAGCTAGTTTAAACTCTGCATCTTGTAGTTTGACTTTGAGTTGACTGCATTCCGTTTGCAAATCGTTCAGACCTTGTTTGAGTAACCTTTCGTGCATGGATTTGGTGATTGTCTGATCTGGCGACAATTTCTTTTCGTGGAGATATGACCTAATCTCCATTATGTCCGCAGATGCAATCAGCTCCAGATCCTGATACACTAAAGTTTGAATGGATTTAGCCACGTCGTTCATATTGAACGACACGACGTCATATGCTCCATGATCTCCTAGAATACGTAAATCACAAGTCGATGCTCGTTCCATGTCGTTACGAACATCTGCACAATACATCGCATCACCTATTGCGAAATGTAACTTTTTGACTCTACCTGTCGGATCGTTCGCGATGCACATCAGTGGTGCAGCATGATACGCATCCAATTCTGCAGCTACTGTGGTTCTTACTCGTGCTTCGAATGCATCTTTTGTATACGGATGATTGTTCTTTGCCTTTACTTCTGTGGCAGCAAAAAGTAAAGCCAGTTGCGTGAGAAAAGCCCCAGCGCTTCTTCTTAGATCATACTGAGAGACTTCATACTTGTACACCTCAGTACCGTTGGGGTCAGGAATCTCTACGTTTTGTCGGTCGAACGCACGGTCAGTCATAAAGGTCGCACGCAAGACTATCTTCAGATAACGAGCAGTTGTCGTGTAACCGGTACGCGCAGGGATAGCGTGAACTACCCCTGTCGAGTCTGACATAAATACATCACTGTCAGTATAATTGTACACGGCTAGCTCGTAGAACAGCGCACTGTTCTTGTCGCGGTGTGGAGGATACGCAACTTTATCAGATTGGAGTTTGATGCGCGTGGGCTGCGTGTGCATGGGGAATTCCTTTTTCAGCTAATGCTAAAACAAATCCGGAAGGCTCATCAACTAAGTAATATATACGTAAAGACCAGATGAGTGGAGGCGGCAGGCCTCCACTCATCCGTATAAGAATCATCCGAACATATTCAGCAAACTGAGACCCATGCTAGCGGTATCACCGCCTACAGTGTCTTTGACAAATCGTGAGTTATTCACTGACGTCGCAGACATTTGTCGGGCAGACAAAGTACCGGGAGGAGCGTACTCATCCTCTAGTACTTGTCGTCTGGTAAGGTTGTGACTACGCAGATAGTTGTCGTATTCGTCGAGGTTGTCTTGATCATACTCCATGTTCGATATCATGGTGCGCGAAGTATACCTCGGATCATACGCACGACTTCTTCCGTACATGTCTTGTCCTGCATTGACAGTATACGGATCGCCACGATACATGGCCATTCGGCTTCCTTGGTATGCGACAGTATTCGATCTTTGATCGTAGTACTTATCACACTCCATCAACTGACGCACCAATCTGGCTAGACCGGATCCCATTGCTGCAGCAAGAAGAATATCGTACGCATCCTTGAGTGAACCAAATTCACTGAAGTCTTTGCCTACGTTAGAACAGAGATAAGACGCATCGTTGTAAAGCCCATCGATTGCTCGATATGATGCATCTTTTCCTGCGACACCTTTGACGGGTCTACCGTATTCGTCAGTGACTTCAGGATAGTATTCACCCATACCGAGTACCGTCGCAATGTTCGCACCTGCATCATTGACGGCACTGATACGATTGGTTACTCGGCTTGCTCTGTCTGCTATCTGCCCAGAAGATCTACCTACGATCCCACCTACTGACGAACGCATATTCGGAGGAAGAAACTCGAGGTTCTCTTCTGCCTTCTGGCTCATTGCACGAGGATCTGTAGCTGTCTTTAATGTACTTCCTGCAGCTCTTCCGAGTGACTGCACGGGCGACAATTCTGGTTTGTCAGCCGCTTGCATATTTTCGTCGAGATCACCTGTTTGTCCTGCAGACGTCTGCTGAAAGTTCTTCAGCCAGCCAAAGACACTATCGTCCTTTGGCTGATCCTCTCCAGACATTTCCCGAATCTTAGCCATGTCAGCATCTGAGAATGCTTTCACATCGATGGCATTTTCTGCTGCTACCAGTTCCGGGTTGTCTATGGCTTTCTGATTGGTAGATGTAACAAATGCCACTTCTGGTACAACTGCACTGAACTCATTCTTTCCTGAAACACCCTGCTGAGTTGTCTTCAGTGAATTAGCGATAGTCGCGGCTTTCGCTTTAGATTCGCTCGAAGTACCACCTAGCCCGATGTCAGTACTTCTCGAAGAGCCAAATGAACTTGCGGTAGTCCCTAGCGCAGCCGCAGTATCTTTCGGTGAGGTCTTCAGCATATTCGTGGCAGAAGGAGTAGACCTCAGTTTATCTGCAAGTCCCTGAATGAGATCATCGATCCCCATGACTAGACTCCTTCCACAAAGTTGTTATCCAAGTACATACATTGTAGTACGATCTTCATGACAATTGCACTACGAGGAACTGACGCTTGGTCAATAGAAGCGAGATGAACTTCTCCGTTGTCTTCCAACTGTTGTTTCATCGAAGCAAATGCATGGATATCACCACCACGAATCTTCATGAACTCAAGTAGAGTATTATCGAGTCCACGGGAATGAAGTAGTTCTGCTTCAACAAATGAGATAGACGATGCTTGGTCTGGTTTGGTTACCTGACCAGTAAGTACGTCTATCTTCTTATCACTCTCTGCTACCGACAGTTTGTGCATGAGAAACTGCCTAGCTCGACGCACAGGTAATTTGAGTACTAAGTACTTGTGCGGGGTGATGTACTCAGTACCAGTTATTTCGTCCTTTAACTTGAGACGTTCGAACAACTTCAGGTTTAGTGCATTTGCAGCCTTAAGTAGATCAGCATTCTTTAGGAATACTTTCAGGTTAGGTGCAGACACAATGAGTTTTACCTTTTTGTCTCTGAGCTTCTTCATGTAGTCATCGAACTGAGCATCACTCATCGATGAAAAAAATTTCTTATACCTTTCAGTGTTGAACCCACTAGGATCCATCAGTGTGATGGTTTTCAGTATGTGCTCTTCCGCGAGTTTACGTGAATTTTTAGCCATTATAGAACCCTCGGTGTGGAGTAAACGTACAAAATGATAGCATAGAATCTATGGATAGGAGAGTGCCTCGAGGCACTCTCCTATCATCCACTAGATCGTGATCGCGGAATTCAAGTCGTAGTCTTTTTCCATCTTTCGACCGAGTTTGACTGCAAGTGTAGCTTTCCCATCCATCGTCGCAGAGATATCGTTAACGATCGCATGAGTGTAGCTACCGTTAGCCCATTCAGGAAGATTCAGAATCCACGGGGTCTTACTCTTGAGAGGAATGATCTCGAGGAATTCTGTCTTATCCATCAGGGACAGCGGAATCTTTGTGGTATTCGCATCGATCTTACTCAGGAACAAGGTAGCATTGTCCAACTTGTTCATGTAAGCTACGACGCAATCACCTATCTGTGAAGGTATCACAAACGCCAGATCTGATCTGGCACCTCTTTTACCTTCTCCTCTACGTTTGGTCAGACTCTTCGATGTCATCTGCTCTACAGTACCGTCAACGAAGATACCACAGAATCGGTCACCCACAATGTAACTCACCCCTTCCTTGGGTTCCATTACACTGTTAGCGATGCTCGCGGTTTCGTCAGTGATGCAGACCGAGTATGTATGACCTGTCGTAGGAATCTGATAGATTCTGGTAGCATGAAGGATGCGAGGAAGAACGTGCTCCACTGTTCTCGAAGGTACTCCATCCACTGCGTACATTTTCGGTGCCAATTTCTTGACATCGTAGTACATGAATGCCAGAGATCCTGGAAAAGATTTCAACAGCCTCTTACATTCGTCGAGATCTGCAAATTGATGGATGTCGCAACCTTTCACCAGAATGTAGCCCATGTATGGATCTATTCTGGTTCTGCGTGGTTTACGGTACTTCTTCTTGAACTGTTCTGCATCTCGATAGATCACGTCTTGTGCCGTATCGAGTCTGGACTTGATGATCAGCGCCTTCTTGCGAAGCGCTTCTATTTCTTCATACACGCTATCACGAGTCATCGCGTTCGCGTTAATGATCGGTGTGTTTGCGAGAATCTTCGCACGCATTCTGGAAAGCTCAAAGCGATCCATAAGCTTTTCTATCACTTGATCGTAATTGTTCGATTTGTCACGAACAATACGTTCAACTTCGTCCCAGCGGTCTGCGACGAGCAGAGATACTTCTTTCTCCAATATCTGTCGCGATACGTTGATCTGGTCATAGCGAACACCCGAGACAATGGACTCTCTTCTGATGTTGTACCAGATGTTCAGAAGTTCAAGTGGTGTCTTTTCTACCAGACCACCACTCCGAGTGACAAAGGTAGGACGTTCGCGCATCACTCGGTTTATTCCGAGATCTTTGATCAGACGAATCGCCACGTCAAACGGATTTGCCGTACGTTTAACCGTAACGACAATTCTCCCTTCGTAAGATCTGTTACCGAGGTTTTCGCACTGGTTGGCGACGTTGTGAATCCATGAGTTCTTGTCATCGAGCATTGCTTTAAGAGAATCGAACACTCGAGGAAATGGAAGGCTGTAAGCTGATGTCTTGAGCGTGATTTCATTTCCGTCGATGTCTACGAGACCATCTACACTGAGAGGTACTTTGAAGTTACCTGCAGCATACTGCTGCTGAACCTGACCACTATTCCGAATCACGTTAGCTATCGGGAAGTCAGGAATGAGCAGCGGAGCCACTTTATTCATGTCAAGAGGAATTCCTTGACTGCGTGATTCCACCAGCATCTCTACCAAGGTGCACACGTTCTCCAGATTTCGGGGATATGATTCCGTACGAAACCCTGAGCCAAGAGTCATGCTGTAGAACAGCAGTGTAGTGGGAAGACGAGGAATGAGCCATATAGGTTCGATACTCATGAAGTTTTCAGTTTCTTTCATTGGTATCGTCTTTTCGTTGACACCATCGAAGAAAACTTCCTGTGCAAAACTCGAAAGTTTGACTTTCGTGTATCGTGGTGCACCAGCATCGTCCGAGTCGTAGCTACCGAAGTTACCTTTCCCTTCGATAAGTGTTACACCGAGAGAGAATTCCTGTGCACAACGGATACACGCATCAGTGATGCTCTTGTCCCCTACTGGATGGACTTCAATGACGTTACCAGCGAACTGAGAAAGTACGGTTTGCGAAGTGAGCTTTCTTGCAGCCCAAAGTATTCGCCGATATCCTGACTTCAGACCATCGACAACTGATGCAACTTTGTCGGCAGCGACAGCTGCACCGAAGTCGGTCATCCTCGATCGAACCACTTCTTCCGCAGTGTACGTTTTCTCTTTGAATGCGAAATTAGCCATTAGTCTCCTCCGACTAGAACTTATACGATACCTGTATTTAGTAGAAAAATATACAGATAGCGTGGATGTTATTTTTATCGAAATCGAAAAATATAAGTCACGTGGAGATCCCTCCACGACTATAATAACATGCAACATAATTTTAGGGTAGGAGAGGCGCACTTTCGTGCCCTCTCCAGTCCCGTCGGTCTATGCTCGGAATCCGTACTGCCAAAATTCGTATTCCCCTTAAAACAAGGACAATGCTGAACTGAATGGTATCCAGTCCGGAGTTCCTGGAACGATTCGGCGGAATCGCTCCGTATAAACTCCACACTTCCTGTCGCGAGTCTTCTAGCCACTCGATGTTCGTTGCGATTCCTGGTGTTATCCGGATCACGCAGAACTGCGACCAGTGCAGAGCTTGGTTCAGACTTGTGTTGTCACACATAATAAGCAGTACGCGTCATTAATTACACGAATACTACTTACTGGCGACTGATGTCACTCTTGAGATCGAGCAACTCGAGTTCTTGCCGGTTCCTTCGGAAGTTTTCATCCGCGAAGAAGTCGGCTTCACTGTATTTGTAAGTCGTTATTGTTCCTGTGCGAGTATTTTGAATCGTGTACGATGTGTCCACGATTTTCAACCCTAGAACAGCTAACGCTTTTTCGAATGCAAGCACTGTGACTCTAGGACGTTTCAATGTCCGTACGAGATTGTTCCGATCAGTGTTGATATCCTTCTTGAGTCTACCACCACGTAAACAGAACTCAGTGTGTCGTGCATGAAATTCTTCTTTCGTGATATCTTCGTCTACGAAGAGCATTCTGACGATCTTTGCGATCGGGTTTATCACCTTCCCGATATCCTGAGGTTCGAATATCGGTTCGCCAGAAAGTACACGAGTGGGTGCATTCCATTTCATCGTCTTGGCGATGTTGCACGATTTTGCCAGCCAGTCAAGTTCAGAATCCTGACTAGGTGCGATGTTCTCAGGCTCCTTTATTTTTCTTTCAGGAGCTGGAATAGCTTTGCGTTGTGTGACATCCGTCTTACACGAAAAGTTATCCACGAATGTCATTTGAGGTTTTTGCGATGTTCGCGGTTCCTTTGCGAATGGTTCCATATCCACCTCATGACTGTCCCGGGGAAGTCCGAACATTTCCCCGGGACATGTTTAACGCATTAAGATTCGAGAAGTCCCAGATCTTCCAGAATACGCTTTCTCGTAGAGCTGTCATCCCCGAGAAGGTCGAGGATCTTTTCAGCATCACCGAGACTCGTGATCTGATGCAAATGACGGGTGGCAGGATCCATGCAGGTCAGCTCAAGATCCTTTTCTGTCATACCACCAAGTCCCTTGTTACGGTCTACTTTGAGTCGGCCGTTCAAGGTTTCAAAGATCTTGTAGAGCTGGAACATGGTTACTTTCACCATATTCAGCGAGTCCGTCAGCTTCGTAGTTACTCGAATCTCTAGCTTCTTCCACTGCAGGTTGTACAGTACAGGAAGAAGCTCCTCGTACATTGCTTCTGCCACACCGTCGAGCGAGAACGACGAGTCGCGCTCATCACCACGACCGGCGACAGTAAGAATGTTCAACGTAGGATCGTAGATTGTCTTTGAACCAAACGCTGCGCGCAATGTATTTCCATCCACGCGACCTGGCTGGATGTACTTGGTAAGGTACGTGAGCTTCTCGATGATCCCGGCATCAATACCGAGTTTCTTTTCGAGTTCTGTGTAGATTTCTCCGACCAGAACCACGATCTTGCAGAAGTCAATGTACTCGTCTCCCGTAAGCTTTTGGGGAGTACCAAATACACGATGGTCGACATCGTCGACATATATATCCAAGGTCGGTTGATAGAGACAGCTGCAGCGGAAGTCTACGAATTCCGACTTGGTTCGGACGAAGATCTTTCGTGCGTCTTTTCCTTCAAGCAAGATTTCGTAGAGCGGGGGGTTCGCGATGTACACCATACCAGATTCGATGATTCTGGGATTCAAGTGATACAGTGCGCCTATGTGCAATGCACAAATGTGACCCCCGTCGATATCTGCGTCATTCGTGCAGATGATCTTTCCGTATCTCGCTGTGGACAAGTCTGTCTGACCAGGACGAATCCCGATGATCTCGGACAGTTGTTTGTACGCAGGGTAACTGTTGATTCGCTCAATGGGAGTCCGTTTTCCGGTAGATGACTTGGATACGTTCGAAGGGACACCCTTGATCATGAATACCGCTTGGGTCCCGTCAGGTGTACGTGCCAACCGGATATGGTCAGCAGAAACACCTTCGACGATGAACAGCTCCGCTTTGGATCGATCTGGTGTGTTGCATTCGTAGAAATGCTTATCGAGTGTCATCGAGTTCTTTCTGGATGCACTCTTTGACATAGGCTTATTGTAGTACTCGTGATAACGTGTCACCACGTCCATCGCGAGATGATTGTACAATTCAGCCCAAACGTCATCAGAATACTCCTGAAATACGATGCGGAGCATCTCCACATAACGCTTCTCGAATACAGATGACTTGAAGCCATCCTTTGCCAGACCGGTGTAGCGTACATCACCATACTTGATGGAGATGGCTGCACATATCGGCATGCGATACAGATCAATGAAGAACTTCCGAATTTCCTCATCTTCAATTCGCGACGCAAGCCGGAACTTCAACGCAGTGACTAGCCCGGTGATGTGAGAAGACGTCATGTCTTTCATTGGGATGTTGTTCACGACGGAAGTAACGAACGTCCCTCTGAATATCTTCGGCAAGTACAGATTGAACTTGAACGAGAGTTCTACGTCACGTTGCTCTCTTACACCCCGCAACGGATCGTTCACTTCCTGTTCTTGGTGCTCGAGGTGTGGCACAGATGCACTGGACACCTGAAGAAGGTTCCAAATGAACTGGCTGTCCACCTGCCACATTTCTCTCAGGTGATGCATGACCGCTTCGTTGTCAGCACCATCTGCGAGTACGACTGCTTTATTTTCGACTACTGTGTTCAGATAGTCGAGAGCATTCACTGCATTCATCGTCCAGAACTCAGGAGAGATTCCTTCGTATACTGCACGGCAGACGATGCGGGTGTTCTGGCTGAACATACCGAGAATGAGAGAAAGCTTCACGAGGTGGTCGTAGTGAGACTCGACAAAAATATCAACCCCTGTGAAGAATCCGTGCCTTGGCTCCATGGCCACCACAGTCCCAGTATGTTTGCTGGGATAATCTGTGATAGTGGAGCACAAGGTTTCTGCGCGATGGAATACAAGATGACCAACTTTATTGTCGCGCAAGGTAATGACCTTGAAATTCTCAGAGAGAATCATTGCGACTTTGCCACCGATGCCGTTAAGACCGCCAGAAGTCTGATAGGCATTCTTGTCGTATTTACCAGAAGTCTTCAGTTTCGTGAATGAGTCTTCGAGCTTTCCGAGTGGTACACCACGGCCATTATCGGAGATAATGACTTGGTAGGTCTTGTTCCTACGATCGAGGAAGAGAAGAATCTCGAGTTCTCCACCCTCCGAGATCTCAGTCTCGTCGAGTGCGTTATCGAAAATTTCTTTGATGATGTGCAGCTGGCCGTCTTGGTCAGTTGTGCGGATGTGGTTTTCAGGACGAAGTAAGACCCAATCTGCGTCAGACAGATGTTTGATGTCTTTATCGCCATAAGTAGGAGTAGTCGTTTTCGCCACAATCAACCTCCACGATTCTTTATATACAATTCATCTGAGTTGTCTAATATAACATTCGATCAAGTACATCAATTTAGTAATATATACGTGTATTCTAGTTCATGATATGCAGAACACCGAATACGCGGAGGTTTGTCATCGTGGAAAATGAAAATAATGCCGTTACGGGAAACACCCCACAGCTTCCTGATATAATTCATAACGATCCCGAAAATCCTACAACTATCAACCAGTATCTGGATAGAGCTGATGAAGTAGCAAACATCAACGCTATCGTACGTGATCAGATCATCAATAAGCTTCATACCGCTGTCATGGGTATAAACTTTGACTTCAATTGCGACAGTCTCGATGACTGTGAAAAGAAGTTGACTGCTGCCACTGCATTGACATCTATGCTAGATGCACGTGAAAAATCCATGGAACGTCGCATAACGCAGAGACTGCGTAATAAGGCCACCGAACAAGAATCGAACATGGGTAAGGTCGCCATCGAGATTCTTAAGAACATCAGTGTACGTGACTTCAGTGGAAATCAGACGCGCGAGATAAAGCATGAGGAACTGGAAGAACTTGATTCCAGAATCAAAGATATGCCGATAGCCGAAACAGTGACTCGAGCAGATCCGCACGATCTGAGTTAACTGTTACATCCACTACCTGATTGTATAGGTAGAAGTGTTTCGTTAATCGTCATGAGCTAGCTACTCCCTTGGCGATAAAACGACATCGGCCCGAACCCGATGATCACTTTCTGCTCAGGTTTCCATATCCCGACTCTAGCTACAGGAGGACCTCACGGTCCTCCTGTAGCACCTATGCAGTATACCCGATGTACCTTAACGCATTCTGCTCTGTACGAAGTTTACCAGAGCATCACCACCGAACAGCCGCTGGCAGTGTTCGTAGTCGATCGCAGGCTTACGATCGGACAGCAACTCGTACACCAGTACGTAGAGTGCACTGACCCGATCCTTGCTGAGCTTCGACATGGATTCCATGTGCATGAACACCCAGTCAGGAGATGGCCTGGAGCTACCGAGCTCGGTCATGAATTCGTAGAAAGTAAGCAGAACTTCAGGATCATTCTGCTGGGAGATCACGTACTGCAGTACCCCATGGAGTGCTGCACAGCACTTCTTTTGAACGGGGATGATCTCACGAGATGCACTGAGATAATTTCCGATCATGTCTTCCAGAATACGAGTTGCAGTGCTCTTCGGAGAAGCAGCAACCGGACGAACCACCGCAGGTTCGATCTTCGGTTCCTGCTTGACTTCTGGCTCAACTTCCGGTGCAGGTTCAGGAGTAGCTACGGGAGGCTCGTTCTTCCCTTCTGCTACCTGAGGAGTTTCAACCTCGTTCACTTCAGGAGTCGTTTCTTCGGGAGCAGACTGCTCCACATTGGAAGATTCCTGCAGCTTCTTTGCCAATTCCGTAGGACTCATCGTCTTGCCCATGAAACACCTCGATGAAGGTTATTGTTGTCTATACAATCAGTCAATGACAAACTCGTCGAGATCATCAATGACAAAGTTCGAAAGTTTTGTACCATGCATGGCTTTCATTGACATGGTAAGAAATGCAGCACCAAGATCAAGTGCAAGAGTACCGATTGCGTCTACACCGAGAGTACGGTAGTTTTCACCTCCGCACGTGTAGCAATATCCACCTTCTTGTTGGCAATACATGAAACTACGCAGAGTCCATGTTTTACCAATGAAAGTAGATTTATTTCTCGAAGTAATCGTAACGTACCCTTTGCCGGACACTACGTTTCGTCCAAGATAGTCTTTGATATTTGCTTCTGTAAGATGCACCAGAAGACCTCTGGACGTACCGCAGTCATCTGCGACGATATGAAGATTCTGCAGGAGACGAATGATGCGTTTGGTTTCTACACCACCGTTAGCAGTTTCAATACCACGGCTGTAAGACCCCATACGAATATCGTTACAGAAAGTAGGGATTGCTTCATGTTCCCATCCATCAGTAAGAGACGAAGTCACGAATTCGTACGCACCTGCTTCTTTCTGGAACTTAGGGACAAGACCGAACATGAGGTACTGTCGCTTTCTATGCACGTTGGTCTTTTTACCATCGGAACCATAGAAACCCATAGACGGGTCTCCTTTGAGCCATTCCTTGTCCAATGCAATGCATTGGTCTTCAATCATAGATCCTACGACTGGATCGTCAAGCTTGTCCGCAAATTCTTTCAGAAGCTTCTTCTTCAGTTCATCAATTCCTGGAGGAGGAACCAACGACTTCTCACTGAATACTGGTACGCAGATTTCTGACATGGTACCTAAGAAAAATCCCCAGTCCAGATACGCACCAACCTGCGCAGCGGTGATTTCTTCTGAGAGTACCTTCGTAGCAATTTGTTCCTCTACTTTCGAGATATTGAACGTAGTATTCACATACGGAATTTTGTCCCCAAATATCGAGGCCAATACTACATAGTTGAGAAGATATCTGCCGTATGTGGTAGTCTCCTCAGAAACGTAGTTTTCGATCATTCCGCGCTTAAGGAAGAATGGTTGGTAAATGTCGATAGCGGCAACATCCGCGCCTCGTCCATTTGTGACCAACGTGACGTCGACGCTCATTGTACTTTCGTCATAGTCACCGACTTCTACTCCACATTGCAGATTTCCGTACATTACCACCACATGGGTAGTCATGTATTCTTGATATTCCTGAGGGGTCATAACTACATTACCAGTAGCAGCTACACCACCCGAACCTTTCTGCAACTTGTGTGTAAACTCTTCTTTCTTCGTCACTGCAAAGAGATGTAAGAGTTTAGCGCGATTCTTCATTGCAGGTCTACGTTTTTCGGCAGTAAACCATGCAGCGAACGCTTGGCGGTCTTCTATTGTCAGATTTGAGCTCATGGCTTACTCCTACAACACGGATGCGACCAATTTGTGAAAGTCGTCTTCGTGCTCTTCAATAAAAGCGGCGAACGACGTGTACAACTGATCGAAGAAGTGACGTTCGTTGGAGATATTTTCTTTGCGTGCTTCATTGTCGAATATATACTCAGGAGCATCTCCTTTTTGTATCGGAAGATACTGAGCATCTTTCAATTTGTCAAGTTCTTCACGCATTGCGGCCAGTGCAGTATCTGGGGTGAGCTGTGGCTCGAATGTGTGGCAAGCCAACTCATACATTTGCGACAGTGTAGGTTTCTGTCTTCGCGCTATATAGTACTCGATGTGGTGCGTAGCGTTACTCTTGTGTCGATAAATGATCTGATCCTGTACCTTCACCATATCGGGATGGAGCGTGTTGGGATCTGTCATAACTGCCCAGATCAGTTCACTTAGATTCGATCCGGTCAGTTTATCCATATCGTAGAGATTGATACTGTGTTCAAGACTCGCGATACAAGCTTGCTCGTCTTCTTTATCGTATCCTACGGGTGGAAATATCCTTTTGTTGTCGATCAAGTATCGTACGATGTATTCATAGAACTTTCGTCCTGCCAAGATCTTCTTCAGATAAGCTTTGCGTATCTCACTATCTTCGACGAGAGTTGCTTTAGGTACAGATACATCGATCACCGCAAGAAGGTGTCTCTTGAACAGGATGTTGCTCGTGACGATGCTGCGCAGTCTGTCCATGGTCTCGAATGTCTTATTCAAGTTTGGCCAGGCTACGCGAAGATGGTCAATTACATTGCTGTAATACTCATCTTCGTCAAATTCAGCTTCGAGAATAGATTCCAGTGCAGGAATGACATTCCTGTTAGCTACGAGCCGTTCTCTCAAGTTGTGACGATCGAACATACGACGTATTTCGATCAATGCATCAGCTTGATAGCCATCCGTGATGAGCTCACTATCATCCATCATGAACAGAATACCGAGTTCTCTCAGCTCTTTGATCACGATAAGAAGACAATCCTGGTAGATGACCAGATCTGCTTCCGCATCCATCTCAGGACTGTTACCTAAGTAGATGCCACTAGCTATGTACTGATCTACACCATCTGAGAGTTCTCTCAGTACATTTATTTTCTCAGGAATATCCAACATGAGTGGCATACCTCCATAATTTACGATCGAATGCATACTATCGCAAGGACGACTATTAGAATACACGAGACACGTGAGTGTCTCATTGTGAGCTTATTCATTAATCTAATTAACATTTTGTATTGTTGTAAAAATTTACATCTGCAGTAATAAAATGTAAACACACCTACTCCACTCTTCTCGTAAGAGAAGGGGGAAGAACCCTCGAAAACCACAGAGACAGACGAAGTCTGTTTGTATTAAGAGGAGAGTACGGAGTACTCGACATCCTTATTTCCTCTTCAATAAAGTAGTAGAGGAAGGAGGGGTAGTCATAGTGCATAGTGCTAGTGTTGGGTGGGGAGGAATACAAACAAAGAGTAAATGTACAATATACACCAATGAGAGATTCCCACTAGGGAATCTCTCTAAGTAGTATTTATACCAAAAAGAAATGAAGGTAGTCATGACGACTGAACCCATCATCTAGATGAGGTTCTGCAGAACCTCATCTAGATATAATTTTGCTCAGTATTTTACAGATGTGTTTAAAAAAATATGAGCAGGTGGGAGATTCCCACCTGCTCAGTGTTGCTAGAGACTAGTCCTGGATCAGAAGAGGGTAGAGGTCTCGACCGTTCTTGACAATGCACGGCGAAGCCATCGCTATCTCTATCATGCGCAATCTGGCGAGGTGCATCTGGAGCGCGCAGATCGCTGTGGCCTGAATGTAAGCGAGACGAATGAGGTCGGGAAGATTTTCGTTGCTGATGACCTGGCGCATCACCTGCTTTGCGAGCATGCCCCGCACAGAAAACTTGGTATCTGATCCTGGTGCGATAGCACGCTGAAGATTTTCGATCTTGTTGATGTAGTCAGGATGGAATTGAACACATCCTGTACGTCCAGAGCTCGGCTCCGTAGTCTGAGTGTGACGAATTTCATTCAAAGTCCTTTCGAAGATTGTACGACACGTCATGAGCCATCTGGTCGCACTTTTTCGACTGTCATTCAGTACGTGCAGTTCAGTAGGAGGAATAGCACCGCACAGATCTGTCACACCTCCATCGCCATACAGAAATGCGGGAGTTCCGTTACTGGTACAAAATGAGATCCACCGATCTGATGCCTGTACATTAGGAATTGCATCAGGGTGCACCAGATCTCCAGTATCAACATTGTAGACGACGAACATTTCGTTCAGCTTGAAGATAGGCACGATGATCTCTGAATTAAACATACTGAGCTCCTAAACGGTTAGAGTGTTAGTGATCAGTATTGTAATATATGTCTTAATTTCAAATGAATTGCATGATAGTATGAATCCACTCTCACACCCGTGAGAATTGGAATTATGAAACTTTACACAAGTGAGGTGTGATATGAAAAATACCCGGTTCTAACAAGTACAAGGTGTGATGGGCATACTTCGTACTTGTTTACCACATGGCCAAAGGAACAACCCAAATGCACAGAGCGAAATTGAAGGTGACTCTTCTTGACGACATCGTACCGATATCACGTCAAGAAATGACTCGAGTGAATCTTCTGAAGATCTACATCGGGTGCAAAACATGTACCTCAGACATCACTGATCCGGCAATCCTAGCCGGAATCGAAGAGATCGATTCCTTAACAGGAAGTACCATGGCAGAACTTGATGTCATGAACCTGAAGTTCCAGAAGATCGAGAAGTTGATAAAGTCGGTCATCGACTCAGGTCACGTCTCGGTACTGGAACATGCATCTCTGACGTTCCACATCAGTGGTGTGTCTCGTGCGCTTACACATCAACTCGTTCGTCACCGCATCGCTTCGTACTCCCAACAATCGCAACGATACGTCGAATTCAGCGACATTCCGTTCATTCTACCCGAAACGATCCGCAACCATACCAATCCCGCTGTACTCGAGCGGTTTGAAAATGTGATCAGGGAGATCGAACAATTCTATCGCTTCGCTGTCGACGAAGGCATCCCTGCAGAGGATGCGAGATACGCTACACCCCAAGCGGCCGCATCTGCGATTACCATCACGATGAACTTCAGGTCTCTTCTTCATTTCTTTGCTGAACGCTGCTGCAATCGGGCACAGTGGGAAATCCGCGACATGGCCAGTCAGATGCTTGACATCTGCAACGCACACTATCCTACAGTTTTCGGCAACGCCGGTGCCAAGTGCATACGACTCGGCTACTGCCCAGAAGGTAAGCGTATCTGTAAGAGACCTCAGTATCTCGAACGGGAAAAGATCGCCGCCGCTGCGGTGTCACTGACGAAGAACAGTCAGGAATCGAAATAGGTCGAGCAAACAGGGCAAGATGCTAGCCCGTACTGCACCAGAGAGGAGAGCCAGTGGCTCTCCTCTCTGGGGACCTCATTTGACACATCATATGCGCTTAATGTGACCACATCCAACATATATGGAGATCTGTATATACTCCATTGAAAACTTCATGTGAGGTGGAGATAATGCCCCCAAAAATATTGAACGCAGTAGTCGGTCACACCATCGATACGACTGACGGGTGGCTTGCACAAAGTAACTACGTACTCCCTGTAGGAGTGATCGGTATTGAGATAGCTGCAGGTGCAGGTATCTCTATCGACGACTTTCTGCAGGCGAATAATCCTGCAGTATCTCCGCTTTACATCAAGTTGGGTGACGGTGTGCACACTTGGGCACAGCTTCCCACGTATCTCGATACTCCCATACCTGTAGCGGACACCACCACAGAAGGTATAGTTCGTCTTGCGACGACTGCTATGGCTCTTGCTGGTACGGACAATACACGTGCAGTTACACCTGCAGGACTTAAAGCAGCACTCGATGCCCTTGGTGCAAGTACTGCTAAGTTCAGTAAGATTGGATTCAATACATCGAATGGAGAGTTTGCTCTTTCTAACGGTGTGTGGACTCAGCTTGTATCTACTCTCGAGCTTCCCGTAATTGATGGTGGAGAAGACTGGAGAGATCCTAATAACAAGAAAGCACTGAGGATGATTCTGACTGAGCCGGGTATGTATACGGCACGAGTCAATCTTCTGTCAAATAGATACCCTGCAGCAGGCGTGTACACTCAGGTTCGTCGAAATAACAGTGCAATAAATCCTCAGACTGGAGACTGGTTGGCAGTAACTGGTACGTGGATGGCACTGGAATTGAACGTGACTTTCCGCGGGGTCGTTGGTGACATCATCGATGTGTATGCGCAGGCGGTCAGTGGTGCAGCTAAGCTGTACGCAGGTTCCACCTTCTGCACACTTACGTTGGAGAAGAAATGATGATCGACATCAGTCTTCATGAAGTACTTTTGGAGCTTTTTCCCGAGGCGGCTCCAGGATCGTGGACGGTAGAGTCTTCACTTGATACTGGTATGGTTCCAGTTATAGTGGACTGGAATCTTCCTTATCCTCAGCCCACACCTGAGCAGATAGACACTGCGATACTCGCAATTGCGAAGAAACGGGTGTATGCTCTCATTCAGGAAGAAAAGAAGCGTGTTCGTGATAGTGGTATTGTGGTGGATGGTATCAAATACGATACAGACCTCAATGCACGTACGAGCTACGCCAACCTGAAGAACGAATTTCGTGATGATCCGTCACTGACAAAAAGGTGGCGAGCCAGTGATGGTGTGTGGGTCGATCTGACTGCTACGATGTTCAATGCGTTGTACACCGCAGTTAACGATCATGCAGATTACTGCTTCTATTGGCAAGAAAGTAAAGAGAAATTGGTGGTAGCTGCCAAGAGTATCGAAGAGTTGTCCGCCATTGACGTGGTGTATACTGGATAAATTCTCTGCAACTACACTGTGTAATTGTAGAGTAATTCTATAGAAGGTCAGAGACGTTACACTATCTGACTAAATCTGAAAAGTACCAAGGAGTACAACTATGCCTCTGAATCCCGATGTGAAGACTCTTCACGCTGCCGTTGGTATCGCCAACGACACCACTGCTGGCTGGGCCGCCAATGACGCGGTGCTCTTCAAGGGCCAGTTCGGTATGAACACCGACACCGGTGTGGTCAAGATCGGTGACGGCGTCAAGAAGTGGTCCGAGCTTCCCGCAAAGATCGACGCCCCCTTGTCTCAGGCCCAGAAGACCCTGCTTGACAAGGCAGGCGCCGCTGATGGTGTTGCCACCCTCGACGGTACTGGCAAGATCTCGATGTCCATGCTTCCTACCGGCGTTGTCGCTGGTGCCGTGAAGTACGTCGCTGACATCGCTGCTCGTGACGCCCTTGCTGGAGATCAGCGCAACGGTCTGATCTTCGTCATCGACGCCGTCGCCGACTCGACCGTCTCTGCTGGTTCCGCTCAGTACACCTGGGACGGCTCCAAGTGGGATAAGGTCGGCGAAACTGAGTCGATGGACATCAACTTCGACACCATGCTCGCTCCCTACCACAAGGTCTCCGACACCGTCGAAGTCCTTATCGATGGCGACACCAAGTGCCTCATGCTGAAGACCGAGCGTGCTGACCTGGCTGACCTCAAGGCTCATGCCATCCGTGATGACCACGTCGTGTTCATCCCTGGTCCCACCGCGGCCGAACTCGCTGGTATGGTCACCCCGTAGTCCAAAAAACTACAACGTCTAATAAAGAGGTGGGTCCTTCGGGTCCCACCTCTTTTATGTTATGCAATTTCAAGTAATACTAACAGTAACTATCTGGAGGATCTCCATGGCTTTTTATGTTCGTGCATTTGGCGAAGGTAATCCAGAATCTTTTGAGAACACGAACCCCTCTGGAGGGTTTGTACGTCTCAGACATGCTGAAAAGGTGATTGAAGAAATCGATCTCCAAGTGACGAACACTGTTATGGGATCGATGTCTGTTCAATGTGTTTCCGAAAAAGGTTGCACAATAGACGTGTACTATTCCAACTGGAAAAAGATACCCAATGAAATTCGGGGTGTTTTTGCTGATATAGACCCGGACAATATCAACAATTCGCGTCTTGGTGGGGGAATGGTTTTCAAGATGCCGGATAGCATCATAGTCCCTCCCCAGTCCAAGTTGCACAAAATGATTTCGGTACCGATTTCTCGATATGTGTGGGTAGTCGTGAAGAACACCGACGAAAACGAAGTAGATAACCCCACATTCGGTCACATTCTTTTCGTCTAGAAGGAGTACCAAATGACTTGGGGTACCAATAACTGGGCAGGAAGTGGTGGTTCTTCTGGTGGTGGTGAAATGCGTGTACATGGAAGTGACATGCACGACGCTACTGTACCGAAAATCATAAACCCGAATCTGCTCTACAATTCCACAGGTATGATGAATCTCGGTGGATGGATCAATACCGATAAAGTGATAAACTTTCGGGATGATTTCATCATCGATGATTTCTCCTATTTCCTGATGACCGGAAGTACTGAAGGCGCAGGATTCTCCAGTTATTCGCTACCTCTGGAGCCCAGTACCGAGTACGTCTTTAGCGGGACTTTTCTGGCACAAAACACGCTGAGAATGACGATGTTTTTCCAGAAACAAGAGCAACTGAACGATCATGCCGCAAAAAGTGGATTGGCCGTTTTGTTTGAACAATTGTTCGCGAAAGAACTCCGAGTACAGAAAAAGTTCATGACTCCTGCGGACATCGTAGGCGGATTCCTCTGTATCGAACATATCACCAGCGATGCTTTGGCGGTTGCTAAACTTACTCGAATGAAAATCGAGAAAGGATCTACCGCAACTGAATGGATCCCGTGTCTGACGGATCCTTACCAAAACACAGTATCTCTCGGTGGGATGTCTGCGGCTGACATAATGAAAATGCAGCAGGGAGGTTAATGGTGTATACTCCGAAGTACTTCAAAACCTACGAACTCGTAGGTCCTGTCATGTACAACAAAGCAATCAAGGCAAATGCTGAACGCAGACTCTTCTATGTGTTCAACCCTTTCCTGCTGATGACTGCTGACTTACTTCGTGAGAAGTATGGACCTGCCACTATCAATAACTGGAAGGTCGGTGGTACTCTGAAAGAACGTGGTCTTCGTGACCCTGATACCTCGACAGGTGCTCTCTTCAGTGCTCACAAATTTGGATGTGCACTGGACATGTCATTCAAAAATGCGACTGCCGAAGAAATACGAGAAGAGATGAAGAAAGTCGGGTGCTTTGATCCTGGATTCCGGTACAACACACCGAAGGGGGCTGAGCACTTCAAGTACATCCATCGCGTGGAATCTACGTTGAATGGTAAACCCATTTCGTGGTTCCATATGGACATCTACAACTCGTTCAACGAAGACGGGAGTATCATTTCTCTGAATGTCTAATCACAGTAGCTCACCTCTTCGGAGGTGAGCTACTGATACATCGTGTAAAATATTAAAAATAGTATGCTGACGCCTTAAATGGGAGGGTAGTCATGGATCCGATCATCACGCCGTTACTAGCGATTCTGGCATCGAGAGGTATTGGTTTTCTCTCCGACCTTGTTAAAGGTGCGACCGATGAGGGAATCCAAAAAACGAAAGAGTTCATTGAAACACGTACGGGCATTCCGTTAGTTGACGGAGCGGGTGAACCTACTGAACTCTCAGAAGAACAAATCCAAAAGATAGTACAACTCGTCACCAGCAAACGAGAGGAACTCGAAAGTCTTTTGGTACGAAAGATGGAGCTCGATGCAGGCGATACAAAGAACGCACGAGATCTTCAGTCTACGGCACTATCGACCGCATTGGAAGTTACCAAAACAGGTGACGACTTTGCTATCAGAAGTGCATGGTTTGCAGCCAACTTTATTTACATCTATGCATTGGTGGTTACTACGTTTATTTTCCTATTCATGTTTCTTGTGACTTTCCTGAATATACCGCAAGACAAGGCACAGTACGTTAACCAGATCATCAGTACAAACAGTAACCTTCTACTGATACTGGTCAGCTTCTTCTTTGGTGGTGCCCTAGGTATGAAATATGCTAGCATGCAACAGCGTCGTCGCACCGATAGATCGGGGGATGCTAAAGTTGAAGGGGGAGACGACAAACCCATCGTCGGATGACGAATGAGGATCGCCTAAATGACCGACCCCACAGACACCCAATTGTCGGCAGACAGTATTCGACAGGTCTCTCAGCTAATACGCGACACTGCAGAAATTGCTCAACAGCAGTTGGATCGGTTAATCTTACTTGGTAAGGTTTCCGATAAGACCAACTCTGTAGTGTGCGCGTTTATAAACGAAGTTGAGAAAGATAGTCTGAGTATTGAACGCACGACATCAGCAATGAAACGGAAATCAGACTCAGAATGTGTCACCATCTGGTGTCGTACATAATGGGGCAGTTATCCGGTTAAACCACACAATTGTGATAAGGCGGGACTGGTGGAATATGCCTATCGACAGCAAAACTGACGATGCCTGGGCACAGAAAGCGATGGTAGATCTCGTAAAGGACTGCGGGATTCTTCGTGAGCTTCAGACGCGCACAGATGAGCAGCTCAAAGATCTGGTAATCAAAGCCAGTACGTTGCACACCAGTGTCACGAAGTTGACGGATAAGTTCAGGTCGTATTCGAATGCCATTCGCGAAATCCAAGCATTTGTAAACACACTCGAACAGAAAGTTAACACGGTATGCACTGAAGTCGAAGTTCTCAAGAAACAAATTGAGGATATAGACGGCGATCGTCAGGATTGTCCTAAGAAGTTCAGTGTCATAGCTGTGAAGATAGAAAAACTATCGAAAGAGATCGCGCTGCTCAAAGCTGAAAACGAAAACCAGCAAAAGATCAACCGTGAGTTGAGTGAGCGGGTCGAAGTTCTTCAGACAAAAATCGATGCAATACAGAAGAGCAAAGATGTGATCTGTACCATTCTTGGTTTCTTCAAATCGACATGGGGCGCACTCATTGTCGTGGCTGCAGGTTGTATCACCCTGTGGGAGTTGTTCTCGAAGTTTGTGAAGTAGCAAAAATATCCACCTAGTACAGGCTTTCGAGCCTGTACTAGTCTGATGATGTACTTTAGTAATAAGTCTGACAATACTACGAACCATGGAGGTATCGCGAGTATGGCCAGAAAAAAGAAAGCTCCCAAAGTTTCCCATTCCGACCCAATTGTCATCTATACTGACGGCAGTGCATATCCTGACGGAAAAGGTGGCTATGCTGCGATTGCGCCTGACGTAGGTGTGGTAGTTTGTGGTAACGATACTGATACCACCAACAACAAGATGGAAATCACAGCAGTAGCACGAGGTCTCGCTCAGCTAGAACCCGGACGTGAAATAATTGTTAAGTCCGATAGTCAGTACGTGACAAAAGCATTTACTGACGGATGGATGGACAGCTGGAAGAAACGTAACTGGAAATCATCGACTGGTGCCCCAGTAAAGAATCGAGACGAGTGGGAAGAACTTAATAGCGAGATTGAGCGCCACACGAAAGTTTCATTCGAATGGGTCAAAGGACATAACGGAGATCCCGGAAATGAAGCAGCCGACGATCTGGCAGAGCATGCAGTACAACAGCTTTCGAGATAGATATCCAATAGCTCAGGTAGACCCTCGAGGGTCTACCTGAGTAGTATCTTCAGTCTATTCGAGTATGTCAATGTACGTACCATTTTCGGTGATCACCGTGGTTTTGTCCTGATGTTCTTTTTTGGCTATCTCTAAGAAAGTGTAAGAACCGAGTTCTTTCCATTCCTCAGTGCGCTCATCTTTCTTGTAGAGGACACCCGTGACTATCTTAGTATTTGGATTCTTTCGATATTCACGGATGCCGAGTGTGCTGTGCATCCCCATGTCAAGTTCCTTTTTAGGTTTTATGAGTTGTACGAAATACCCGGTATCCAGCCTAACGTGAATTGTACCATTTTCAGGTGAGTACATTCGATCAGTGTAGCTGGAATCATACCGTACACCATCTACTACAGGATCAGACCAGTCATCAGATATTCTCTTTCTATTGACTAGCCATCCGGTGAGATGGTGGGTACGTTCGTCTAGTTTGTACTCAGTTATCCCTATATTTGTGTTAAAATTGCTCACGATAACTATCCATTTTGTAGTTATAGGAGGGTCCTGCGACCCTCCCCATTTGTCTTAGTTAATGGTATTGATCGAGTAGTAGTCGGATACTAGAGGACACTTCTTAGCATTGCCCAGATCAAGACCTATCGATTTTAGTGCAAGTTGCACTGGCTGGAGATTCTTAAATACGATAGGTCGCATCATGATGATCGGAATGAGTTCGTCAGGGACCTTCGTCAGATCGCTAGACAAAGGAATTCTTCCGATCTTCTTCCCCTTAGGAAGTGTATCCATGTGTGCAACTAGCTTGTCATGAATGTCTTTGCTTTGGCCCTGAAGCCATGAAAGATATCTCGCATCTCGGAATGCTTTCGGATCAATCGGAATGATAGGTACCTTTGTAGGTAACTTGATATCTCCGTACTTGTGCGCGAATACTTTTTGCCACAGTTCGTAGTTTACATATACAGAAGATTCAGGTTTCTTGTACTCTTCCTTATCGCGAATGGCGATATTTGGGAAGTATGTAAATTCACCTGACTTCAGTGATTTGTAAATTTGCTGTTCGTAATTGTACGTATCGACGATGTAGTCGGATAGATAGAGTTTAGTTTTCTCCATCATATCTACTTTGATCTGATTCAAAATCTTCTTGGTGAAGTTGTGCGTAACCTTTGGTAGGTTAGATGACATGAAAGAGACGCCTTTGATGTCAGTCTTGGGTTTGGTAAGTACGTTACCTTCCTGGATCGTGATATCTCCAGCGTAATGCTTACCCAGATTGGTCTTAATCATTACTGGGTAAAAGTATTCATTTTTCATTTCAATGATACCGACGTTGTCACCTGTTGCACCTCGTGCACGTGACATATGCTCGATGATCGTAGCTAGAGACTTAGTGAGTAGATAAACTACAAGTGCATTGCAGTTGTACATTTCTTTGGTGAATTTGAACTCACCTCCGAGATACCACGTAACCAAGTGCTTCGTGGTGAACAGTACGGAGTCAGTATCTGAGATAGCTACGCACTTGCGAATGATCGCACGCTGTGAGTGTATATGACTGATAAAAGTCTTGTTGTGTAGAAACACCTGAAAAAGATCGTCAAGTGCGCTAAGCTTTTCTTGCATTCTTGCACCGACTGCGGCAAGGAATGTCGCCATCTTTTCGTCTTTCTCGGCTATCTTCTTTATCTGGACACCCTTCAAGTCATCAGAGTGGATTGTGGCCATAACCTGAAGAAGATCGCCATCTATCTTCCGTAAAGATGCAGGACTTGTATACTCCAGTTCTTCTTTCGTGACTTCGGTGTGCGTGTTCCAGAAATCATTCATCCACTTTTTCCAGAAATGCTCATTGGTAGTAAAAAGATTGTAAAGGTTTCTGGAGTAGTAGATGAAGGTCAGTTCGTGCTGGGGTAGACACTCTAGAATGCGATTCAGCTCGTGCAAGTTTCTGGTATGTGACGAAGTGTACTGATTAAGACTGTTGCACAGCATATCAGCGACTTCACATGGGAGTGGATTAACCATTTGATACTTGGCAGTAAGCTCACGCATGACTTCTTTGGACGGTGCAAACTTCTTGGTAGTAACAATGTAGTTAATCACGTGTTCCATGTCTGGGAAATAAAAATTGGATGTCAGAAATCTCTCGACGTATGCGTAAGCCATGATGACACCATGTCGTGCCATCGATGTAACACCACCGAATGCTTCTAGGTCGTACATTGCGTTCTTGTCATTCCCATTACTACCGATAATCGAGTTAACGAGAATTTTGTTAAGTGCTTGCACGAAGTTCTTGAGCGCTGCTTCTTTTGTTTTTCCTTCCGCAAGTAACGATAGCATTTCTCTTTTTGCTACGTCTCGTCGATTTCGTAGCGCATCGATGAACTGTTTGTCAAATGCCACTAGTTCATCCGTCGATTTGTATATCGTACCACTTGGGGTAATGATGCGTGATTGATTTGCTCGAATGTGTGTGAGCAAATCGACTTCTTTTAGTTCGGTATTTCCTGGAGATGGATGGTCTATCAGTTTAGCACGGGGTCGCTTTAATTTATCGTGTACTTGCTTGTGTACGAACTCCCTCAATTTTTCTTCTGTTACTTGAGGATGTAGTGCTTTCAAATACGCCAGCTGATTTTCCACGTAAGAAGCAAGTAAACTTTCTCGTTGTACACCAGGCATATCTTAGACCTCATTGTATGAGATTTTGGTAGCTCAATTATCTTCTATGACATAGAGGATGGTTGTTAACATTAACGAATTGAGGTAGGTTCAATGCTGAACAAACTCACAAAGCTGTCAATCGATCCTGTCATAGAGAAAGACGTAATTGCCATGCGTAAGTCTCTTCCTCTGTCGAGTGAGCTTTTCCTTCGTTCCGCTGCCGTGGCGTCTGTACTCATCGAGTATGCCAAGATGCAGCATGAAAACGGAAAGAAGCTTTCGGAACTTCGTACTGAAATCATGGAAGCCGGCGAAAAGATCATGAAGCTCAATATGCTTCCCACATCTTTTCAGGACGAGCTTGCTCAGCTGTTTGTGGAAGCTTTTCGTGGACAGTCCACATTCAGCGAACGTGCATTTCGTACATTCTGTGCGTGTTCTGCAGCTGAGAATGGTGTGAGATCTTTCGCAGATAAGAACATGGCGGTATGTATGAACCGTTTTGTTTCGAAAATGGCGGAAGAGTCTCTCGAACAAAAGGTTCTCGACCAGCATGCAGATTGTGAGTCGGTCCGTCGTCTGGTTTGTGCATATCGCACTTATTTCGATGATGCGATCTCTTACATCAGTAAAGCAGATGCAATTCCTGCGGAAGTTCTTCGCAAGCTCATTGTCGAGTAATTTCGAGATACACACTGCAGGGATCCCTGCAGTGTGTACTAATGTACTATGTTCTGGTATCACATGTTCGGC